TCGAAGCTAGCGGACTTAGTGTAATGAATGTTAGTACTGCTGAAGAATTAGTTAAGATTGTTATCGAAGCTGCAAAATATCCAGAAATAATACTGGCTTCACGCACTAGTAATATTAAAATAAAAATTAAAAAGAAATGGCTGGTGTTTCGAAACACCAATCCTATCATAGGCAAGCGTCACGATTTTGTAGTCAGTAAAACTGGGTTTATTAATGCATCGGGCGGTTGCATAGTTTTGATGATGGACACTGACGTTGGAAGAAAGATTGTTGTAGTTTTGGGTAGTAAAAACACGCATACCCGTATTCCAGAAGCGGAATTTATTTCTACAATTAATTAACGAACAAGTATAGCAAAACTAAAGGCAAATGCTGGTATTGCTAGTGCTGAAAAACTTATAAAAATTAAGGCCCTATCTATTAAATCTGCTTTGGCTTTTATCCTAGCGTTTGTCAAGTCTGCTTGTAACTTAGCACGTTCTTTATACATACGCACACGTTCGGCCATCATCTGATCCCACACATCACTGTTCCCAGAGTATATCAATAATTCTTTCAGTTGTTTCTCAGCATCACGCAGGGCTTTGCTTTGCATGGCAATCTGTATAGACATTGATCTAATCTGACCGTCAGTGAGAATACTTTTGCTGTTTTGTGCTGCCACATTAGCACCATGAATTGTGTCACTGTTTTCAAAGAACTTGGCAAACTGTCCGTAGAGGCTGTTGACATCTTTGCCTAGAGCAATGGCTTTTTTGATATAGCCCACTGACTGCTGTGCGGCTGTAAAAGCAATACCAAGTGTGATGGGATCAATCATGCTTTCTTAGGCGCCTTATCTTTAGGTGGAGGCTTAGACCATTCTACGCATACAACTCGACGATTATAAACATCGCCTGACCATGTCCATTTAACACACCGAGGCTCGTTTGATAACATGCCTGCTAGTAATAACGAGGCAACTGCATTTATCATAATCGCTCCTCCTACTAAAATACTTTAAGAGCTGCCTCCTGCCGCCTCTTTTTTATCTGATGGATCAATTTTTGGCTTAGCATTGATCTTATCTGCCTCATCCATTGCATCGTGAAACTTCTTGTTGGCCTGTGCTTCTACCAGTGCTGTTTCCATAACGCGATCGCTTTCAATCATCTTGCCACGTAGATGTAAAACTGTATTGACCTTTTGATTGAGTCTGATTAAATCGTTGTCCAACATACGGATACGATCAATAAGGGCAATAAGAACAGTATTAGCGTCTGAGATAACAGGTTTAACTTCTTTGGTGGCCCATTCCCAAACATATTTGATAATGAACCCCATGCCAACTGCCATGACAATGGGAAAACCATATTTGTTGACTAACTCTACTACATCCATATATTACTCCTTCCAGAATCCCCAGGGATCGTGTATTTTCTTTTCTTGAACTTTAGGTTTATGATAATACCAAACTGCTACAGATACTAATACTAAAACCTCTAGCATCCAAAATACTAGAAATGCTTCAAACAACATAGTTCGCTCCTATTTGTTGATTGATACTTAAAACGCTAAACCTAAAATTAATCCTATACTAAGCCCAAGCAGTCCTGCTTTCCACATGTCCCTATCGTGCCATACTGGTTGGCTTTTTAAATAAGTTTTAGTATGCTCAGGTAAACTGTCATACCATGTTTGGAATTTACTCATCACTATTCACCTTATACCCTCTTACAAACTGTTCTACTGGATCTAATTTAACTAACATAGCTTGTCCGTCAACATTGACTATTTTAAAACAGTCGCCGTGTCGCCATCCTAGTTTGTCTATATTCAACTCAGGGTCAAACTTAATCCTATTAGGCTCTAAGTCCCACGTGTAGTCAATGTATTGCATTAATCACGTCTCGCATCGTTTTTGCCGTCTGCTCGTGCAATACGGTCTACGTCAGGACGTAGTCCTAGTGCGTTTGAAACAATGGTGTCGATACGGACAACATCGTGATTCATGGTTTTTACACGATTGTCTAGGGCTGTGATAATGCCCGCCATACCTTTGATAGAGCCTAATACGCCCTGTAGCAATAGTTTAATGGTTAAGTATACAAAATACCCACCTGCTAGTGCTGCGGCTACTGGCATGCCCAGATCGCCTATAATCTTGAAAATATCGCCCATTGTTTCGCTCCCGGGTTGTGTAATATGAGTATTTAACCAATTGACAGATTTTTAAAGTGATGCTATAATATGTGTATATTTCTAATAAAGGCAAAAATGCGTATACAGATTGTATCCGATCTACATCTCGAATTTGCAGACATTTTGATCAAGAATGAAAACAACGCCGATGTGTTGATTCTTTCTGGTGATATCATGGTAGCGTCAAAAGTCAATAAGCTGGAAAGCGAATACGGCATTCGGTTCCGTGACTTTCTACAACGATGCAGTTTCCAGTTTCCTCATGTGATTTATATTGCAGGTAATCACGAATTCTACATTGACGGTAAATTCTTTCAAGGCATCGATGAACTTCGGACAGCTTGTGCGCAGTTTGATAACGTGTATTTCTTAGAGCGTGATACCAAAATTATTGACGACGTAGTTTTTGTAGGTGGCACACTTTGGACTGACATGAATAAGTTTGATCCTCTAACGCTACATGCTGTTAGAGATATGATGATGGACTATCGAGCAACTGTAAATGATCAGGCAGGGTATCGTAAATTGAAACCTGCTGACACTGTAGAACGGCATAGACAAACCGTTGACTATATCAAACAGATTGTTGCAGAACACAAAGATAAGAAGTGTGTGGTTGTTGGACATCATAGTCCCAGCTTTCAAAGTGTTCACGAACAATACAAGTCAGAATATATCATGAACGGTGCGTATCACAGCGATCTAACAAATATAATGTTAGACAATCCGCAGATCAAATTGTGGACGCACGGACATACTCATCATCCATTTGATTATGTCATAGGCGAATGCCGTGTTATCTGTAACCCCCGTGGATATGATAACTACGAAGATACTGGATGGGATCCGACGAAAGTTGTTGAAGTATGAAAAAAATCTATTACGAAAAACGTGGGCGCAGGTATGTGCCTGTGGCAGAATACGACAACGATCTGCTAGACAGTTTTCCCAAAGGCAATCATTTGGTTATGAGTTATCCCGGCGGCACCTCACGTAGATTTAACATTGACCCTGCATATGCGGCTATGATTGCGGCAGGTCGTGTGGCAGAAGATGCTATCTCTAATAAAATAAGAGAAGCTACAGATCTACGTCCTATGAATCGTGAAATAGACGAACAAACTCAAAAACGTTGGCAGGAAGTTATCAAAGTTCTACCCGATGACATGCGCTTTATGTTTACTCATGGTAGTGCTAGAGATGCTGCAGAAGCTGGAGTAAAGGCCATGCAAGCAGAAGCTGACAAATTAATGAAGCATGAAAGTGTTCGTAAAGCCTACGATCATTTTATGTTGATGTGCAAATTAACCAAACAAGATCTTGACAATTAAACGGATGTGTGCTATACTATAGCATCTTAATGAAAGGATTATTATGATCACGCTTAAAGAATGGATGGAACTGGTAGACTATCGCATCACTGAAGGCAGTAACTACTGCTGGAAGTGTTATGGTGACAATGCCTACACACTAGACTCGTGGAATGGTGACCATGAAGGTCATAGTTTCAGCATTGTCTTTGACACCAAGACACAGACTGTCTACGAAGTGCAGGCACACGACTATGTTCACAATCGTGCATATCGTTTGATCAATCCGGAATTTAAATCTGCCCACGATCGCGAATCAAAAGATCGGGGTGTGTTAGAAAATCAGGCTTGGGACGATGTTAACTACGTCGATTTGGATGTAGACGATGATTTCTTCCAGAAAGGGCTAGCGATTCGAGAAGGTGAAGACTACGACACTCGTGTGCAAATTGAAGTGAACTTCGATGATGCAGAATTGTTGGAGTATATGAAGATTGCACACGATCGTGATATCACATTCAACGAGCTTGTAGAGATCGCACTACAGGAAGCAATTGATCAACACCGTATGTTGAACGATATTCCGTTTTCCGTAGAAAAGAAAAAGAAGAAGAAAAAGAAAGATAGATAATGACTACAGAGTCGCAGAAGTTCATGCAAGATCTAAAGACTGGTGTTCGACATGTTGTAATCAACGACTGCTATGGCGGATTCGGCCTTAGTGATCTTGCTCGTGAACAATACAAGCAGTTGGCCGGTATTACAGATCCAGGTTGGTATGATCGTGATGTGGCTAGAGACGATCCCTATCTGGTCAAGGTAGTCAAAGAACTCGGTTCTGCTGCTAGCGGCGGACATGCCAAACTCAAGATAGTAGAAATACCCGGCGATGTGTTGTGGCACATTGGTGAGTATGACGGAGTAGAATGGGTGGCTGAAGATCACCGTACTTGGAAATGAGCAAACCTGTAGTCACACTCGGTGAGATTCTAACTACCCGAGTTAGAACAGTTTATCCCTATCGTGTGAACTTTGATAATATCACACGTAATCAAATTGAAGAAATGGCCACATGGTGTATCAACAACTGCAAAGACCTATGGCGTGAAGAACATTATCATGCATTGTATTTTCAGTTCACAGATGACTACGATGCCATGATGTTTATGTTGAAATTTGGTGGTAGGGGTAACGTATGAAAAATCTAGAACAGGAAATCTTAGATGAACTTGGCACGAAGATGCAAAGTGAAATAGATCGAGAAATACTCTGGGGTATGCTTGTAGGCATGGGATGGCGCAGAGTCATGTTAGATAGATTAACAGACAACAATCATGCCGTCGATATCACATATTGGTTAGAAGCAAATTGTAAAAATCCCTTTGAACGCAACGGCGCAGACTTTATCTTTGAATCTGAGGTAGATGCTGTGAATTTTACTCTAAGATGGCAGTAACAAAAATCAAAGGTTATCAATTTGAACCTGCTCGCGGTTACATGGGTCCTAGCCCCAAAGGACACGCATATAGATATATGACGATCAACGATCGAGTAGAAGAAGTTCGAGAGGTAGTGGTACATGAGTTTACCATGGGGGATGTAGACGATCCCGATCTATATGCTGCAGAACCACTTTGGCAATGGCAACAAAGTGAAGAAGGCCAATGGATCATGACTCACGCAGTAGAAACTCCCTGTTGGTATAGAATTCCAGATCAAATGCAGTATGGCTATCGATTCGAGGTGCGAGCCAAACTGTCAGGTGCTAGACTCACCGAATACATGTTGAGGCACGGCAAGTGATAGACCCAAATCCAACTCCTACCATTCTAAGAGCTCAGAGAGCAGAAGAGCATCTCAAGGTTGATCAAAGATTGATGCAGTTATTGGACACCTATCATGCTATCGTACTCAAAGACGATGACTTTTCAGAGAAACTTACATGGTGTCTTGAAAACTGTCAAAGCAAGTTTCGTGATCTCAGCGATCCAAATGGGCGAGCATGGTATTTTCAAAACGAACAAGATGCCACTATGTTTGCCATGAAGTGGGCTTGACATCTACGCTAAATGATGTTATACTATGTTATGTAAAACCTAGGAGCCACTGAGATGAGACAAGAACTAGACGCACTGTTGTGCGAGAAGTATTCAAAGATAATGGTCAACCGCCACGGAGCAGTGACTGAGACTTGTATGTGTTGGGGCTTTGAATGCGGTGACGGTTGGTATAATATTCTTAATCAACTTATGGGCAATATTCAGCATCACATCGATTGGCGAAAGACAAAGGGTGAAGATGTTCCGCAAGTAACCTTAGATCAAGTTAAAGAAAAGTTTGGCACATTGCGATTCTACTATACAGGCGGCGACGAACACATCCGTGGCATGGTGCGTATGGCCGAAAGCATGAGCGGTGTCACTTGTGAAGAATGTGGTAATCCTGGCGAGCGCCGAGGGAGCGGCTGGATTTATACTGCCTGTGATGCACACACCAAACCCGAACACCTAGATAGCAATAAGGAAGAACATGTATAAAACAATTTATACCAGTGTTGAAGTCGATGTTGATCTCTCAGAATTTGACACTGAAGATCTTGTTGAAGAACTAGAAAGCCGTGGTGCGGGAGTCGAATCTGAGTTCGGTGATGGCAAAGAAATTCTGCGGGTAATCTATGAAAAGCGTAGATTGGGACAAGATTATCAAACGGAATTAGATCAACTTATCTGGATGGGATTAGGTAAAGTTGTATGAGCAAAAAAAAACACAAAGAGTATCAATGGATTGATGGCGAAACTGCCGATCGAATTACCAGTCTTAATCTCAAAGACTATCGTGCTTATTTGAAAAAAGAATTAGCTGAATGGAAGAAGAATCCCAAGACAGAAGATAATCCAGATGGTTATTGGTTGCATCCAGAAGATGTCACAGGTAATATACGCAGGATTGAAGCTCTCAATCTAATCATCAACGACTTTATTGAAACATCGGACGAAATAAAATGAAAATGGGATTTAGCCTAGGACGTTGCGTCCGTGATATTGTTAAGGGATCGGTTGACATCGACGATGTGGCATTTATCATTGCTGCCACTTCTATACATGATGAACCGCAGTTGGCCAACGTCATCGAACAATACATGCATCGCAATGACGATTATCTTTACGGTCTTGACGAGAGCAAGTGTCAAGCAGTGGCTCTAGAACTGTGGAGCACAAATAAAATACTACAGCCTCGTAGACAAGGACTGCATCGTCATCGCCAACCTGAAAACTCAGTGTGGGTAGACATGTTTCCTACAGAGCTCAGTGAAAATCATTCAGTCAAGTCTGCCTGGGATGCCTACAGATTTATGCTACATATGGTAGAGAATGTCGATAATGAAGCCGTAGAGGTTTTTAAACAATAGGAGAGCGTATGATTAAACAAGGATCTAAATGGGTGAGTAACGGGGATCATATATTTCGAGTGATTCATGTAATCGAAATTGAAGATCACACTTGGGTTCATTATATCAAAGAAAATGCACCCGAAGATAACAATCGTGAATACAGTTGTTACGAGGAAAGTTTTTTGAGCAGATTTAGATCATTGCCGGAATGATTAATTTTAATTTCAATATCCGATTACCTGGAGTAAATCGATTTCGTAATATTCGATGTTGGGTCGGATCATTGCCAATGCCTTTCAAGTTCTGGGAACTGCAGGTATACTTCAGTGCAGACGTTGTTGATATTGCCGTTGATATTACCACAAGACAAAGCCATAGCGGTATGCGACTGTGTCTAGGACTGCTTGGAATCAATGTGGATTTTAACATCTACGATTCAAGACACTGGAGCGAAGGTAAATGGCACTCTCAGACCTAGACACACTACTGCTGGTATTTGTAGTTCTGCAGATCAAACATTTTCTAGCAGACTTTGTCTTGCAGACTCCCCGCATGATTCATGAAAAAGGCATCTACGGTGCCAGGCATGGCATATATCACAGTCTTTGGCACAGTGCTGGTACACTATTGGCATTTGTATGGTTGCACCCAATCATCGGGCTGGTAGCTGCATTTTTTGATTTTCTACTGCACTATCACATAGATTGGGCCAAAACCAAGATCAATGCTCACGCCAAGCTGACACCACAAGATCGTGCTTTTTGGGTATGGTTTGGTGCTGATCAATTGGCACACCAACTCACCTATATCATGCTGATTTGGTGGATATTCTTTGGTTTGTGATTGTAATTAAAGTATAATATTATAAAGCATAAGTAAGAGTATATCATGGAGCAAAAAGTGAGAAAACTGGAAGATTTTAATGCCGAGGATCGGATTGATCTCAAACTGTTGGAAAACAACACATATTTCCTCAACGGCGAAATTGATGAAGACAGTATTGGTCCTGCAGTAAAGTGGCTGATCTGCGAAAATCTCGATGTCAGCAAAGAGAAAATCCTTACTTTGTATATCAACTCTACAGGCGGTGATCTCTACCAGGCCTTTGGGCTGATAGATATCATGAGAGCCAGCCCTCATATTGTACGTTGTGTTGGCATAGGCTCAGTGATGAGTGCTGCTTTTTTAATTTTTGCTGCCGCAGATCAAGGACAAAGATATGCTGCCAAAAACACCAGTTTCATGTGTCACCAATTTTCCGAAAACATGGAAAACAAATATCATGATCTGAAAGCCACCATGAAGGAAAATGATATCTGCAATGATAAGATGATCAATATTCTTAAAGAAGCCACTGGGCTTGCTCCATCGGTGATCAAGAAAAAATTACTGCCACCATCAGATGTCTATCTCACAGCACAGGAAGTGTTGGACCTAGGCATAGCTGATCATATTTTAGAATAAGGACGATATGAAAACAGATTCCAAAGTAGTTGTATTGGGTGGAAAACTAGAAGCTGAGGCCAAACGCAAACAGGACCTCCTTGATGTCATCGACGCCATGCGGTTGATGGTTCAGAGTGGAGAGATTGCAGAGTTTGTAGCAGCCAGCATAGACGAAGATGGTATCACACAGATACATGTGTGTGCCTTGGACCTACCTGGCAGTATAGGCCTGTTTGAGATTGGCAAGCACCTGTTGATCTCAAGTGAGACTGGCATCTCTGACACAGAATAAACTGTGGCAAAAAAGCCACATAAAGTGGCTATATTTCTATTGACATATAAATAAAAAGACATTACAATACATACAGTTGGTTAGGAAGGCGTCAAAATTTATTTTGCCAAATGTGCAAATAGAGGTTGACAGCAAGACTAAATAACTGTATAATTAATACATAGACAGCAGAAATGCTGTCGTGTAAATCAAGGAACAAAGAGAAAGAACATGAAACTCAGATCATCTTTTAGTCATTTTAATTCAATACCCAAACAGGTAGGCGTAATGGCCTCTTGCTGGTTATCGATTAATAGTCTATCATATGATCGCACACCAGAGCTAGAGCCGGGGTCCGTGGAGATGTTAGTGTAAACATAAAATACACTTAAACTTCAAAGGACCCCAGGATTAAACACCCTGGGGTTTTTGTTTTTATAAAGGAAAAAATGGAACAGATAGATTACGAAAAATTAAACGAACGAATCGTTGAACAGGCTTATGAAACTGCTTTTGGAGAAATGACTCAAGAGCAGCTTCAGAAACTTATTCAAGATAAGTTTGAAAGAGCTAGGATTTATCGCGAAGCATTGGCTCAAGCGCCAATGTATAGTGTAAACTAATAGCAAAAGTGTTAAGGGAAACGAGGTCCCAGTCTGCACTTTAAACATGGACGAACGGGCGGCGACTAGGATGGAATCCCTTGTGTGGGAGGAAAAATTAGTTCGTATTAAAGAGCATAGAACTGGCCTGGACTGAGATGTCGCAGACTGTGCTCTTTAATACACACATTCGCAAGAGTGTGTTTTGGAGATGTAGGAAAATTGGTATCCCCAGTGGACTGTAAATCCGCCGCTTCGGCACTGTTGGTTCGACTCCAGCCGTCTCCACCAAATTTGGTCTGTTCGTATAGAGGTTATTACTGCGGATTGTCTATCCGCTTACGGGGGTTCGATTCCCCCACAGACCGCCAATTTTATTCCGAGAAACCCGAGCAAGGTGCATGGGCGTGACTGTTAATCACTGGTTAGAAGAGTTCGATCCTCTTACTCGGAGCCAATAATGTATCTCTAATGTAATGGCAGCATCACAGTCTCCAAAACTGTTCGTCGGGGTTCGAGTCCCTGGAGGTACGCCAAGTTTTATGGACCGTTCGTCTATCGGTTAGGACACTAGGTTTTCATCCTGGTAAGAGGGGTTCGACTCCCCTACGGTCTTCCATATATGCGGGATTAGTTTAATGGTCAAACGAAACCTTGCCAAGGTTTAGTTAGGAGTTCGATTCTCCTATCCCGCTCCAGTATTAGAGTGTTGAATGATATGTTAGTCTAGTTTGAGAACAGTTCTGAAATTTGTGCATTTCACTGTAGTCACAGTCTATAACAGAACCGATAGCAAATTCATATGGTATGTTTTTTAACCCGTAGTGATCTGCCCAGGCTTGGAACTTGTCGCTGGAATATATTTTTTGTCTATTATCGTTGGTATCAATAATGAGATTACCGTGCGAACCTTCTCGTCCTGTGCAGTCTTCGTTGGTAGGATCATCGTTCTCTAGAAAATTTTGTAGATAGCTTTTACCAGTGATAGAGTTATCTAATAATACCAATGGTTGATTGCATTCAAGATATTGCAGATATTTGTAATTTTCTTGTTGTTCATCATGAGAAAATTGGCACCAGGTGTCGTGATTAGCTATATTATTCTGTGATATAATAATTATAGAATTCAACGGCAGAGTATCTAATATTTTTCTGTTCTCCGGGTCTGTAAAACTTTCGAGAAAATGCACTGATGCATTGATCTGTTCAATGCAGTTTTTAAAATGTTGACGATTTTCTACCGTAGTGTAAAAATTACTGTCAATGGGATTTGGCTTATGAATACGTTTATCATTGAATTTATGATCCCATATAGCATTTGTGGTAAAAAATCTGTGCAGTAGATTAAGTCGACTTTGTTGATAATCAAACATCGCTGGCAATTCTATATTTGAAATGTATCCCAGATCTTTGAGATTGTTAAGACTCCGATGTATTTTTTCCCATTCTTCAGCAATCTGGTTTTCATATCGATTTTTACGTTTCTTAAAATAGTTTATGTGATTATAATTATCATTGAAATTTATTGGAACTGATTTATTGTTATTTTTAAGTGAATAAAAAGAAAACCACTTGCGAGCTGCAGAATTATCAAACAATTTGATAGTCAAGCAACTGTCGTGAGAAAATTGTAATTTTATAAGCATTCGATATTTATTCTATATAGCGGTGCCAGAGAGGCCTAATGGCGCAGTCTGCAAAACTGTTGTTCGTGGGTTCGAATCCCACCCGCTATTCCAAACAACGCCCCGGTAGACAAATTGGCAAAGTCGTCTCTCTCAAAAAGAGAAATTTAAATGCGGGTTCAACTCCCGCCCGGGGTACCAATTATGGAAGTATGGCTGAGCATGGTTTAAGGCAGCAGTCTTGAAAACTGAAGTTCCGAAAGGGGCCGTGGGTTCGAATCCTACTACTTCCGCCAAATTGCCCGGATAGTTAAATGGTATAACGGTCGCTTGATAAGCGATTATTACAAGTTCGATTCTTGTTCTGGGCACCACTTATAAGGAGAAAACAAAATGGGGCGGTTGCAGTTTTACTCATGCTGGTAGTATTGATATATTTTATCGACAAAAATTTAAAATAGGAGATCCTGTTATGGACAGTGACAAATGTCATAAACAGTTGGGGGTATAACTTAATGGTAAAGTAACTGGCTTTTAACCAGTAAATCAGAGTTCGATTCTCTGTGCCCCTACCATATAAAAACATACTTGATTCTAGACGTAGTCTAGATAGTAAGGACAGAACACCATCCGTTCAATGAGAAAGTTCCAAGTGTGTTTCTATATGGTAATATAGCATAGTGGCTAATGCAGTTGCTTCATACGCAGCCTATCGTTGGTTCGAGTCCAACTATTACCACCAAATTGTTGGGGGTTAGTTAAATGGTATAACTACGGATTTTGATTCCGTCATTAAAGGTTCGATTCCTTTACCCTCTGCCAATCAATCGGTCCGTAGCTCAGTGGAAGAGTTCTGGTCTTCGAAACCAGCTGTCGGGAGTTCGAATCTCTCCGGACCGGCCAAACAATGGTGTTAGTAGTGTAATGGCTGCACGGCTGTCTGTGAAACAGTAAGGCAGGGTTCGATTCCCGCTTTCACCCCAAACATGGCTTTACTCGTTTAACATAGTTGATGCTGTAAAGTTTTTCTTTTGCCTCTGTAGTTTAATGGTAAAACGGCGGATTTATATCCCGTAAGCAACAGATAATTGGTTCATCTGGGTTCGACTCCCGGCGGAGGCACCAATGCTACTTTAGCTGATGTGGTCATAGCGGCGGTCTGAAGAACCGTTGAACTAGGTTCGATTCCTAGAGGTAGCACCAATATAAATGCGAGAGTGGTGGAATGGTATACACAGCAGACTTAAAATCTGCCGCCGCAAGGCATACGGGTTCGAGTCCCGTTTCTCGCACCATACCGCTTTAGTATAATGGATAATACAAAGAGCTTCTACCTCTTGAATATGGGTTCGATTCCTGTAGGCGGTGCCAGATAAAGGTTGACAGTATGCAACAACGATGTTACAATATAACATACTGAGAAATTAGTTAAACGTTCATTAAAAATTAAATGTAAATTTTTTGCCCTGGTGGTGGAATTGGTAGACACGCTGGTCTTAGAAGCCAGTGCGCAAGCGTGACGGTTCGAGTCCGTCCTAGGGCACCATTAAAAAATAGCATTAGCGGGTATCGTTTGTGGACGCACAATCTCATGAGGAATAGGGCCATCTTACTCCTCTGACATAACCGTGGACAATGGCTTATGAGGAGAATCGAACTCCACTCAGAAATTTGTCTCATCCTATAAGGTGTAATGTTATTTTTTAATGGTCAGGGTCGTTAGCTCAGTTGGTAGAGCGTCTGCCTTACACGCAGAATGTCGGCAGTTCGAGACTGTCACGACCCACCAAGTAATACGGAGCATTGGCCGACCGGTTAAGGCAACAGATTGCTAATCTGTCATTCAGCAATGGGTGAGTAGGTTCGATTCCTACATGCTCCGCCAGAACGTTCCGGGTGTCTCCGGATAGTGTGACCCACACGATGAGAAGTAGCGTGACAGCTACGGGTGGTAGTCTTCGAACCGAAAGGCCGCTAGCAATGCGAGAACGGTCCCTGTCGGGGAGCGGGTGGAGGTCGTGTGTGATGGTATTGGGGGTTCCCGGTGCCTGATGCGATATAATTACCGCCGGGGGATGCAGAGCAACCAGATTTTAAAAAAGGAAAAATGATGAAACCAGGTCCAAATTATAGAATGAGTTCAATGACTAAAGCAAGTCTAGCACTGAGTGGAGTTTTAGATCCGCACAAGCGAGGTGCATGGAAACGTGCAATGATCGATGCTGAGCTATGTGCAGCTGTTCAGCCCAAGAGAGAAAAGAGACCTGCTGGTCCAGGTGGATACACTAAGAATCCCACTGGCACAGCATCAACTAGGGATTAATCGGGGGATTGGTATAGCTGGGAACACGGTAGCTTTGCAAGCTTCAGTCGGGAGTTCGATCCTCCCATCCTCCACCAAGATAAGTAGTAGTAGGCCCTTTTAGTTAAATGGTATAACAGTTGATTTGTAATCATCAATTGGCAGTTCGATTCTGTCAAGGGGCACCAAAACATGTTGACACACACTTAAAAGAATGTTATAATAGTTTTGTTGGAACAGAAATGTTTCAACCGGTGAAGTGAAGGGTAGACGAGAATAGACACAAAGGCGTGAGCTTCATGCTTACTCCAAACTTACAATCCAACTTGAAATTGGAACGTGTTTATGTGATCCGATTCCTAATAGAATGTCATTTGTTAATCGGAAATATATAGACCTCTGTGTATTGTATATTGCACATTGTCAACGAAGAATACAAATCTTCATTGTCTATTGTCCGGTCTATTACTTGACCTTTCATGGACCCGTCATTGTTGTTTGAAAAAGGAAGAAAAATGAATATCACACTGAGAAAAGCAAATGCTGTGCAGAACAGCATCAATGATACCATCAAAAGTATCAAAGTAGATTTCACTATTGAACTCAATGAGTTTCAAGACGTAGAAGCTGCTATCACCAAGGCCAATTCTGAATTGGTTACCAACGATGGTCGCAGACAAAAGTTAACCATGGCTATGTACAACATCCGTGCATTGATTGGAACAGCCAACGCAGCCAGTGGTATTAACACAGCATTAGCCAAGGCAGCGTTCATTGACAAGCGCATCGGTCAGCTAGAAGAACTGGCTAAAGCCACAGAGATTACTTCTTTGGAAGTGATTAAAGGCAAGCTGGAAAAGATCAAGAACGACAAGGGCGAAAACACTCGTCGCAGTCTTTACGGCTATAGTGATACTGTGAGCACCAGCGTTCTCAGCAAAGAACAAATTGCACAGGCCAAAGCAGAAGTGCTTAACCTAAAGAAGCAAAAACAACAGCTCAACGATGAAGTGCTTGAGTTGAACATCCGCACAGAGATTCCTCTGGCAGACGATGTAGTAGCAACACTACAGGCAGAAGGCTTGATCTAACAGACCCCGGTTTGATTGTTTCCGTTAGTAAACAATCCGTCCCTGTAACGATAGACCAGGGGGTACACTAGGACCTGACCTTACAGCCCCTGTTGGGGGATACTGAAAACTACCTAGGGGCGGGAACGAAACCCGTCCAGATGAAAAAATTAGTGGACAGAGTAACAGCTCAGTCTAGGGCCTATGTGGTGTAGGTAGCTAGACACTTTATAAAAGCTCTTTGAAGTTTAACTACACTGGATCACACGAGTTAGGTGCTAAGTCGACTAACCACCGAAAGTGCCAGGAAGATACGGAGTTAAACAGTTTGGTTCGATTCCAACAGAGAGCCTCTATAAAGTTTATCGCGGGATAGAGAAACGGTAACTCAAGAGTCTCATAAGCTCTAGATCCTGGTTCGATTCCAGGTCCCGCAACCATTTTTTTACAAAGGCAAAAAATGAAATTATCTGATAGTCGTGGACCTACCGTAGATACACAACAATGTGTAGAACAAGCGGGAGGCAACAGATTTGATCTTGTGCTAATCGCTACAGTAAGAGCCAGAGAATTGTCTCGTAGACACAAAACAGCAGGGCTGACTACTCAAATCAACTCTCCGGTGAGTGCTCTATTAGATGTCCAAGAAGGCAAGATAGGTCGAGAATATCTTAAAAAAGTAGAATAAATTCGGAGTGTGGCGCAGTCTGGTAGCGCACCTGGTTTGGGACCAGGGGGTCCAAGGTTCGAATCCTTGTACTCCGACCAAAGTTAGTTGATAAGTAAAGACAATGCGGGATTAGTTTAATGGCAAAACAGCAGATTTCCAATCTTCGGTCGAGAGTTCGATTCTCTCATCCCGCTCCAAGGATACCATGCAGGTAGTAGATCAAACAGAGCTTGTTCGCAAATTTAATTTTAGCAGTGTAATCACTGCTGAAGATGACGCTATGGCCTGCAAAATTATCAAGAACATTATTGCCGACGGCAATTATTTTACAAACAGTCCCAAGTTTCAAACCAAAGAAAATATTTTTTCCAGACCAGAACCCGTATGGCTGAAATACAGAATGAGTTTTATGTTCTCTGTGTTCATGTATCTAGGTCGTGAAGTCAAAGTATCAGAGATGATGGCTTGGAGTTTTATGACCAATCTTCAGAGTGCCGAAAATCGAGAAAAACTATGGCACAATCATTGGCATCCAAAAAATCCCAATAATAAAATGTTCAGCGGAATATACTATCTGCACATTCCCAGCGATGTCAAGGATCGAGACTATTGCGGCACAGAAATAGCACCCAACGGTGCAGAACAAGATGGCAAGTATTTCATCACTCCCACTCAAGGCCACTGGATCATATATCCCAGTGACACATGGCACCGTCCGGGCATTGTACAGAGCAACCAATATCGATTTGTATTGGCAGCAGACATAGAATGCTCCTATAGTTAAATGGCATAACGCATCCTTGGTAAGGATGTATTTCAAGTTCGATTCTTGGTTGGAGCACCACTTGACAACATTCAAATAAGATTGTATAATTGATATATACAAGGAGCTCTTATGGAAATTCAAGTGTTAGCGAGGAAAAGCGCCAGCAAAATGTTGGTTGAAACCTGTCTACAAGTATTTCGAAATGAACTGAAATTACAGAATAGTCGATACTCACTGATAGTGATTCCTGATAGAGGAATGAGTGTCAAAGAAGGGGTGCGAGGCAGTGTGTTTAAATTGGGGCCGACTGTGATAGGCATGAGCATAGATACCGCTCTCGATATCGAAAGGTTGATCATTGCTCTGGCACACGAAATGGTGCATGTCAAACAGTATGCTCGAGGGCAGATCAAACACGGAAAGAATCTCAACAGCAGACTGTGGATGGGGAAAAAATTCAAGGGACACTATTATGATCTGCCTTGGGAAGTGGAAGCCTTTAGTAAAGAACGAGTGTTAGCCAACAAGGTTTTTCAAATCATAGACAAGGCAGACGCTCAACTAAAATCAAAGAAAAATGTCAAAAAGTGATCTAATCGAATTAACTGGTGCTATTGAAGAAGTGTTGCCTGGCAACATGTTCAGAGTCAAGGTGGATAATCTGCCCAACATACTTGTATGCTATACCAGCGGCAAATTGAAACAGCACAAGATAAAAATTATCTTAGGCGATCGTGTTAAAATTGAAGTCAGCCCATATGATCTTACCAAAGGTCGTGTAACTTATAGATTGTAACGAATGACTAATTCTATTAGACCAGTAACTCTAGTCGATACCAGCTTCACAGGAGTATTACCCGCTGGTACTGTGGGTCGTGGTTTTATCAAACAAGAAATCTGGCAACAGACTACTTACCCTAATGGTTCTAAAGTCACCAACATTTATCACCACATTATCGAAGTCTATGACAGTCGAGCAGTTGTAACTAAACACAATCAACCAAATCAAATAGACATGATGATCTAGATGTGGAGACCTGGTAAATTCCGATTGACAAATCTCTGTGTTGATAGTATAATATATACTTAAACAGTGAAAGGGATCACATGGCCGGCAAAGCGAAATCGATTTACCTCACAGTAACTACATTGGACCACAAATCAGTTTTTCATCGCATGTTTTTCAATGCAACCGAATTTAATGCGTTTGTTAAAACTGATGAATTTAAAGCAAAGTATCCGACAACGGAATTTAAAATTATAAAAGAAACTTACTAAAAGGAGGCAGTATGCCAAGTGTATTCTTAGTAAGCGACACGCACTTTGGACACACTGGTGTATGCCGCTTCACACGTAACGATGGTGTTACAAAACTTCGCCCATGGGACTCGCCTGAGGAAATGGACGAAGCAATGGTCAAGGCGTGGAACGAACGGGTAAAACCCACTGACAAGGTATATCATCTTGGCGATGTGGTTATAAACCGCAAGGCGCTAAAAACCTTATCTCGTTTGAATGGAGACAAGGTGCTTATCCGTGGCAATCACGATATTTTCCGTGATGACGAGTATCGTGAATACTTTCGTGAATTACGTGCCTACCATGTTATGAACGGAATGATCTTAAGCCATATTCCTGTACACAGCGACAGCTTGGGCCGGTTTGGTGTTAACATCCACGGACACACTCATGCAAATCGTGTGCGTAAGGCTCGTGGTGTAGATGCAAGGACTGGAGAAGTATTATACAGCGATGAGAACGATGTGCGTTATCATTGCGTCTGTGTAGAGCAGACTCCGGACTTTGCTCCTATCTTGTTTGAAGATGTTATAAAGAACATCGAAGCAGAAGGCGGTAGCATAGGGTTTAAGAACGGAAACGGACCCACAATGTAATAAACTACGCAGTTTAATAGGGCTCTTCGGAGCCCTATTTTTTTGGCTGGCATAAATATATATGGTAGATAAATTCCAGGAGTAGAAAAATATGCCGTTACAGATTCGCAGAGGCACTGACGCTGAAAGAACAGCCATGACCCAGCCCTTGGCCGCGGGCGAGCTTATATTTGTCACAAACACCAATAGATTATGGATAGGTAATGGCACTACCCTTGGAGGTGTTGCTGTCACAGAATACACTGACGAAAACGCCAGAGATGCATCAGCAGCCATGTTTGTTACTGGCACACATAATTCAATAACATTTGCCTACGACGATGCTTTGAATAAAGTAAATGCCACTGTAGATTTATCAGATTACCAGGGCGTGATCAAAGCAGCAGCATTCAACGGGTCTGTGGTTGCCAACGACAGTAGTCTTTTGATAGACGGAAACACAGGAAAATTTAATTTATCTGGCAGTGTTAGTACCGACATTATACCAGACGCAGATGTTGTATACGATCTAGGTAGTCCAACATTTAGATTTAGAGATTTATATCTCAGCGGATCAAGTATTAAACTAGGTGCCGCAACCATTACAGCTACCGGTACAGCGGTAAATCTACCAGCAGGATCTACCATTGGTGGATCAGCGATCGGAATACCCGGCGGTGATTTAAATGTTAATATCGTGGCTGACGACAGCACGATTATTGTAAATACCACCACAGAAGTTGTAACTGCACAGGGCGGATTTGTAGGTAACGTCACAGGCAACGTTAACGGCATTGTTACTGGTACAGCTGGATCATCATTAACTGGTAACGTCATAGGTAACGTCACAGGCAACGTTAACGGCATTGTTACTGGTACAGCTGGATCATCATTAACTGGTAACGTCACAGGTAACGTTACAGGCAACGTTAACGGCATTGTTACTGGTACAGCCGGATCATCATTAATTGGTAACGTCACAGGTAATGTCGAGGGGGATATAAGAGGTTCTGTATTTGGACAAGATTCTACAATGCTTGTAGATGGAACTGGGACCGGAAAAATCGTAGGGCCTATACAAACGAATTCTATTACTATAAACAAAGATCTAGGCGAGTTTGTAATACAATCAGAAGGTGATATAAATGATTCTTATAATCTATTCCTCATTGATCTAGCTAACAATGAAGTCGACGGGTCTCCTAAATTACAACTTAGGTCTAGAGGAACTATAGATAGCCGAACTATAGTGCTATCCGGTGACACAATTGCTGCAGATTATTATCTGGGACATAACGGTACCACACATATCCCTGCGGTAATCGTTACAGCAAAAGCTAGTGGAACTGTTACTTCAGGCGGAGCTGTTCCGGGAGCTTATGAGATATCAACACTTAATAATGCCGGAACTTTAGTATCAGCGTTTAAAGTAGACCATACACAATTACTTCACGTAGCGAATAACAGTGTAGTTGCTGGTGGTGCGTCAGGACAGGTTAATCTTGGCGGCGGAGTAGTTGGTTATCTTAAAATGAATATCGGCGGAACAAATTATGCTGTTCCATATTACGGATTGAATCCTTAAAATAAAAGCCCCTGAGGGCTTTTATTTTGTAAGTGTCTCTGCAGCAAGTTCTGTAATTTTATTTTTTAACTTGCCTGATCTTCTTAAAATCCAAATGTTTGTGTATGTAGGAATAAAATCCTTTACTTGGCATTCTATTTTATAGGCCATCTTTGTTTTTTCCCAGTTTTCTAAATTATAATTCGATTCAATATATTCAAGAGGCAAATATTTAAGATTCGCAACGAATCTTTTTTGAATTTCAATTATTGTAGAATCTATATGACCAAATGATTTAGAAAAATCAATTATAAAAAGCAAAACTGTTTCAAAATTGTCATAGATCAACGCATGACTTTTACCGTTGAAATGATGCACAGGAATATCAACCAGTAACGATCCTGTATTGAATAGGTGCTTAATATTTTTTTCTACTTCTCTGTATTCATCTCCCAAGATACCAGTATCTTGTTTCAAAAAATTTAAAAATTTGATATAGAATTCTTTGTAGGGTATGCCTAATACGTGTCTACAATATTTAGAAATTATTTGACTCCACCCTTGATAATGAAAATTTTGCACAACCCAGTGAAACATATAAGCGTCAGTTAGATCATTTTTACTCATTGTATTGGTTTCACATACTAGATCGGTATATTCTGGAATGCTGCTCAAGTCATTGAAAGAGAATGGTTGATAGTTTTCGCATCTAATTGTTTTTATTCCGTACTGAAATTTTTGAGTTTGATTTAATTCAGTATTTTCCATAACATTAGCAAGATACATTTCACATTGAGTATGTTGTCCGAGCTCTAAAAGTTCAGATATTCCATCTATAAAAGTTTCTAGTGTTTCTTCAGGCAATCCCAGTATTACTTCAGTATATGTTGTAACTCCGTATTGGTGACTTAACGCATACATATTTTTTAAATCGTTACTGGCCATATTATCTCTTTTTATTGTTTTTAGAGTTTTTGTATTCATACTTTGCACACTCAATGTAACTCCTCTCCCTAGAGAACCCAAAGCCTTGGCAACTTTAAATATATGCTCGTTGCTGTTTTTTGCATAGGTAACATTTACATACTCTAAACAAGAATCTCTACTGTATTTTTCTAACATAGTAGCGATTTCTAAATCTCTTTCTTTAAATGCTCCAAAATTTGCATCAGTGATAAACAAAGTAGTGATAGGATTTTCTACCACCCATTTTATTTCATCTTGCACCCGTTCTAAATTAAAACGTTTTACCTTTCCATATGTCGTACTACCCCAGTCGCAAAATGTACAGGAATACGGACATCCCCGGTTAGTTTCTAATACGCCCTGGAAATAATCTCCGGGGGATTCAGCAATAATGTCATCAAAAAATCCAATAAGATAAGGGCTAGGAATTTCTAAATTGTCTAATCTTTTTTTCGTATATAACTCTTGAGGTATTTTATCTGCATCTATAGTTCTAAGAATTTCTAAGAAACTTTCTTCTCCCTCTCCAAACACAATAGAATCGATAAAGTTGTATTTCAAGTGGTTACTTCCTGATTGGGGACCTCCAAACACAATCCAAGTATCAGGCCACAATTCTTTAATTTTTTTTGCGATGTTTAAATTATACTGTTCATTCCAGCAGTAACAACTAAAAACACACACCGTAGGATTTTCTATTTTTTTCAATACAGAATCAATAGGGTCTCTTCTATAAATTTTTCCTTTTACTTCCCAATTTAATTTTATATCATCAAACTGTTGAGCATACGCCCAAAGACACCCAACTGAATACGGAAGCCAGTACTGCGTTTTTTCGCCAAATTTAGCGGAATAATTACATTGAAAAAAGTATATGGATTTCATTTTATTGTGTTGACCTGACAAGTGTGAAAATCAAAGTTACTTGCATTGACGGCCCAATGCTCTTCAGTATGATCGAAATACCAAACGTCACCTTTTTTCCATTTTCTAATAGAAAGATCTTCAAATTCTATATACTGACCAAATTTCCAATCTTCTAAAAATATTAAATATCTTACACAATGTTCGATAGTGGTTCCTAATTTTTGTTTTAAAGTATAAAAATGATCAAAATGTGGTGCAATGATTTGGTTAGGTCGAATGTTGATCCAACCCACAGTACCGTTAGATACACTTAGAGAAGACTGAAAGTTTTTCCATATTGGTGGTAACTGATCATCAAAACTCTGCAAGAGATGCCCATTACCAAAATTTTCGTGCCAAGATTCTCTCATTCCTGAGTAAGGTATTTGTTGCTTATAAACAAAATTTTGTAAATAGTCAGACCAAAAATCTTCTATTTGTCCATGATATCCTTTCATTGAAAGTAATCCTCTAAGGAACCTTTTCTTCTAAGGTCTAATGTGGCACAATGAAATCCTCCACTGAGTGTTCGAGCGTGTCTCATAGGCATTGGAATTACAGTAAACCCTTTTGATTCTAAAACTTTTATTAGAGATATTTGGTCTTTTCCTACTATCACAGTATTGGGATTTACACTTAATATGTTCATTCCTATATAAGGGCTGCAGGGACTCACTGAGCCAGGGCCGCTCGTTGGGACAGCGGTCTGGGCTACATCTTGGAAATAAATTTTATCCCACTTATCGAATAATTTAGGACAGTTTTCTGGAGTAACTCTAGTGCTATTCAATAAAACCAATCCAGGTCTTAACGGAATTATGGTGCTGTCCATGTGAGCGAAGCTGTATATATGCTCCGCTGCGTGAACTCTGTATCCTCTTCTTTCTAATACATTTTTTAACCATTTCATTCCTAGATGATTTCCAGTATTGCTAATTTGAAAAAGAATGTCTTTGCCTAATCGTATACAATTAGGAGCATCAAAAACTGGTTCTAAATTAAGAAGACTTGGTTTTTCTTTTATATCTATAAACTGATAGCTGTCATCTGACAATATAGGCTTTGGAGCAGCGATCCATTCGACTCCATCATTTACTGCTTCTATCATGATATCGTGATACGCACGAGTTTCAAAATATCTGGCCCTACAAGGACTTGGGGTTTCTATCATTAAATTATTGAGAGGTAACAACAAGTCTCTTGGACACCAAGTATACCATCCTGTGGTTTGCCATTCCGGAGTGCTGAATTTTTTACTATGATCAATTATTTTTGGCCGATGAACTTTGATTCCAAGAGAAGAAAGTGTATCCGATAATACTTGCATATCTTCATTGGCTTCATCTATTAACCATTGAGGATATTGTCCCTCTAGATTTTTTATTTGATCCACAGAATAATTACTATAACACATATTCATGGTACTTACATCTACAGTCGGAACTCTAGCGTTGGTTGCTATCCCAACAACTATTTCTTCTAATTGGTCCCAATGATTATTTGACGATATTAACATTTTGAAAATTTTCTTTATTTGTGCTAAATCTTAAACTGATCCACCATTGATCAGTGTTATTCCAGGCGCAGTGTGGAATCTGTGTATCAAAAACAATAGATTCCGCTTCGGCATGATTGTATATATCATTATCTACCTTGACACCAATTAAATCTGCACTCTCACTAGGAACAGTTACTCCGGTGAATACACTATACCAGTTGTTTAAATCGTAAGGTGCTCGACTCATATCATCTAGATGCAACGGAACTATAGAATTCGGGCCTATAGCTATACATTTTAACGTACTAACTCCGGGCATGGTTTGAACATATTCTCTAGTTTTGGGAAATTTTCTTTGTATTTCATCTGTAGTAATATGTGAGTGATCGTATAAAAAAATAACATATATTGAGATATTAGTTCTATCTCTTGGTAGGATTTCAGTAAGGTCGGGAGAATCATCAAAATCTAAAACATTTATTAAATGCTCACTGATGTTCTGAAAATTTTTCATCTCATCCTTAAAAATTTTTACGCATTCCGTAATCATCTGTGGTGCAGTATAACAATCTTGCGATATTGCTTTTTTCATTTAATAAAATCCTTATCAATTCTCATAATTGGTATTAGATATAAGGGTTTGTGCAGTTTTGTGCAAATCTTCAAGATTTCTAAAATCGGTGTATCGTTCTATTTCAATTAACATGATTTATAATATATTCAAGATTTACAGTCTTTATTGATTTCAATAAGTTAATAAGATCGTGTTTTTCTTTAACATTGATAAGGTCTAAATGCGTAGGATATGTTACAAAATTTATTGTCCAAGGCACATTTATTTCTTCTATGTATTGTTCTAATTCTTTCAATCCAAACCAATTATTAGTATGTACAACTGTATTTACGGAAAGATTAAATTTTGTTGTTTTAATCTGCCGAATAAATTCAACAATTTGTCCCCATTTACTTCCGCCTCGAACCTGTTCATTTAAATCTTTAAAACCATCTATACTGACAATAAACAAAACTGTTTTAAATTGTTCGAGAAGATCTATTGTATTTTTATCTAGTAAAAAAGTACCATTAGTGTTATATACAATTTCTACGTTAGATTTATCTTTTACAATATTTAGAAATTTTTGATGTCGATTAGTCATCAATGGTTCACCTCCCAAAAACAAAACTTTCTTTAACGAATTGGGAAGTTCGATGATTTCTTGAGTAGATTTAATGTGTATCGTTTTTTCCGCTCTGGGATATTTTAATTTACCCCAAGCAGAGCTGAATTCTTCATAACACCCATCACAGGTTAAATTACAGATATTGTCGAAGCCTATTTCTAAATATTCCATAGAAATTGTTTCAAAATCGTAAATCTCATTGAACTCTTGTCTAAGGCTTTTTTTTCCTATCTTCTCTTCGTGATAACATTTTTCACAACCTTTGATGGGTATGTTATCAATACTTTGTTTTCTTAGTTCATCATATTCTTTTAAAAATAATACCTGTGAAATATTCCCATCAAATTTAGCAATAGGATTTTTAAATCTACAACAAGGAAAAATCCTGTCATCGCTGCGAATATTGGTATGGTGCCAGAAAGCTGCACATTTAGATTCCATTGGCAGGATTCCTTATAAGTTGATCATAACCTTTTCGATCAAGATAATACTCTATATCTTCTGTCGAAACATAATATTCAGTTTTTAAAAAATTAAAAAATATTTCTTGATCTTTGATTTTTTCTAAAAGGAGATTATAATTATGTATGACGTCCCTCTTTATTTGATCATTAAATTCATCTTGAATGTCTAAAAAATGTTTGGTATTTTCTACAACCGCTTGAAATTTTTCCTCGTCTGATTGTATCCAGGCGTAGTCGGGTACTTTCATGTAATTTAAAAAAGTTTTAAATCCCAATTTTTCTAAATATAAAAGTTGTTCCGAGTGTCCTACCAAGATAAAAGGATGTTGATGAAGAATCGTTCTCCAGGTTTTTTCTGTAACAAAATAATGGTTATCTCTCCAATGATTTGGACCTTCTGTAATCACACTAAAACTTGTTTCAGAAAAAATCAACGGATCTAAATAAACCATATTTTTAGTCCATTCCTCATTGACTAAATCGTAAAAAATTTTATCTTCTTTTTGATTATTTTGATCTCCCAAATAACACGATGCATTTGAATATTTGTCATCTAGAGATCGGTGACAGAAATCTAAAAATTCTTGATATTGATTATCACTCCAATGAGAAAGATAATTTCTACAATATTTTTTGTCACTCTCTGTATCTGGAGGGAAAAAAGTCCATACACCTCTGTTAAACATTTTTTCTTCGTAAAATTTACTGAATAAACCAATTCGGTTAGGTCTGGCAGAATTTCCTCCTAACAATAAAAAATTTTTATTTTTTTTACTTTCATATTTCGGTATCTCGGAAAAAATGTCTCTATATCCGTTATAAGTCATTCTTAAAGTGTAATCAAAATAACAATAAGGCAATCCTATATCCCCTATTGTTTCACCGTGCCCGGATATAATTAATATCTTTTTAATATTATATTTTTCTAAAATATCTTGTATTTCTCTCATTTCCAATGAAAATTGTTCTTTACTATAGGGCAAGAACCCATCCATGAGATAAATTCCGACAATTACATTGCATCCATCTTTACTTGCTTTTTGAATTTCTTTTTCTATCAGTTGTAATTTTAGATTTTTGAATTCATCTTCCGCATAGTAATTGCAGTCTCGCAACCATTCAAAATTGATTATTGCACCTTTATCCATTTGGAATCCTTATCAAATGATCAAATCCTGTACGGTCAAAGTAATAATCGACATCCAGCGTATCAACGCCATACGCTGCCATTAAATTTTTAAGTTTTTTTAATTCGTCATCGACTGTATTTAAAAATAAGGAAAAATTATACTGAACGTCTTTTTGTATATTTTCAGAATATTTCGAATGGTTAATTAAAAAATCTTTAGTATTTTCTACTATGGCATCTAATCTTAGATTTTCATCTTCGATATATGCATAATTTTTAATTTTCATATAATTTTCAAAAGTTCTAAGTCCTAAGTTTTTCAAATATACAAATTGATCTGGGTCACCTGCAAATATAAAAGGATGGCTATGTAAGACTGTTCTCCAGGTTTTTTCTGTAACAAAATCAAAATTTCTATCCCAATAGTTTGTGCTTTCACTTATTATACTAAAAGCTGTGTCTTGAAATATTTTAGAATCCATAAAGGTTTCATTTTTACAAAATTCTGTGTGTCTTATGTCTAGCCAATTTATGTCTGTTTGATTTTGGAAATCATCTCTTTGAAATTTGTTGTATTCAGTATATCTATTGTCAACTGATCGCTGGCAATCGGTAATAAATTTTTCAAATTCCGAATCATCATAGTGATCGAGATAATCTCGACACCATTGTCTATCACCCGGTGTGGCTGGGTAAAAAAATGACCAAACAGCATTATCTAATAATTTGTTATCATAAAATTTACTCAATAGACCTATTCTATTTGGTCGGGTTGCTATTCCAGTTAGAAATAAGAATTTTTTATTGTGTTGTTGGTAAGTGGGAAGATGTGTTAAAAGATTTTTGTAACTATTATATGCAATGATAGAGTTTACATTGCAGTGATATAATTTGTAGGGCACAGTAATATTTTTAAAATTTTCCGAAGAACCGGTTACTAGTATAATTTCATCGATGCCTATTTCTTTTCTTCGAGATTCGAGAGAATGCATAAACGAAAGAAATTCTGGGGTATCTATTGGTCTTATGCCTTCCACTAACATTATTCCAATAATTAAATTAAAACCTCTACTGGCGGCTTCCTCCATTTCTTTAGATATTATTTTTAGTTTGATCGGCCAGGGATCATCTTGTATATCCCATAACAACTCAAAATTTATAATCTTGCCTTTTTTCATAATATACGTATCTTAAGTAAGGTGTGAATTTAGACACACTCTATTTGTTGGGCCGCCTCTATTATATTGATTCCAAGAATCGTCCCCAATGCCAAACAATACACACTTGCTAGGTGTTATAGCAAGATCATTACAAAGATCAAACTGTTTGTTTTGATATTTGTTATAGATATGATCAGGAGTAAATTTTGTAACTAATTGATTACCTATAAAAGACGATAATCTTGAAACATATCCTATCTTGTTATGTACAAATAAAGTATCGTCGTCATCTGTTCTTGTTAGTCTCATCCCTATTCTAAGATGAGCAACAGGAAAAGTTTTTGATAGGCTGAAAACCACATCAGTGATACAGTCGTGATTGAAATCAAATATTATATTGTTACAGACACCAAAATATGCACAATCAATTAGGACAGGAATTCCTAGTTTATCACATTGATTCAAAATATTTTTCATACCATAATGTTCGTCACCGGTATCTGAAAAAGGCAGGCTTATTATCACAGCATCGTTTTCTGATAACGGTGAATCTTCGATGTATTGCCAGTCAGGCCAACTATTTCTCCAGGCCAATCTATGATAGATATATTCTGCTTTGAAACATCTAAATCTTTTATTTTTATTTCTCATATAAAACTTGTCAAAAGATTCCGATGTTCCATTGGAAAAACAAAATTTAGTGAAAGAATCGATACCTGTGATTTGATTATTTTTTGTCGATTTAATCCAATTCACATAATTAGATAAAAAATTATTATGTACCTGATCATCATATAAAGAAGAAACTCCGTCTGTCAGACATTTTTTTAGAAAATCAATCACTTCAGGATCATTAATAGGTCCTGCGTTTTTATAAGGTAGATCGATCATTGTGGTGTTATCCTGTAAAATTTCCTAGGCAGCAGAGGATTATTTTTTAAAAAACTTACGGGACGACTGGGACACATTCCGCAATATTGTTCAGATTTTCTGTTGAAAAATTCTTCTACTTCTTCGTTAGAAGCTGTGGGTCGCAACGGTTCGTAATTTAAATATGGATCCCATTTATTAGATAATTTGTATTTTTGTTTTTGTAGTTTTAAATATGCCAACGGTGAGCATTTATAAATGTTGCCTTGATATAATTGAAAACAATCCTGCCCTGTTATACAATTGTTCCAACTCTGATTGGGATCGTTGTCAGTATAAGGTTCGATATTATTTCCGTATCCTTTGTATAATTTTGACCAGTTGGTGTAAGAATCAACAGTCTTTACATCTATATTAAATTCTCTCTTCCAATCATCGACAAGATCAAAAACTTTAGACATTTTACTTAAATAATCTTCTTGGTCACTGTGCATTGATATTACTAGTGCTGTGTTTGTTTCTTTTAATACTTTTGGAAGATTTGGGAACTTTGATAATAATACACCATTGGTTACTAACCGTATTTGACTGTCTGGCCACATCTGTCTAGTTGTTAAGACAATGTCTAGTATTTCTTTATTAAGTAACGGTTCTCCTCCTAATAGATCTATTTCTCTTGGAAGTAACCGTTGATTCCAATTTGAATACCATTCAACTAAGGTATTTTTAGATACCACTCCAGAATGCCCATGATTAGAAAAATGGGCACAGGATTCGCAGGTAAAATTACAAGAGTGAGAAATGTGCCATTCGATGTGAGGTATTGCTAATTTTGCCATATCTGTATTTAACTGAATTTTTTTATGATAATTATTAATATGATAAACTCTGATTCTCTCAATTTCTATAATGAAAATAAAAACTATACCAGCGTTTTGCCCAGTCTGCCTGATAACGTTGTAACTGATTTTGAAATTTCAAATTGGTTATTAAACGAAAGTGACTTCGGTTGGTTAGAATTGGATATTGAGATAAATCTAGATTCATGGAAACGAGAAGCTTCTCAATCTTTAAAATATCTAGTTCCACACAGAGAAGAAAATAACACAGGTTGGAATAGCTGTTGCATACACGGGATTGATATTGAAAAAACTGGTGCTTGGACAAAATACGGATATACAAAAGAAATCGACGTTCCATATCATTGGACCACACTATCGCAGGATACACCAACAATAAAATCTTTTTGGGAAAATTTTCCGTATGAATCATATAGACGAATTCGTTTTATGGAATTAGAGTCAAATAGTGCTATTACACCGCATAGTGATATGCCCGGAAAACTCCCGGGCGAAGAAAATTTCGATGCATTAGAGTTCGGAGTCCCTATCAATGTTGCTATATTACATCCTCTCGATTGTCATATGACTCTTAAAGAATACGGGTGTATTCCATGGGAAGAAGGTAAAGTTTTTATCATTAATATTAGAAATTATCACAGTGTTATAAATTTTAACAACATTTCAAGAATACATTTAATAGCTCACGGAATACCCGGGACCCGGATAAATGATTTTGTTAAATTAATTGCAAAGAGTTATAAAAAATCTTATGAAACCCAAAATAAAAATTCTTGATATCTTTTACGGCGGCCGATGTCAATTGGCGTGTGCTCAGTGCGATACAAGAAGTGATACTATAAGAAAAGGTGAATTTGATCCCACTGTTGAATCGATCAAAGAAGGTATACTATTAGCAAAAAATAATTTTGACATAGAAATTTTTAGTTTGCTAGGAGGAGAACCACTTCTTTATAAAGACAAAATTAAAGATATCTTAGAATTTATAAGAAGTATAGATAAAGAAACTTTAATATTCTTGCCAACCAACGGTGAACTAATTGGAAAAAATATAGACTTTTTATCCGAAATCCTGTCCAACTACAAAATATTATTGATGGTAAGCGATCATTTTAAATTATTCGAAAACCAAAAAAGATCCTTAGAAATAAAAAAGTCAATTAATATACTGGCTCAAAATGTTAACTTAAACATCATAGATAACAACGTGTTTTGGACAGAAATTATGCATCAACGACCCAACGACGATGGCTGGAAAAATTACTGGGAAGAAGTTAAAAATTACAAAGATGTAAATTACTCTGCTAAAGACAATAAAGTATTGTCTTCGACAGATAATACTCTGTGGTGGAATGAGAAATACGGAATTTTTTTACATGATCAGACTTCTCATTTGCAACATTATTACTACAGAGAAACTAAACCCAAACCATTCAATTCTGTAGATATCAATAAGTCATATTTCGGAAATTGTCCAAGTTGTTATTGCACCTTTATGTTAGATAAAAAACTTTATAAATGCGCAGCTCTAGGAACATTGACCCAGTTTCTCAACAAACATCAATCTCTAGATGATCCGGACTGGGCCAAATTTTTATCTTATAAAAATTTAGATTTAACAAAATGCACAGATGAAGATATAGAAAATTTTTCTGTGTCTAAATATAAACCAATTACTGAATGTTCTATGTGTCCGTCGAATTCAAATGAGATTTTTTTAAAAGAAGAAACTGTTTTACCTATAAAAATTTATAAAAAATGAATGTAGTTGAATATAACTATAATCTTTCCAATAAAATCGCATTTTGTTTTATTGATAATACTAATTGTATACAAGATAATTTTTGCAAAGAAATTATAAAAAATCAGTCTGACTATACATTATCAAATGTGCTAACAAAAAAATATGATGTATATCAATCGCTGAACGAAGATATTGTATTACAACATGTTGCAAATTTAGATTATACGCATGCCCTTGTTTTTAGCACAGGATCAGAATTTATTAATGGGCGTGAATTTTTTAACTCTTTAGAAAACTTAGTTAAAGACGATTTTTTTATCTACGGACACGTTTTAGATAGAGGCACCGCGTATTACGAACTTCATCATCAGTGTTATCTAATAAATTTAGAAATGTATCGTAAATTAAACTGCCCATTAATAGGTCAGATGGAATTAGGTGCTTCACATGCACAGACAATTCCAGTAAGAAGTTTAAATAATATACACGATAACTATACTCCCACTTGGGTTAGATCTGGTCATCAAGTCAAAGTATATGATCATAAATGCCACGGATGGAATATATTAAGTTTGGCATTCTATCATAATTTGCCTGTTAAAGTATTTGATAACAATATTAGGTATAATAAAAAACATCTTTATCCAGAATCTAAAAAAGACTTTTTACAAAATCTTAATTGGATTTATTTTCGTGAAAAGTATGCATCCGCCGAATTTATTCACAAAGAAAATACTGAAGCTAACAACAGTAATATTGATAAAAAATTTACACAATTAATTATTCCTGCTAGTGGATCACTCTATACTGACTTAATCGACGAAGGCAGAATTATCATTTATGATTATAATGATAATGCTTTAAATTATTGGAAAAATAATATTCAACGTAAAAGTAATATTACTTATGAATTTGTAAAAGCTGATTTACTTTTAGAAAATAATCTTATAAACTATATTGATGTAGAACATAATTCAACTACATTAATCAATTTATCGAATATTTTTTGCTATGAAGGCACCGCATGTTTGTCGCCGCTGTATTACAGAGTATACAAGGAAAATGAAATCATTAATGCGCTAAAAGAAAAAGTTCCAGAATGTACAATTAATTTTAATATTAGAGCCGCAGGTGGATTTATAGAAAATTTAAAAACATCAGGCATTAGTAAAGATTTTGAAATTACTGATATAGGAACTTTAAAGAAACCGTCCTGGCATTATAACTTAGACTGGGTTTAATTTTGTAGTTTTTTGAATTCTTTTATTAAAAAAACTTTACTTTCTGCTCTAGTTACCTTAGAAGTATACTTTTCAATATATTGTTTTAACAGCGGATTAAAATCTGCCATGTCTTCAGATCTAATTTCATCAAGTTGTTGGGAATAGTTTATAAAATGTTGAAAATAGTCATTGCCCTCTGAATTAAGATACTCAGTAATACTATTGTTATTGATATATTTAGAGACTAGTTTTTTATATTCTAATGGAGTATTTTTAATAGATAAAAACACTGGATATTGTACTAGTTGAAATGTTTTAGAAAATCTAGGAAAATATTCTTTAATGTAATTATCTAATAAATCAAGCTGGTTTACATTATAAATGCTTACTGCTGTATGCACATTCATTGATGTTTTTTTATCTTTTCTTAAATCAATTAGATTATCGTAAAACTTTAAATTCTGTTCTATTGTATCCCAGTTAGAACCGCTTCTAATGTAATTGTTATAATGTCCAAACCCATCTATACTAATATTTAAACTTAACTCTTTACAACTTAATAAACTGTCTAATACAGCGTCAGTTGGTTCTACAGTTCCGTTTGTACTTAGCTGTATAGAAAGATTTTCTAAAATTCCTTTATTCTTTAATAGTTTAAAAAAATCTTTAGTTCCAGGACTGTACATTGGTTCGCCACCAAGAACTTCTATTTCAACTAAGCTATCTAACTCGAGATCTTTATATAGAGTATTTTTAATGTATTTTTTCTTAGAAAAAGATTCCCCATAAATTTTTATTTCATCCTCGTGCCAGGTATGACTATTAGGTGATCCACAACTTCTGCATTTTATGTTACAGATGTTATCCATAACTAATTCTAATTTTTTTATTGTGGTGTCAGTAGTAAATTCATATTTGTTAAGGCCGCTTTGCCGCATTGACGAAATGCCTATTTCTTCTTCGGCGTAGCATTGGCACCCTTCTACTCGTTCGCCGTTTAACATTTTTCTACGCATTTCTTGCATTACAGAACCTTGTCTTACGTCATTAATTGGAATAATATTTTGAAACAAGGTAGATTTCATAAACTGTCCGCAGGGCAGAACTGTGTTATCTGCTTGCAGACTAGAACTTATAAAAGGATACACACAGTATGTTTTAGATATCATATTCTGTAATTTGTAAAACAAGTCGAGGTATATGACCTATATTTGCTGCGCCATGTAAATCTGTAGAACTAGTGTAAGCATATACATCACCTTTTTTGTAATTAGTAATCATTTCATCCTTGTATACAAATATGTGTCCGGGATGATAATCCTGCAACGGGATCCAATAACGAGAACAATTAGTATCATGTGTATGAGGATCGGTGTGCATGGGCATGTATTGCCCTGGTAATAGTTTAGTGATCCACCAGTGTAATTGACCGGTTGTCCAAGGAGGAGAGATATCTATATTTAAATCGCGTTCTTCATAGACCCACCAATTAACTGCATTTAAATCATAGCCTGCTTCTTTATATGTTTTGTATTCAGTTGCTTCAACCGCAGTTGATGCCGGCCAGTCGCGGGGCCTTGCCTGTCCTGTCCTAGTTAACACCAAGTGTTCCCATAGCGGATTTACCCAATGTTTGTAATTACCTATGTGCCGCATTTTAGTTTATCCATTTGCTCAATAAAAAAGATTTTACTATCTATTAATTCTCTAGGATAGTTTTTTATAAATTCAGATAACAATGGATTACTATCTTTTAAACTTTCTTTTCTTAATAAATCTAACTTGACATGAAAATTTAAAAAATGGTTAAAATAATCCTGCTCATTTAATATTAATTCGTATAAAACATCTTTATAGTTATCCCCAAAATTTTCAACAATCGGAATTAAAATTTCTTTATACGGTTGGGGAAGATTTCTAATTGATAGTTGAGGTGGCCAATATAAGTTTCTATGTGTAAGCGCATATTCGGGATAATTTGTTTGAAAGTAGTCTTCCATATCTTTAAGAAGATTTACATTGTATAAACTAACAGTAGTATGTATGACCAAACTTGTAGATTTTTCTTGTCTTAGAGTCTTTAGATTTCTAAAGAAATTTAAATTTTTCTCACATTCTTCAAACGTTGCGCCACTTCTAAAATAAGAATTTAAGTGCCCAATACCGTCTATGCTAAATTGTAAACTTAAATTTTTACATGTTAAAATTAGATCATATACCGCAGGAGAAGGTTTAACAGTTGCATTAGTATTAATTGTTAAACATATATTTTTTGCCGTTTGTGTCGATAATAGTTTTTCCGCAAACGAGTTAAACTTTTTACTTAAAAACGGTTCGCCTCCACTAACTCCGACATACTCCAATCCTGAAATATCTATATTAGTATTATTTTCAACATATTTTGAACCAAAAATAGTGTGACTGTATATTTCTTTTTCATCTGAAAACCAAAGATGACTGCTCGACGAAGCACATCCTCTACATTTTAAGTTACATATATTGTCAAAACTAACATCTAATACTCTACTTTCAACAGTATCTACAACCCCATATTGTTCCAATGCCTGTAGCCGTCTAGATTTAATACCAGATTCTTCTGCTAAGTAACATTGTTTACAACCGGCTACTTTTTCTCCTTTACTCATTTTTTCTCGAGCATTTAAAAATACAGGACTATGTCCGATATTTTCTGCACTGTCAACCGGGTCTCCAATACCGTACCATTCACAACAAGGTTGAATGCTAGTAGGTAAAATGTTTCTGCCAATCCAGGCTAGTGGGCAATATGTATTAGACATTAATAATTCTCTAAATGATCTATTCCAATTTGTTTACGGAATTCTTGTGTAAACTTACAGTCAATTCTAAGTCCGTATTCTTGTTCTAGGCTAGATTCCCCACCGTGCCAGTCTTGATCGTTCCACATAGCAGCATGGCTATTAATATAGTGTTTGTCTTGTGTGTCGGGATCCCATATATAGAAACCTCGCTTGGTGCGATATCTTATATGTATGAATTCGTTATTATGCGGAGTATAGTAATCATTTTCAAACACACCGTTTTTAGCATCTAGGTCTCGATGTTCAAATGCTTTGCCGTTATGATCGCAAAGAAAAAATATAACACGCCCTATGCGATCTATTATACCTTGTTCTTGTAGATTTTCTACCCACTGAACAACACCGGGAAAGAAGTTGCTTTCCTCAGTCTTTTGTCTTTCAGCATTGCGTTCATTCCAGTCGCCTTCGTTCCATAGAAAATAATAGGTATAAGGATCGTTAGCACCTAATACACTTTTAAGATAACGTGTGAATAAATTGCGTTGTTTGTAGTCTTTAAAATCTGTAGGATATATTTCTTGACCTTGAATTTTAATGGGATGATCATTCGACAAGGCAAGATATTCTTCATGTGCTTTGTATATCGGTTTCCAGTTCCACTGATAACTGCCTCGACTTTGATCAAAGCCTGGAGCCATCCATGTGCCTTCTTTGGCATAATCCCTTGCTAAAGCAAAACCTTTACAGATTTCTGGATGTAACTCTGTAAACCCTTTTACATCCAAAAATGGATCTAAATTAATGTAAGGCTTGCCGCCAATTCCTCTAATCATGTTAATACTTAGCTGATAAGTATTTGTATGACTGCAGAATATGAATACTATTATAACGATGTTCCAGGAAAAGGCCTTTGCCGAAATAACCTAATTTATACCAGCTTAATTAGCAAAGATAAAAAAACATTTTGTCAATGGTACCACAACGATACTGATTATCATAAAGGTCAGAATCAAGTAGTAGACCCTAGTCTAATGAATGAAAAATGGTTGCGCGAAGTAAATTTTATTACTCAAATGCGTAATATATTTCCGCACCTAGTTCCCAACATTATTAATATAGATTTAGAAAAAAGAAAACTCTATCTTGAAATAGATGGTGATGACTTTTGGCAACAATCTGATCCTATTAAACAAGACTACGATAGTGTACTGCCCAATTGGCGAGAACAGATGTTAGAAATATTTAAAGCACACAAAGCATTAGGTATCTACAAATACAGTCTACATCCCAGTAGTTATTTTGTTGTCAACGGTCAACTTAAAAGTATCAATTATTTTTTCTGTTATCGTGATCACGATCCTGCTATTAGTTTACGTAGCGTAATGAGCCATATCAGTGAAGATAGGCAAGCAGATCTATTTCCTAAAATGTCTGCTATGGGAATAGACGTGGATAAGCCGACTCCCTTTAAAGACATACAACTGTTAGCATTTGAAAGTTTTAAAACAAACTTCCCTTCTGATTTTATGGACGAGTGTAAAAAACTTTATGTATAATATTGTAGATTGGTCTTCTGATCTAGATCTTTCCGAGTTTTATAAAGAAGCAAAAGAAAAAGGGTTCGAAAACAATTCCAGTCAAAAATCCATGATAGATTGTTTTCACAATGAAAAATCCTGGAAAGCATGGATACTGTATCAGGACAATAAAGCCATCGGTAGTGTAGTAGCTCACTCATTTGATGATGTCATGGGGCCTGATAGTTATAGGGTGTTAGCACGTACCTGCACGTTTGGTGCGGCAAGACCACACGGTGGATTAATAACTCCCCAACGTCTAATTGCAGAACATCAAAATCTAACTGACCAATTTTTATTACCTGCCTGTATAGCATGGGTCGGAGAAGAAAACATATATGCCACATCTAATGACAGCAAGGTAGCGAGTCAAAGGCTAGTACACAGATATTATTTTCCCACATTAGAAAAGATAGGCATAGTGGAACGTGTTAAAGAAGTTCATTACAGGTACACAGATCAAACTGTGTGGAAAATATACGGAGATAGATTTTTAGAGAATCTAGAACGTTATCCTAGATGGATCTAAATCGGGATTAATTCTTTTTAATTCAGACATGACCTGCGGAGTTAGTTTCCATCTAAACTCGATCTGTCTAATAGAGGGCTTTTGTGCCCAGAAGATAATTGTATCAACAATGTCGGCCTTGGACGTAGTGTAGTCACTAACAAAGGCTGTTGGGTCGTTTTCTTCTACTGTTGTACCTTCTATAAATCCTAAATCTAAATGTAGCAGTGGAATACCGTTGGGATTTAAACTAATAAGTCTACAGGCTTCCGCTAGTGCTTGTTTATCGTGTACATACTGTGTAGGAATAAGTTCTGGATAGAATCTACTAACACTGCCCATAACAACCATCATGTCTACTTTGTCTTTAAGTGCTTCAACTAATTTTAATTGCTGACTGTCTCTGTAAGCATTATTAATAAACAGTTCACAGCCTGTAGATTCTTCTACAATCTTATCAAAGTCTTTATCTATATCATATCCATTGCTACGGCTCATTCCCACAATTTCTCTACAACTTATTTCTTTAAACTTGTCGTAAATTGCTTTACCAACACCGCTTGTGTGACCGGTTACAATAATTTTTTTATCCACGATTTGGACCGCCTATTGCTCTAAAAGATATAATATTAACCAACGGGTTTGCTAGCCAATACTCAATAGCGTCAATTACAACTTGCGAATCGTTGTAAGCAGTGCTAGATAGCTTTAATAACAATATGTTAGGAAGGTTAAGCTCTAACACACGTTCTTCTAATTTTGTTTTTTGTGCGGTGTAGTCTGGCATTTCTACATCGGGAAAATCTGTAACTATACTGCCCATGACAATCATCTTGCCAACACTCGCATAAAGTTGGTTAAGTATATCCATTTGTATGCCGTAGGCATTGTTGATAAACAAATCACATCCAACCGCGGCACTCATGTCTGATCCTCTATTAAAGGCCGTTACATGATAGCCCTTATTGACAAAGTGGTCATGTAGTGCTTGGCCGAGGCCGCGAGTAGTTCCAGTAATTCCAACTTTAAACATAGATAACTTTAAACTTATTAGAAATAATTGCGTCAAGTTGTCCTTGGACATCTTCTGCTATACTAAAGGATACAACCGTATCTTTGTAAACAAAGTTGTCAAGAACGCCTTCTTGATTCTTACGATTCAGCCACGGGCTAATAATATTGTCAAACTGATAACGATAGTCAAACTGTTCGTATGCTGGAGTAATTTCAACGTTGATTAAATTTTTGTGGTGGCTACGTTTTAACGGTTCGCGAACTACAAGTTGTTTACGTGGTACACTACCGTAATTACTAGCAGTATGTATTTTATTAGCAAACATATAACACCAATGATTGTCTACACGTTGTTTATACATTTTTTGATTATCTAAATCTATCAAATATGACTGCTCGCCCGACAAGTTTAAATGCCAACGATTATCAATGTCAGCGTGGGACATGTAACTTTGATTGGGATCAAGTGTAATAACACGAGCTTCTCCAATTGTGTAAGGTAAAGTAGATAGTAGTTCTTCCCACGCTGTACCTTTAAACTCATCTTTGATTTGCCAACTGTCATAGAAGAAGTCACCGGTTGGAGTATTCAAGGCAGTGCGACTACCTTCAATTGGGCACTCTGATAATGCTTGTTCTATTAGTCCTTTTGGGCATTGCCACATGGTTATGTTAATCATGAAATATTTATGTGCTAGTATAACTCGTGTAAATATATCCATGTTCAAGGTACCCTTCAATCCAAAATGGAAAAACATTGCCATTGCCGTTAGTGGCGGTGCCGATAGCGCATTACTTGCCTATATGGTTTGCCAAAAAGCCAAAGAACATAATATAACTATACATATCATTAATCATATACGTTGCTGGAAAACCAAACCTTGGCAACAAGACAATGCAGATACTGTGTGTAAATGGTTATTTCAAAATTTCTATCATACAACATTTAAACGGCATATTAACTTTATTGCGCCCGATTTAGAGTACGGCAATGTAGGACCAAACTTAACCGACGAGTATGGTAAGCAAGTGAGCGGTGACAACATTCAAGCAAGAGCTTACGCAGAGTATATTTGTAAGAAATATAACATAGATGCGTTTTACAACGGAGTAACCCGTAACCCAAGATTAGCACAATTCAATGGTATGAGTGAACGTGACATTGACCCTACAGAGGACAACAAGCATTTGGCAGAAATGGAACACATGGGCTTTATGGTTTATCATCCATTCCGCTTCACAGACAAGTCAGAAATTGTTAAAATGTATAGTGAGCTTGGCCTCACGGATCTGTTTGAAATTACCCGCAGTTGTGAAGGCGAGATAGTAGGCATTGATTATAAAAACTATATACCGGGTCAATACGTTCCAGTTTGTAACGAATGCTTTTGGTGTAAAGAAAGACAATGGGCAATATCATGTCAAGACTTATAACATTCGGTTGTTCATTTACCCTTGGATTAGCATTAGATGATCCGTCTAGTCAATCATGGCCGGCAGTGTTAGGAAAATTAACTGGCAGAACAACTATTAATAACGGAGATCCGGGTAGTAGTAATCTAGAGATACTATCCCGTATCTTGTCGTTTAGGTTTAAGAAAGATGACTTGGTTGTAGTGGGTTGGACCTATTCTCATAGAGATGTAATTTTTAATATAGTAGAAAAGAACAAAAAAATAGGACCGTGGCAGGACGACGAATTGTTTAAGAAATGGTCTGAGGTTCATTCTAATTACGACAACAATGTTAGGTCAGGTATCTATATTAATCATGCAGAATTATATATTAATAGTTTAGGACTCCGTTATTATCCTTTTTGGGCTCCACCGAAACCGGAGATGTTGATAGATCGAGTAATTGATGTCACCATTGGCGAATACTTTGGTAGTATTCCCAAATTTATCAATAATGCGTTACGTGATAACATTTTGAATACAGAAGATTTAGCGTCCGACAATAACCATCCCGGCCCAATAGCACATAGCATTGCGGCCAAAAAACTTTACAATATTATCAATGCAAAGTAAAACATTTTGTATGCACCCTTTTACAGGGTTAGCAACACGCGAAGACGGAGCCGTCAAAGTCTGTTGTCGTAGTGCGCCGGTTGGGTTCATACAAAATAATACACTAGAAGAAATATGGAATAATGAAACCATGCAACTTGTTCGCAAACAAGTCTTATGCGGAGAACGGCCTGAGGTTTGTAAACCTTGCTTTGACTTAGAAGACCAGGGTGTAGAAAGTTTGCGCCAACGTCATATTAACGGAGTTATTCCAGAAGCACGTATTAACTTATATCCCGATACACCGCTACAAGAAATTATGCCGTTTGAATTTCCTACAATGGAGATTAAACTTAACAACTTGTGTAACTTGAAGTGTCGCATGTGTAATCCGTTAGATAGCACTAACTGGAAAGACTGGGACAAAGTAACTCCGTTCTATAAGAAAGAAAATAATTTCCTAGTACACACTATTACAGAGCTTGTAGATAATCCCGGAAAGTATATCGGAGAGTTTGACGATAGCGACAACTGGTGGACCAGTTTTGAAAAACTTCTACCTCATTTTAGACGAGTAGAGTTTGCAGGTGGAGAGCCTCTAATGGATCCTCAACATTATAAAATTTTAGACATGTTAAAGCCTTATGGTGCTAACATTGAATTAAAATACGCCACAAATGGCACAACGCTAGGAATTAGCAAAGGAAGGACTATACATGACTACTGGCCATATTTTAGAAGCATTGCCGTTAATGTCAGCCTTGATGGCATTCACGATGTTTACAATTACATTCGCGGTAACAGCGACTTTAATCAAGTTGAAGCAAACATTAAAGAAATAAAAAAAATTCCTAACGTGAGTCGTGTAGTTGGGGCATTTACAGCACAAGCTGGCAACATACTACAAGCCGCAGAATGTATTGATTATTTTATTAACACCATGGACATTATATTTTATAGCCACCGTGTTAGTTATCCCAACTGTCTGTCAGCACAAGTGTTACCACAAGAATTAAAAGCACTAGCAATTACAAAACTTCTAGCAGTTAAGTCACAAGTAGATACATGGAGCGCAGTTAAAAAGAACCCGCTGTTAGGCACAGTTACGCATCAACAAATACAAGATAACATTAACTATCTACAAGCAAAGGATCAAAATAATTTGTGGCAAGACTTTTTAGATTTTAATTTTGCATTAGACTCTACTCGCAATCAAGATTTGTTAGCAGTTATACCAGAATTTAAACAGTATGTATAAAATAACCAGTTCTTGGCCGCATCAAGATCAAATAAAAGTTGAATGGAATTTAGGCAAACGTTGCAACTACGACTGTACATATTGCCCTTCAAGCATACATGATAATTTTAGTTCGCATACAGATATTAACATCCTAGAAACAACTGTTGATAAACTATGCGAAATTGGAAAACCGTTACGTATTAGTTTAACAGGTGGCGAACCTTGTGTGCATCCCGATATAGAAGATCTACTAGACTACTTTAAACGCAAGGATATATTCTGGGTCAACTTAACAACCAACGGAACTCGATCTGCTAACTGGTATTTGCAAAACGAAATGTATTTTAATCACCTAGTGTTTAGTCTGCATTTTGAATATGACTGGCAGCGTGTGATGAGAACAATTAACGAGTTCTATGACAAAACTCAAACAGACTTTTTTGTTAACATAATGGCTCACTACGATCATATGGACAGTGTTCGCAAAGTAGTCAAAGAGTTCCGAGAAAAAGGGATTAGATTTGCTGTGCGTAGAATACGCTGGACTGAGGGCGATCATAATGTGTTTGACGATATGCGGTATGATGGTAACGACTTAGAATGGATTCTCTCACAGAATGCCACGGCAAAGGCTAACTGTAGAATAGACGATGTAGAAATTATGCATGCCAACGACGTAATAAAATTGCATCTAAACAAATTCAAGGGCTGGACTTGCAACGCAGGCATAGAAAGCCTAATGATAAATTGGGACGGCGATGTGCACCGAGCGACTTGTAGAGTCGGTGGTAGTCTTGGTAACATATATGCAGGTACATTTTCAATACCTATAAACCCTATTATATGCGATAGGAATTACTGCACCTGCGCAGCAGACATTCCGTTAACAAAGATAAAACAATGATAAAAACAACAGCAATTAAATTAAAAAATCCCACACCATTTATTGTAACCTGGGAAATGTTACGCAGATGTAATTACGACTGTTCTTACTGTGAAAGTACACGTCATAACAACTATAGTCCGTATCCTAGCTTTGAAGAATTAAAAACTACTTTTGATTTTATCAAGAGCTATGCAGATCTGTACAATTCAAAAAGACTATATGGTGATATAACCAGCATAGATTTTACCGGTGGCGAACCTACCGCCAATCCTAATTTTTGGCCATTGATAGAATATATAAAAACACAAGGAAATTTTGCGTTAGGGTTGACTACTAACGGCTCTTGGGGGCCTCAATTTACTAAAAGAATTTTAGATAATTTTGTTCACGTTACTGTTAGTTGGCATAGTGAAGCTGATCAGAAATTAAAAGATAGAAGCATTAAAAATATTATAGGCCTGCATGATGCCGGGATGAGTGTTCAGGCAAATGTAATGCTACATTGCGACTATTTTGACGAGGCGGTTGAAGTATGTAATCTACTCAAATCTAAAGGAATTTCACGACTGAATCCTGTGCCAATCGGAGATGGAAATATTGTTCGAAAGGGATGGTTTCAAGATGCCGACGGCAATCAACGTAGAACAAGCCACGAATACACAGAAGAACAACAGAACTGGTTCTTTGAATGGATGGGGCAACCTCGTAGTGCATCTACATCTGCCGAGGGTACAAACGTAGGTCGTGCATGTTGTGGTAGCAGATGCACACAGGGTAAAGTTGAAGATGAATGGCAAGATATCAAATTAGTGAACAACTGGTTTAAAGACTGGTATTGCACAGTTAACTGGTTTTTTATGCATGTTGAGCAGCATACAGGCAATGTGTTCCATCATCAAACATGTCAGGCAACACACACAGGCCGGGGTCCTATTGGAAATTTGCGAGATACTGAAACTATTATCTCGCAAGTTAAAGATATGTTATCTAAACCGGTAACGCCAATTATTTGCCCTAACCAAAGATGCGGATGTGGTATGTGTGTGCCTAAAGCCAAAGAGTTCACAGACTTTGAAGACCTGTGGAAAGCAACAACTATAATTCCTATATATGAAAAATAAAACTATAATGCTTAAAATAGATAGCGGGCATGATTTAGCTAATCTTAAAGTTAAACAAAAAAATTTACAAGGCAAATTTTGTAATAAACCTTTTGAAACGTTGTCTATTAGGGACGATGGTAGTTGTTGGATGTGCTGCACAAGCTGGTTGCCTTATAGTATTGGTAATTTAAATGAACAATCGTTTGAAGAAATATGGCACGGGGAAGTAGCAACTATAATTCGTGAGTCTATACTAGATGGAAGTTTTAGGTATTGTAATCATACAGTGTGCGGCGACATATCTGACAATCGATTACCCAACATAGAAGATACACCTAAGCCAGCAGAATTTCCAACACATATTATGTTTGAGAACGATGCTAGTTGTAATTTAACTTGTCCTAGTTGTCGCACTGAAAAGATATACGATTACGAAGGTGTTGATTACGAACGTAAACTAGAATTACACTACAAAATTATTAATGCTGTATTTGACAAACCGCATGACAAACATATTACACTAGATATCACTGGCAGTGGTGATCCGTTTGGTTCTAAGATATTCCGAGACTTTTTAGTTAACTTTGATCCAACACCTTGGCCCAATTTAATATTAGACTTACAGACAAACGGCGTAATGCTTACACCTGCGTATTGGCGCAGAATATCTAAATGGCACAGTAAAATTAGAGCTATACGCATCAGCTTTGATGCAGCTCGTGAAGAAACATATGATGTTGTTCGCCGTGGAGGACACTGGCCAACATTGTTAGACAATTGTGATTATATAAACAATGAGATATCTAATAATCCTAATATCTATGTCCTAACACAATATGTGGTTCAAGATCTAAACTACAAAGAAATGAAAGATTACGCACAATTAGTCCTGGACAGATTTCCAAATTTCTATAGTGTAGATTTTCAATTGGTTATTGATTGGAATACTTGGGATAAGACCACGTATGAACAGCGCACCATTTGGAAGACAACTCATCCTGAATACGCAGAGTTTCAGAAAATGCTTGCTGATCCTATTTTTAAAAATCCTAAGATAAGATTGGGGACTGTAGCAAATGTGCTAGCTCAGGAAAAGTCTTAACAAAATCTGTATCACGTATAGCTTCTATCTTTTCAATATATTCAACAAATGCAGGTAACTGAGCAGTGTGATCTTCGGCATCCATAAAGTCTAATACTGCCTGCCAGCGTTTCCATCCGTAAGGATTGTTTTTCCAAAAGTCTTCATCTTGTCTGTAGTTAGTATACAACCATGTAGCAAGATCAGCAAAGCTCTTACGCACTTGTTCTTTATCATATTCAGGCAAACATCTAATACTTAAGAACGTGGGTATATACAACAAGTGCATGTTAACAATTCCGCCGCCGGCTTCAATTCCACCAGTTATATTTTCAAAGTTTACTTTCTTAAAATTCTGTTGTATCTTCCACTTGGCAAGTTCAGGCAAGTGTTTGATGTTTAGTATTTGTATAGCAGTGGCAATGCTAACTTGTATGTTGCCAGGAGTGTTATCTAACTTGTGAAGATTACGTTCGATAGTAACCCAATCACTAGGATAGCGTATATAGTAATTACGGTCGCCGACAGCATCGATGCTAAACCCTACTTTAACTTTTTTGAATTTTTTCCAGAGTTCAATAATTTCGTCATTTACTAATAATCCATTTGTGTTGTATCGTACAAGGATCTTGTCCGCGTATCCTTGTCTAACAATTTCTTCAAGGAACAGTTTATGCTCCTTAATAAGCAAAGGTTCGCCGCCTGCAAAGTATACTTGTTTTAGATTAGGAATCTGAGTATACATTTCTTTCCAGAAGTCTGGATTTTCGTGCCATTTATTGTTAAACTCTGATTGATCCCATGCCATTTGATCTTTAAGTTCTTTAGTCTGAAATAGAGGATATATCTTTTTATGATCAGAAACCCACATGCTACTATCATGAGGACTACACATAACACACTTAAGATTACAAGTATGTCCTAATCTTAAATCTAGATAAACAAGACGTTCAGGAATTGTTCCATTTTCTTCTGTTTGTTTAACAAGCTCTTCAACATCAAGACCTTCTTCTATCCAAGTACCTGTTTCCCAAATACGTTTGCTAGCAACACCTTTAGACTCTTCAGCAATACATTTACTACAGCTAGAAGGAATCTTTCCTTCTAGCATAGTTAAACGTACATCTCGCATGTATTTGTTGTTCCATGCGCTCATAGGAGTTTCCCGTCCAAAATTAGCAGGACGACCTGTTTCGTTTTTTACTAGACCAATTTCGTGATCCGTTCCTGCTCCACTACTGTTAGCATTACAACATAGTCGCATGTCGCCGTTGGGACGTGTGGCAAAATGTATCCAGGGCAATATGCAAAAAGTTTTGCTTCCTGATACTGATTCAATTTTCTCTTGCCAGTGTTTAATTTTATTCATGCAGGTGTATCATTTAAGATATTAAAAAACTTATCCCCAAAATGCATTTCTACAACATCACGGATCTCAAGAATTTCATATAAGTCTCGTAGTTTATTTGATAATACAACATTTTGACGTTGAATCTCCATAAACTTTTGCATATAAAATGTATCTTGAATAGGAACATCTTCATTACTGTATTTTTCATTGATCATATCATCACCATATATTAAAAAGATACTTCGGAGTTAGCCCACTGTTTAATCCGCAATGCCAAGTTGTTCTAGATGGCCATTTATATATTTCTCCCTGAGGCTGTTTATATAAACAAAAATTATCTACTATTAAAACATGACCGTGTGTCGGTTGTCCTATATGACAATGATATCGAACTATGTCTGTTCTTTGAGATAAATTTACTTCATCGTCATGGACATCCCAATGCCAAGGTGAGCAACGTGCAGGATTTATTCTACTAATCCAGCAGCTTGTATACGTTTTCAATCCAACAAACTCACAAAATTTTTCAGCGATAGAAATATTAAAATTTGTATGAGGCAAAAACATGTCCCATTCCACTGTTCCACCATCAGCAACAGTTTTGAATCCCGAACGCTTCCACAAATCTGTTACTTCTTTAAGGCCCGGAATTGGATCATCTTCCTTGTGGCTAGGTCCGATATAGGCCGGTCGTTGTTCAGCAATCTCTTTTATAACTTCGTTCCAATCTATAATTTTTGAACAGTTACCAACTCTTTCTAACATTTTATTTTATATCCTAACATGTGAAAATAATACTGTATGTGTTCGCCGCCGTTGGCAGCTGAATGATAGTTTCTATAACTATCCCATTCAAAAATGTCTCCTTGCTTAAAATCATATAAACAATGATCGTCAACGATTAATACACTTCCGACCCTCGGCACATCTATACAGCAGGTATATCTATAAAGCATTCCGTATTTTTTTAACCATTCTGGTCCCTTATCTTCTACATCCCAGTGATAGGGAACTGTAATACCCGGATATACTTCACTTACAAAAACTCTTAATGGGCGAATTCCTAGTATGGCAGCAAATGTATCTGATATACTTTCTGGATAATGATCCCCTGGATAGTAATCATACCAATAAATTTTATCCAGGTCACATCCAGCATCACGCCAATCTCCTATCACTTTTCTATACTCTTGAAGCAATTGTTCGTTGGCTATTTGTTCTGCTACCGACAATAAAACCTTGGCCTGCATAGGTTCTCGATTCTGTAAATTAACTTCGGATCTTTCAACCACAGAGACCACAGTGTTTCTATCTCCTGTTACGCTCTCTTGGCATAATTTAATTACTTCATTCCAATCTATTTTATCTGCGCAGTTACCTATATATTTCATCGCTATCTCCAATTATATTTTGATAGACAAAATTTAAATCGCATTCTCCCCATTTTACGTGGGTGCATAAACTATTGAAGAACATTTTTTCTAAATCATATCTATTATTGTTTTTAGGTCCGGTCTCGTCTAGTCTAAATTTAGCGGTTTCGTGAATTATCCCATCCATATACTTTGCTTCAATAAACGGATCATCTACTTCAACGCACCCATACATATCTAGCGTGTGCATAATTCCGCTGTTATCATAGTAATGACAATGTGGATACATTGTAAGTTTGTAAACTCCTTCATTATAACAATCCATCATGATATTTCGAAGTTGTAATTTCCAATCAGATGGTAAAGTTCTGCCTGTATATATTAATTCGTTGCAAGTGGGCCCATACCATTTATAAAAAATACGTTTGCTAACATAATCTATATCTATAATTTCCGGCGCCCATAGCTTGTTGCTAAATTTGTGTGCATATCCAACTTCTTTGTTAAAAAAATATTCAACAATGTCTTGAGTGTAACCCACACGGTCTGGTTGCCATTTACGTTGATACAGATTATTATGATCGTAGTTGGCACAGTATACAGTTCCTTCCGGATTTATTAACGGTTCATAGGTTTGCTGAGACATGCATCCAGGCACACCTTGATCATTATATTTGTAAAAAGGAATCCAATTATCCGTTAGCATACAAATGATCTCTACTAGACCATCCTACTCTAGGCCTATCACTAAAAAAGCAACTAGCGATCCACTTAGTTCCTTTGGTAATTAGTTTGCTTTCGTGTATTGTGTCCCAATTAGTTGCTTCGTCATAGCATTGTTCAAAATACAAAAAGGAACCAGTCTTAGGAGTAATAGATACATCAAATTTAGGAAAATAAGTTTCTCCGCCTACAAAATCATCATTAAAATAAAAAATACCGGTTCCAACTCTGTCGCCACCGTTTTTATAATAGTTGATTTGTCTAGGGTCATAACAGTAATCGTGATGATAAGCTAGATACTGTCCTTCGTGATAGTTGTAAATATCAATAGCCTCTATGTGAGAATATGGAATTTTAGCAACATTAACAATAGCTGTTGCTATTATATCATAATCATAGGGATCAACACCTAGACTAATTCCTCTATTTTCAACTTCTTCTGTAACTTGGGCATACGACTCAACACGACTTTGATAACCAGAATTAGAATTCATTCCAGCATTGGAATGTTTTTCTATCATACCTCTACAAAATTCAGCAGATAGTACATTATCAAAAACAGATATTCTCGGTACATCGTTTAACTTATGTTCTACTATCATATTTTTCTTTCCAGATTTTAATAGTTTGATCTAGCCCCTCGTCTAAACTGACTTTAGGATACCATCCAGTTAATTTAGTTATTAGATTGTGATTGCTATTAAGCCAGTAAATCTCCCCAGGCCTGAACAATTTAGTATCCCAATTAATCGTTCCTTGCCAGTTTAATTTTTTGGCAATTTTTTGTGCATAATCCCTAATCTTTATAGGAGCATCAGGACCAATAGTAAGTATTAGTCCACTGTTTACTTTATCAGGATTTGTAATAACTGTAATCCAAGCATCTAATAGGTCGTCAATAAAAATAAAATTTCTATATGGTTCAGCATATCCAAGATTTACTTCTTTGGAATTTTCTAGCATCTGACTAATAATTTGTTCTGTAACAAAAAACTTGTTATCTTTACGACCATAGCTGTTTGTTTGACGTATAGCAGTAAATGGCAATCCATAACATCTGTAAGCGTATTCTAAATATTTCTCACATCCATATTTGGCTACAGAATAAGGAGCATTGGGGTTAGGCTGAGTGTTCTCATCAAATGTTTCAAATACTTTAGGTATGGCGCCATTTTTTACAGTATCACTAATAGGTTGCCAACCATAAACTTCCATAGTACTAGCAAACACAAAGTTCTTTAAATTTTTAACAGAGGCGGCTGCTTCAATTAAATTAACTGTTCCTATATAGTTTATTTCACTAAAGGTAATTTGTTCATAGAAGCTTTGTTCTACTTCTGTACGTGCAGCTAGGTGCACAATGATATCTGGTTGTACAGAAGCTACTTCTAGCTGAACACTCTTGTGATCTGTTAGATCGCTTTTGAGATGATGAACTGTGTGGTCTTTTTCTAAAAGTGGTGCTAAGTGAGATCCGATAAATCCCGATGATCCAGTCATTAATATTTTCATACGTTACTATCCAAAAATTCTTCGATTGCGTTAATTAATACATCATTGTCTGGTTGAGTCAAATGATCAAAACTTTTAATAATAGAACCCGTACGATTAATTAGATACTTGTGGAAATTCCACTGCGGTAAAACATTTGTTCTGGTGGCAAGGTCTTTATAAAAAGAATTTATTTCTCTAGGTGCAGTTTCGGCGAATTGTGCAGGGCTTGAACTATCCTGTTCTACAATATTTGATTTTTCCATAACATAAAAACTTACATTATAATTTGTCTCACAAAAATCTAAAATTTCGGCATTTGTATTAGGCTCCTGTCCTGCGAAATTGTTTGTCGGAAATGCCAGGATTGTAAATTTTTTATCTTTATATTTTTGAAATAATTTTTCTAATCCTTCGTACTGAGGTGTAAGTCCGCATCGGCTGGCAGTATTAACCACTAATAAGACATGTCCTACAAATGAAGAAAGATGAAGTCGTTGTTTTTTCAATGATATAACTTCGTGTTCGTAAATCGATAAATCTGGGTTCATGGCGATATTTATAGTACGTGCTTCTAGGCCATTATCAGTTACATATCTTTCAAAAGTTACACGTTGAAATTCTCTCAAAGTCTTTGGTTCTTCCACAATAGAATGACTCTGTGCCAAAATAGATTCTCCATCCGAGTCTGCTTTAATAAACCCGTATCTCTTTGCGTCATTATACCATTTAACTAACCCTAATTCTATCATTGTTTTCCTATAATCATAAATCGTTTGTACAACGGCAAATCAAGTTCCCCGGCATACAAAATATTGTCCAGATGGCATTGTTTTTTAAACTCTTCTAAACTGTTAGCAATCCTAACATGTTCATCTATATTATAATTATTGCTTTGCAATGCTAGTAGGCTGCTATGTGGCATTCCGCTTAACCATATGTCATATTGGTCTTGTGTTATGTGTTCACAACTGGTGTTGATAATGACATCTGCATCACTGCGAAGAGCACACATGTCTGCTGTGACAGCACGAAACTTGCCAACCATTTCTTCAATCTTGTTCATGTTAACTGCAATAGATTCGCAGGTAGGGTCAATATCAACACTACGAATATTAATAATAGGGATATCACTTTGGAACAACATACTGGCTAGTACACCAACCCAGCCACCATGTATATCAATACCTACAAATTTATTAATGTGTTTTCTTAAATTTGAGATCAACCATTCTTTGCTTTTAAGTTGTCCAGACCAGAATGCATCCATGGTCCTCATAGGATCTGGGCTTTGTCTTATGGCTTGCATCCAGTGATGTAAGTGTTCTGTATCAACTAACAAATTGCTCTCCTAGCTTATCAAAATGTCCACATTGTTTGCCGCATTCCATTAAAGGAACGGCTGACCAGGTACTTTCAATCTTACTAAAGAAACCAGAATTAAATATATCTATTAACGACTGTTTATTTAGGTTAGGATAAACTCCAATTTTATCCATATAATTTATTCTATTGTCCTGGTTAGGCAACTGCCAGGAAAAATCCAACCAGCAACACGGACTAACTCCTCCGTCTGCACTTATGTATAGTTGACTATATTTCTTTGCCTTGCATTGTATCTCTGCTGGTAATACTGACAACACATTTACTGTATGTGAAGTGCTAAGTTTAGTAGGATAAAGAATATTAACAGTCTTGCCGGTTTCGTCCAATACATGAAATTTGTTATCTTTAAAACGACTAGTATGCTTGGTTGTGAATTTTTTAAATTCAAGTTTGTGACTTAGCGCACGGCATTCTTCAATTTGATGTTCGTTATGCTTAAACACTAACATGTGCCATTCTGCTTCGCCGCCAGCTTTTATAAATGACTCGGCATTTTTTATAATGGTGTTCCAATTAGTGCTTATTCGATATAACTTGTGTGTATCTTCTAAACCGTCTATTCCAAATGTAACTTTAACTTTATACTTTGCTAATTTTTTCCACCAGTGTATATTTCTAGCACTACCATTTGTATGCATGCTCAATCGTATGTTAGGATTAGTTTCTTTTAAGTATTGAAATATCTCTAAACAATCTTCAGCAATAATAGGATCACCTAAATTGCCGCACATAAACAGACTATCCAGTTGATTTATAAATTCATCTGAGAACCATTCTTTAAATTGTTCTAGTGTTATCTCATTTAACGACATAATAGGATTTAGTATCCCTCCGTTAACTCGGCGAGGACACATTGGGCATCGTGCTTGACACTTACTTGTTAATTCTAGATGTATGTCTTTTATGTTTTCTAGTTTATACATTTTGGTATCTTTGAATCAGCACTGCTGACACAACTAGGTGTTATACAAACTGTTGGTTTTTTAAAAAGCTCAAAGCTCTCTAGTGTTCCTAATAGTCGGTCGTGACAGCTATATGATCGTTTCACTTCATTACCTCTTATTATAACACTTTGATACCCACTATTGCAACTCCAACCTTGGAATTTGTTAAAACCAAAAGCATTAAATCTTTCTGCTTGATCGAACAAATATTCTTTGTTGTCTGTATCATACAATGCTATTTGATAAACGTCTTCGCCTTGTGATGTTTGAGGAAATCCAGTCTGTAATAGATCAATCATTTCTGTTGTGTAGCCATCGACTACACGACTCGCTGTAGGATCACTTTGCGGTTTGAGCGTAACATTGATTCCACGAGCATGTAGCCGAGACATGCGTTCATAAAGCTCATAAAACTTTTCCGGGACCATTACTTGATTGACTGTGACATGCACACGCTCATGCAATAACTGTAGACACTTGTCACCGAATTCCTGCTCTCGAGCAAACTCATCATGAAATGATGCTGTGATACTTCTGCGTTGTAGTAATGCTGTGTTGGCACACCAGGTATTCCACCATTTACTTCCAGGACTTAAATTGGTTGTCATGTGTATACTTTGGTATGTGCTTTCTGTTTCGTCAAGGTGTTTAATCAAATCATGTAGCTGTCGGTAAGCAGTAGGTTCACCGCCACTGAAACTCCAATGGAATTCATTGAAGCCATTTAGTCGAGCCTGTCGTTTGATTTCATCTACAGTATTAGTATATACTTCTAAAGGCTGGTGATCTACCTTGTCCGATCTAGCATAGGGCCAACAGTAAGAACAGTTATAATTACAGAAACGGCCCAAAATCCAACTGGTAGAAAATAACGGGCGATGCAACATGGTGCGTTGACCAAATCTTGTTATGTTATGGAATGGTATCTTTGTGAAGTCTTGTGTCATAATCTGACAGTATTTAACTACAAAAGTCTTGACCTTTTGCGTTTGCGGTTATATACTGTATGTGTGGTCGTGAGTGGAACTTGGTATACCTCCGGTCCGTTGTGAAACGCATTTGGGCAAGGGCAACGTCTTAGACATCGCTTTGTAGGTTCGAATCCTACCGACCACACCAATTACTATTATAAGTAGTAGAACATAACTTAAGGAAAACATTATGTCAAACACAGTAGAACAATTAAAAGCAGCAATGGAAGCATTCTTGGCAGAAGACGCAAAATTTGCAGCAGGTAACAATGCCGCAGGCACCCGTGCTCGCAAAGCATTACAAGAAGTAGGCAAAGCAGTTAAAGCTCGTCGCAATGAAATCACAGAAGAAAAAAACGCCCGCAAAGAAGCCAAGGCCTAATCATGAACGACAAGGACAGTATCACACTTGATGATATTGAAATTGATCTAAGCAGTTATGGTGCTGCTCAAGCAAGCACCATGACTGATACATTAGATACAATTACACTTGGCTCCGGAGTTTCAACAATTACTCTGCCATCATCTGCGTATTCTTACAATTACGGAGCAACAGTAGGCGGTATTACAACTATTAATAACATTAGCAATAACAGTCAGTGGGCTACAGGAACTAGTGGATATACATTTACCAACGCTGCTGTTCCACAGACTGTGAGTATTACCGGCGATGGTATTGACATGGCTGCGGGCACTGATATTAAAATAGATGGTAAGAGCCTCAAAGAGTTCATGAAGAAAATGGAACAAAGACTGTCCATACTAGTGCCTGATCCGGCAAAACTTGAAAGATTCGAAGCTCTTAAAAAAGCCTACGAACATTACAAAACCATGGAATCATTGTGTTTTCCTGAAAAAGAACAAGAACAGAAATAACAAAATGTCTTGTTCTATAATAAACAATATTTCAAATATTAAAGATCTTGTGTATCTAGAGTTAGGCATTGATCAAAATAAAAACTTTGATCAAATAAAATGCAATGTAAAGTTATCAGTAGACACTAACAACAACGCTCTTATAAAATCAACGACTGATGATTTTTTTTTAATTCTAGACAAAGAAGTGTCGTTTGATATAATTTTTATAGATGCAAATCACGATTATGATTTTGTATTAAAAGACTTTAATAATTCTGTAAATCATTGCAACCACTGGATATTAATACATGACATGATTCCTCCAACAAAATTTTGGTCACAGTCAAAATATTGTTCGGATTCGTACAAACTGTTAATGTATTTTATTAAAGAAACAGATTTTTTAGTTTATCCTATGAACTGCGAATTTGGTTTGACTCTAGTTAAAATGCCTGCAGCACAGATTGCTCCTCCGGAAAAATATGCTAATATAGATTTTGAAGAGTTTGATTCTTTTATCAAAACGATTAAACTTTATTCAGAAGAAGAAATTATAGAATTACTAAGGAATTATAAATGAATGTTAAACTTTTATCCTACAGCCAACCCACAGGCGAATTTAAACTTATGGGTATTGCAGATGCACAGGAACTCATTGCGTATTGCGCCCGTGTCAGCAATCCCAGCAACCAGCTTAATACAGAGACATCAGATAAACTTATCCGATACTTGGTTAAACACCAACACTGGTCACCGCTCGAAATGGTCTCCGCCTGTATCGAAATTACCACAACAAGAGACATTGCCCGGCAAATCTTGCGACACAGAAGTTTCAGTTTCCAAGAGTTCTCTCAACGCTATGCTGACCCAACGAAAGATCTCAATTTTGTTACAAGGGAAGCTAGACTTCAAGACCCTAAGAACAGACAGAATAGCGTCGACGTCGATGATCAATTGTTACAAAATGAATGGTACCGTGCTCAACAGCGAGTCATCTATGCTGCCAAACGAGAGTATGAATGGGCTATCGCTAATGGCATAGCCAAGGAACAGGCTCGGGCTGTATTACCAGAAGGTCTTATAGAAAGTCGCTTGTATATGAATGGAACATTGCGGTCATGGGTGCATTTTATTGAACTACGCTCGGCCAATGGCACCCAGAAAGAGCATCAAGAAATTGCTAAAGCCTGTGCAAAAGTAATTGCAGAAATATTTCCTCTAGCAGAAAGCCTAGTACAATGAAAGAAAAAGTTGATCAGTTTTGTAAAAACTACGAAATACAAATTGTAGATGATCAAAAACGTAGGGCCAGATACCACCCTCCCAAATATTTTACAGATCCTCTGCGAGCAGATATTGTAAACAGAGATTTTGTAAAATTTGAAACAGAAAAAGTATTCACAGTTCAAATACCTGAAAGCAGATTTCGAGCTCTTGTAGAAATGGAACAAAGATTTTTTGGCAATCATACCCACGGCTACAGCGATGCCGACATGTTTTCCATGCTTATGGAAAAGGAACGTGAGGAAAGTTGGTATCGTCAATCCAATACTGCTGTCCAAAAAGCCTACGAGCAGTATAGTATCATGCTCAATCTAGCCGGATACCAAAGAAAAATTTGAGTCAAAAAAGATTCTTATTGACAAGTTTCTAGAAAGACTGTATAATTACTTTATTATGGCACAACACACAAACTACTGGTCATGCTCCCCGTTCGCAGATTGGGTTCGAGGCACACCTAAAAAGGGTGCGCTAACCTCGGACGGCTGGGCCGAATGGGAAGATGAAGCCAAACGCTATCATCCTGTCCGTTATTGGCTAGCTGAAGAAGGCCTAAGCTATATCCAAGATTTTGTCACCTGGCCTGTTAGAAAGATTTACGATGTTAAGTATTACATTAATAACCGTTGGGTTAGTCGCACTCATAGTCTTACCGCTCACCCTCGCGATATTAAGCCCGGTAACTGGTGCGACGTGGGCAACCGGTTCCTTCCTTGCCTCTTCAACGAACTTGTAGACTTTGTTGAAATAGAACAAGCATGGAGTCATATTGCTTGGGGTAGCGAAGAAGATAAGGCAAAGTATAAGGCACCTTTCTGGGCTACAGGTTGGTTCCGTTGGCGCACTTGGCGCTGTCCTCAAGCAGGCATTGATCATTTAGATTGGGCTATGACTCTTACTAACACTGATTGGTGTGAACCAGATCATCTAGACTACGGCAAACCTACAGGACAGGCTCTTCGTGCAAAAGAGATCAAAGAACTTTACCTATGGTGGACTGTGACTTATCGTAATCGTCCTGATCCTTATGATGTCAGCGGCTGGACTGAATACTGTGAAAAGGCACGACTCCTCAACGATGGCAGACTTTTTGGCAGCAAGAAGACTCCCGAACTTGAAGAACTCAGCACACGATCACACGAACTGCTACAGAAGATTGAAGAAGAATATGCGGCCGAAGATGAAGCTATGATGATCCGCCTTATCAAAGCCCGAGATAGTCTATGGACATAATATGAGTATATCTGATAAAAATCAACACAGTATTGAAGACCTATATACCAAGTATCTACAGTTTACTAGCGTGATGATGGAAGAATATAAAGACATAGAGATAGCCGGTATCATGGTCACACAGGCTCTCAGCATGTATAGAACTGTGTTGCCGGAAGAAGACTATCAACGTATGGTAAAAAGCATATATGAAAGAAGAAATGATGTCCGAACCTTTAACGACACTTAAACCACAAACTCCAGCAGAAGGCGTATTGAAACGCAGCGACTGGGGCGATGCTATTACCTATCAAGTTGTTTGCGAATGTCAAGATGCCAATCACGATCACAATGTTTGGGTTGAAGCTGACGATCATTATGTTACGGTTACTACCTATACCACACAAAAATCAGAATGGTGGAAGCTCAATCGCTGGCAGACCATTTGGATCTTGTTAACTAAAGGCTATGTCAAATACGAAGCCAGCATCATAATGACCGAACAACAGGCAGTTAACTACGCAGAAACACTAAAGAAAGCAATACAAGATGTCAAAAATTTCAAGCAGCCCTGAACGGCATTCTTTCCAAAAGCAAGGATATGTCAAGCGTCAGGCTGAACAAGGCGAACCCGTCAATGAAGATTATCTAGATCTTTTTGAAAAGATAATCAACGAACACGATCATAAGTTTGACGATCCCCAACGCCGTGTAAACAATATGGAGTACGATCTCTTAACCACCGATTGGATTTTAGAGAAAGTTCGAGCCAGAGATGACTACGCCCAAAACTTATATGCGGCCATGTGCAACAACGGGTTTATTAAATTAGATGTTATTCCTATCCTTAAACAAGAGGAATGGGGTTGTAGTTGGCGCAGTGCTGGTGGCATCATTGCTGACATGCAACAAAAAGGCGACTACATAGATTGGTACTGTTCAGGTATTCGTGATATTGGCGTCTATGCACCTGCAAAAGAAAACGAACAGCTGACCGAAGAACAAGAAGCTCGGAAGGCAGTAGTAGAGAAATATGTGCCGGAAGGCTGTATAACCGACGAGATCCGGAATGATCTTCAACAGCTTGGCTGGGTGGTGGCGCCTGGTGGGGACTGGGAAAAATTTACTTAAGGAGATTGTGTTAGTATCATGAACTTTGAACTTTACGAAGTTTGGGCAGTGGATGAGGCCGGTCACGAAGAATTGGTAGAAACCACCAGCAGTAGAAAAGAAGCATTGGAAATAGCAGAAGCCAATCTTGGATTAGGAATTACAGAAGCTGTGGTCTACCAAGAAGATGAAAACGGAGACCTACATGAAATCAAACGATTTAATCATGGTTGACATGTTCATCATTTGGTGCTATAATATATGTATTGTTTAACAACAGGAGTGACTCTATGGTAACCAAACTGAAAAAAGCAAGTATCGATATCCGCCAAAACAAAGGACGTGATCTAAGTCCAAAATGGGACGACCACGAGATCATGACTGCTGACCAGTTCAGTCGACATTTCCGGATGGCTATGAGTTATTATCGTTTGGAAACCAGCGGCAAAGAACTCAAACCCAAAGTTATTAATTGGATGAGCAGCCAGAACTATCCAAAAGATGTTATTAAAGCATTCAAAGATACCAAAGACAATCGATGCGGCACGACCGTAGGTGCCATTGCTGCCAACTTACTCAAAGGTATGCCAGCAGTAAGAGCAGACTTCAACGAGGGCCGTAATACCGCAGAATGGTTAAGCAAAGCCATTGCTAAGATCATCGAAGAAGGTAAACATGACGAAGTTGAACTCGAAGAAGGTGCAGTGGAGGTCAAACCCGCAGTGTGTACTCCTAGCATCCAAGAACGACTGCGTGAAGTTGCAATAGGCATGACTGAAGAGATTGAAGATGCTATTGAAGCTTTTCAAACAGATCCAGATGCATTTGATCCAAAAGCATTTAAACTTCTAAATCTTCTACGTGGACGCCAAGCCAAGGCCGCTCACGCTCGAATCATTAAAACACTATACAGTCGAAACTATGACGAATTAGTGGAAGCAGCCACTACCAAAGACGAGCAATTGAAAGAAGGTTATAGTCATTTGAGCAAGGCCAATCTAAAGAAGATCACGCTGTTCTATAGCGAAATTCTTGCAGCCTGTGATATGCTAGCACAAGAGGCTAAGGTTAATAAAAAGCCTCGTGCTAAAAAGCCCACTGACAAGGCCAAAGTTGTGGCCAAGATGAAGTATCTCAAGCAGGATGAAAAACTTAAATTAGTGTCTATCAACCCACAAGACATCATCGGAGCCAAGGAACTGTGGATCTTTAATGTCAAAACACGCAAATTGGGCAAATATATGGCTGCTGAATTCAGCGATCTTGCAGTCAAAGGCACCACAGTTATTGGATTTGATCCAATAAAAAGTGTGCAGAAAACTCTGCGCAAGCCCGAAGAACAGCTCAAAGAGTTCAAGGCTGCAGGTAAAGTGCAGTTACGCAAGTTTCTAGACGATATCAAGGCCGTAGATATCAAACTCAACGGTCGTATCAACGAAGATACTGTGCTACTTAAAGTGCAATAACAAAGTAGATTCTCAGTAAAAAGCGGGCTTTGGTCCGCTTTTTTGTTGGCGGATAAATACATTACTATGAGTAATGTCAATAATTTATTAGCCGCACTAGGCGATGAGATCAACTCGATCGCACAAACCGCTGCCCCAGATGTCAAAGAAATCGCAAGAAAAATGCCATTTCGATCTCTATCGGGGGATCATATTTCCGGAGGCAAAATACATAACTTTGCCAGCACCGGTATCACAGATACCGCTGTAAAAACTCAATTAACAGTGAACAATGATGGTGTCACTGTCACTAATCTGTTCGTAGAAAACATCGATAATCTCACAGTCGCAGGCACCCTAAAAACCAAGATTCTAGAGGTGGATGAGATACGTGCAGATATCAAATTTGAGAAAGATGTGCCTATTGTGTTTTCAGGTGATACCATCGACGGCAAAGGACTGCTTTGGAGTGGCCAAGGATATACCAAACAGTTTATATTTAACTCCAGTCCGGATAGATTCTTTTCATCTGAATCCATCGATCTTGCCAAAGGCAAAAGCATCACTGTCAACAACATCAAAGTAATTGATGAGAAAGAATTAGGTCCTACTATAACCAAAAGCAATCTCAGAGAAGTTGGTCGGCTTAATGGACTGATAGTAGATGGCGGATTATCGGTGGGTCAGTTTATGGTATTCGATGCCAACACTAGCAGACTAGGACTAGGCACTGAAAATCCTAACGCAGCTGTCAGCATCCTAGATGACGGAGTAGAGATAGTTCTCGGCACCAAAGACACCGTAAAAGCATTCATTGGCACTTACGCCAGTAATAATTTAGAATTAGGCACTGACAACACTGCAAGAATAATCATCTCGTCGAGTGGCAATATTATATTAGGTAATCCCAAACTGGCTCCTACCCAAATACATGTACATGGTAAACTTTCAGTAAGGGTTTCGACTCCGGATCCAGAAGTTGATCTGCATGTAAATGGCGCAGTGAGATTCAACAATAGACTGCAAAAATACGACAGCACTTATCCAACAAATGGATCGTATAACGAAGGTGACATTATATGGAACATCCAACCGAGAATGAACTCTTATGTGGGTTGGGTGTGCATTCAAACCGGATCTCCTGGGATATGGTCGCCTTTCGGTAAAATTGGAAATTCATAACATGGCAAGCCAAGAAAAATTAAATGCCCTAACTACCCTATTGCAAGAAGTATTTCAAGAAGGTCAAGAAATTGACTCTGCTGAATTCCCTTACATCATCATCAAAGGCGATATCAATGGCAAAGGCATACTGTGGAATGGACAGGGACATAATAAACAGTTCATTTTTAATTCCGATCCAGATAGATTTTTTATATCTGAAAATATAGATCTTGCCAAAGGAAAATATCTAAGCACCAACAACATCAAATTAATTGATGAGAAAGAATTAGGTCCTACCGTAACCAAAAGCAGTTTAAGAGAAGTTGGTCGTCTCAAGGGATTGATAGTAGATGGCGGATTAAGTGTAAATCAATATCTAGTTTATGACAGTATATCTGATCGATTAGGGCTTGGAACAGATCAACCCAAAGCTGCTGTTAATATCATAGATCAAAATGTGGATATAGTAATAGGTGCAGAAGGTACCAACACTGCAAGAATTGGCACTTATAATTACACTGACCTAGAACTAGGAACCGATAACACAGCTAGGATCCAAATCAAAGCTGGCGGTAATGTTATCATAGGCAATCCGACGGTGGGCGATACCAAGGTCACAATCATAGGTTCCCTGGGCATCAATGTCAACAATCCTGATCCTCGTAGTACATTACACGTAAATGGTGCATTAAAATTCAACGACAAGTTGCATCTTAGTGGGAATGAACCTCCTAGTAGCGGTTCGTTTAACGAAGGCGATATCGTATGGAACAGTTCACCTCAAGCAGGAAAGTCAATTGGTTGGGTATGTGTTCAGCCAGGCAACCCTGGAATATGGAACGGATTCGGTAGAATCGAATAATGCCTCGAGCATTGGTAATTGGCAATGGCGAAAGTAGACGCCGCGTTGATATCAGCGCATACACCGATCATGTTCTTATAGGATGTAATGCCATACATCGAGATCTAAATGTCAATCATTTGGTCTGTTGCGATCGCAGAATGGCTGACGAAGCTGTAAATAATCCCAATACCAAAGACACAGAAATCTATGTGCGGGACCATTGGCATCACTACTTCAGAAAAATAAGAAAAAACAAAAACATCAATCTTCTACCTGAGGTGCCTACCCGAGGTGAATCGAAAAAGGATCAAGCTGAACATTGGGGCAGTGGCGGTTATGCTGTGCTATTGTCAGCGATGTTAGGACACGAAGAAGTTGTAATGATCGGATTTGATCTGTATCCGATCGATCACAGTGTGAATAATATCTACAAAGGCACCGTGAACTATGCTAGAGTGGGATCACAGGCAGTAGATCCCAGCTATTGGGTCTATCAAATTGCCGCAGTATTCATGTATTATCCCGATACAACATTTGTGATCTATAATAGACCAGACTGGCAGATGCCACCGGAATGGCAGAAAAATAATGTGAAATTCATTGCATTATAAATAGAAATGTAATATAATATTACAATACACACAAAGAGGACTCTATGGCATCATCCCTCTATAAACACTCTGCAGTCATCAAACTTGCTACCTATATAAAGGAGACTAGAGATGGCAAAATATCTTTCAACAAAAACTTACGGCAACGACAGAGGGCTGTCATGCTGTTTTAGACAATGGCGTTCAACGCACTCACATTGTTCTATGCTACATGGTTACTCCATTGGCATTAAACTAATCTTTGAATCAGAAACCTTAGATGATCGCAACTGGGTCATGGACTTTGGTGGACTCAAAGCATTCAAAGAATGGAGTGAATGGCAATTTGATCATACACTAGTTATTGGCAAAGACGATCCAGAACGTGGCACATTTGTAGAATTAAACAAAATCCAAGGTGGTTTTAAAAACATGGGCATCATCGATCTACGTATTGTAGATGGTGTAGGCTGTGAAATGTTTGCCGAACTAGTTTACAAGACTATGAACGAAATTCTAACTGCTTATCAAGAAGGCCGTGGCTGGACACATCCTGATGGTCGTGTTTTTGAAGCACGTTATCCTGTTGGCGTAGGCGTTAAACTAAAATCTGCCGAAGTATTCGAACACGCAGGTAATTCTGCAATATACGAAGGATGAATAGTTTTGAAAAAATATGGGCTCGGGCAACCGGGCACAGAATGGGACAAACTGATGAGGATAGGCCAGATGTGCCTATCCTCACTCTACGTGAAGCTCGAATTGTTTTATTCTTAAAAACTTTTTGGGTAGTCATTCACGTTATAACCTGTTGCTTTATTGTTGCCAACACCATTAGGCATTGGTAAATAATTATATGCATACATTTAATATTAATTCTCTCTCTGTTAGTAACAATCTTCCGTTCGTATTAATTGCTGGACCTTGCCAAATTGAAAGTCAAGATCATGCAGAAGATACTTGTGCAAGATTAATTGCTATCACAGCATTATTAGGTATTCCTTTGATATACAAAAGCAGTTTTGACAAAGCCAATCGTTCTAGTATTTCTACCAAACGTGGTGTAGGAATCAAAGAAGGACTTGATGTTCTTAATGCGATTAAACATACGTTCGGAGTGCCTGTTTTGACAGACATTCATGAAAGCTGGCAGGCAAAGGAATGTGCAGATGCTGGCATTGACATACTACAGATTCCAGCATTTTTATGTAGACAAACTGACTTATTGTTGGCCGCGGGTGCTACAGGCTGTGCTATAAATGTCAAGAAGGGACAATTTCTTGCTCCCCACGATATGAAAAACGTCGCATCAAAGATTGCTTCAACTGGAAACGAACGCATTATGTTATGCGAAAGAGGATACACTCATGGATACAATAATCTTGTGGTTGATATGCGCAGCCTACCTATTATGGCAAGCACTGGCTATCCAGTGGTCTTTGATGCCACACATTCTGTTCAACAGCCTGGAGGAATGGGAGAAAGATCTGGCGGAGATAGGACCATGGTCCCATACCTGGCGAGAGCTGCTATAGCCACAGGTTCAGTGGCAGCTGTCTTTATGGAATGTCACGAAGATCCTGATAGTGCTCCTAGCGATGGTCCAAATATGATCAAACTAGACGACCTGGGTGATATTTTAAAAGACTTGGTAGCCATAGATGGAATTGTCAAAAGAACAACGCATACAAGCCAAGGCTGAAAAGCGAGCTGCCAAAATGGCAGCACGTGGAGAATATCCCGATCTTGTAGTGCCTTCGGATCTCAACGAACCTATCACTGTGCTGTGTGTGAGATTCGGTAACAAATATGGTCGTGAATATGTAGAGCGTCTACGTAATATGGTGTCTAGACATCTCACAGTGCCTTATGAGTTTGCCTGTCTCACCGACGATCAACATGATATTGCCGGAGTTCGTAAAATATATCAACCCAACGCCAATTATGCTAGAGGTTGGTGGCACAAGGTTCACATGTTTGATTCTGCATTACCTCTCAGGGGAAGAATATTATATCTGGATCTAGATGTAGTCATACATGCCAACATGAATAAGCTCACTGGATATCATCCTACCAGTTTTATAGGTATCCATGATTTCAATAGAAAATTTTTCCCCAGTTGGAATTATCTCAACAGTTCGGTGTTGGCATGGACACACGGCACACAAGGTCATATATACGATCAATTCAAATCGAAACCGTCGGAGGCACAACGGCTGCAAGGAGATCAAGATTGGATTTGGAAGATAGCCAAAGATAGAATGATATTTTGGCCCAAAGAATGGATTATGAGTTACAAATGGGAAATACGCAGCAGAGATGAACTCACTGTTGCACATGGCGGACGGCGATTCAAAACAGTGAAACACGATGTGCGACCTCCTCCAGATTGTAGTATAGCTGTGTTTCACGGAGAACCAAATCCACAGGATGTTCAGGACAAATTTGTAGTTGACAACTGGCAGTGATGATGTTATACTTATAGTATGAACACTACACTCAGACGTCTAGGCTTTGCCTGCAAATGGATCAACGATCCTTCCGAAGTCAACGGCATGAAAATCAATGCTGTTGATCGTGACTTAAATACAGGCTCTACCACAGTTAGGTGGTTGCGTGAACATCCTCAAGAAGCAGAACAGCGTCTTTGGGAGTTAATGGAACGAAACATAGAAGCCTGCTATAAATTAGTCAGCAGGGTAGGAACATTAGATGAAGATCTTAGAATGGTACGACTCTCAAGTGATATACTTCCTGTATACACTGAGCCTAGTTGGAAGTGGTTTTGGCGGCAGCCCGATGTTAGAGCCTTTGCAGAAAGAGGATTTGCCCGTGTGGGTGATGTGGCTAGGAAGAATAATGTTAGGCTCAGCTTTCATCCTGGCCAGTTTTGCGTGTTGGCGTCTATTAACCCGGGCATAGTAGAACGCAGTATAGAAGAGTTCGAGTATCATGTGGACATGGCTCGATGGATGGGATATGGTCAAACATTCCAAGACTTCAAGATCAATGTGCATATCTCCGGCAAGCTGGGACCACAAGGTATTCGTGACGCTCTTAGCAAAATGACACCCGAGGCTCGCAACTGCCTTACCATTGAAAATGACGAAATGACCTGGGGTATTGAATCTAGCATTGAATTGGTCAAAGACTGTGCCTTGGTGCTAGACATTCATCATCACTGGATTAAAACTGGAGAATACATTGAAGCAAATGATGATCGTGTTAAAAGGGTTATCGATAGCTGGCGTGGTGTGCGCCCTGTCATACATTATAGTGTTTCACGGGAAGACTGTCTTATTGACCATCCCAGACACATCCGCCCCGATCTTCCGTCCCTCCTAGAAGCAGGTTACAAAAAAGCCAAACTAAGAGCACACAGTGGCTTTTATTGGAATACCGCGGTCAATGAGTGGGCGTTGACACATAGGCCGTGGGCAGACATCATGTGTGAAAGCAAGGCCAAGAATTTAGCCTCATTTGCCCTTTACGAGCAGGATAAAAAAGTTACGGAGCCTTTGGCTTTCGCGGAGTCTTCGGCGCTGCTACTTTCTTAATAGGCGCTTTTTTCGCTGGTGCTCGTTTGGCTTTTGCCACTGCCACTGCTTTGTTTTCAGCAGAAACTTCTGCTGCTGTTGGCTCGACTGAAGGTTGTGCGACTTCGACTGGTGGAGTTTCTACCTTGTAGGGAACTGCAACAGGTTCGGCTGGCTTACTGCCAAAAAGTTTCTTGATTAATCCTAGCATATTAAAATCTCCTTGTCGGTTATTTATGCGGTAAATACATGTATGGCATACAATTTCATTCAAAAGTTCATTGTTGAAGGCAAAAAAGACAAACTCATACAGTTGACACTGCCATACGATCGCGAAGATCTCGATCCCGTGAAATCCAAAGAAACCATAGATTATCACTACGGAACATTATACAAAGCCTATGTTGATCGCTACAACAAGGGCGAAGGTGATGACGATTTCAACGAAGCTGGCGCATTTTTACACAGTATCTATTTTGGTCAACTACAAAAACCAGAAGGATCTAATAGACCCTATGATGCTATTTTACAGTTTATAGAAAAACACTTTGATACTTTTGACCGGTTCAAAGAAGAATTTGAAAAAACAGCCATGAAGATACAGGGCAGCGGATGGGTATACTTGGCTCGGGATGGCAAGATCAAAACCATTGTGAATCACGAAATCAAGAACGACATTGTGCTATTAGTAGATTGGTGGGAACATGCATGGGCATTGGACTATCAGGCAGATAAAAAAAGCTATTTGTCTAATATATGGAAGATAATAAACTGGAGAATAATCAATGGCGTACTCGGACAAAGTAATTGATCATTACGAAAACCCACGTAATGTAGGATCATTTGCCAAAGATGATCCCACAGTGGGCACTGGTATGGTCGGTGCTCCTGCTTGCGGTGACGTAATGAAACTACAAATAAAGGTAGATCATGATACAGGTATTATTACAGATGCAAAATTTAAAACGTATGGCTGCGGATCGGCTATCGCGAGTTCGAGCCTTGTCACAGAGTGGCTCAAAGGCAAAACCCTCGACCAAGCCGGAACAATCAAAAACAAAGAAATAGCAGAAGAACTAGCTCTACCACCAGTAAAGATACATTGTAGTATCCTTGCAGAAGATGCTATCAAGGCGGCCGTAGATGATTACCGTAACCGACACAGCGGCTAAAAAGATTAAACAGAATTTAGAACGCCGAGGTAAAGGTGTAGGCATTCGCATAGGTGTTAGAACCACAGGGTGCAGTGGGCTAGCCTATGTGTTAGAATACGTGGACAGTTACGAATCTGAAGTAGGAGTAACTAATTTTGCACACGACGGGTTTGTTGTGCTGGTTGATGCCAAAAGTCTAGCCTATTTAAACGGGTTGACCATGGATTGGGTCCGCAATGGACTCAATGAAGGCTTTGATTTTATCAATCCCAATGAGCGAGATCGCTGCGGCTGCGGCGAATCATTTAGAATTTAGACACAGGTAAGTCTAAACTAGCAGGCATGTTCCATATCTGCTTCTGCTCAATCCCCTTGCGTTGAGCAAATCTTTTGGCATCACAAGACCCGCAACAATGAAAGAAATTGTTGCTGAGGCGTTTCTTATCTATATGTTTGAGATCTCTTTCAAATATTGAATCACAGGCGTCACATCTCAATACTGCTACGGTCTTTTTTCTCTTATATTGATGTTCGACTCCGTGTTTACTGAGTCTAGAGTATTGATTTTGCTGAGTTTTGATTGTGAGAAACATCTAGTATTTACATCCGGCTTATAAAACTTTGGGCTAAATATTAGAGCATTTGCTCAATCTAGGATTCTAACCATGGCAAGAAAGACTATTGATATCGGTACCGTTGGCAACGACGGCACCGGCGACAGTATAAGAGATTCATTCCGTAAAGTTAATGACAACTTTAGAGAACTTTACAGCTCACTAGGGCTCGGCGAAAGATTACAATTCACAGGCCTAGAAGACACTCCATCTACCTACGTGGGTCAGAACGATGTTGTTACTGGCAATACTCCTGTAGTCACTGTGAATAACACAGAGTCAGGACTGCAATTTAAAAAACTTGTTGCAGGCAGTGGTATCAGCATTGATTTTACCACTAACCCCAATCAAATTGCAATTAATGCAGATTTTGCCGAAATAGCTGCTGATACAACACCACAACTAGGCGGCGATTTGTCCATGCGCTCTGGCGGTAATCAATATCGTATAATTGATGCCGGAACAACAATTAGCCCGTTGGCACCAATTTACAGTCACGAATTAGTTAATAAGAATTATGCAGATTCTAAAATATCTAGATTCGGAGTCAATGCCATAGATCCTGCTACAGGTCTTACGGATACCAGCTTTGGACGTATGAGCGGACCGCTGATACTTTCTAGAAGTCCAGAACCAGATGACGACACAAATTACGGCGGATTGATCGCAGCTACAAAACAGTATGTTGATAGTTCGGCATTTGGTAGCAGTGTGAATTTGTATGTGGCGCTCAGCGGTGAAGACGATCGCCCGGGTGTGTCGCAAGAACTGCAAGGTCGTGCTCTAGCGTATGCTTATAGAACTCTCGAAGCTGCTCTCAAACGTGCAGAACAATTGGTTTTAGAATCACGAGCTATTATTGGGCCTTATGAAAAAACACTGACCTTTAATAACGGAGCTACCGAATGTTCGTTGACTGCCATTGAAGAATCCCCTACATCTGGCATAGGATTTGCTGGCACCATACGTATGAGTGTGGACACTGTTGTAATTAATACTGTAGGTGCAAATTATTATCCCGGTGATATACTACAAGTCTCTGGAGGAACTGTGCCTTCGGGTGGTGGGGCTTGTTTAATAGAAGTATTGACTACCCTAACTACTCCCGGTGCTATTGTTACTTTTAAAGTCGTCTCTACTGGCACATATACTGCGCTACCGGGTGCAACTGCCGTGCCGACCACAATCATCACTAGTGCTGCGCCTGTAGGGATCGGTCCAATAGGAACTGGTGCCACTTTTAATATCAGATACAAAGTGGGGTCAGTATCTATCAGCAATGGTGGAAGTGGTTACAGTTTAGTTTCTGTAAGAATTACCGGTGGCGGTGGTAGTGGAGCATTCGGTTCCGCTGTGGTTACCGGCGGGGCAATTACCAGTATCACTATTACAGACAAAGGTTCGGGATTTAGCTCATTGCCAAATTTCGTAGTAGATCTTCCTAGATTCTTGATCTACACCGCAGGATTGCGCACAGACTTCACAGGAGATGTTACTACTAACACCGTTGAAGCTGTCCGAGGTCGAGACATACGTGAAGGACTATTCCTACGAGGTAAGACCAGCAACGCATTGGCCCAGATTGTGGCGCATTCAGGACAGCTAGAGAGTGGTGGCAATGAAATTTTTGATGTGGATATATTATCTGGCAATTTTCAAATAGGTGAAAGCATAACCTATGGAGACATTGCTAGAAACATACAGATTTCTGTGCTAGTAGAAAGTGGAGAATATTTCGAAAACTATCCACTAAAAGTTCCTGCAAACGTTTCTGTAGTAGGAGATGAATTCCGTAGAGTTATTTTTAGACCTCGTCCAGGCACATCTGCTAGTCCTTGGGCATTTAATAAATTCCGTAGAGACCCAGTCATTGATGGCCTTGATGTGGTCACACAGGCCTACGGTTATCATTATCTACAGAACAGCACTCAACCTGTCTACCCCAAAATACAAAACAAAGGCGGCTACGAAGCAGCTGCGGACCTGATCAGATTGAACAGACAGTTTCTACAGGAAGAAATCGTTGCTACTATTGAATTCCGCAAAATCAATAATGTTATACCTTTTGTTTCTACTTTTAATTATGATAAACCATTCTACAAAACCAGCATAGGTATCTTAGTTGACGATCTTACTTTTGATCTAGACTACGGAGAATACAATCGAACTATATCTGCAGCACTGAAATATTATCAAAGTGAAATTGGTAACACAGTAATTACCACACAGCTCAGTGAATATCTGGCGGTGATAGATCTTTTTGAAGAGCTGGTTCAAGATATTATCACTAATACTGCGGTGACCTCACCTAAACAGAATTTATTTTTACAGACTATTGATCCTGCGTTCCAGTCTGAGGTGGGTGCTGATGGGGTTATCACAGACTTGATCACAGCGTTCAAGGATGTAATTGATGGATCGGGATCAGTGAATTATCCCAAAGACAACGAAGAGATGGACGTGTTCCTAGCCAACGATACCGTGCGTTGGCAGGCTATATCAGCCATAGGTCATGGCGGTTTCATGGGAGTATTGGATCCCACAGGTCAGATATTGTCAAGGTCTCCATACTTTCAAGAGTGTGCTTCATTCAGCCGCAGCAAGGACAGACAGGTGTTTGCTGGCGGTATGTTCACAGACGGATTTGCAGGCAACCTGGAATTTAATATCGACGTCGTGGTCACTCCAACAAGATTGCAAGTCAGTGATCTTGATAGATTTCCGCAACTTCCAGCATCATTCATTGTAGCAGATTCTGTATATAGAATAAACTATGTCCGAGACTTTGTCTATGACAAGGACGGCAGCACAGCTACATTTGTATTAGATGAAACCACGCCTTGGCCATTCAGCGTATTCACGTACAATTCCGCTGCCTGCAGTCGAGACACTGGATTGATCCTAGATGGCCTGGGAAGAGATATTGTGCTAGGCACCAACTACTGGACCAGACAAAATGGCTTGACCTACAGACTCAGTCAAAGCGCAGTGGTATTGACCGATCAACGACGAATCACATTGGAAGCTATTGAGTTCGTGCATGATTCTGTAAACGATCTAATTACTGCTTACCCTACCATTCAAGAAACTGTGGATCAGAGCAATACTGTCATAGCAGACACTATAGAACGCGGCATTGTTGCCGCACCAGCTCTGTCATTTACACTACCGGTTGGACTGTCTGCTAACGTCACTAATGCCTATGCACTGCTGTTGGCAAACAGAGACTATGAAATCGCTGAACTAATTGCTTATATCGATGCACAGATAGCAGGCAATCTCAGTGGATTTACCACTGCCACGGTATATGTGGCCAGTGAAGTAGAATATCAGATTAGACAAGCTGTAGACGCAGTGATCCATGACTTGATTTATGGCGGCAATGTGGCCACACGCACAAGAGGGTTGAAATTCTACAACAATCTCACAGGTGCAGTGATCACTGATTCTTCGCTAACACAAGCTCAATCTGCAACCTGGCATGCCTATTTGAATTATCTGCTAGGACAAATTGTGCAGGACTTGGCTCCAGCTGTGAGTTATTCTGCAGTGACTAGAACCTCAGGAACTCCTGCCTCGGCCACAGAAGCTGCTACCATAAACACCCTAATGACCCGCATGAGTTCAATCATCGGTGCTGCCAACTTCACAGCTGCACAGGCAGTGGTAGCCATAACTGAACCTAGCTTTGTGGGTTACACTGCTAATAACATTGCTGTTAGAACCATCATTCAGACCAATAAAGCTGCGCTTCAGGCATCGGCTGTGAGCTATGTGGATTTCAATGGCAATCGATATGAATTGTTGATGCCTGGTAACAGAAGCATGTTATGTAATGACTTCACACAGATCAACGACCTCGGATATGGCATAGTTGTGGCCAATGGTGGCTTGACTGAAGCAGTGTCCATGTTCACATACTACTGCCATATTGCCTACTACTCATTGACTGGTGGACAGATTCGTTCAGTCGGCGGTTCAAATGCTCATGGTAATTATGCCTTGGTTGCGGAAGGTGCAGATCCACTTGAAGTTCCTACCCCAACCACTGTCTATGAAGATCTAAATCAACGAGTAGATTGTTATTTTCCTAGTGGTGCATATGCCAACGTGGCAGGTGGATTATCTATATTTGTGTATAATTATGACTATACACCATTAAGTGGATCAGAATTAGAAGTTCTACACGGCACAGAAATATATAGATACCCAGTGACTAGTGTGACTACCACTGATCTTCCAGTAGGAGTAGCAAGATTAAATCTCAGCACTGGCATAGGATCTGCCTCAGAAGGTCTATTTGCGGTAGTAGCAAATAACACCAAAATGACCATGCGTCAACTCAGCAATACACTGCTCACCGGCAGTCTAGAAGATGTTGCTGTAAGACCTTCTACCGGTCTTAAACTGCGTGAGACACTTTCAAATGTGTATCGTGTATTGTCATTCACTAATACCGCAGATAGCAATGGTCCTTATGAGATATTAGTTAATCCGGCTACACCTACAATATTCCGTGTGGCATTGACCATAACCGATATAGTTTCAAACGTCTGCACTACCAGTGGTAATCACAAACTGAGAATTGGTGATAGAATAATCCCTACCAGCACTGCCAACAACTTTGTCAGCGGCATTACCTATTACATCATCACACAGCCCACATATAACACGTTTACAGTCAGCACAACTCCGGGAGGAGGCACATTTACATTGACAAATGGTAGTGGACTGAGTATCAAAGCCGTGAAAACTCACAAACTGTTAGAAGCCTATACCATAACTTTCACCACCACGGGCACGTTACCTGCTCCATTGCTAGTGGGAGAAACTTACTATGTGTTACCTAACAATCTCACAGAAACACAATTCAGTATAAGCACACAGAAAAACGGTGCTGCTGTGAGTATCACAACTGCAGGTAGTGGCATTCATAGATATAACATCGTGGGGTTGACTCTCACCCAGACCAGAGAAAACTACAACTATATAGATATCACGGTATTCCAGCCTGGAGAATTTATATCTTCAACACCAACTGGTACAACCTGCACTATATCAATCGCTAATCCAGCTGTGGTAACACTAGTCGGCCATGGATTCTCTGCGGGAGATGTGGTCAAATTCACTACCACTGGTGCTTTGCCCACAGGAATAAGTATTCAAAATAGGTATTTTGTTGTCAGCACAGGAAATCCTGATACATTCCAAATTACAGATGTGCCTGGTGATCCGGCCATAGAAACCTCTGGTACACAGAGTGGAGTGCATAAAGTAGGTCTAGTTACCGGCCGCGCAGGTGACAATGCTTTTGCGGTAATTGCTATTTCAACTACTGAAATATCTAGATTATCTGCAGCTAAGTTTGTTTACCTGGGCGAAGAATATGTGATTAGTTCGTATCAAGGTCCTGGTGTAACTGGCACCGTGTTTGGCAGAATCACACTGAACCGTCCGTTAGTCAATGCCATAAACAATTTGTCCACAAGTTACACCATTAAAGCTGCCGTGGCTGTGCGTACCAGCGGCAGCCTCGGCACGTTGACTATTAGAATTGCTCTTACTCGGGTTACTGGACACGATCTACTCGAGATCGGCACAGGTTCTTATGCAGACACCAACTATCCCAAAGAAATTTATGGAGGTAGTGTTAACCCGATAGACGACTCCAAAGAAACAGAAGAACGTGATGTGGGTCGTGTGTTTTATGTTACCACAGATCAATTTGGTAATTTCTCAGTCGGACCATACTTTAGAGTGGATCAGGGCACTGGCCAGGTCACATTCTCAAGTTCTATTGCACTGAGTAATTTGGACGGTATTGGATTCAAACGTGGTGTGCCGGTCAGTGAGTTTTCCACAGACAGTGGATTCACAGATAACGCCACAGATACTGTGCCCACAGAGAATGCCACACGCAAATACATAGATCGCCGACTGGGAATCTCACATGAAGGTGCCGCTGTTGCGCCAGCCGAAGTAATACCTCTTGGCACAGGTGGTTTCATGAGTTTGGATGGCCAACTGGGCATGCAGGCAAATATGAATCTCAACTTCAACAAGATTTCTAATGTTGCCGATCCAACTGACCCTCAAGATGCAGTAAACCTGCAGAGTCTGACTTTTACCAATTTACAAAACTATGCAGGATCTAATGTGCAGGCAGGTCAAGTAATGGTGTTCACTGGTGTTGGCGACATCTTTGTAAATGCCAGTGTCACTGGTGATCTCACTTTTGATCTACGCACTGGCATAGACTCTACACTAAACAATATAGACGTGCAGTTGAGTGCCGGTGCGGTCAACAACGCTGAAGTGAATGCGGCCGCAGCTATTGAACAGAGCAAGTTGGCAATGACCATTGCTACTGCACAGGCCGCAGCACCTACAGGATCTGCTGCCGTTATTCAAGCAGCTAGTGGATTAAGCAGTTTCAGCAATGCGGATTTTGACGTCACTGACGGACATGTTACTATCAAGGCCAACAGTATTCAGCTAGGAGATCTTGCACAGCTGGCTCCAGACACACTGATCGGTAACAGCAGTGTGAGCACTGCCAACGCTGCCGCAGTGGCATTCGCTGATGTGGTCAACGATGGTTTGGCCATTAAGAAATCACAGTATAGTGCTTTGGGATTCTTACGAAGAACTGGTGCTACTGCAACATCAGATGGTTCTTATAGTATAGTAGCTGGATCTTCTGGAAGCAGCAGTAGTGTCGGAGCCAGTGAGATTATAGTAAGAGACGTAAACGGTGATTTCGGTGGCAGGACCGTTGATGTGTCTAATATCAAAATTGACACGCAGTTGGCTGTTGATTCAGCAACAACTGCCACTGGCGGTTACCTACGCTATTACGGATACAACAGTGCTGGCGGTATACTAATCAGTGAAGGGTCGTTGGCTGCAGATGATAAAACATCTTATTGGAATGACAGTCATGAATTCAAAACGCAGAACGGTGTTTCTAATGCTCCTATCACCGCAGTGGGAGCAATTACATCAAGCAGCACTATCACTTGCACAGGCATACAGGCACAGACATTAACCACTGGTGGCAATGTCGTGGCTGGTACTATCATAGGCAATTGGAGCTTGAACCCAGGATCAAGGATGCAGGCCACATATGCTGCTGACCTTGCAGAATACTACGAAGGTGATCGAGAATATGAAGTAGGAACTGTTCTTGTATTTGGTGGAGACAAAGAAGTTACTACGGGCAATATCAAAGGTGACACTAGAGTAGCTGGTGTGGTGTCTAATAATGCAGCATTTGTCATGTATGATGCTTGCCCGGGCTTGAAGAATCTAGTTGCACTACAAGGTCGTGTGCCCTGCAAGGTAGTAGGAAAAATATCAAAAGGAGATATTTTGATCACATCAGGAATTCCAGGAGTGGCAGTAGCTGCCACAAGTGACGTAAAAGTAGGCACAGTAGTTGGCAAAGCTCTGGTAGCATACGATTCGGATCACATAGGGTCAATTGAAATAGCGGTAGGGAGAACATAATGCCTTTTAATAATAATATAACCCCAGGTCGTCCTCCTGTTTTATGGAGTGAAGTCAATGAAGCATTTATCAAAGTCAATGAAAACTTTGACATACTAGTTGCTACTATTGGTACTGGGTCAGGACTGGCTCCTATAGATTTTTCATCGTTAGATACCGATGTTACTCCTACTACAAATAATTTACGCAGTTTGGGAGATGTAACTCATCAGTGGCGATCGGTGTTTACAGCAGAACACACCACAGTAGATCCATTAAACGGCTTGTGGGCAGGAAGCGCACAGATCAAAGGCGTGGGCAACACCATTAATCTGCCCGTAGGATCTACCGTGGGAGGCGATCCGTTAACTGGTGTGGGGACCAGTTTGATCATAGATCCTGATAAAACATTCTTCAAAGAAATACAGATCAACAACGATCTGTCTATAGTGGCAACCACATTTGGCGACACAGTGAATTTCTTGTCAGGCTCAGGCGTAGGTCTGGCAGTGAGTTCAGGAGCAGACTCAATTACATTCTCAAACACTGGCATACTTAGTGTAGCGGCAGGGTTGGGAATATCAACTGCTACAAGCAGTGGCGTGTCAACAATAACCAATACCGGTGTTCGCAGTCTACAGAACGTCACTGCTTTGCCCTCAGGCAGAGCCACAGGTGCAGGTATTAACATAAACGGCACAACTGGTGACAACTTGAGAGTAACCAACACCGGTGTCATAAGTATATCTTCTGGTGTAGGTATCACAGTTAGTACAGACATTGCCACAGGTGACGTGACTATTACCAACTCAGCACCTGCGGTAAATGCGTTTACACAAATTGTAGTCAACAATGATATAGCTAATATACTGGCAGCTGATGCTGCCAGTGACATATTAAACATTGCCAGTGACGCAACCATCACGCTGAGTAAAAACGTGGCCACAGACACTTTAACCATCGCCGTGAATCCAGTGTTTGATTTACGAGGTTCAGTGTTTGCAGATGATTCTACTGTGATGGTAGACGCTGTGAGTGGCACCTTACGAGGTATTTTCATAGGCTCTGTGTTCACAGACAATTCAACACAGATCATAGATGGCAACACTGCCACAGTCTACGGTAACATAGAAGCCACAACATTGAGAACCAGTGAAGAAAAGATAGCACTAGGTGAAAATGCCGGTTTAAATCAAGCCTATCGTGCAGTTGCCATTGGTGCATCAGCTGGATCAGAAGATCAAGGCACCCGTGCAGTCGCTATAGGAGGACAGGCAGGTGAACTTAGACAAAGCAACTACGGAGTGGCTGTAGGAGCATCAGCAGCATATTTTGAGCAAGGTGCTAGTGCGGTTGCCATAGGTGACAATGCTGGTCAATCAAGTCAGGGTGACTATGCGATCGCTGTCGGACATTATGCAGGACACAATAATCAATCAGCAAACAGTATTATCTTAAATGCCAGCGGTGCTATACTCAACGGCGCAGCAGCTGGATTCTATGTTAATCCCGTTAGATCAACTACAAGTTCAGCAAGGCCGGTTGTTTATGATACTACAACCAAAGAACTATTCTACACATCAACACTGGAATTTATCAACAGCACTATCAGCACCAGCGACTCCAGCGGATTGACAGTGGATGTTCAGACAACATTCAACACAGATGTTACTTTTGAAAACGATATAACAATAGCAGAAAGATTAACACTAAAAGGCAGTAGAGTAATTAATCTTGCAGAATTAAAATCTGTTGTGGCGGCAAGCTCTAGCTTTGCTGACTTCCAAACAAGAATAGCAGCATTGGCATAATTGGAGCGATAAATGGCAAAATTAACAGATGTATTAATAGGCGTAGGCCTCACAGCTAATGACAAGAAGGGCGATAGCCTACGAGCTGCGTTCCAAAAAGTCAATGTAGGATTTACTGATCTATATACAAAATTAGGGTTAGTTGACGGAAGCGGATTAAACCTGGGAGCATTTGAGTTTACGGGCAGTGTGATGAGCACTACTGATAGTTCAGCAATCACTATCGATCAAGCAACTACCATAACCAGCAACTTGACTGTGGGTGGAGATATTTTGCCGCAGACTGCCAATGGTGGCGATCTAGGTTCAAGCACATTGCCTTGGCGCAGCCTGTATGTTAGTACCAACACAATTTTTATTGGGGGTATTCCATTAAGTATTACTGATCAAGGTCAACTGATTATTGACGGAGATGTGGTTACAGGCGGCAATGCTAACACTGGTGATATCACATTTGCGAACAACAAGATCATTGCGGACCCAGGCGCAGTTTTCCAACTTGAATCCAAAGACGACAACGATGTTGTTCGAGCCTACTTTAGACTAGATCCAAGCAATGGCCTAGCAGAAATTGGAATTGATGGTGGCGGTGATTTTAAATTTGAATTCGTTGATGACACCACAAGACTACGACTACCTCCAGGCGGTGACATTGTAGACAGCACAGGTGCTAGTGTACTAGGTGGTGGCGGATTATCTATCACAGACTTTGGTGAAGGCTTTACTGACTCATTAGATGATGGAAAGATTACCACCAGCAAACTGTACAATGAAAATCCTAACCAGGGACTCAACAACCTGTATGTACTGGAAGTCACCGATGGCGGTGTTGTGGCATTGCCAGATGGTAGCATTATCAACGGTGCTACACTAAAAACCGTAGCAGGCAACTATGCTGGTATCACAGCAGGACCAGCAAGCCCAGCAGGTAAGGATGAAGATTCATGGGTATGGGTTGACAACAACGGTGCTACTATTGCTACAAAATACAGCACAGATGCTCACACTTGGACATTCGATAACGATGGCGACTTAACTGCTCCTGGAGATATTGTTGTTGGCGGTGTTGATGGTGGTCATCTTATCGTAGACGGTAACGACGGTGATAACACTAGTGTTCGTTGGTACAATATGCCTAGTAATGAAGACCACAGCATCATCAGAACCTATACCGGCAATCCAGATGATGAAACAGAACTAAACCGAGGTCGAATTCAACTAGCCTGGCAAGACAGTGATCGCAGTGGCCTAAGAATTATATCATATGATCGCAGTAATGATGGCAATGATGAAGAAGATGTTGTTACACACAGATGGACCTTCCGAGGCGACGGTGGTCTAGAACTACCAGGCGATATCCGTAGCGAAAGTGCTATCAACATTGACATCAACCTTACAGACAGCACACTACACAGATGGAGATTTGGTGAAGATGGTGACCTAACATTCCCAGACGGCACAGTTCAGACCACAGCCTACACCGGCGGTAGTGGAAGTTCAACCGTAGTTCGTCAGGACACAGCACCCACAGCAGACAATGGTACCTTATGGTTCAATACTGTAGAAGGCAGACTCTATATCAAGTACAGCGATGTTTGGGTTGATGCGGCACCTTTAGTTCAACCCCTGCCTGACACTGACCTTGATGTTAATTCAATTACATTCCCAGACGCTACAGTTCAAACTTCAGCATACTCTGATAGGTTAATCAACAATAACTGGACAGTATTCTTTGGAGAGTTTGGGCAGTTACTAGTACGCAACACCAACACTGAACAAAACTATTTTAACCTTACACCAATTGAAAACGAAGACGATACATACGGAGTCCAAATTGGCATAAACAGTCAAGGTTGGACATTTTTAGACAATGGTACTTTAACATTACCCGGTGGACAACAGATCGGAGGCAGTGATAGTACCCAAGGTATCGCATTGACCACAGACCGTGGTACCGTATTGTTTGGTAATACTCCTGAACAATGTGTTCCTACCCAATCAAGTCATTTCCACATCATGCGTGATGACCCTACCACTGTGGATCTATTCTTTGGTGATGACTTTAACTATGTCAAGTTACCCTATGATTCAACTTTGACCAACGTGGGTGTACAGATTGGTACAGATGCGACAAATCTTTGGAGTTTTGGTAAAGATGGTAATTTAACTGTCCCAGGCGATATTCTTAGTGAAGGCAACATCAACATTGACATCAACCTAAGTGACTCAACACTGCGAAGATGGAGTTTTGGTGAGGATGGAAATCTAACACTACCAGTAGGTGGTGACATACTTGACAGCAACGGTAATAGTGTATTAGACAGCGGTAATAGCAATATTTGGATACAGGAATTTGAAACATCATTAGGCGCGGCCGATGTACCGGCATTGGCTATGAGTGTTGAATATTTGGCCAACGGTGATGTTGTTGCCTTGATCGTTCACAGCGAGGATACAGGTGGGGGCTACACCGGATCATACAGCAGCGTGGCTAGATTTAACCCCAATGGCACACAAGTATGGAGCATGATTTTTAAGGGTGCAGAATTCACCAACGGTTGGGGCTTGGCTGTGGACAACGACAGCGGCCATATCTATGTTGCTGGATGGGCAATCGGGGAGGGCATTGGCGCATACAATATTGCCACATTAACTAAACTTGACACTGAAGATGGCAGTATAAACTGGAGCAAGTCCTACGATGTTGGCTATGAAAACTTTAACACAGTTGTTGATGTAGCATCAGATGGCAGTCCTATTATAGTTGGTTATGCCGATAGCGACACAGATAATCAAGTAGTCACCACTAAAATCAACGCGGCAGATGGCACAGTCACTTGGTCAAGAGCACTTGACGGACAAGGTAATGAAGAAGCCTATGGTATGGCAGTTGGTCCAACTGGTGAAGTAGTCAGTGTAGGTTATATGGCTCAACTGGGAGAGGATACTGACGATCAAATGCTGGTTGTCAAGTATCTCAGTGATGGCACAATAGCATGGCAAAAGTCTGTGACAGTTGAAGAAGGCTACGACTGTAAAGGAGCAGATGCTGACATAGACAGTGCGGGCAACATTTACGTTTGCGGAAATTTTTATTATGATAACAATGGTCAGGAGTTCCAGGCCATGATCATAATCAAGTTTAACAGTTCAGGTGTTAAACAATGGACTCGCAAGTTAATAGGTACCTGTTCAGATTTTGCTACCAGCATTGTAGTTGGTCCAGACAACTACCTATACCTATCAGGAATAACCGTCTCTGCCAACGAAGAAACTACTAAAATGGTCCTCGCCAAGTATGACACGGACGGTGGAGTGGAATGGCAAAGATTGCTGACCAATACAACCTCGTCGATGTTTGCCGGTGGCTTTTTTGTCCAACTAGGCGGCGGCAGCAACCTAGCAGTGAGGAATGGCTATGTGGCAGTGGGCGGTGGATTTGGAGACATAGAAAATTTCCCCGAAATTCAACCTAACGCTCTTGTAGCACAGGTTGACAGTGCTGGAACAATATTCGCAGTGGGCAACTATGAATTTACTCCTTCTGGATTCAGCGGAACATTAGACGCCGACGCCAGCGATATCACAGTGGTTGACGCTGCCAAAACAGACAGTGACTACATCAACGAGTTTACCATAACTGATTTTGATCCAGAATATGATCTTACCAGTGACCTAATTGGTACGCTATACTACGGTAATGTTGGTGGTGACGACAGATTGACCAACGGTGCTAACGAACTAGTGTTAGAATCAACAGGCACATTAACATTGCCACAAGGTGGCACGATCTCAGAAGGCGTTGTTACCAGCAATCCAACTATTCAACTAACTCCAGCAACGCCAGCAGTGGCTAGCCAGAAGTTGGTGATCAAAGGCGGCGGCACATTTTCAAATACAGAAAACGGTATTACATTAACTGTCCCTAGCAACACTTGGACAGAGGGCAATGTGGACTATGTGTATGTAGACGCACCGACCAGAGGTGGACAAACACTCTACTGGTGGATCTATCCAGAGGGTGTTGGCCTATCTACTCCTAGTACAGGCACAGTTGTATTAGATGAATTTGGTGAAGGCAATTTTACTTTTACCTTGACCAGTGATGCTTATGAATTTAGAGTTCGGGTATCGCCCGAAGAGGATAACTACGACCCTGCGAATGTGGGTGCTGAATCAGTACTGATTAACAGTGGCTCTCCTACTTTCGAAGGCGAGCACCACCTACACTTGACCACAGGTGATTTGTCAGTGACCAGTATCTTTCTGGGCACAGACGATCACAATGTGCGTACTACTACTAATGGTAATATACAAATTACTACACCTAGTGAAACTAATCAAGTTTGGGAGTTTGACACAGATGGTAATTTAACTATTCCTGGTGATATTAAGAGTGAAGGCAACATTGATATCGAGATTAACTTAAGTGATAGTACTCTACGTAGATGGACATTTGGTGAGGATGGTAATTTAAATATTCCCGGCGACATTGTAAACAGTACAGGCGTTAGTCAAACAGCCCAGCGTGTAGAAGGATCATGGACTGTTACCACAGGTACTAACACCTACAATTTCACAGTTCCGTCAGACGGCACTTACACCTTGTGGGTTAAGGGAAATATTCCTAATGGCATTATTACTTGGAATGCTACATTAAGCATAACAAATACTAATGTGCCAGCAATAGGATATCAGTATGCGTGGAACTATACAGGCGGCGGATCACCTATATTGCTAACAGCTATACCTGATCAGATCAGAGGTACTGCAGGTACAATCAGTACAGACGCTACCTATGTAGGATCAACCAGCAATAGATTTGATTTTACTATTGCCAACACCAGCGGATCATCAGTTACAGTCTACTATGGCTACACTAAGGTTTAACGATAAATATGAATAGGACACAAAAATGGCAATAACATTTCCAACAGAGCCCACACTAGGGCAAGAATACGTAGGTGACAACGCTGTGACCTATCAATGGACCGGCAGCATTTGGAGCACATTAGTTCCTTGGCTAGCAGGTAGAGCACAGTATGTAGCAGAGGGCGGGTTTGCTGATCAAACCTACAACGACAATTTAGACAACACCATCGACGGTGGCAACGGAGCATAAACAATGACAACAAGAATCAAACTACGCCGTGACACTGCGGCCAACTGGACACAAACTAATCCCGTACTAGCCGCCGGCGAACCAGGATTAGAAACAGATACTGGCAAGGTCAAGTATGGTAATGGTACCAGTACTTGGTCACAGTTGAGTTATGGTGGGGGCGATGGTGCTACTCTTACTGCCGAGGGCAATGTTGTGGTCACAGCAGGCTCAACAGAGCATTGGATCGCCACACAGCGTAGCCAAGAAGGTGACACTAACCCCCGTGCTCTGCGCTATGACAGCCTGGGTAATCTTTACTCATTGACTCAAACTTATGAAGATAATGACAGTTACCCCATAGCAGTTCTTACCAAATACACAGCCGCTGGTGCCGTAGCCTGGCAAAAATCATTCAGTGAGTATTATCCAATAGCATTGGCCATAGACAGTTCGGATCGTGCTTACATTACTCTTAACGCAGGCGATGAAAGTTCTGATGTTATCGTGATGCAGTTTGAATCCACGGGCACTTTGGGTTGGAAGAAAGAATATGTCATTGGACAGATTTCGTCCTTCCTAGGCTACATTGAAGAAAAGAGCACTACCACATTGGCCTTGGCCTTTTCAGTGGGTGAAGGTGGTCCAGGACCTAGCGCAGTATTAATAATGGAAATCAGCATCACTGATGGCTCAGTGCTGTTGAAAAAATCCTTACAGTTGCCCGTAACAGACCTTGTAGTTGTTACAGGTATCGATGTTGACCCTGATGAGAATGTTTTTGTCACTGGTTATTACCACGACACCAATGCCGGTGTTAACAAGATGTTCATTGAAAAACTAGACGAGGATCTAGAGCCTGTATGGAGCAAGAGTCTAGAAGCACCCGACACCTATGACATGTACGGCGGTGACTGTGCCAGTGACGCACTGGGCAATATCTATGCGGTAGGTGCCTATGAAGTTAAAACTACAAACAGTGATATCAATAACACTCCAGAAGCGTCTGCTGGTATATTGACCAAACTGAACTCAAGTGGTGTGGTACAGTGGACACGCAGACTTGGCCCAGGACCTTGCGGCAGTTGGATCGCGGGATTGACAGCCACTGCCACAGGCGATGTTTATCTATCATCCTTGACATTTGCCAAGAAAACAGGCCCACTACCTGATGTTTCAGAAAATGGCCGAGAAAATCTTGGACAGAACAAGATGATCGTGGTTCGCTATGACACACAGGGTGCGGTGGTTTGGCAACGCTATGTTGATGTGGCCCACCTAGAAGAAGAGGAACCCGATAGTCCAGAAGGAGGCCGCGGTCAGGCCATAGCAGTATTCGGTGACAAGTTTGCCGTAGACGGATACGGATACAGTTGGAATGCCACACCGTTTCGAAATGGCAGTTCAGCAGACGACGAATACGATTACTTTGTGGTACAGTTGCCCACAGCAGGCACTGACTTGACCATTGGTGATTTAAGTTTCACAGAAAGTCGTGTGCCGGCTCGCTTTGTCACCCACACTACCAGCGACAGTCCTCTAACTCATGAAAACTGGGATGAAACTATTACCGCAACAAATTCCACACTGGTACCAGACGCTGACACCACTGTGGCCAACAACATTGTCAAGAGTGAAACTTACGCTTATACATTTGGTGCTGACGGTACGCTGACAATTCCCAACGATGGTGACCTTAAACTGACACAGACGCAGGTAGGTTGGTTTATTGGTCTAGACAGTCGCGATTCTAATAATCACATCGAAGGCGATTGCGTTGCAGTTGACTCACAGGGCTACAGTTATATAGGTGGCGACGAAGATGACGACGACCATGCATTCGTAATGAAGATCAGTCCTGAAGGCGATAGACTATGGAGTGTTAGAGTTTTTGAAGATGACAATGGCGACAATGGTGAGTTAACCAGCCTCAAAATTCATCCCGTCACAGGCAACATCATGGGGTTGGGTTATGTTTTTGACACCTATACTTACAGCATATTGTTTACTTTAGATCAAGATACTGGTCGTCTTTTAAATGTTACAGAATTCAAAGACAGTGACGGCGATGTTGAACTAAACACCATTGCCTGGACCAGCGACGGAGCCTATGTGATAGGTGGTAGAAAAATGGGCGAGTTCAGTGCTGAGTTTCCTGTAGTCCCACAAACAGGCAGCGGTGTAGGCACTATTGTGATTTTAAGAAGTGCTGTTCCAGAAGTTGAGTATATCAATGACAACTGGCAGATTGGCGGAACTGGTATTTCACCGTTCCAAAGTGTTAACTTTTCGGAACGCTACACTGGATTGACTGGTACAACACGAGAAGGTTCAGGTGCTACATTTGACATCACCAACAACGGTGATGGTACTTATAGTGTTTCGGTTGTTAGTGGTGGTACAGACTATCTAGCAGGGCACAAGATCAAGATTTTAGGTACAAGTTTAGTTGGCGTACCTGGAGCAACACCGGACAACGATATCATCATTACAGTAGGGGGTACGCTAGGCGGTGGTGTCATTAACAATGTGACTCATACAGGAACAGCCGCTGGAACCACAGTGGCAACTGATACTGAAGTATCAGGCACTAACTTTGAAGTAGGTTCTGGATTTATCTTTACAATACAAGGACCGTTCTTTGACAACGATTACAGCAATCAAGACGGTAGTCGTGTAATTACCGCCAACGGTAGTAACTATGTCAACGGTGATGTTGTTGTTGTTCCTGGAACAAGCCTAGGCGGAACAAGTCCCGCTAACGACCTAACAGTTAATCTCTTCGTTGGCCAAAACGAGTTTTACATCGACAATGTGTCAGGTACAAGTCAATCAACAACTTGGAAGATAGAAACAACTGCACAGGTTGACTTTACTGCTGACGGTAGTTGGTCAGTGACCTACTCACGAGACAATGACTGTGTGCTGATTACTCCTACTTGGCAGCGCACATTTGGCACAGCAAAAGATAAGTATGATGAAATAATTACACTGACAGTGGACAGTCAAGACAATATCATTGCGGTAGGCGGTGGATATGGAGAATTGGCAGCTAACAATTTTGATGATCTATCGGTGGTTTACAAGTTCAACAGCGCAGGTACACTACAGTGGGCTCGTCAACTCAACGCTGGAAACGACGATCACGAAGGACATAGTGTAGTGACCATTGGCACAGACATATATGTTGTAGACGAAAACGACAGCGGTGATTCTTTTGTCAGCAAGTTAGACAGCACAGGCACAGTCAAATGGCAGAGACGCACTGATGGTCAGGATATAACCATTGCCCGCACACCAGACGGAAATCTATTGGTAGCGGTTGAAGATGACAGTTCAGAGACTATCACCACAGACGAAGACTATGCTATTAAAATATTCCTACTAACACCCGCAGGAGAAACTGTGTGGAAGCGTTGGCTGTCTCCTAACATTGACTATAGTGCTTACATTGGCAGTTCTGGTGAGTGTCTAGTCACAGACGCTAACAGTTTCTATATCACGGGACGTAATAGCACCGATGATGATAATTGGGCTTGGGCTGCTCGCTTGCCTCTAGACGGCTCGGGCACAGGCGAGTATGGACAGTTCTGCTACACAGATGTTAATACAGAGACCAACTACTGGGGCGCCGATTTCAACTACGCTATTGATGTTGTTGATATAGCAGGTGTGAACAATTATGCTGGCCTATTAAACGACAGCAGTGATCCATTGATCAAAACCACAGCCACAGTGACTGTAACCACCAACAACACCAGCGACTATGATGTTTTTGGTTACTATCCACCAATGGTCGTAGAAATTGTGCGTGACACAGACGGCGGCAACATTGTGTTTGCCGATGGTACCAAACAGAGTACCAGTGCTACAGATGTTCCGCAGAGACTGTTCAATGGTGTAGATTATACGCTAGGTATGGTGGATCGCGGACATCACATTCTCTGTACCGACGATATCGAAAGCATTCGTATCCCCTACAATAGTCGCGTAGAGTTCCCCATAGGCACTGTGATTACCATTGTGAATCCTCGAGGTGATAGTGTGGCTATCAACACAGAAGGCGGCAGTATACAAGTGATGATTCCCGGTGATGATAATTACTCAAACGGTGGAACTTTCCTAGTATCTGAGTACGGTATGGCCACGCTGTTAAAGATTGACACAGACTCGTGGGTGTTGGCCGGCAATGTTGGACCAGATTAAGGAAACGAGATGCCCATATCACAAATATTATTAATCAGCACCACCAGCGGTGGAGGCGGTGGAGGTGGCGATGGATTGGCTCCGCCAACTACTTTTACACCCGACGTAGATACCAGCGGCATAGTCACCTCAGGTTGGCAAATCCTTATGGCCACCACCGGATTAAAAACTAGTGAAACCTTAAGTGATCCTTTTGCCCGTATTGGAACCACCGGATTCCGAGAAGCCAACTTCCAATCTTCTGGTGCGATTACTCGCACAGCATTTGGCGACGGTGGTGGTGTTTATGCTAACTTTTTCCTTAAAACTGGCATTACAAAAATAGCCTTGGTAGATGGTTCTGGCACATTATCAGATCCCACTTCTAACACCAACTATTTGATATACGATCTAGTGTCCAGTACAGGTTCAGAAACCATCTACGATATTATTAGACGTTTAGATTATTATCTTCAAACCAACACTCCATTTCACACCAACGACACAGTATATGGGAGCCCAGCCGTTACCAATTTCACTGCTGGCGCAAATGGATATTCTGGTTTATTGACCAGCAACGGCGGCTCAGGGTTTAGAGACAACGACGGAGACCTTCCGGACAAGTTTGTCATAATGGGTATCAATCGAGAGGCTGACAACGACATTCAGGCCTTGTGCTCTTACAGTGGCAATCTACTGTCAGGTAAAGGTGATCAATGGCGCAATAATAATCCATTAGAAACATTTTGGAGTTATTGGGGCAATGATTTCCACGCCAACAGTCAACAACAGCGTCCAGGGAGAGAAAGACAAACCAATCCTGGTATCGGTGATGGAGTAGCAAGTTATACAGGACCGGTCTATCTACTGGCTTTTAGTGGCAGCATCCAACCAACTTATACACTGACTCCAGATGCTGATAACGTCGATGAAGGCAGCACTTTGACATTTAATGTAGGTGGAACTAATATTGTCAACGGCACTTATTATTGGACTATGGAGACCAGCGCAGGCGATTTTGGCGCAAATAATGGATTAGTTACCATTACCAATAACGAAGGTTCATTTACAGTAACACCCGATACTGATACCACCACCGAGGGTGCAGAGACATTTACAGTCAGTCTTCGAGCAGATAGTATCGCTGGTGATATATTAGTGACCAGTGATCCAGTAACTATCAATGACACAAGTCTAACACCAGAGCCAACATATACACTAACACCTGCCGCTGACAACGTTGATGAAGGCAGTAGTTTAGAATTCACAGTTGGTGGAACTAATATATCAGATGGCAATTATTCCTGGGTCATAGAAACTGGCTTTGAAGACTTTACCACAACCTTTGGAACTGTTACGGTTACAAGTAATTCAGGAACGTTCTCGGTGACACCCACTGCTGATGATACCACCGAAGGCCCTGGGTCATTTACAGTAAGCCTGCGTACTGGTCTTTTAGAACCAAACTTAGTAACCAGTGATTCAGTAACTATCAATGACACCAGCCTAACACCAGAGCCAACTTATCAAATAGCACCTAGAGCCAACAATGTCAATGAAGGCAGTAGTTTAATAATTGATGTAAGCGGAACTAATATTCCCGACGACACTTATTTTTGGACCGTAGAAACTAACGCTGGTGATTTCGGTACAAGCAGTGGCGAAGTAGAAATTACCAATAACGCAGGTTCATTTACAGTAACACCCGATGTTGATGCTACCACTGAGGGTAGTGAAACATTTACAGTCAGTCTTCGATCAGTTAGCATCACTGGTACAGTATTAGCAACCACCGACAATGACATTACCATCAATGACACCAGTCTTGATCCAGAGCCACCGTTTAGTTTACAGTTTAATCAACCTCAAGGAGATTATCTATCAACACCTGCCAGCACCGACTGGAACTTGGGCACATCTTGGACCATAGAGTTCTGGTTAAACGCTAATAGTTCAGGTGATGGCAGCGCAAATATGACTGGCGGCATATGGGGCTTGTTAAATCAAGAAGGTTGGGCCGCAACTAATGCTATAAACATAGCAATAAGTGACAGCAAATTAGTTGTTGGTCAAGGCGCTCAATATGACGATGTACGATACACTGAACCTACTCCAGCGCAATGGACACACGTGGCCATTGTCAACGACGCAGGCACACAGAAAGTATTCTATAATGGTGTTGAGCAGACTAAAGTTTCAGGAACATTTGGCACAGCCAACTATACTAACTCTACAGACAGTTTAGCCATAGGTAATATAAGCGGTGGCAACAACTACTTTGATGGCAAGATGGCCATGGTTAGAATCAGTAACACGGCCAAGTATGCCGCGGCATTTACTTCCACAGTGACTTATGGTGTTGAATCAGATACTCGATTGTTCTTGGACTTGGGTTACCCGTTATCTGATACATCTTATTATGAGTTGAATGGTGTATCGGTAGTCACTAACACTCTGACCACTATCTATATTTCCAAGTCAGCGTATCCTAATTTAGATAAACAAGTTCGAGTAGGAAATACCGTAACAAATACTAGCGATTCTACGTTTTGCATAGTCACCGCAGCAGTGTTCACAGCAGATCCTAGTAACTGGGGAGTAGATGTTTCACCTGGATGGAGCGGCGTGGCCACAGTAAACTTCACTGGTGCTAGACATACTATCGTCAACAACGGTACAACTGTGAGTGAAGAGTTCCCGAACACATTCACTGGATTAGTACATCCTTATAGTGGCGGCACGCTAGGCGCTACATACTGTCTTGTAGATGATCCTAGATTGGCTGAGGCTACGGCTATACCAGTTGGTGCTAGAATAACCAGCAACATAGCAGGCTTTGGCACTAGAACTGTGATAGGAAATCAGGTAGACTTCAACGGTGGCAGAACCATAACATACGATAATACCGGGTTGACTGGCAATACCAGCACTTCACATGTGTTTAACTTCTATTGGTAATTGATGTTTGAACAACGCAGGCTGGCAGTTGACGCAGGGTTGGCGGAACTGATACAACATCAGCGTGGTTTGGACTATAGACGCAGGTACGGAGCAGGCTGGCAGAGTATAGGTTATACTGGTCAGCCTTTTCCATGGTTTGAATCAACATATAGGGCAGTTGAAGCAGAAGCGGGTAGTATAGACACATGGTGGTTTAATGTTAATCTACAGGGTGAAGGCACGGGTTGGCATAGTCACAGTCAGTGGGCTAGAGTTGGGGTGCTGTATGTACAGGTTCCTGCGGGTCTTATAGAGTTTAAGCAGGGCGAAGCATATTGGACAGAATCACCCCAAGCAGGAGATCTGCTAGTATTTCCTGGTAGTTTAGAGCATAGAGTAAGACCTAATACTAGTAAGGCAGTTAGAATTAGCATAGCCTTTAACTTCAAAAAACGGTAAATACACTAAAGAGAGCGTGTTATGACTATACAAACAATCAATATCGGCAATGTGGTAAATGATGGACTGGGCGATGATCTACGCACGGCATTCCAGAAAGTAAATGCAAACTTCGCAGATATAAGCACACAACTAACTATCACTGCTACCAACGTAGGTGCGGTGGGTGCAGGTGTTTTCAAAGAAAAAGTAGGCGCTGATCTAAAATTTAAAAAGCTAGTATCCGGCACCAAGATGCTGTTGGACGAAAACACAGATACTATTACAGTCAACAGCACTGCTCCAGATGCTTTTATTAGAATAGACACCGATGCTGGTGTTATGCTGGCCAGCACACATCAACAGATTACCATGGCTGGCGTAGCAGCTCCTGGATCTACTACCAGCAGAAAGGACATAGAAGTCACTGCTTTTGGCTCCACAGTGAGTTTCAAAACCATTATTCCAGTCACAGACATTTTAACTTCCTATGATTTTGGACGCATAGACGGCACTTATACCAATGCCATGCAGGTAGCTTTACAATCTGCAAACATAGATTTTGGCACCATACTGCTGCCTGGACGCATGGATCTGGACTGCGGCACACTTCTCTAAGGATTGATCACATGATAACATGGATCACTCCTGCAGATAGTCTAGGCTTACTCACTGAACGTATACCTATTGATATACAATTACAGGCCGCAACCAATCTCACAGCCACTGTCTCATACAGCTTAATCGCAGGTGCCTTGCCTCGTGGACTCAAACTGATCGATGGGGCTATCAAAGGCAGTCCCACTGAAGTAAAAGTCTATACAGAAAGTAGATTTGTGATTCGAGCATCGGACGGTGTGGACATTGAAGACCGCACTTTTAAGCTGGCTGTGGATGGCAGTGACAGACCTATATGGCTCACCAAGGAAGGATTTTTAAACGTCGGCCCAGCAGAAGCTTACTTTGTATTAGACAATGCACCGGTCGACTTTCAACTTGAAGCACGTGACACAGATCTCATTGCCAGTGATGTATTAGAATTTTATCTTGTGCCCAATGGAGGAGTATTGCCTCCTGGACTCAGCCTCAGCAAGAGTGGTATAATATCAGGTTTCACCGATCCCATATTTGCCGTAGAATACAACCTGGAAACTTCAGGTGGCTATGACACCGCACCCTTAGACGTATTTCCCATAGACTTTATACAAGCTCGAGGCAATGGTTTTGACACATTTACCTACGACATCACTGTGTTTGATTACAATGAACCCAGCAGAACTCCTAGACGTCTCAGCAGGATCTACAATTTCATAGTAGCTGTCACTGACGGAGTGTATACCGAAACTAGGCTGTTTAAAATCTATGTGGTCACTGAAGAGTTTCTACAAGCCGATAACTCAATAGTGCAGGTCGACACCAATATATTTCAAGCAGATGCCAGCAGTGCTCGTGTGCCAATTTGGATCACTGACAGCGATCTTGGCCGCTTCCGTGCCAATAACTATGTAACTATATTTTTAGATGTCTATGATCCTCCCACGTTATCCGGCACTATCGCATACTTTCTATTGCCTACCAATCCCGACGGTTCGCAGAGTCAACTGCCTCCTGGCATGGAACTAGATACTACCACAGGTGACATAGCAGGGGCTGTGCCATATCAGGCTAGAATCTCAAGAAATTATCAATTCACTGTCCGTGCTGTGAATTATCCTGCAGAGTTGGCCTATACGTCTTATCTATATAAAGGCACATGGAATAACTCTACCACTTACAAAATCAATGACGCTGTGGAATTCATTGGGGTAACATATATCAGTGTGAAAACTCATCTTAATAGACTACCTACTGATGAAGAATATTGGCGAGCCAGCACTTCAAAGACTGAAAAAACTTTCACTGTCACTGTGATCGGAGAAATCGACAGCGCAGTAGAATGGATCACTGACAGTGATCTTGGAACAATCAAACCAAACACTGCTTCTGACAAATACATTCAAGCAACCAGTCTACTATATGGCGGGAGAATCAGCTATGAATGGGTGTCAGGCAATCTCCCTGCTGGACTACAATTTTTGCCTACAGGTGCAATACAGGGCAAGATCAAACAGTTTGCAGATGACACTGGTCCAGGACTAACAAGATTTTTCGAACGCACAGACAACCTATCACCCGCTGAAGACAGTTCTACACTCAGTAGAGATTATTCCTCGACCTTCGACGCTGCTACCACAACGTTCGATCTCAAGTTTACATTTACTGTGCGAGCCAGAGACAGTGTGAATTTTGCCACATTAAATCGCACATTTAATTTATCTGTGTTGGTTGCAAACAATAAAACTTTTGCCAATCTCTATGTCAAAGCTCTGCAATCAAAGCCCAAAAGATTAGCGTGGTTCAATTTTATCACTGATGCAACAATATTCCGCCCCACAGACATCTATCGATATGGTGACGTTAATTTCAGTGTGCAGACAGATCTTCGAGTTTTGATATATGCAGGTATAGAAAGTGTCAAGGCTGAGAAATTTGTGCAGGCCATGAGTCGCAATCATTATCACAAGAGATTGAAATTTGGACAAGTGAAAACTGCCAAGGCCAAAGATCCTGTAACACAAGAGACCATCTATGAAGTCATCTATGTAGAAATCATAGACGACCTAGAAAAAAACGGTCGCAGCATCAGCCAAACAGTGAATCTACCCAATAACATTAACAGCAAGGTATTGATCAGCTATGACAGTATCAAAATAGACAGCGACATTCCCTTGGTCAGCGACAGTGATCATCAGCGAGTGTTTCCTAATTCTATTAAAAACATGAGATCACGCATCAGCGCAATAGGGGACAGAGATCGAGAATTTTTGCCCTTATGGATGCGCAGCACACAAGACCAAGCATCTTTTGAAACAGGATATGTATCAGCCTTGCCTCTGTGCTATTGCAAGCCGGGATCGGACAATGATGCAGCGGCCAGCCCGGCTGAAAATATATTAGCTAGAATCAAAGCCAGTGGCTTTGATTTTAAAACCATTGACTTTGTAGCAGATCGCTATATAATAGATATTATAGACGGAGAAATAGAGGATAAATACCTTGCATTCCCGCAACGTGGAGAAAAATTACCTTGACAAGCCTTATCAATTTCGCAGCAATAAATGAAAACTTTCCTGTAGCTGGACAGGACAACGACACGCAGGTATTCAGAGATAACTTTGATACTATCAAAACCAACTTCTCTGCTGCTAAGAATGAGATCACAGATCTGCAGGATAATGCGGCCCGCAAAGACGAAGACAACGATTTCTTATACAACGTAGTAGGGTCCCTAACTTTACAAGATGCATACCTGCGTAAAAAGGACTATGGTGCTGCCATTGTAGCAGGCACACAAGACATCAGTTTTAAGCAGGCCATGTATCACATAGTAAAATTCGGAGCAAACACCAGCTTGTCATTCTCTGAATTTCCTACCGGAGCGGTGGATGTCACAGGACTCGGACAGATTGGTAAAGCCACTCTAGAACTTTATGGTGATGGTACTGCTAGAACCATTACATTTACTACTTCGGGTGGCACAGTGATTAAAAAATCACCAGGGTTTCCTGTATCAGTTACAGTCACATCTACTACCGATCCGGTGATCATCGAAGTATGGAGGCACAGTGCCACCGTGATTTTCTTGAACTATCTAGGATTATACAGCTAATGTTTCATCCCCTTAGCGGCGATCTGTCAGAATACAAAGATCAAGACATTGAAAATCGCCTAATCGAATTGAATAAAAAATATCATGCTGCTGCAAGAATGGGCAGTAGAGATCTCTTGACACAGCTATCTACTTTTGTTACAATATATAGAGAAGAACTCGCAAAGAGGCATGCTCAGAAATTGAAACAGGCAGATGGTGATTTAGGTCAATTGATCAATGTGGACTAATACAACGCAACAACTTATTCAAGGTGTGATGCAGCATGGGCCAGACATACTGGAACATTGCCAGACTTCTGATGATCTTTCACAATATGTGAATAGATTGCATCAAGAGCATTTGAACTATCCAATTCCCCCCGCTGACATAGACTGCACTGAATGGTTTATACCCAAAGAATATCAATGCATGGACATAGAAGCATTTTTGGTGGATCACTGTCCAGAACAAAACTATGATAGATTGTTACAAGAGATCGAATTATATAGAAATCATAATTTGATTCCTGTGTTGCGAGCAATGAAATATGTGGTAGATACTCTCAGAAGCAATAATATTGTTTGGGGAGTAGGTAGAGGCAGTTCGGTAGCTAGTTATGTGCTGTTCATAATTGGCGTACACAAAATAGACAGTGTTAAATACAAGCTACCAATTAACGAATTCTTTAAAGGAGAATAAAATGGGAAGAACTTATACCTCAATGAGAGGCAAAGAAATTGACATGGAAAAGATGAGCTTGAGATTTGAAAAAACTCCGGCTGTGGGCAATATGAAAGTCAACGCTCGAGGTGACGAAATTGGCGAAGGTGGCAGAGTGATACGCACACGCGAACAAGTGCTAGCAGATTATTATGCACAAAATCCCAACGCATTACATGAAGAAGTAGCTGCTCGCAGCAACAAGAAATAAGGTAAACTATGTTCAATCTCGAAGCACGACACATGCAGGTTCGTCCTCTGCCAAAGGACCTTCTTGTTATTAACATGGACATGGGCGAAATGAAAACTGCGGGCGGCATCGTTATTCAAAGTGACGATGGTAAAGCACACGGTGTTAAACCTCGTTGGGCTGAAGTTTATAAAGTCGGCGATGAATGTGATCTCGATGTCAAGATCGGTCAGTGGGTTCTTATTGAACACGGTCGGTGGACTCGTAAGATTAAAATCAACGACGGCGACGGTGATAAAGAATTTCAAAAAGTAGAAACCACAGCTGTTATTGCAGTTGCTGACGAAAGACCAAATGATTTCTACATCGGTCAGGAATTTTCAAACGGATCAAGCATGAATATCGATCCACAAGACTTCCTACCTGGAAACATGTCAAGAATTAACTAATGGAATTACGTAAAAGTTCGGATATCGCTGATATCTCAAATCAACTACGTGCCTTGGTTAGAGAATGCCGAGATCCGTACAATGATCATTTCACTGCCTTTTACGCCAAACAAGATCTGTATCAGATCAAGGTCCTGGTAGATACTGCCTTGGCAGATTCTCCAGACTTCGGAGATTTGGAAAAAGAGTGGTTGCAGGAACAGGAAAAAAAATGTATCATTAAGATATTAAAGTCTTAAGGAGATACAATGACCAATCCATTTCGTGATCAAGAAAAATTCATGCGGGCCTGCGATCAAGCAGTTGAATCCCTCAATCAAGATCAGTTCAATATGTATCTAAAACTCATTGAGGAAGAAACTAGAGAACTTGCTGTAGCAATAGATAATAACGACAAAGTAGAATCTCTAGATGCGCTAATTGACATCTTAGTTGTAACTATCGGTGCTATTCACTCAATGGGTGCAGCTGCAGAAGGTGCCTGGAAAGAAGTTATGCGTACCAACTTTGCTAAAATTGATAAAAAGACAGGTAAAGTAATTAAACGTGAAGATGGCAAAGTTCTCAAGCCCGATGGTTGGACTCCACCAAATCTCAAAGAGTTTTTGAGTAGAAAATGACAGTAGGCTTTACCTGCTCAACCTTTGACCTGTTTCATGCTGGGCATATCATGATGCTCAAGGAAGCAAAGACACAATGCGATCATTTGATTGTGGGGTTGCAAACAGATCCCACCATTGATCGTCCTACTGAAAAAAATAAACCTATTCAAAGTGTATTTGAACGCTACGAACAACTGAAAGCCTGTAAGTATATTGACGAGATACTTGTCTACGAAACGGAAGCCGATCTTGTAAATATCTTGCTTTCTTATCCTATTAATGTTAGAATATTAGGACAGGAATACGCAGAAAAAGATTTTACAGGTCGATGGGAATGTGACGATCGAGGCATTGAATTTTATTTTAACAAACGTGAACACAATTTCTCAACTAGCGAACTTAGACAACGTGTTATTGCAGCAGAAATTAATAAAGGACTAAAAGATGGAAATCCAACCTAAAGATACCAGCAAAGGACATTTTTATGTTAGTCTTGTAAAAAGCGGATTACGAATTATTGCTGGTGCAGTATTAATTGCTGGTAATTTGTATTGGGCAGGCGCTCTTATTATTTCAGCAGAGATACTCGGTGTGGTAGAGGAATTGGTATGAGGAATATTGAATTAGTTGATGCGGTGATTGCATTACACGAGATTGCTCGCACAGTAGAAAGAGAAATTGGTCGAGGCCAGTTAAGCGACGACATTCGATCATGCGCAGATCGATTGCATAACCTCTCGCTGTATGATGCAGAAAATAGTATAATTACACAAGACATTATTAACAAGGCAAAAGAATGAAAGAACTATGGGTTGAGAAGTATCGTCCTAAAAAGATGGAAGGGTATGTATGGCGTGACTCTGCACAACGTAAACAGGTCGAAACATGGGTGGCTGAAAAAAGCATTCCTCATCTACTGTTAAGCGGGCCTCCAGGCATTGGTAAAACCACCATGGCTAAGATTCTGGTCAACGAAATCGAAATTCTCGATGCTGATGTGCTAGAAGTAAACGCCAGTAGAGAAACAGGTATTGATTTCATACGCAACAAGATAGTGCCATTTATCAGCAGTATCGCTTGGGGTGCCTTTAAGGTGGTGCTGTTAGACGAAGCAGATCGTCTTAGTCCGCAGGCGCAGGATTCGTTAAAAGGCATCATAGAAGAATACAGCAATTATGCTCGCTTTATTTTAACCTGTAATAATCCTAATATGATTGTGCCAGCATTGCACAGTCGTTGCCAACAATGGCATTTCTCAAAACTTGATCAAACAGAGTTTACCGCTAGAGCTGCCACTGTGTTGGTTGAAGAAAACGTTGAATTTGATTTAGATACCCTAGATATGTATGTGTCTACCACATATCCTGATCTGCGTAAATGTCTAAATTTATTGCAACAAAATACCAACGATGCCAAACTGCACAGTGCTACTAAGGAAGATGTAGGATCTGCAGAGTGGAAGTTTGATATGGTCGAGTTGTTCAGAGCAGGAAAGATCCAAGAAGCACGTAAGATGTTGTGCGGTAAACTACGTGCTGAAGAGATGCAAGAAGTATATGTGTGGCTATACAACCATTTAGATATTTTTGGATCAGAAGAACATCAGGACAAGGCTTTGCATGTCATTAAGCAGGCTCTGGTAGATCACACATTGATCATCGATCCAGAAATTAATTTAGCATCTACTCTGGTAAAATTATCAAAGATTAATGGCGGATAAAAAATCTAATCTTGCCAAAGGCAGAAATAGTTTTGATGCCGATATAGGTGGAACAATGGTGCCTTTCTTCAATAGAAACGTATCAGAATATCCCACGGAAGCCGGAGGAGTTAAATTCGAGTTAGTTCCGGTAACCAAGCAGAAAGATCTAATGATCAATCATGCTAGGATGTATGCACAGCAGGAATACGATCGAATTGTGGAATTGGTTAATGTGTTAGAAAAACAGGCGCAGGCTATCAAGCGTAGATTAGATATCACAGATGCTGTTCATGCTGCGGTGTATCAGTTTCAACCGGTAATGGGTAATATCTATTGGCTAGCATGGGACAAGAGAAAGCAATATACATTGCTAACACAACATGGTCCCAACGATTGGTCCAGTAGTGCTCCAGAAGACTATGAATATCAGGCTCGAGTAAAATACATGGGCGATCACACCTGGATGGAAATAGATCAAGAAGGAAATAGCGTAAATGGATAATAGATACATGATAGTGAAATACATCAAGAAGCCTGATGGCAAATACGACGAAGTCACTGAATTCAAAAGGCACTACAGAACCACAGATATCCAGACTTCCAAGGTTATACTAGACTTTGAAAAGAAAACTGTGATCAAAAACGGGCTCAATCCTGATGCAGGATATGATGACATGATCGAGTTTTATAAAAGAATGTTAGGGGATCGCTTGACCCCCTACCTCCCTAAAGATTAATCGTCGCCGTAGATTGCTAATATCTCCTTAACAGCTTCGTGACGTTCAACATCCTGCACATCAAATTTTACTAGATCCACATATCTGTGGCCCTGGAAGTTATTATACAATCCCAAAAATTCTAGTAAGCCATTGTTGCTAGGACGATCAGCCTGTTGTAGGTCTCCTGTAACTACCATCTTGCTGTTCTGTCCTAGTCTCGTCAGCAACATCTTCATCTGACTAGGTGTAGCATTCTGCATCTCATCAGCTACAACCACTGCGTTTTTAAAAGTTCTACCTCGCATATATGCCAAAGGACTGGTTTCTATCACTCCTTCTTTGATAAAATTTTCTATCTCTCTGGCGTTGAAATTTTCTGCGATTACATCAAATATTGGCTTGGTCCAAGGGGCCATTTTTTCATTTAGGTCCCCGGGCAAGAATCCGTGTTCTTCATCAACACTCACAGCAGGTCGAGTAATTATGATTTTATCTGCAGATCCATATTTGAGTTGATCTATGGCCCACTGAACCGCCAGCATGGTTTTACCCGTACCGGCTGGACCGATGGCGAATACAATCATTTTGTTGGGATCGTTTAGTTTAAGTAGATAAGTCTCTTGGCTTAGACTCTTGGGATAAATCTGTACTCTTCTGCGTTTTTCATTTAACCTATGATCAATATTTATTACGTTTGTGTTAAATCGTGGATCATATTGCTCGTTTTGCTGAACTTGCGCTCTTTTTCGCTTCATATAAGGTTAGCCCTCCTGTAAGTGTTAGGCACGGACCTCAAACCGTAGTGTCCGTGACCGAACACATGTGTATTTAACTCCCGGATCTAAAAGTTATATGTTATGTTTGTATTTTGACGATAAATACAACGGGAGATACTATGGCAGATATCAAAGACATAATCAGCAATATTGAACAGATCTACGGGTCTAACAACAGCCTACAACTGCTCAAAGACTTCGAGCGTGTACTAGATGAATTAGATGTATACGTGTTCGATAACTGGATCGACGGAGAAATTGTAGAAGGTCCGAGAGAAAGCAGATATTATGTGGAATGCACATTTATGTGGCCACACGATCAGCTACCTGAACCCGCAGGCGGAAAACGTCTGTTAGAATACGGGTGTAGAGTGCAAGTAGCAGAAAGCAAGATTGCGACAGTGCGGAAGATCAAAACTCCGGATGATATTAGGCCAGGCACACGCAAAGGCAAAATCGATCACAAAGACATATGGATGATAAAGATTAGCATGCCCAAGAAACTCATGAGTGATATCAACCGAGGCTACACAGAACTTGATAAGAATAAGATTGAAGACATCGTAAATGCCAACAGCATCAATGCTTCGATCGATCCAGCAGAACAACAAGCACAGGATATGGCAAATGCACAACCAGCAGAACAACCAGCAGCTTAACGAAGGGCTGAGACCCACAGACCTGAAAGAGATGGTCCACGATGTATTTGAAGTAGATGCCTTTAGATCAAAAATGGGCGAGGATCAAGATGTCTGCGTAGTCAGCTTCAAAGTCAAAGATCGATCTCCTGCCAAGGATCTCATGGAGTTTATCGAAAAGGGCTACAATTTCGTGCTAGATGCAGATGTCAGTAGTGGCGAGGACAACAACGGCGAATATTCTGTATTTGTAGAAATTGGCAGGACACCTAAACTAGCAGAACACATTCAGGAACTAACCTATGGTGTGAAAAGACTTACTGGATTAGATGAATTTAAATTTAAATACTATAAACAAAATCATGTGCATGAAGCCAGCACAGGCAATCTCAAGGATAAGATTCCCTCAAGTGTCAATGAATATCGAGATTTTATAAATAAAAATCGCACCGAAGATGTAAAAAGATTCTTTTCAAAGACATTGATGGACGATCTGAATCTCGACGGCAACGTGATAACTATAATTAAACCGTTTGGTTCTCAAGTGCGATTAGAAATTGTCAAAGACGGCAACACAGAATCTATCTTAGAAGGCATCACAGATGGATACAGTGTAGATCAAGCAGCTACCAGCGAAGCATTTTGGCTTACAAAGGTGTTAGGAGACTACACTATAAACAAAGTAGGTGACACATTCGTGTTCAACAACGGCGAACGTTCAATGTTATTAAAAAGGATCTGATAATGAGCTTTACATTTGATTTTACCAAAGAGCAGCTGAAAGAAATGCTGCCAAAGAATCCGTATCTACAGAACTGGTATGATGCACTAAATGCCATACTTCCAGAATATGATATCAATACTCCACAGCGTGTGGCAGCTTTCCTAGCACAATGCGCTCACGAAAGCGGTGGATTTGTGTTCCTCAAAGAAAATTTAAACTACAAAGCAGCCAGTCTTAGAAAAGTGTTTCCCAAATACTTTCCAGATGATGCTATTGCAGCCGCATACGCTAACAAGCCCGAAAAAATTGCCAACAGAGTATATGCTAATCGCATGGGTAACGGAGACGAAGCAAGTGGCGACGGATTCAAATACTGCGGTCGTGGGCTGATACAGCTCACTGGCAAAGACAACTATACATTCTTTGCGGCCAGTATTGAGGTACCTGTAGAAGAAGCATCAGAATATCTTCAGACATTTGAAGGTGCTGTACAAAGCGCATGCTTCTTCTGGGATCAAAACAATCTCAACCAATGGGCAGATAAGGGTGATATTCTCACATTGACCAAGCGTATCAACGGTGGCACTATTGGTCTTGAGGATAGAATCAAACACTACGAACACGCTCTGCATATATTCGGAGCACATTGATCGTGTGGCAGATTCAATGGGTGCTGGCGCTGATTCCAGATAGTTTTTTTCTCTGGATCACTTACCTATTGATTGCTGTTGGAGTTGGATTGTATGTGGCCAGCAAGTTGGTTACATGGATTCCTCTAATATCTCAATACAAACTACCTGCAGAACTAGTTGGAGTTGTATTACTGGTAGCAGGTAGTTATTTGTTCGGAAGCCATGGAACAGAAATGGCTTGGCGCGAACGTGTTAAAGAATTAGAAGCAAAAGTAAAAGCCGCTGAAGAAAAGAGTCAGCAAGTAAACACAGTAATAGAAACTAAAATTGTAGAAAAAATTAAAGTAGTCAAGGAAAATGTCTATGTCAACAGAGAAATTATCAAAGAAGTTGCGGGTAAGCAATTGGATGCTCAGTGTACTTTGCCTAAGTCTACTGTCAGCTTGCACGACAGCGCCAGTCGTAATGAAGTTCCCGAACGTGCCGCCGCAACTGATGGAACCCCCAGCGGAATTGAAGCCAGTCGGCTCCTCGACAGAGTCGTTGAAAACTACGGTGCCTGCCACGAAAATGCAGAAAAATTGAGAATGTGGCAGGAATGGTATCGAGAACAGAAGAAAATCTTCGAATCAGTTAAATAATAGGACATTAAGTAGGAGCGAAAAATGGCATTAATAGATTCAGTATTAAATTTAGTTAACAAACAACCAAAAGATCCAGACGCACCAAAGCCACCAGTTGGCTCACGTTCAGAGCGTGAAGCAAAATTAAAAGACAAAGCAGGTATGGTTATTTCCGTATTTGCTTTGTTGTTAGCAGTTAACGCATGGTACGGCGGCAAGTTGTCCAGCACAGTATTAAACAATACACTAGGTGCTAACAATACTTGGGCACAGTATCAAGCCAAAGCAGGTCGCGGTGTTAGCTACGAAATTGCGGCTAAGACAACAGCCGATCCAAAGATCAAAGCAGAGTTCATGGCTGAAAAAGAACGCATGGATGCTGACAAGAAAGAAATTGCCGAAAAGGCTCGTGCCATGGAAGCAGCACGTGAAGAGGCTAAAAAGTCTAGTCCATGGATCGGTTATGCATCAACAGCATATCAATTAGCAATCGTTGTGTTATCAGCAAGTATTCTTGCAGTTAGTATGGCCATGTTCTGGGGCAGCTTTGCTGTAGCAGGATTTGGAATATTATTAAGCCTAAACGGTTTATACCTTTGGTTTTAAATAGTAAAGACAAATAGGAGCGAACTATGTCAGAAGCAGTGAAAAGCGAAAGCGAACAAAAGAAAGAAGATTGGATGAACAGCAAGTGGCGTCCAATGATGGGTTGGATGTATATGTTGGTATGTATGTTTGACATGATCTTATTCCCAGTACTATGGAGTTTGTTACAAACAGCAACTCATACTCCAATCACTCAATGGAATCCATTAACACTACAAGGTGCTGGTTTGTTTCACATCGCAATGGGTGCTGTTTTAGGTATTGCGGCATTTGGTCGCACACAAGAAAAACTAAATGGAGCAAACAATGGCGGCATGCAACCAGTGGCACAGAGCGTCACAACAACATATGGCGCACCTCAACCAGGATTTGGTGCACAGGCAGGAAGCTTCAGTGCTCCAGCATCAAGTGGCAGTTTCGGAGGCAGCTTTGGAAGCACATCTACTACTCCAGCACCGAGCAGCTTTGGTGGCAGTCCAGGATTCGGAACGCCAGCGGCTAAACCATCAGTAGGCGTTTCTAGCAGTGGCAAACCAATGCCTGCACAGCCAGAGCAGCCGGAAATTTAAAAGGAGCAGGATATGTTAGATACATTACTATGGATAGCAGTAGGAGCATTTGTAGGATGGAATTTTCCACAGCCATTTTGGGCAAAGATTATTCAAGAAAAAATTCAAGCTATGATAGCTAAAAAAGGAGACTAATATGAAGAACATTATTTTTGTAGCAGGACTTGCATTAGCGATGTCATTCCCTATATATGCAGCCGATGATACCAAACCAAAAACTAAAAAAGTCTGTGTGGATCAACAGGGCAAAGATGGTAAGCCTGTAATAGATCCTAAGACCAACAAACCAAAACAAAACTGCAAAGAAGTCAAAGTGCGTGAAAAACATGAAGGCACAGCAGTTCCTGAAAAGAAAAAATAAAGCTCAGTAAATTTCTAATTAAATAAAAGGACTGCTTGACACAGTCCTTTTTTTATCATATAATATAAACATGGATTACTACGCTACCCTAGGACTAAAACGAAACGCCAGTGATGCCGAAATAAAAAAGGCATACCGAAGCATGGCCATGAAATATCACCCAGATCGAGGCGGTGATGAAAAGAAGTTCAAAGAAATATCACAGGCTTACGAATTTCTTAGCGACCCCCAGAAAAAACAAATCATAGACCTTGGCGGTGATCCTAATGCACAGCCGGGCATGGGTAGAGGTCAAAATCCGTTTGAGTTTCATTTCGACACTGGTAATATGCATGACATTTTCGGTAACTTTGGCTTTGGCGGATTTGGTCGCCAGCCTCAACGCAGAAATAGATCCCTAAACATCAATGTAGAAATTACCTTAGAAGATGTGCTTAACGGCAAAGACTTTACCGCTGAAGTTTCAATCCCTGGTAAGAATAAGATGATCAACATTCAGATTCCTCCGGGCATAGAGCATGGACAACAAATTAGATACGAAGGCATGGGTGATGATTCAATACCCAGTCTCAAACCAGGAGATTTATTGGTTAATGTCATAGTGCGTGAACACCCCATATACCGACGAGAAGGCACATCGTTGATCGTAGAACGAGAAGTAAGTGTATGGGATGCATTGCTGGGAGCTAGTATAGAAATACAAACACTAGATCGTAAAACATTATCAATGAACTTGCCACCCGGTACACAACCGGATACAGTAATGAGTTGCAGAGGTGAAGGTTTGCCCAATATGCGCACAAGGCAGCGAGGTAACTTATTGATAAAAATTAAAGTATCAATCCCAAAAATTCTACAACCCGAGCAAATCGACCTAATACAACAGATCAAACAAGGAAATATGTAATGATTGAACCCAGTAAGAGCCTACAAGAAATTTTTGAAAAATCTATAGAGATGGCCAAGACTTTGAGTCACGAGTACATAACCATTGAACATATTATCTATGGCATTATGGATGATGAGGATTCTTATAAACTATTAGAAAGTTTTGGTGCTGATGCTAAATTTGTTAAAACAAATATAGAACACTACTTAAAAAACAATCTCAATGATATTAAAACTACCAATGCCAACGCAAAACCTAAAAAGACCAACAGCGTAGAACGTGTGTTGAATCGTTGCTTTACACAGGTGTTGTTTAGCGGTAGACAGCGCATGGAGATAGCAGATATCATTATCAGTGTGCTGTCAGAGAAAAACAGTTTCGGTTACTACTTTCTTACCAAGGCCGGGGTGACTAAAGAAAAGTTTGTAAAGTATTTCCAAGAAAATGTGCAGGTTACCGAAGACGCCGAAGTTGAAACAAGAATAGTGAACTCAAATCAAATAGATCGAATATTGAATCAGTTTTGTACCAATCTCAGTCTCAAGGCCAAACAGCGAAAACTTGATCCTGTAATAGGCCGTGATGACGAAATAGAAAAAATACAATTGGTATTGGCACGTCGAAACAAGGCCAACGTGTTAATGGTAGGTGATCCCGGAGTGGGTAAAACTGCTATTGCTGAGGGCATTGCTCGTAAGATTCACGAAGGCAAGGTTCCTAAATTTATCAAGGACCATCAAGTCTATACTTTGGACATCAGTGCTCTCCTAGCAGGATCAAAGTATCGTGGTGATTTCGAAGAACGAGTTAAAGCGGTGTTGGCTGCACTAGAGAAAAAAGGCAAGATCATCTTGTTCATCGACGAAGCACACATGATGAACGGTGCGGGTGCTGCAAATGGCAGTTCAAACGACATGGCCAATATGTTGAAACCCATACTTACCAAAGGTGTTCTCAAGCTGATAGCATCTACCACATGGGAAGAATATCGCAAGCACTTCGAAGGCGATCGTGCGCTGATGCGTCGATTCCAACGTGTGACCGTTGAAGAGCCTACACCAGAAATGGCTGTGAAGATCCTTAAAGGTCTAAAGAAATACTACGAGCAACATCACAATGTAAAAATATCCGATGCAGCCATCGAACAAGCAGTTAAGCTCAGTGTCAAATATATGAGTGATAAAAAACTGCCTGACAAGGCTATTGATATTATTGACTGTGCCTGTGCTAGATATAAGCTCAAAGATGATGAGGGCATGGAAGGTGTTACACAGATTGTAGACATCGAACAGGTCACCTACGAACTCAGTAAGATGATTAACATGCCATTAGAAACCGTGGCGCAAAAAGAAAGCAAAAATCTTTCAGAGTTAGACACTCAGATGAAGGGTGTGGTCTACGGACAAGATAATGCTGTAGATACATTGTTAGATAAAATCTTTGTGAGTCAGGCTGGCATGAAGGCACCTAACAAGCCTATTGGGTCATTCCTATTCTTGGGACCCACAGGCTGTGGCAAAACCGAAACTGCTAAACAATTATCAGATAAAATGGGTATGCAGTTAATCCGATTTGACATGGGTGAGTATCAGGAAAAGCATTCAGTAGCAAGATTAATTGGTGCTCCTCCGGGTTATGTTGGTTACGAAGATAATGCTGGTATGTTGATCACCAAACTACAAGAAACACCCAACGCTATCTTACTATTAGACGAAGTTGAAAAAGCTCATCCGGATGTTATGAATATTCTTCTAGCGTTCATGGACAATGGTTTTATCACCGGATCCAATGGCAAAGTAGCAGACGGTCGTAATACTATTTTGATTATGACGTCAAATCTCGGAGCCGCTGACAACGAACTCAACACCATCGGATTTGGCGAACTAGAACGTGATGGCGAAGATGACAGAGCCATTAAGAAACATTTCAGCCCAGAATTCCGCAATAGACTAGATGCTGTAATCAAGTTCTCTAAACTCAGTGGCGATACTGTGATCCAGATCGTCAAGAAGTTTGTGGCTGATCTCAACAGTCAATTAAAAGACAAAGGCATTGAGATCGTGGTTAACGCCAAGGCCACACGTTGGCTAGCAGATCGAGGCTACGACAAGAAGATGGGTGCTAGACCATTGGCACGAATCATCGACAATGAAATCAAGAGCCCACTAAGTCGCAGAGTGCTGTTCGGTGATCTAGTAAATGGTGGAAGAGTTACCGTGGATATCATCGATGACAAATTGGATTTCACAGTGGTTGAGATACCAAAACCGTTGACCAAGGAAGAAAGAAAAGCTCTTAGGGCGCAACGAATTGCTGAAGCAGCAAATACACAAGAACAAGATGCTACAACTGAAAACCAAATCGACCAGTCGTAAGTTCTACAACAAATGGTTATATAAAATCAGCCTGCAAATAGACGGCTGTGTGATATTTCGCACACAGCCTATTTCAAATATCAAGGACTGGTTAGAAAATTCTAACAGTGACAGCGGATATCATTATGATAATTGGCGTAGGGCCACAGCTAATAAAGAAATAATAAGCAGCGTTTGTGACTTTTTTAGTTCCTACGACGAAGATGCATACGCAACAAGGGTTGAAAGGAATAGACTAGATGTTTATACCAACGATCCTGAGTTCTACGAAAAACTCAGCCTAGCTAGCCAAGATTACTTGGTGCATAGATTTGAACCCAACATCAACAATCTCGATGTGTTGAATAATTCACAGAACTGTATCACAGTGAGTAAACTGCCCAAGGACAGATATCGCTATCGCGTGTATCTCATGCCGCATAAAATGGCCAAAGATCGTGAAGGCAAACAGAAATATCTAGCCTGGCTGAAATCACAAGCCCCTAGAATAACCTGCACTCCTGCGATCGAACGTTGGTTCTTGACCACAGATTGGAATTGGGACCGTAGATATGTATTAGTTGAAGATGAATCCACACTGCTAATGATGAAACTGCGTGGTGCTGACGTTGTGGGCAGAGTATATAACTTTATAGTATGCGATAAATAGTTGATGAGCAGAGAAACCATAGTATTATTATCAAATATCACTGACGATAGTCAGCCCTCTACGTGGCAATACGGCGAAAAACACATAGGTGCAGGCTATTACAAAAACGGTAACGGTGTGCATACTATGACTTTTGAGCTGAATAATTTCAAGGGCAGCATTAAAATACAGGCCACTCTAGACCTAAATCCCGGTGTCAACGACTGGGTTGATGTAGTTCTCGATAGTTCAGACACTGTGTTAACTGCTATAGATAGCACACCTGTTACTACTAACGCTGCCTGCACATTCACTGGTAAATTTGTGTTCATACGTGTGGCGTATCAGCTGGAACAGGGCATAATCACCGAAGTTCGGTATAATCACTAAACTGTTTGAGACGATAAATATAGTATGACCTCGAGAGGAATACTATGAGAGACCTGTTATCTAAATTAGACGCTATAGTAAGCGAAACAGCATTAAAAAATCCTGAAGATCTTCAGGCCAAACGCAAAGCCCTGGCAGATCTTGAAAAAGATCCTGTGGCTAGCACCGATCCAGAAATCAGCAGTGCAATTACACAAAGAAAAACAGATCTCGAAAAAGAGGCCAAATCTAAAGGATTTGCAGAATCATTTGAAGTAGGTGACGAGTTTGGTATCAGCTTTTCAGAAGATCACGAGATTGCCACTACTATTGTAGATATTCTAGAAGATGGCATTGTAATCGAATTAGATGACACCGCACTAGAGATGCTGACTAATGAAGGCTTACAATTCTTAGAAGGTGAACTAGTAGAAGACAAAGTCAAAGGCACACACGGCAAGGCCTGTTGGAAAGGCTATCGCAGAGTCGGCAAGAACGACTGCACAAAGATAGGTGAAAGCGGATTACAAAGATATACAGGTATTAAAAAATACGGCAAAGATGGATTTGAAGCACTACAGAAAGCAGGGCGTGAGGGTGCTGACGAAGAAGAAAAAGGTCGTATCAAGGACAAGTATCTAAAAAAAGAAGATCACGGTCCCGAGAATCCAGATGCACCTGTGAACTACGGCGAATATGATCGCGAAGGCGACATGGCCAAGGATGATCTACGCACCATAGACAGTGCTGCCGAAGAACTATACAGTATTCTACAAGCGGACGACAATCTTCCAGAATGGGTGCAGAGTAAGATCACCAAAGCTGTGGACTATATTGACACAGCTCGTGATTATATGAAAGCACAGAAATACGAAGAAGGTGTAGCAGAAGGAGATGTTGACGAAGCAAAGTATCAAGGCCGCGAAGTTCCATTAGGTAAAAAGATGGCTGGTGATGTCAAGAAATCCAAAGTATATGTTCGCAAGCCTAATGGTAACATTGTCAAAGTAAACTTCGGTGACAAGAAAATGCGTATCAAAAAATCCAATCCTGCACGTAGAAAATCATTCCGTGCTCGTCATAATTGTGCTAATCCAGGACCTCGTCATAAAGCCAGATACTGGTCTTGCCGGAGCTGGTAATGTTATTAAAAGAAATGTTCAGTGCCATTGGCGCACCCAAAGACGAACAACAAGAAATCGATTGGTTGGATGATTTAAAATTTTTCATCGACAACGATTCAAAAATGCTGGACCAGTATTTTTTCCCTGCGGTGAAACGTCATCGCGAGCACAGAGGCAATCCCAATGTATTCAAGGTCTACATCCGACCATTAGAAAAGTGCATGGGTCATTATTGCGACAAATACGATATCGACGATGCGGAACAAAAGTTTCCCAAAGACAAGCTCATAGACTTGGCCAAACGTATTGCCGGTGAGCAAGAAAAACACATAGAAAAAGGCGACTACGATTAATGCTGTTAAATGAATTGTTCGAAGCCGGAACCAAACATGTGACATTCTGCTTTGGCAGAATGAATCCACCTACCATTGGTCACAAACAGGTATTAGATACCATGAAAAGCCAAGGCGGAGAAATGAAAATTTTTGTCAGCCAAAGTCAAGACAAAAAGAAAAACCCATTGGACTATGCTACCAAGATCAAATTCATTAAGGAAATGTTCCCCCAGTATGCCAAGGATGTTGTAGAGAATGCAGCATTAAACACCATCGGCAAGGTGGCCAGCTACCTACATGAGCAGGGTTACAACGCAGTTACCTTCGTAGCAGGCTCAGATCGCCTAGAAGACATGAAAAGCCTTCTCACACAATACAACGGTGTCGAAGGCAAAGCACATGGTTTTTATAAGTTTGACGTAATTGATTTTGCCAGCAGCGGAGACCGTGAAGACGGTGCCGAAGGTGTAGCAGGAGTCAGCGCCAGCGGTGCAAGAGCAGCAGCAGCTAATAATGATTTCGAAGCATTCCAAGAATCCACTGGCGCAGGCGAGTTGTCCAAACCGTTGTTCGCTGCTGTGAGAAAAGGCATGGGAATCAAGGGCGAAGTAGAAGAAGGCTGGAAAAGCAAAGCTGCTGGTGCAGCATTGGCCGCCGCCAATCTTTTAGGAAGTCCTGCTCAGGCAGCAGAAGAACCTGTTAAGCCTATCACCATTGCCTATGTAATGATTGACGGCGAGGTTAGAAAATATAATTTAGGTGATAAATTCGATAATGCTAGAGAAGCAGAAAAATTTATCAGCGGAGTTTTAGATAAACAAGGACTGCAGGGATATACGTTAAATATCAAACACGGATATCCTAAAAAGAAAGAAGAAGTCAAAGAAGCTCCAATTGAAATGGATCCCAGCGATCCCATGGATCCAATGATATATGGTACTGGCAGCAATCCTGCTAAATTAAAATATCGTATGCTACGTGCTGCTGGTCAATTAAAAGATCTTGCAGCTCGGGCAGAAAACGCCAGTCCGGGTGAATGGCAAATCATGGCTCGTCAGTTTGAAGAACTGAAAATGAACATGGAACAAATTCGTCATGCGCTCGAAGAGCTAGGTAAAATCAAAAGCAAGGGCGGAATACGATCAAGAGGTATTACAGTATGAGAGCCAAAGACATTATACCAGCCAGCCGGCCTAGAAACTTTGTTGCTAAAAATTCTAAAAGCGCAGGTGCTGGCGCTCACAAAGATAAAAAGCGGGCAGAGAAACAGGGCGACACTAAACATAAGAAAGATTTGATTCCTATGGAGCAAGATGTAGCGGAAGGTAAAAGTCTTCAAGACTACATAGAAGCAGGTGTATGCCCTATATGTCACGGAGACATGGTCTCAGAAGACCAACTTGAAGAAGGCAAGAAAGATGCCTGCTATCACAAGATCAAAGCTTCGTCCAAGGTTTGGCCCAGTGCCTATGCGTCAGGACGATTGGTACAGTGTCGCAAAGCAGGTGCTGCTAATTATGGCAAGGGCAAGAAGAAGTGAGAGCATATGAGTTTGTCACTGAGAAGTGGACTAAAAAATATAAAAAGTCCATAAACTGTTCTAACCCCAAAGGGTTTAGTCAACGAGCTCACTGCCAAGGTCGTAAAAAATCAGAAGACATAGCACCCATAGATGAAAATCTGCGTCAGTGGTTCAAAGACAAATGGGTCCGCTTTGGACCAGATGGCAAGATACGTGGCGACTGTGCTAGAGACAGTGAGAAAGAAGGCAAGCCTAAGTGTCTACCACAGAGCAAGGCTCACGCACTAGGCAAGAAAGGTCGTGCCACTGCTGCTGCTCGCAAACGTCGTGAAGACCCCAATGCCAATCGCAAAGGAGCAGCTAAAAATGTCAGAACTAGATGAACTGAAAAAATTAGCTGGTATCACAGAATATCAAGGATATCAACCATATGCTGGCAGTAACATAAGTATAACTGGTAATGAAAAAGGTGAACTTATGAAAAAACATGATATAAGACCAGGCACCGAAGAATGGTTTAAGCTATGGTTTAGTTTGCCTTACTTAACAGGCGAAAAGCCTATTGGAAAACAAAATGGTTGAAATAACACAATCAGCGAAATCAAAGATTATGGATTTGCTGCTAGAAGAAAATAATCCCAAGCTGGCATTGCGCACCTTTGTGCAAGGTGGCGGTTGCAGTGGCTTCAGTTATGGCTTTACCTTTGACGAAACAAAGAACGAAGACGACTTTGAATTTCCTATCAACGAACAATACAACGTGTTTGTTGATGCAATGAGTATGCAATATCTACAAGGTGCTGTTATTGATTACAAAGAAGAAGCCATGGGCAGTCAGTTTGTTATTAGTAATCCCAATGCACAATCTACCTGCGGGTGTGGATCAAGTTTTTCAGTATGAACCCAAACAATTATCCAGTGTATCCAGATGATGACGGATACGACACTCCAAAGAATCCTTATAGCCCAGTATGAGAGCAAGTGAATTTATAGTTGAAAGAAAAAAGAAACGTAAAAAGCCACGTTGGGCTGCTTACGGTCCGGGTCCTTACGGCGGTTATGGCTATGCTGTAGGTTATAGTGGAGATGGTGGAGGAGATGGTGGAGGTGTAGGAGAAAACTTTGCGGATGGCAAGAATCCTCAGGACAAAGGCGACAGCAAACGACACGGCATTAATACCAAAGCATCAGTAAGTAGTCTACGTAAAACTGCGAAACAAGGCGGGCGCAAAGGACAACTAGCGCACTGGCTAGCTAACATGAAAGCAGGTCGTGCTAAGAAGAATAAATAATAGTATGAAAATACGTGAAATTGTAGAATCAGCAACAGCAGGCGCTACCAGTGCTGGTAACGTAGCTATAGGTGCGGTATACAAAAATAAACCCGGAAAAACGGCAAAAAACAAAGACGGAACCGCAAAAAACGCATTAGATCTCAAGGGAACTAATCTGTTAACTGGTGGGTCTTTGGTAAAAAGATAAATACATAATACACTTTTAGGAATGTGAACATGGACTTCAAATCGTTAATCAGCAAAATAGAAAGTATCGACGGCAAAATCGATACTCCAAAAGCACCAGAGCTGCCAAAATCTGTGCAATTAAATGAAGACGCACAACTGCGTGTTCTAAGTGGCCGCACTACCTACGTTGCTGAAGCTAAGAAAAAAGCTGAAGAAGACGTTAAAGAAGCGGACGACATGAAAGTAGGCGATAAGAAAAACATTGCTACTGGCACTGTTGAAAAAACAAAAACAGGCATTGTTCACAAGAGCAGCAAGGCCTATGGTGGCAGTGAAGAAAAAGAAGCTGATGACGAAGACAAGCCAAAGAAAAAAGCCAAAAAAGAAAGTGTAGAACCAGAATTTAAAAGCAAATTCATGAAAATGGTAGAAGCCAAGAAAGATGAAGCTGCTGATAAGAAAAAGAAAATGGCCAAGAAAGAAAAAATGGCAGAAGGATCTAAGCCAGATTTCCTAGACCTCGACAAAGACGGCGACAAGAAAGAGCCAATGAAGAAAGCTGCCGGTGAAAAGGGCGGCGACAAGCCAGCTAGCAAGAAAGGTATGAGCGACAAGCAGGCCAAATACTTTGGTAAGAAAAATGAATCAGTAACAACTTCTAAGAAAGTAGTTGCTGAATCAGTAGAAACAAAATTATCTTTCAAACAAATGGTTCAACTGGTTCAAGAAAGTGGCGGCCAGCAACAAATTGATCCTGTAGACAAAGCTCTGTTTACATGGGCAGAGCGTGTAGCTCGTAACAAACTAGGCGAAGGCATGAAAGCAGACTTATACGCAGGGTTGGTCTATGAACGCAACGGTGGCGTATTTGAAATGTATGATGTACTAAGCGAAGCACAAAAGTAATTCAACCAAAAAGTGTTAAAAAGCCAGTCTATCATTGACTGGCTTTTTTTATGACTATATAATAGTCGTATAGGAGAGAACAAATGTCAAAAATGTATGGACCGGAAGAAAAAGCCAAACTCGAAAGATTAATCAACGAAGGATCTAATGTGCTTCGTGAAGTAGAAGATCTCAATGAAGGTCTTAAAGAAACTGTTAAAGCTGTCGCAGAAGAATTACAAATCAAACCCAGTTGGATCAACAAAGCCATACGTATCGCACACAAAGACAATTGGAAAGACCATGAGGCAGAGTGGAGCGAGATTGAAATGATTCTCGGTGTTACTAAAAAACTTCCTGAATGAATGAATTATTAAAACCAACTTTTGATTGGATCAGAGATGACTGGCACAGCAATCGCTTCCGTTTTGTTGTTGAGCTGCTTGCCTGGGCTGTTAGTATCGGCTGCTCAATCACTATGGCGCTTACAGTTCCCAATCCGCCTTTACTTGTGTTGTATCCTATTTGGATCGCTGGCTGTGCCATGTATGCTTGGGCTGCTTATACTCGGAAATCGTTTGGCATGTTGGCTAACTACATCTTGCTAACCGCAATTGACACATTCGGCCTAGCAAGAATGCTAATTAATTAAATAAAGTAAGAAGGTAGGCGGGCCATAAACCGCACATTGGTATTTGCAAGCCTAAAATTGCATAGGAGAAAAAATGAGTTTCGTGGACGCATACTACGATCGCGACGATGACATGATACGTGTTGTTGAGCGTGACGACAAAGGGCAGAGGCATTTCAAAGACTATCCTGCCAGACATATATTCTATTACAACGACCCCAAAGGCAAGTTCCAATCCATTAAGCGTGAACCTCTTAGCCGTGTAAGTTCAAAGAATGTCAAAGAACATCGCAAAGAACTTGCCATACATTCAAACAAAAAACTTCACGAAAGCGATATTAATCCCATATATCGTTGTTTAGAAGACAATTATCTCAATCAAGATGCACCTAAGCTAAATGTAGCGTTTTTCGATATTGAGGTAGACTTTGATCCAGAACGTGGCTATGCATCACCAGATGATGCGTTCATGCCAATTACTGCGATTGCTGTCTACCTACAATGGATGGAGACCATGGTGTGTCTAGCCATACCTCCCAAAACACTCAGCATGGCAGAAGCCACCAAGCAGGTTGAAGAATTTCCCAATACCATGCTGTTTGACAACGAAGCAGACATGCTAAACACATTCTTGGATCTCATACAAGATGCTGATGTGCTGAGTGGTTGGAACTCGGAAGGCTTTGATATTCCATATACTGTTAATCGTGTTACCAAGGTTCTCAGTAAAGAAGATACCAAACGTTTTTGTCTATGGAATTGTTTGCCTAAGAAACGAGAATATGAAAAGTTCGGTAAAACTGCCACTACATATGACTTCATTGGCCGTGTGCATATAGACAGTCTTGAACTTTATCGCAAGTATACCTATGAAGAACGTCACACCTATCGATTAGATGCTATTGCCGAATATGAACTAGGTCAGAGAAAGACTCAGTATGAAGGCACATTGGATCAATTATACAACAACGATTTTAAAACATTCGTTGAATACAATATCAACGATTGTAAACTGTTAGATGATCTAGATAAGAAACTGAAATTTATTGACTTAGCCAATACAATTGCACACGAAAACACAGTGCTGTTAGCAACTACTATGGGTGCAGTGGCTGTGACTGAACAAGCTATCATCAACGAAGCTCATCGCAGAGGTATGATAGTTCCTAATCGCAAAAAAATGGAAGAGCACGGAGACACTCAAGCTGCTGGTGCCTACGTTGCATATCCCAAGAAAGGTATACATGAGTGGATCGGCTCGCTAGATATTAACTCACTGTATCCTAGTGCTATTCGGGCTTTGAATATGGGTCCTGAAACCATCGTAGGTCAGTTGAGACAGGATGGGACCAAGGATTTTATTGCAGCAGAAATGTCAAAAGGAAAATCATTTGCGTCCGCTTGGGAAGGCATATTTGGTAGTCTTGAATATTCCGCTGTGATGAATCGAGAAGTGGGTCGTGAAGTCACTGTCGATTGGGAAGGTGGCGGCTCGGATACGCTAAGTGCGGCTCAGGCCTATGATCTTATATTTGACAGCAATCAACCTTGGATGATCTCAGCCAACGGCACTATATTCACATATGAAACTGAGGGTGTTATATCCGGACTGCTAGCACGTTGGTATAAAGAACGTAAAGAAATGCAGGCCAAACTGCGAGAATGTATCCAGGCCGGCAACAAGATTGAAGAAGAATACTGGGACAAGCGACAGTTGGTCAAGAAGATTCTACTAAACAGTCTGTATGGTGCAATTTTAAATCCAGGCTGTAGATTCTTTGATAACAGAATTGGACAGTCCACAACTCTCACCGGAAGACAAATTGCCAAACACATGGCATCAAAAGTAAACGAAATTATCACTGGAGAGTATGATCACATCGGTCGAGCAGTAATCTACGGTGACACAGACTCTTGTTATTTTTCAGCGTATACTACCTTGAAAAAAGACATTGAGAAGGGACTGATTCCCTGGAACAGAGAATCAGTGGTCGAACTTTACGATACCATAGGAGATACGGTCAATGGCACATTTGTCAAATTCATGCAGGACGCATTTCATGTCCCTCGAACCAGAGCCGAGGTCATCAAAGCAGGTCGCGAAATTGTTGCAAGCAAAGGACTGTTCATCACCAAAAAGCGATACGCAGTTCTCTACTACGACAAAGAAGGCAAACGAGCAGACACAGAAGGCAAACCAGGAAAAATTAAAGCGATGGGGCTTGATCTCAAGCGTTCAGATACCCCGGTTGTTATACAAGACTTCTTGAGTGAGGTGCTGACTAAGACACTAACTGGTGTGACCAAAGAAGAGATCCTGCAATATATCACTGATTTTCGCACAGAATTTAAAACTCGACCGGGTTGGGAAAAGGGCTCGCCTAAGCGAGCCAACAATATCACAGAATACGCTGCCAAAGAAAAAAAAGCAGGCAAGACTAACATGCCCGGGCATGTTAGAGCTTCATTGAATTGGAACACTCTCCGGCGTATGATGGATGACAAATACTCCATGCAGATTGTAGATGGCATGAAAGTAATTGTATGCAAGATCAAAGACAATCCTATGGGGCATACTTCCGTGGCCTATCCTGTGGATGAACTGAGATTGCCGCAGTGGTTCAAGGATCTTCCTTTCAACGATGCAGAAATGGAAACCACTGTGATAGATGAGAAGTTAGGAAACCTTATTGGTGTTTTGGAATGGGACATCAGTTCAACAAGGTCGGATAATACATTTAACAAACTGTTTGATTTTGAGTGATTTCTAGGTTGATTTTTTCTCAAGATCTAAATATAATCTTAATATACAGGAGAATTCTTAATGAAAGATATTTTACAAGACATCGTTAGCCACACACAGAACCTCGGCTTCTTGACCACAGTTAAAGTCACAGGCACAGACAAAGGCACAACTATTAACTCAATGGCAGATGACCGTTCAGTGATCATGGAAGCAGAAACTGCTAATCCGTATCCAGATATGATTGGTGTGTTTGGCATGCCGCAACTGAACAAGTTGAAATATCTGTTGGAAGGTGCAGAATACAAAGAAGGTGCAAAGATCAGTATCACCACAGCAGAACGCAATGGCGAAACTTTGCCAGTAGGTCTACACTTTGAAAACAAAGACGGCGACTTCAAGAACGACTATCGCTTCATGAATCAAGAAATCATCAATGAAAAGATGAAGACTGTGAAGTTTCGTGGTGTTAAGTGGGATGTTGAAATCGAACCATCAGTGACTTCTGTGATTCGTTTTAACTTTCAAGCAGGTGCTAACTCAGAGCATCCCACATTCCTTGCTAAAACTGAAGGCGGTAATCTTAAATTTACATTCGGTGATGCATCAACACACGGTGGTGAGTTTGTGTTTGCACAGAATGTTGCAGGCAAATTAGATCGCGGTTGGACTTGGCCAGTTGCTCCGATCTTGAGCATACTTAAGATTTCAGATACCAACACTGCTAAGATGTCGTTGAGCAATGAAGGTGCTATTCAGATCACTCTAGATAGCGGACTAGCAACTTACAAATATATTATCCCAGCACAGGCTGCTTAAATGAAACCACCAGTTAATCTAACACCATTACAAAAGGACTATGCAGTATATCTGCCGGCAATTAGTTCTTTTTATTCTACCTATGTTGCAAAACAGCGACTAGAAGAGTTTGTACCAAAGGATCGTATTCCTGCAGGCTTTGATCAAGGAATTGAAGGAATGAACTTTCTTAATCCAGATCAAGGATACTTTACCTATAAGTATGCTCTGTATTCAGCAGGACACGCTCAACTTGATGTTATCAAAGCACAGGATCAAGAATCCATGATACAACAGCGTGATCGCGGACAAACAATGATTTTAGGCGACTCCGGTGGTTATCAGATCGGTAAAGGTGTTCTCAAGTTTGATTGGTTGAACTTTGAAGGTGCAGAAGCTACCAAGACACGTCAAAAGATTCTTGAATGGCTAGAAGCAACTGCTGATTGGTCAATGATGTTAGACGTGCCTACATGGGCCTGTGATCACATCCACAGTCCGAAGACTGGATTGAAAACATTCGAAGACTGTTTAGAAAAGACTCGTTATAATAACAAGTATTTTCTAGATAATCGGTTGGGAGCTACCAAGTGGCTTAATGTATTGCAAGGCGGTGATTGGGATACTGCAGAAAAGTGGTATCGTGGCGTTGTAGAGTTCAGCGATCCCAAAGGACCATTTGCAGGAAAAGAAGCAGAAGGTTGGGCATTTGGTGGTGCTAATATGTGTAAGATGGATATCACACTCAAACGTCTAATGACCATGCGTGACGAAGGAATGCTAGACGGCAAGAACTGGATTCACTTCTTGGGCACAGCACAATTAGATTGGTCATGCTATCTAACTCAAATTCAACGTCAGATCCGTAAACACATCAATCCAGAACTCACAATCAGTTTTGACTGTGCAAGCCCGTTCATTGCTACTGCTCACGGACTTGTTTACACAAATGCACAACATACCAACAAGCGTTGGTCAGTGATCATGGACAAGGCTCCTGATAATAAAGCACTTTCAGGACGATTTGATATTCCGTTTCCTTTTGAAAGTGAATTCGGAAGCCGTTTGACCATGGGCGATATTGCATATTACAATTACGGTGTTCGTAAGACAGATGCCGAACTCGGAGATGTTAAGTTTAATCACTTGAATCCAGAACACTATCACGAAGTTCCGAGACTTAACAAGCTAGGTAAGATTCCAAACAAGACTAGTTGGGATAGTTTCAGTTACGCACTAATGATGGGGCATAATGTCGAATGTCATATCAAAGCGGTGCAACGTGCTCAACAGTTAATGGATATTGAATGTGCTAGGTTTACTCCAGACTGGCGTATGAAGAGCATTGAAGGCAAGAAAGAAATTGAATTCAGCGATTGGGTTCCAAATAAAATTCTTTACTTCGGTACATTTGTTGAAGAACTATTCAATACCAAAACCAAAGCAGAAGCGTTTGATATGATTGAAACTGGTGCGCAGTTCTTGAAATCACTAGAAGGTTCACGTTTACAAGGCGGTCCTGCTGCTAACACATTTGGTAACTTATTTGATTTCGATGATGGCAAGAAAGCAGGCGAAATTGATTTTGCCAATCCAGACGATGACGAATTAAACAGTTTGGTTGTAGAATAAGGAGTTGATATGTATCAAAATAGAATCAAGCATCTAGAAGAAGCTCACCGTGCTTTGGACAAACAGATAGACAGTATGGAAAAAACTGGTATCTTTGATGACCTAAAAATAGAAGAATTGAAGAAACAAAGGTTGCGTTTAAAGGATGATATTGTTATACTTAAACACAAGCACGAAGCAGTGATGCAAGAAGCGCAGGCAGAACAAGAAGCAAGAAGAAATGGACTAGAACTATGAAATGCGACACATGCAGGCAAGAAATCACAGTTAACTGTGATTGGCAACAAGGTCGTTGTCCGCATCGAACTCCATTCTTAACCGACTATCATTTTCGATTTCTTAATCTAATCCGATCAATTCAAAATTTATTTAAAAAATGAAAAGAAATTACGATTCAGGTGTTGCTGATAGCATTACCTTCTTCACCGGCGTAGAGATTGAACATACTCCTGCCTACGGAATGAAAACACTGTTTGTTGTAGGTGTGCATGATCCATATATTATTATGGAATTGGCTCGTAACAACAGGTGCAAACATATTTACTTTGGTGCTAATCAAAGTTTTAAGACTAATGGTGTTAACGATACAGAAACATGGCGTCCTTGGGAAGATATGATCTATGTCTGCTTAGATGCAGAGGACGAATTTTGGTGTACCTTAGACTTTGATGTTCGTGAAACGGAAGGATTGCTTGAAAGTGGTCTTACCGAAAAGCGTAGATTTATTCCGCAGATTAGTGTAAAATTACCTTATATTAATCAACTAGGCTATAACGCTACGCTGAAAATTGATGACAAAGACTTTAAAGCAACTAATCACGGAGTGTGGTGCCATAACCTCCATGACCTACTAGATAGAAATAAGTTTACTAGTTGGGATCAATATGGTAAAGATGAGATTATCAAATGAGTGGTGGCTACGCAGTAGCATCGGTGACAAAGGTTCCAAGAATCCGCGGTGCTAATAAAATTAATCGTGCAAGAAGTGTAGTAGAAAAGAAACCTATGAAATTAACATTTAAACAAAAAATTCGCAACTGGCTAATGAACGACGAAGAAGATTACAGTAATCAGCTTATTTCAGTTGACAGCGAAGGCCCAAACATTGCATCACAAGGTTTTCGACTAAATGTCTATGGCGCTAGTGGCGGTACTATCATTGAAACTACCAAGTATGACCGAAAGAACGATGAGAATCGACACAGTCTACATGTGGTCACTGAAGATAAAGATCTCGGTGAAGAATTATCTAAAATTATAACCATGGAACAACTAAGATGAACATTCGACAAGACGTTAGACCTAACAAAATGATTTGGGTTACCTTTCAGAAAGAAGGTATGCACAAATATCCAGCTGCACTTACAGACCCAGCACTTGCTACAGGTGATGAATATGATGTAAGTTTTCTAGGTTATCCGCATCGTCACATCTTTCACTTCAAAGTTTGGATTGGCGTTACACACGATGATCGTGATATTGAGTTTATTCAGTTTAAACGATGGTTGCTAAATCTCTACAAAGATGCTACACTAAGTTTAGATTATAAGAGTTGTGAAATGATGTCAGGCGACTTATATGACGTCATTAGCAAAAAGTATCCAGGTCGCGAGATTTGGATTGAGGTCTCCGAAGACGGAGAAAATGGTTCATTCATCAAATACTAAAAGGAACATCGATGAAAAACTACAAGGACTACAGGTACTTTGAAAATCGTCCTGACGTTGTAAAGGTGTGGGAGGACCTCGAGGCCTACCACGATTGGTGCAGATTTCAACTCTGCGATTTTAATCCTGCAGATCTCTATCGCAGGGATAGTCAAAACTATGGATCCTATCTTGCCAGCAAACGGCCAAGACGTCCATATCAAGGCAACAGACCACACTTTCAAAAAAGAGGTTAATTAATGGCACGAGTTTTTCTCATTGATCTTGAAGCAGTAGAGACTAGATATACGGGTCAGTGGAAAACTCACGTGCCGGCAATCCTTAAAAAAGCAGGGCACCATGTCAACATTATATCAGGTCCTACGGACATTCCTAGTGCTACCACTCCTGGAGCATTTCTCAACTTTGGCGGCACGAATATCTACAAGGCTAGTCAAATTGAACAAATGGGTAGGTTATTTTGTAACGGATCCATTCATCCCGGCGATCACTTTATCTTTACTGATGCTTGGCATCCTGGTATCATAAATTTAAAGTATATGAGTGAGCTACTGGGAATTCCAGTAACTACACATGGTCTTTGGCATGCTGGCTCATATGATCCGCAAGACTTCTTAGGACGCCTTGTAGGAAATAAACCCTGGGTTAGAAATGCTGAACAAAGTTTCTATCATGCGTTTGATCACAACTACTTTGCTACACAGTTTCATATTGACATGTTTTGTGAAAATTTGTTAGGATTTACTCCAGCAAAAAAACTATATGATACTAAGATTGTGCGCACAGGTTGGCCTATGGAGTATATGGAGGACACGTTAACAATGTATAAAAACATGACTAAACGTGATCTTATCTTGTTCCCGCATCGTATCGCTCCAGAGAAACAGGTTGAAATCTTTCGTGACTTGAAAGAACACTTACCGCAATATGAATTTGTCGTCTGTCAAGATCAACAACTAACAAAAAACGAATATCATAATTTGCTAGGCGAAGCCAAATTGGTGTTTAGTGCAAACCTGCAAGAAACCCTAGGCATCAGTTGGTATGAAGGTGCTATTGTAGGTGCCATTCCTATGGTTCCTGATAGACTCAGCTATAGTGAAATGGCTTTAGATACATTTAAGTATCCTAGCAAATGGACTGAGAGCTACGATGCATATACTGTATATCGTCCAGATATTTGTAGAGAAATAATCCAGCATATGGATAATTACGAAACTCGACTGCCTAGCCTAAATAAACAGGTAGCTATACTACAAGAAAACTTTTTTAGTTGTAATAAACTATTAGAGATGTTAAAATAACTATTATATGACATCCACGTCATTAACTCGGAGAATAAATTGACAAATAAAACAGAAACAGGCCTGGACGCAATGGCAGGCGATGGCGGATATAAAGAAGCATATCTAGGTGATCACATTCGTTTTAAGATGAAACGTGAAGGCAAGCGTTTCTGGGCCGGTGACAACATCAGTGATTATCTGCATGACGGCGACTTAGAAAAATTAATTGACGAAGCAACTCCTGCATTTGAACAAGTGCTAGACAGTTTGCTTATTGATCGTGAAAATGATCCCAACAGTAAAGGCACAGCACGTAGACTTGCTAAAATGTATTTTAATGAAATCATGTCAGGTAGATACGACCCTGCTCCAGATGCAACAGCGTTTCCGAATGATAGTGAGGATAGATATGAAGGAATGTTGGTTGTTAGAAGTGAATTGCGTAGTATGTGTAGTCATCATCACCAGCCTGTATCTGGGGTGGCTTATATTGGTATCATTGCTGCCAACAAACTTATTGGCCTTAGCAAGTATACTCGTATTGCTCAGTGGTGCGCTAGGCGTGGCACTCTCCAGGAAGAACTCTGCAATGATATTGCAAGAGAAATAAGTCGAGCTACAGATAGTGAAAACATCGGAGTATACATACAAGCCACTCACGGTTGCTGTGAGAATCGTGGCATTATGGCGCATTCGAGTCTAACACAGACCACTGTACTCAAAGGTGCATTTAAAGATGATCCAGGAACAAAGAAAGAATTCTTTGACAATATTAAAATGCAGCAAGAATTTTCGCCACGATGAGATACATTACTAACAAGTTTGATAGCGTTCGCTTACCAGTTGAAGCGGGCTTGTTAGAGTGGTTGCAGGTGCAATACCCTGCATCAAAATACTTTATTAAGGAAATATAATGGATAAATTTTTTATATGGGTTGGCCGTAACAGAAAAGAAATTAGCCTTACAATCGGCGGACTAAACTTACTATCTGGATTGAGTGCGTTAGTTAACGGTAACTACGGACTTGCTATTGTAGGATTTACAATTGGCGGTGCTCTTATTCTTGATGCTTACAAGGGAATTTAAATGAGTCAAGTATATGTAATCAAACCACTGGAAAAGAAAAGCATTGTCTACCATGTAGAAATGTATCGTAAGAATCCAGATGATAGCATCAGTTGGTTTAACATTGACGAAACCTATCGTTGGGGACAAGGCTTTGTTGAAGGTGATTTAGATTGCAATCTTCCCTGGGAAGGTGATCCTGTTGCCTATGCTCGAACCGATTGTGGTTGGGGTTGTGAGTTTGACGACAGTGTCAGTGTTGAGTGGGAATTCAGTGATGACATTAGCGAATTAGAGCAACAAGAACTCAAAGAACTCTACTACGAAGGTGGTGCAGGTTGGCTCTATGACGGCGAACATGATTGGTCAGAAGAAGATTGTGCAGTGCATATCATTGCACCGTATCAAGTTGACCTGTGTGATGAAATAACAGGTGACGTTATTGAAGAGAATGTAAAATTAAAAACTCGACCAGAGCCAAGTAAAGCGTGGCCCTTCCCAACTTAAGGAATATTATGCAAATAAGAGTTAAAGAAAATGCAGAAGAATTTGGTAAATGCGGATGCGGCCGAAGCCCGACTGGTAAATGCTGTGGATGGCATGGACTTTCAGAAGAAATGTATCAACATCAAAAAATGTTGTGGATGGAAGATCAACTGCGTCAAGATGCCGAAACAGAGAACAAGAATATAGTTCGGGGACAGCAATGAACACAGCCAAAGATCTTACAGATAATTTAATACACAGAATGAAGCATCTACAAGAGTTTGTTGTAGAACGAGATTGGAATCTTATCCCCGCTGGTGTGATAAAGTTTAATATTCAGCACACTGTCGGAGAACCTGCTAGAATCTTTGTTCATGCAATGACCCGAGAAGAAGCAGAACGTCAAGTTGATGAATGGTTTGACGAGGATGTAGAATGATTAAACCTCTACGTGACGATCTAATGGTGCAACAACAAGTTGACAATGCTTGGCAGCATTTTGTTGGGGTAATTATGTTAAATCAAACTGGTCGCAAAGCTGTGAAGACCACTCTGCCAGAATTTCTATATTGGTTTCCTACAGCACTGGCATTGCTACAAGCAGACGAAGAGTTTGTCAAAAGCATAATCCAACCACTCGGAATGGTTAATGTTCGTTATACTCGATTGATTAGAATGAGTCAAGACTATTTGACTTGGGACGGAAATGATGCTACAATGTTATATGGCATTGGAAAATACGGCAGCGACAGCTATGAGATTTTTTACAAGAACAATTATAGTGTATCGCCCACAGATAAAGAACTGATAAGATATCTCAAGGAAGAAGTTAATAATGTTTTTGAAACTGCTTGAACGACTGGGCCGCAAGCGTATCATTTATGATCGTGTTAATAACGAACCGTATCTCGAACGGTATTATCTCTTCTTGAAAGAAAGAGATCGTTTTCCATTCAACGTATTTTTACATAAATTCCTCAAAGGTGATCCTGACGATGTTCATGATCATCCGTGGCCCTATGCTACACTGATACTAAAAGGTGGATACTATGAATATACTCCTAATTTCGAAAATGGCCAAATGATTGGAGAGACCAAGCATTGGCGGGGTCCTGGTCACTTCCGTATTTGTGGTTCTAATAGCTATCATCGCATCGAACTTCAACCTGGAATAACTGCTTGGACCCTATTCATGCCTGGCCCGCATAAACGTGAATGGGGATTTTTAGTCAACAACAAATGGATACAACACGAACAATATCTCAAGGATAGAAATGAACAAACTCAAAATCAACCAGCATGAAGTAACCGGACTAGTCGGCAAGATTTGTAGAGAGCTTGCTATAGGAACGTGGAGGCCCGATTATATTGTAGGAATTACTCGAGGGGGATTGATTCCTGCTGTTATGATCAGTCAATATTTTAATATTCCGTTACATACTCTCAATGTAAGTCTACGAGATAGTGAGATTGGTCCGGAGAGTAATTTATGGATGGCTGAAGATGCTCTAGGACCGTTGTCCAAGGATCGTGCAGTTGATAGCGATACTGCTTTTAAAAACATTTTAATTGTAGATGATATCAACGATCAAGGCACCACACTTAACTGGATCATGAAAGATTGGCCAAGTGGTTGCTTTCCAGATGATCCAGCCTGGGAAGAAGTGTGGAATAACAATGTTAAATTTGCTGTGTTAGTAGATAATCTCGCCAGCAAGTGCAATGTTAAGATGGATTTCGTTGGCATGGAAGTTAACAAGGCAGAGAAGGATGTATGGATTGATTTTCCTTGGGAAGATTGGTGGACAAAATGATCGATTCTAAGATTAAAGTTCATTGCACTGACGCAGGTAAAGATTTTGATATGCATGTTCTAGGTTATAAGCCCAAGGCATTTTTAGATGTTGCATTTCAAACTCTTAAACTACGATTAGTTTATATGGAACGCACTAAAGCATTTGCAGGCAGTCTAGGCGGCCGTGAGTTTGTTGTACGAGAAGATGACCTACCTACAGAAAGAAAGGAATATAAACGATGAACTTACATTATTCGTTAGACGATGCACGTGATGCAGGGCAGGCACCATGGAACGATGTTGTACAAGACGACTTTCATGTGGTTGTTTTTAAAGACAAGTATCCTGTAACAGACGGTCACTTGTTGTTTGTGCCTAAATATTCAGCTGTGGGAGTTATTGAAGATTGTTTTGCTGATGCTCTGAGAGTAGGGCAGGCAAAGGTTAAAAATGGTGAGTGGGATGGATTCAATATTGGCCTTAATTGGGGCGAAGCTGCTGGACAGACTGTGCCGTATCCACATGTTCATTTGATTCCTCGACGCAAAGGTGACATGGAAGACCCCACAGGCGGTGTCAGACATGTTATTCCAGAAAAAGGTAATTATAAAAAATGAGTGAGATATTGTGTCTGATCTAAAAACAATTTTAGTTCCTTGGAAAAAAGAACAAACTGGATTTTGGTGGAATGAAACCTGTGCCATGGTGTTGGAACACTTTGGCTTGCCAGGCGATCGATACACTAGTCATCCAGAAACAGATCAAATGACATTTAAATTTTATCACGAACATGATGCCATGCTGTGCAAAATATTGTTAAGCGACAGAATATGAAGAAATACATCATTGGGTTTGTTGTTGCCTGTGTGCTTTGGATTCTCTTTCTTTCTCAAGTAGACGTGCCAGAATATAAGGTATACGATTGCAGTATATCCGAATGGCATCCTGATGTTCCTAATGAAGTAAAACAAGAATGTCGTAAGCGTAGATCACAACCAGGAATGATAACATGACTCGATGGACAGTTACTCTTGAAGAAGATCCCGATACTGGTGATCTCATTATGCCAATACCACAGGAAGTATTGGATCTGCAAGGTTGGGGCGAAGGCGACACATTAGAATGGCTAGATCAGGGCAATGGCTCTTGGCAATTACAAAAAAAGAGTGTATAATAAACTATGAGCAAAATAAAAATAGCAGAACTTTTTTACAGCATACAAGGCGAAGGCCGATATATGGGTGTCCCTAGTGTGTTCTTACGCACGTTTGGATGTAACTTTACTTGTGACGGCTTTGGTATGTCACGTGGTGAACAAAGCAAGGAGCGTGATTTTATTGCGGCCGATATTAAGAAGTTTTTTAAATATCAAGACTTACCATTAGTAAGCACAGGTTGTGATAGCTATGCCAGCTGGGATCCTAGATTCAAAGATCTTTCGCCCATGCTAACAACTGATGCGATTGCAGAACGCATCATGGAAATATTACCTTACAAGCGTTGGGAAGATGAACACTTGGTTATCACTGGCGGTGAACCGTTGTTAGGTTGGCAACGTGCTTATCCGGATCTGTTGAATCATCTGAGTATGACAGGTCTTAAAGAAATTACTTTTGAAACCAACGGTACTCAAAAGCTAACTCCGGAGTTTAAAAAATATCTACAAGAATGGGCACAGAATCCTCCTTTTGCCAGTAGAGAAGTTACATTCTCGGTCAGTGCCAAACTCAGTTGTTCAGGAGAACAGCCTAGTGAAGCTATACGCCCAGACATAGTCTGTGAATATCAAGAAGCTGGTCATGTATATCTCAAATTAGTAGTGGCCACTGAAGGTGATGCAGAAGAAGCTCTAGAAGCTGTGGATATCTATCGTGCAGAAGGTTTCACTGGTAATGTTTATCTCATGCCTGTGGGCGGGGTTGAAAGTGTATACACACTAAATAACCGCAGAGTAGCAGAACTGGCAATGAAACATGGACTGAGATATTCAGACAGATTGCAGGTGCCATTGTTTAAAAATGAATGGGGAACATGATGAATAAATGGATTGAAAAATTATTTGGTATTGACAAGATCAGAGCAGAAGCAGAACGATCAATAGGCATTGCAGCACAAGCCTCTGAAACAGCCAAAGCAGCCACTGAAGCTGCCGAACGTGCTACAGAAGCAGAGGCACAGGCCAAATTATCTCCAAAAGAACGTGCAACACGTAAAAAAGAACCGTGGGTAGGCGTAATCGAAACACATGTCAACAAAGATAATGTTCGTAATGGCTTTTTTGAGCTTGACTGGAACGACCTTTTTGTGTTAAAATTAAAGCAAGAGGGATATGGTGAGGACGGAGACAAAGACGAAGAAATTATAGATCGTTGGTTCCGTGAACTGTGTGCCAATGTAGTAGTCGATGGCGATTTCGGCGGTCCTGTAAACACAGGCGTAATTGATATTAAAACAGTGAAGAAAGATAATCTATGAATTATATCTTAGTTGATACAGCAAACACATTCTTTCGTGCTCGTCACGTTATCAACGGTGACGCTGATATCAAACTAGGCATGGCATTTCACATCACATTAAACAGTATTCGCAAAGCATGGCAGCAGTTCGAAGGTAGTCATGTTATCTTCTGTTTAGAGGGTAGATCGTGGCGCAAGGACTACTATGCTCCTTACAAGCGTAATCGTTCAGATGCTCGTGCCGCACACACAGAAAAAGAACAAGAAGAAGACAAAATCTTCTGGGAAGCATTTGACACGTTCAAAGAATTTATTGCAGAAAAGACTAACTGCACTGTTTTGCAAAATCCGCAACTAGAAGCTGATGATTTAATTGCAGGGTGGATACAAACACATCCAAATGACAAACATGTGATCATCAGCACAGACACAGACTTCGTTCAATTGATTGCACCCAATGTCACACAATACAATGGTGTTATGGAACATGTTATCACTGACAAAGGAATTTTTGATGACAAAGGCAAGCCCATCATTGACAAAAAAACACAAGAGCCTAAGCCTGCACCTAACCCAGAATGGCTGTTGTTCGAAAAATGCATGCGTGGTGATACCAGTGATAATGTCTTCTCAGCGTATCCAGGTGTGCGTACTAAAGGCACAAGCAAAAAAGTGGGTCTTAGTGAAGCGTTCGAAGATCGTAAAAGCAAAGGATTTGCGTGGAACAATCTCATGTTACAGAGATGGTCCGATCACGAAGGCAAAGAACATAGAGTCTTAGAAGATTATGAACGCAATCGTCGACTGATTGATCTAAGTCATCAGCCAGATAACATCAAAGAAATAATTACAAATACCATTTCTACTGCAACCGCCGAACAAAAGAATGTGAGTCAAGTAGGTATAAGATTGATCAAGTTCTGTAATTTGTGGGACTTGAAAAAGATTGCTGATCAGGCACAGAGTTATGCAGAACCACTTAATGCGAGGTATACACAATGACAGATATACATGCTAAACCTATCATAGCAAATAAATTTTGGATCGTAGAGGAGAACGGTGAGAAGATTGCCACTCTGAGAAAAGACGACGACAATAGATTTTTTATGAGCAACGAGTCGGGTGTGAAAATTTACGAAACCAAAGACAGTCTAACTCGTCAGTTTGGTAAAAAGTTTTTCACAGTAAAAATTGTCAAGGAAGCCGACACAGCTCTACCTAATGAGGTTCATGGATACTCCACCAGTGCCGAACCTCACAATGCCATGTTTGATATTCGTAAGAAACTGCCGCTATTCACCAAGAGCAGCGATTCCAAGAGTCTATACTGTGCAGGTTACTACTGTATAAAATTTGACAAAGGATGGGTTAAAAGTTTTTGTCCAAAAAAAATCACACTGGAACGATATCCATATAAAGGTCCGTTCAAAACAGAATTAGAAATGAAACAGGTATTGGCTAATGTTGCAAAATAATCTACCAGATACACTGCCCACTATACAGAAACTGTTGCAGAGAATTCAAGTAGCTGAACGCAGTCAACAAAAAGAAATACGCATTAGTTTACAAGAAGCACGTGATCTGACCACAGAACTGGCACTCATGTCTGCTAAACTAAGCAAGACTGTGGGCGAAATACATCAAATGCTGGCAGCAATCAAAGAATCAACCACTCAAATAGACGTAAAATTCGACGGCGGCAAGTTCTAAAAAGATATAAATATATACGTGGTTAATTAGGAACACGTATATGAGTAGACCCAAACCTAAAATTCTTTTAGAATATGCTAACAAAGAAACCTACAAGGTTGAGCAAATTCTCGATTCAGAAGCTATCTGGGCTGTGTTCTATAACGGCCAACCTTTCAATCTCAAGAGCGGTAGTTTGGTAGCCAGCTATCCCGGACCAAAATATAAAAAAGTCTCATTTTCAAATCCAGGTCATGCACATAATCTGGCAAAGAAATTAAATCGATTGTTCAAGACCAAAGACTTTGCTGTATATAAACTCACTGCAGGTGAAGAGATTAAATGACATGAACAAAGATGCCTACACCAAGGCGTTCTTGCAGGCAGCAGAATTACCGGTTAATGAAAAAAACATCAAAGACTACAAAGCTGTATGGTGGTGGAGTTTTAGGAAAAAAGATCAAGGTGGTTTAAGATTAACTGAACAGGCTCTCGAATTCATTGAGAAATATGCCAAAATTAAAACCTACAAAATAGAATTTCCCAAAGAATTTGCATTCACTCCGCAGGTGCTGCTTTGGTTAGATAACTACATTGATTCTCCTTTCTTTGTTAATAAAAAACACATTATAGTAATGAAAGAAAAAGCTGCATTTGAGTTATATCTTCTTAGTGGAGATGTTAGAAAGCTAGGACACAATCGAGCCATGAGTAAAAGACTTAGCCAAGAATCTACCCCCGAGTAATCCCCCTGTATAAATATTTTCACTATGTTTGACCTTAATCCAATGGACGTACTACAACAGCGAAAGCTGAAGACTGTGGCCCCACATTTCACTGAATTGAATATTTCAGAATCTGAAATATTTGAAGGCATCGAAGATTGGATCAAAGTCAAACTCAAGGGCAGATATTATATCTGCAAAAAACCTGCTCTAGACCAGAGTGGAAATTTAAGATCTTCGCATTTCGTAGGTTTTGAAGATCAAAAAGAATTAACCTATTTCATGCTTGCATGCCCACATCTAAGGAGAAACTAATGTCAGAAGAAGTTAAAGATCAAGTCGTAGAGACACCAGCCCAAGCAGCGCCTGCGGCAACAGAAGCACCTGCAGCACAAGGTCCTGATTTAAATATCAGCGATCTGTTAGCCGTAAAAAATATCATCGAAGTTGCAACAAGCAGAGGAGCGTTCAAAGCAGCAGAATTGGAAGCAGTTGGTAAAAGTTTCAACAAACTAAATTCCTTCCTTGAAGCTGTATCTAAAAAGGAAGCCTAAATGAAAAGCCTTAAACACATAGGTAGAATTCAAAACACAGGTGCCAAGGTATTGGTAGTGTTTAGAACGTTGCCCGGAGAGTCAAACATGGCTCTAGTATTACCTGTAGCTCAACTGCCAGATCAATATCATGATTCGATTATGACTTTGGTAGAAACAGAACAAGCGCAGGATGCATTTGAGTTTGGCGAAATCATGCACATACGCCCATTCCCGGATGGTAGACCTATGTTGCGGGCCATGCAAGCAGATGGCAGATTGATTAAAGTAGCCACAGATGCTGTAATGATGACACCTACTACCAACGATACTGTGCTGTTGGCTAATCTTAACACGCTGATAGCAGAACAGAAAAACTGCACCGTAGATGATCTATGCACATTTGTAGCAGGTGCTCCGTCTGCTAAAGCTGAAGTTAAAAATGCAGCCACAGTAAATGATACGATTCCTGCGGTAGATTCAGATATACCTGCTCCTATACGAGCGCAGGCCGCAACCGATGCTGTACTAACTGACAAGGATCTAGCAAAATCATATCGTAGCCAAGCTGATGCTATGTATAAAGAAGCAGCAAGATTACGCAAAGAAGCGGAAGAACTCGATCCCACTGTTAAAAAAGTTAAAAAGGTAGAAGAAACTGCTGATGCCTAATCCCTTGTTCAAACCTCCGCGCCATCTTGTAAAAGAATGGCCGGAGGTTTTTGAAGATCTCTACATGAATACCATGCCGGTAGCCTATCTGGATTCAGTACGACTGGATTTTATAGATGGCAGAGTATGGGAAATCGATGTAAAAAATGAATTGACTAAACAAACTTCCGAAAGCATCGCTGACGTATTGCTTAACACACTCCAAGAATACAAGGATGAAATCAAAAAGATCGATTTTAAAGTTGATGTGACCCGCTTGAAAACTGATATTGCCAGCGAAACTAATAAATTGTTCTAGATGATTAAAAGCATTGTTAGATTTACTTATGTATAGAGTCGATGATTCATCTGTAGAAAAAGAAGTAATAGAGATTTTAACATCTCGACCAATGTCGTTGATGCCCATGAATAAGTTAACACCTATTATCAAAGCAATCAATGATTATAAGTTAACACAAATATTAGAAATTGGAACATTTGCAGGCGGCACTACATATATACTAGCAAAAGAATTCCCAAGCAATTCAATAACAACCGTTGACCCTAGCAACTTTGAAGAATACTTCGCAATGAAAGGTCTCTCAGATCATTTAATGCACCTACGATCGAAGTATCCCGAACTTATGTTAGAGCCCGCATCTTTTAGACATATTCAAAAATTGTATAAAAAAGAGTGCGATAATATTACGTTAATTACAGATGTAGTGCATAATGTTGATATTTCTCAAATGAGTTGTATAATACTCGATGGTAGCCATAAGGACGAAGTTTTAAAAACTGACTTAGAATATTGTTATGCGAACATGAAGCCCGGTATTATATTTGTCGACGATTGTATGTATGAACATATTAACAAGTGTGCCAACAGATTTGCCAAAGAACATCATTTAGAATTAGTCTATTTTAATATCGAACACAACGGACTCTGGAAACTTGATCTATGTGCAATAATAACAAATCCATTAATTAAATTATAGCAGAACAATTTCTCTATTCTGGTTAGTTGATAATAACATGCTCTTTGTAAAGCTGTTCGGCGAAAGATTTATGAGCATCCTCATTTAAATGTCCATGTGGTAATGTAGTTTTTTCCGTTTTAAAATCGTATAAACAACAATCTGTAGTTGCAAATAGTTGAGAATTATGTAATTGATTTATTATTTTGTTAAAAAATAAAGCATTCTCAAGTGACGCTACCCGATATGTGCCGTAAGCGTGTGTGCTGGGCCAAAGACATAATTCTTCACGAATTTGTTCCATAGGGATCACAAACAATCTGCCATTTATTTTCTGTTTTATTGATTCGAATACTTTTAAATCTCTATAATAATTCCACAAGAGTCTATCGTCTGTGAAATATTTTGTTATATGTTCTGATAGTTCGACTTTGTACGATTCGATATTTGAAAGTAAAAACGGCACAGGTTCTGGATAGGTACTAGAGAAAAACATAGATCGCTGGGTTCCGGTTGTTCCGACCAAAATTAAATCGTCATCGGTAATTTCTCCCGAATTTAATTTTTGTTCTATCTGCCAACACATGAGTTCATTACTATTACCAGGCTTTGCATAATTTATAAAGTTCACACCCAAGTAAGAAGCTAGATGTGCCGGCCAAGAATGGTTGGGTTCTTGTTTTCGAATTTCTAGCTGTAGCTTCATCTGATCTGGATCTTTTTTAAGTTTTTCCCACCACTGATACGCATCTAATTTATTTTTTAAATCTACAAAATAGGGATTTAATTGATAATCTAGTATTTCGGTCCCGGCTGTAAAACTGCAACCGAATGCTACGATTCTTTTTACATTAAATGTATTTTCTTTGATAGTAAGTTTTACCATGTGTTTACCTTGAATTGTTTTGCGTATTCTATAAAATGAGGTTTGATTTTGAATAAATTTTGATTACGTATCATATCATAGTTTTTTTGCATTTTAAAAAATTCGACCACCCTTTTAGAGTCCACATTTTTAGATTTATCTATTGCTTCCTTAATCATATTTAATAATTCATCTGCTCGATGCAACGATGTATTTCTATACTTTTGTAATTTGCTGTGTGACTCTTCCAAAACATGCAAGGGTGTTATGTCAAGCTCATTGAATTGAACTACCGGAATAAAATAAAAGCTGAGTTTATTATCTGATAGTTCATGCATGCTATCAATAAGTTGGTCTAAGTTATCAACATTTAAATTTTGCACAGTGGTGGCTATTCCAGGTAGTATATTCTTATTCTGTTTAGAATAATCAATTACAAGGTTTATATTTTTATGTAATTTAGCCCAATTTCCAGGCCACCTTATATACTCATAAGTATCACCATGGCCGTCTATACTGATGCTTAAATCTATATTTCTAAATTTTTCCCATACTTCTAATTTACGTTCAGCATCAATTTGTAGGTTTGTATTGTAATGCAAGATTAAATTTTTTGATCTACCGTTCGCAATGAGCAGTTCAACAATCTCATCGTGAAATTCAGATACCAGTGGTTCTCCTCCCAACATGTATATTTCTGTTAAGTTAACAGATTTGTTGATTGTGTCAAGTATTTTGTCTTTGGTAGATCTATCAAATTCGATGATTTCCTTGTGACCCTGTGATTTATTAATGATATTCCATTGTTTGGCAACTAAAGAACTGCTATAAGGACTGCACATTCGACAGGCGAGATTACATTTATTTCCTAGTGTAATATCAAGATACTGTATATTTTCAAAACCTATGTGACTTTTAAATTCAATCGTCTTGTTATTTTTTATTCCATAAGATTGATTTTCATTTGCTACGTGTCTAAAACTAGGATTCCCGATAGCCTCCATGTTCCAGCATCGATCACAGTTACTAGGCTTTTGTCCATTTAAAAAATCCTGTCTTAGTTCTACAATTTTTTTATTATTAATGAATTCTTCAGGAGTTAAATCCTTGGCATATAATTTGAATCCATTGGTTCCACTGCTACAACAAGCTCTAAATTGCCCGACTGCATCTATGCTTATGCTATTAAAAGGTAAGACACATAAATTATTCATTGTTTTCCTTGATAATGTATGAATCTTTTTTGTTTCCAAGTTCTCCAAAATCGAGACCATTAAATTCTACACCACAGCATTGTCCGCATTTCGCTGGACGCATTGAAGTATTACCATTTTCGTTATCCCACGTGTCGGGAATCCATTTCTGGAAAATATCTAATTGCAGTATGTCGTAGATATCGTTGATATGCATATTAAGTCTATGTAGTCCACCTTGAGCATTAATCATACTGATATAATTTTCGTCTCGGTCTTTAACTTTGGTATCTATCATAGGCTCGGAACCTAAAAAACAACAAGGAGCAACATGTCCTCCTGCACTTACAAATATTTCATTGTGCGGTTGATGCATTCTAGCATCTTTGACTGCGCGGCACGCTATGTTAAGTGAATCTAGATCAATAGTTTCCCATTTTCCATTTACAAATCTCATGTCCCCATTCTTGATACCTACCATATTTTTAAAATCATTCAGCGTGATACTTTGATATTTGCTCTGCTTGAAGTATTGCGAATCTTCAAAGTTGTGTTTGAATTTATCTTCATTGGGTTGTTTAAGATCATACAAGTGTATGCCTTTGGAATAAACAGGATATGACCCAACACCGTCTTTGTATTTTGCCCAACGGGTAGTTCTTTTAACGTTAAAGTTCTTAAAGCCCATAGAACGTGCTAGTTCTCTAGCTTCCTCAACTTGATGTTCATTGTGCTCAAATACAATAAAATCCCAATGAGCAACACCGCCAGCATCAATAAATGCTTTGGCGTTTTCCATGATTTTTTTCCAGTTGGTATTTCGACGATAAAGATGATTTGTGTCTTCAAGTCCATCTAGACTAAACGTACAGTAGTTACCTAGATTTTGATCTTCACGCATCACAGCCCCTAACCGACTCCACCATGCTGGATTTCTAAGGCTACCGTTAGTGTTACAGGCAAGCCCCATGCCTGGATTGATTTCTCTGCAGTATTCATATATGTCTACAAATTCTCTACAGGCGCAAGGATCACCAAAGTTACCACAAGCAAGTATCTTTTGCAATTGCGATAAAAATTTTACAGACCATGCTTTTTTAAAACTTTCTAAAGTCCATTCTTTATTTTCTAATGTGCTTATCTCAAAACCTTTTGAATCATATCTTGGACACATAGAACATCCACTGTTACATTTGTCTGTTGGTTCCCAATGAACCTGTGTTACTGCATCATTCCACATATTATATCCTATAAGTATTTTTTAATTTCGTTGAAATATTCAGGAAAGATCTCTTTGAAAGATTCTTTTCTTATTGTATCTCGCTTTTCGAGTTCTGCCCAAAAATTAATCCAGTCTGATTCAAAAAATTCTGTGTTAGATAGGTATTGTATAACCATATTTCTATCATTGTTCCACTGTTGTGGCAGATATTTAGATTCAGATGCATTGAGTCTATTAATTATTGATTGTTTTAATTCACAAGGCAACACTTTGATACTATGATGATCGTGCACCATATTAACATATATACCGATGCCCTTGCTGGCATAATGCTCAAATGTTTCAAAAAAATCATATACATTAAATGCTGAAACAGAAATACAAGCAGATAGCAACCATTCAGTTTTGCTATTATTTTTTGCAGAAATAAACTTATCAATATTTTCTTCTACTTCTTCCCAAACAGCTGGATGACGGCAATATTCAAATTTCTTACCGACACCATCACTGCTGATTTGTATATCCACAAGTCTAAACTCTTCTAGCAATGACATATATTTCTCTGGGTAGATAGTGCCATTAGTGTTATAATGAATGTGTTGTTTTTTACTCCACCCTTCCTCAACGCATTTGTTTACAATACTCCAGTGTTTTTCGATATAAAAAGGTTCGCCTCCGGCAAAATCAAATTTAGTTACATTGGGCAATAATGCAGTAATATCATCCCACAGAAATTTATTTTCGTAATCAAAACTATCTTTAACAGTTTGCCACCTCGGTTGTTTTAAATATGCTTGTTTATTATTTGGAAAATGTATACTAGCTTCTTCAATCATCCAAGGAGTAGAGTGTGTTGGGCTACATATCCTACATTTTATATTGCATAGATTTCCCATACTTAGGTCTACAACTACTGGTAACATGTCACTATCAGTAATAATACTTGCATACGTTTTATTGTCTCTAATTCGTTTGCTTTCCTTGCCGGCTTCCTCTTCTTGCCAGCAAAATGTGCATTCCGGTATTTTAACCCCGTTATTAAGATTGCTAATCATTTGTTGACGATCTTTACTATTCCAAAACTCCAAAATACTAGCATTATTAATGGTAGTCTTCCCTGAGTCAGTAACCAATTCTCGAGTACTCATGCAGCATGTTTTAACTATGCCTTTAGGATGAATACTTAGATTCATGTATGGATTCACACAGTAAGTGGATTTATTTGTCATAATTTTCGTAAATTTGTTTGCACAGATTATAAAATTCTGTGTATTCTGGAAATGTCTTTAGTAAATCTGTACCTAGACGTTTGTCATTTTCTTTAAAAAAACTATAAAAGTCTCTTCTGCCAGCATGAATCTTTTCTTTGCTTACCGGATTCTCTTTCATATAGTCTGTAACACGAAGCATTTTTTCATATTCGACGTCGGTGAACCATTTTTTATTGTCTACAATAAATTGTAATTGACGTTCTTGATGTGCTATAAAATCATCTGTGAGAATGTTAATCATCCAATGTGGTGGTTCTTTCAAGTACGGTGTATCAAAAGACACTGACTCAAATCCAAACTTCTCGCGCCATTCGATTACCTTTTCTAATAGTTGTTGAAAGTTAGTAACGCACAAGACATTATAGGTACACATCAAATTTACAGTAGCACCTGCCTTGATTACTTCTATCATATTGCGTTCCCAGTGATCACATTTAAGTCCTGTACGCATATATTCTGCTTGCTCGCCCCAACTATCAATGCTTGTAAAGAAACTAAATTTACGGATCTTCTTTTGACGAACAAGACTAGTTACTCTTTGAATAAGTCTGTCAACACGATCAAAGGTTACACCTAGATTACTGTTTAATGTAATTTCTAAATGAGGACTTGGTTCTGTTTCTAGCAAATCAAAAAACTGCATAGCCCCTGGATTCATTAGAGGTTCGCCGCCAGTAATACGCAGAGTATGTAAGTCATTTTTTAAACTTGGCCACCATTTCCAGAATGCTTCAATGTAGGGATTTTCGTCTTTAGGACCGTAGTATGTTCCGTTGGTCATAAACTCAATGCCATACTGATTATAGGTTAGATCGTAATTGCCATGCTTCTTGATTTCTTCTGTCCACATGGTGCTTGCTTGTGGGCAGCAATAACCGCAACGATAATTACATCCGTTACCAAAACTCACTTCTAAGTAACGAGGATTAACCGGAGCATCCCAAGGTAATTCTGCTAGTTTTTCAATCAGTGGTTCGCTGAAATCACTGGAACTATGTATCATTCTGTCACTGATATGCTCGCCTGGTAGATCTTCAATATTCCAACAATATTGGCATTCGTTAGGGCGACCGCCTTCTAACATGGTTTTACGCTGTTCTTTTTTCCATTTTGTATTGTGTAATGCACTAGGATCTGCTGCAATTTCATCTAAACCAATATGATGTGGGCGCGGATGATAGCAACTGTGATTATCACCGGTGTGTAGATACAGAGTTTGGTGCAACCACTTCATTGCACAGAATCCCGTACCGACTTTGTTTAATCTATCTCTTACGTTTTTAATATATTGTAATTTATGACTCATTATGTAACCTGTTTTTTAAATTAATTTGACCTGCTAGTCTATGATGAAAAACATCATCTACTATTTTAAATAGTTCGTCGTGCAATTTTTGGTTAGCCATATGATTAGGTCTCATATCTTTAGAGGCAAACTCAAGCAGTTTTTCTTCTGTGTTTAAATATTTTTTTGGTATTTCTATTCTAGAGAAATATATCAGAGCTGGCCTAACTTCGTTTTCAAATGTGTGCGAATAAACTAAGCTATCCTCGGATACAAATTTAGTAGATACCCAATTGCTCGAATCACCGTATCCGGAAGGGAAAGCCCAGAAAAACAACATGCGGATCTTTCGTTCTTTAACAACCGCTTCGATCTTATCCAAATACATATCAGACTGCATTTCAAGAAGACGTTGATTATAAAAGTGTTTATGATACAACTGGTGAATTTCTTGTGTCTTCTTAGAATCTTTCTGATAATATCTTTGATTCTCAGACCAACAAAAAACAACTAAATCGTCAGGTGTTATACGGTCTAAGTCTTCCATGAATCTTAAAAATATATAATGATTGCTTGCACCTGCAATTGATCGATTTATTAGTTGATGTTTTCCATGTAATTGATCAATCCACGAAGTGCATCTCACTTCACTAGACATGCTAAAACTATCACCGTATATGAAAATCGTCATTGCTTGTGTATTGCTTTCTTGCATTTTACCTCGCATTCTTTCCAGAAATTTTCTAACTCTGGAAAAGTATTTAAAAAATTTGTATCTCTACGTGCATCATGCTGGCTAAAGAACAAATAAAAATTTTCCATCGCCAGCTCACGATTAAAACCTGTATCCGATTTAATCCAATCAATTAAACGCTGAACCTTACTAATTTCAAAATCACTAAATCCTTTAAATTCGTTCCAGCGTGTTTCAGGATTGTATTTCATAAATTCTATAGTGCGTTCTAATTCACTAACCATTTCTGGTAATAATTTAGGATTTAAAAAATCAGGATCTAATAACTGTGGAACATCAAACCAAACTAATTGACGTCCTTTGTTATATTGTTTTCTAAGTTTTAAAATATTTTCTATGTAAGAATAAAATCCTGTATAACTTAATGCGGTAAAAGTTATAATAAATGTTAAACTGTGTTTATCACTATTTTGCAAATAATCACATACATTATTATACAGTAGATTAAAATCCATACCGTTGCGAATATATTCTGCTTGATTACCCCAAGAGTCTAAACTACAATACAACATAAAATGATCAATTGCATCTACATCTGTAATCTCTTTAAGACTAGTCATAAATTTAGCCCACTGATCACCCGGCGGACAACAGTTACTAGTAATACTTAGATGCAGATCTTCTTTAGGATGTTCTTTAACATAGTCAAACATACGGAACGTGTTCTTATCCATCAATGGCTCACCGCCAGTCATACGGAATGTATGTAGTGTTGGATATATCTGTGGCAACCATTCCCAGAACGCTAGCAAGTAAGGATTGTTTGGCCCGTTATCTATGTTAAGACTCTTCATCCAATTAATATCATTGTGCCAACGATCTTTTAAAATAAACGCACCGTTATGTTGAATATCGTTGTGCCATGCTGTACTTAGATGAGGGCTGCAATAACTACATTTAAAATTACAGGCTTGATTAAAATTTACTTCAACGTAGCGTGGATTAGGATTTTCTACTAACTGTGCTTCTTCTATTAAACCGTGTTCGTAAACATCTTTACTTCGATATGCACGATCACTTAACTGCGTACCACTATCTTCTATCTGCCAACAAAATTCACATTCTTTAGGACGTTCTCCAGCTAACATTAATTTGCGTTGTTCTTTTTTATATTTTGTATTATGTAATGCACTAACATCAATTCGAACTTCTTCTAAAGGAACTTGATGTGTCCTAGGATGATAACAACTATGTGTTTTTCCCGTAGGAATGTGTAGACTAACATTATACCATTTAGCAAGACAAAAGCTCGGACTAACTTTGTTTAGTTCTTTATACACGTAGTCAGCATCAGCAAGATATCGAGATTCATATCTACCGTTAATCTCTTTAAGTTCGTTGCCTTTTATATTACGATTGTATTCCACTGAACTGTTCCTTTAACCAATCAAAGTCATTAATTTTCTTAAGGGCCTCTGGATTGTTTTTGTTAGTTTCGCCGTATTCTCTACCTGCCTGAGCACCTTTAATTGCATATTTGCCAAATAGTTTATCAACACCAACTGAGCACCATACATCTAAACGATGTGTAGTTTCTTCCTCGTATTGTCTTTCGATTACACGACTAGCTAGTTTACAACATTCTCTAAATGCTGATCTCCATGTAGCAAATTCATCTGTGTTAAATGAATTCGTGTTAGACACAGTATTCATAGCTTTAAATTTTTTCGATATGCTAGTGGTCATATCGGGCGAATTAACATCAACAGATATTGTTAATTGTCTTGGTAATAACTTAACACCTCCGTTGCCGTATTCTAGATTGTTAATAGGATTGCGGCTTTTCCAAACATGAACACAGTCTATGTCGTAACTACTCATAACTAAATTAAAATTAAAATCATTTTCGACAATAGCATCACCGTCAACGATCCATATCATGTCAGTATTGCACATTTTAGCTGCTTGTATATGCGCCTGGTGAATTCCTTTAACTCCGTGAATACGTTTTGCTCTTGGACACATTTCTAATAACTTGTTACAGTTTTCATCGGCATTGGGTTCGTTATAAGAAATAAAAACAACATCATATAAAGAATGTTTAGATACTAATCTATCATGTTCTTTTTTCTCAATTAAAAATCTGTGTTTAAATTCTCTTTGACCAATTATTTTATCTTTAGACAATAACACTACACCGTTAACAAAAATTTCTTTTTCATTGAATAAGTGTTTAAATGTATGATTTTCTTTTCGATCGTGTTCGTATTTTCCGTCATTGGGATCAAAATATAAATCAAATATCGATTCGTCGATAATATCTATTTCGGGCCAGATTCCCCAAAATAGTGGTTGGGTTTCTTTTTTAACAATGTCGGTATACTCGTCATATGACGATAACACATATCTATTATATCTGTAACGGCTTACAACTTCTGCATGTTCTTTTTTATCTATTAAATATCTTCTATTAAATTCTTTCTGTGAAATAACTTGTGTTGTTGAAAACAATACTAATCCACAAAGATAAGTTTCTTTATCGTTACACAAATTTTTAAACATATGATTTGTTTTTCTATCTTGATCGTATTTTCCGTCATTGGGATCAAAATATAAATCAAAAACAGAATTATCTGTAACAGCTATTTCGGGCCAGATACCCCAGAATAAAGGTTGAGTTTCTGTTTCTATAATTTGTTTATATTCTTCGTAACTGGAAATATTGTATCGATTATATCTATACCTACTAACTATGCGGGTATGTTCTTTTTTGTCAATTAAATATTTTCTATCAAATTCTTTCTTAGAAATAATTTTAGATTTAGAAAATAAAACAACTCCGCTTAGATATGATTCTTTATCATTGCATAAATTTTTAAATACATGATTTTCTTGCCTATCATAATCTAATGCACCATTGTTAGGATCAAGATAAAAATCAAATATTGTATCGTCAATAATTTCTATACTAGGCCACTGACACCAAAACATTTGTTGTTTTTCATTGTCAATAATCTCTAAATAATCAGCATAAGAATTAATTTTATAAACTGGGTATTGATATTTGCTGACAACTTTGTTGTGCTCTTTTTTATCTACAGCATACTGTTTATCAAACTCTCGATTTGATAAAGGTTTATATTTGCTGCAAAGGATTACTCCGCTGAGATAAGATTCAACACTATTGCAGAGATTTTTAAATACATGATTTTCTCTGCGGTCATAACTATTATGATGACTAAAATATATGTCAAAAATTGATTTGTCAGTTACAGTAACTTCTGGCCATACTAGCCAAAACATGTCGTCGGTTATGTGTTGGTATTCGTTGAATGTATTAGGACTGTATGTTTTATATTGTTTTGGAATACTAGCAACAATATCAATTTCTTTTTTAGCTGTAAAAAATCTATGATGAAATTCACGCTGAGAAATCGTCAACGATTTAGGAAACAAACAAATACCATCATAGTGTTCTCCGTTTTTAAAAACGTGAACATACATGTCATCCCACTTAGTGGCTTTATAATCTAATAAATTAAATTCTGTAAGATTTATATCGTCCCAGATTACCCAGAACATTTTTGTAAAAGATTTAGATCGAATTTCTTCGTAAGACTTTATGTTTGTTAATTTTTGAGCAAGGGGATACCTAGACTTTATTGCATTCCAATCTTTAGTATTTCCTTCGCCTTTTGAAACATAAAAAATATCATACATTGGCTGGCACCGGCATCTTAAAATAAGTGTCGTTGAGATTCATGGTTTCATTATACAAATCTAAAGTAAATTTACTTTGCTGCGCATCAAGAAACGGCCAATCTAATCCCAAACTCATTTTTATTTTTTCGCCTAAATTTTTAATCTCATCTACTAGACCATCACCGTTTACATCTTCATACGGTTTACCGTATTGATTCCATATATCTCTGAGTATTTCAAAATCTCGAACATCGACATAATTCCACTGTGTGCAATTAGCCATCCATGTTCCTAATCTAGCACCATATACTGCATAAATTCCGTTTTCTTCGTGAGCACCCACAGTTGACCACATGCGCAGTCTATGGATATTGTGCCACCATATGCGTTCTTTAATTTCCATAGGAGGAACTTTGACCCCGTCTAGCAAAGTCATCTTAACACCTTCACGGAATCCTGCTCTCCATGCTTGGAATGGTGATCCTGTGATAACGCTTTCACTGAACGTCAATGGAAAATTTCTATACCCATCTTCCCAACAAAAGTCTACTTGGCCGCGATCACTGTTGGAGTTTTCATGCGTTTTCATGTTAAGAACAAAATCTTTACGCCAGATTTTCAATCCACCGTTGCCATATCGAAGACCATTAATTGCATTGCGGCCGCACCAACCATAGACCTGTATCTTGGGATCACTCATGTCAAGGTCGATATTAAAAAATCTAGGATCTACAATATTATCAGCATCAACAGTGATAAACCAATCTGTTTCACTGGCTTCTGCTGCGGCTTTATGGGCGTGGTCTGATCCTTTGACTCCGTGAATACGTTTAGCCCAAGGTACTTTATTACACAAGTCAGCATAATGCAGATCTGCGTTAGGTTCGTCGTAACTTAAAAAAACTACATCAAATTCAATTACTTTCATTTATATTCAATCACATAATTTTTAAATAGGCGTCTTGTATACACACTAAACTTATCATAGTCAATATTTTTAATTGTTACATTATGCCCTATTAGTTCATTTAGTTTAACAGAAAACATCTGAAAAATCAAGTTGGGATCGTTGTAATCTGTGATTAAAAAATCCAGATCGGTGCTACCATCCCAAATAAATTTTCTTGTTCCGTCGTTGCCTTTGTATTTTTTGGTTCCGCCGTATTCTGTAGACAGTTGAATTTTCAAATATTTGTTTTTTGAATTATATGTTATATGTATATCCGATTCAATTTGATCTGAATATTTGATATCAGGAATTCTATGCAACACATCATCTAATTTGTTTAGTGTCTTTTTTTCAGCTATGTCTAACTGTCCTGACTCTACATTTATTTGACAGTTGTGTATCTGTATTTCAGCTGTGATTATGGATTCAGCAATTTCTTGTGATATCTGCACTATATGTTTTTGATCTGCAAAAGCATGATCTGGCCCCACGCTGATAACTTGACCCGTATTTGGATCAAACACCGCTACATACTGTGTAATTGGTGGCTTGTATTCTCTCAGCCATTTATCAAAATCTTCTATAGTTTCCATGCTTTAGTCTCCAAGATATGTATACACTCATTTGTGATTAAATTTTTCTCTACGTAATGCACAATATCATTCTGTTGAAAATTTCCTATCTTTAGTCTAGCGTCTGCATTAAGATAAAATCCCACATGATCGCTCCAAGTATCAGCCGGCCATGGCCATTTTTGCAGCATTGGTTTCATATGCACTACTCGAGGAAATGGTAAATCGTAGGCAATGTCGTCAGTGATGTCTAGTATGTTAGCAGCCAATGCGAATGCTTCATCTGTGCCAATTACCTTAGGCCTGTGTTCACTTAAAAACTGATTGGCGAATTCGCGGGGATTTTTTATAATCTGTCGACCTAATTCAAAAAATTCTTGGCATAGCACAGATCCTTTAGAGAAAAAAGTCCACATGGAGTATAAATCCGGCAGACAATTTCTGTCAAAGGTTTTTCTATATGTGCGATCTGTGATTGTTTCGCCTCTATAGGTATAGACCTGATTGGCCACATACAATTCGCTGTTGGCAATAAAATAATCAATCCAATGACTGTAATCTCGTAGGAATAACATATCAGCATCAAGGCATACTGTGTGATCAAACGGAGACAGTTGGTCCATCCATGATCTGCCATCCCAATATTTCTCTTGGTCCCATTCGATCACTGTGTCAAACACCCACGGACTTGATAATTTTGCAAGTGATTCTTTGTTGTCAATTACCAGTGCCACCCTGTCATACCCTGGTTTTTGAGTGGTTTTTATACTCAAAGCTAGAGCATAGGCGCACTTGAGATAATCAATGTCATCATAGTGTGCTACAAACAACAGATATCCAAAGTTCATATCAACTCCATTAACTGTTGTCGATGTCTCAATATACTTTGTTTATTCATCACATGTATATCAACTCCAGTCACAGATGCTGCACAATATGTGGCATCTAATCGATGATCAATCAAGAATGTTAATTTGTCTTTGTCGACAGCAGTGAGTATGTCTTTGTCCATGACTGATAACACGGGTGGGAGTGTTGGTGTGTGCATGTTCTCAAATCCATCTAGCATGTGTTTGGCAACACTAAACGCTATGTCATTTCGATATTGTCTGTGATCGAATCGGAAGACATCAGCATAGTGCTTGTAATTTTCTTTGACTAAATTCACAGTATCAAAAAACAGTTTAGATTGTGGATTTTTCGTGAACATCACTGTGGTTGCCCAATACATTTTACAGCTGGTTTCACAGACATATCTATCAAGGTAGCCTAATCTTTCTTCACTGTAGATATCGTTGATCGAATCACCTATCATTACGTCAGCTTCCACATTCCAATATTTGTTTAGATTATCACTGAATATCAAAAAATCGCTGTCTATCAGTAGCGTTCTATCGTAGGGTGTGAGGTCCCATACAGAGTGTCTATTGGTATTACAAAATGGTATTTTTTTATTGATTACACCGTCGTGTAATCCACGTTGATTATCTGTGACAGGTTTATCTACAATTATCACATGCTCGAATACTGTTTCAACCTGCTGCCATGTATGTGATTCAATCAACCATTCCTTGGTGCTGAGATCTGTGACCAATGAAACTGGAACATTAAGATGTTTTTTTGCAAGACCGCCGCTGATCACTGCTAATAATCCATAATCTACTTCACGATTATTGTGTGCGAAAATTAAAATGCCATTGGTCATTGTGTGATAAGTTTTTCTACAGATCTAGATTTCTTGATTTTATCAAATTCTTGAAAGTATTCATTAGTGACTTCGAAATATCTGCTGAAGATTTCATCACGAAAAGCTTCTAGATTTTCTATCAATATGGGATTTTCATTGACGTCTAACAGCACCGTTCCAGAAACTCTGCCTTTGCTACACAGCATTTCAACAAATGTCAACAGATTTCTATCAATGGCAAACAGCCCGCCGGAGAAACCGTACATCAGTTTGGCAGCTGTGCGTTCTTTGAGAATTTTTTTGTGGATTGAAAAAGTCTGCTGATAATTGGCAAAATCCAATACAGCTTTTAACTGTGCGTTCATGAGTTCTCCTTGATAAACTGCGTAGTTTATTTATAGAGAACTATGTGGTGTGAAATAAATTACGAGCCAGTGACAGCCCCAATAGAAACTGTGGGTTGAGTTACGGTGAATACTGCGCTGCTAGGAGCCATGATACCCGTGGCAAATAATGTCGAAACACTCACTGTGAGAGTACCATCTATGTCATCACCCGGGGGTGGGTTTAAAAACGGAGGACCTATTGCACCCGAGTCGGTGTATCCGTCTGTGAACAACACTCGTATTTCACCGCTAGCCGATGTGCCTCCGCTGTTCGAAGGTACATCAACACATCTAGCTTGTAATCGATAGTTGTTAGATCCGTAAGGGCTACTGGCTGTGGCTGTATAAAATGTTTGAAAAGTATTAGTGGTTTTATACCAATTGGTGCCATCGTTAGGAGAAGTTCCTGCACTAGGCACAGCACCGCCAAAGTTCTGTGTACCTGCAGCACTGAGAAGACTAGTCCAACTAGTGTTTTGCTGGGTGCCAAGCACCCCACCGGTTCGACTCGCACTGATCCTAATTTTACCGCCACTATTGAACCAGTATCTAGCATCATTGGCATTGGTCCAATAAAACTGTATGACGCATTCACACTGGCTGATCCATGCTCCGGTTCTGCTTGATGTGGTCGCTGCTGTGGTAGCTGATTCACTAGTGGCTATCGTAAATCTATTAGTTGTGATATTATCGGCCCAATCATCATATTGCTTTTGCGGTACGTCGAGAGTTCCGGTATCAGGAGTAAATGAACTGGTATATCTAATAGTATCACCGTCTGCGACCACAGCCGTAGTCGGATTAGATCCGTTGATGTGCTTGTAGGCATTGATGATGTCAAATCGTAGATTTGCCCATTCGTTAATGGTGACTCGTTGTCCTTCAAGAACTTCTGTAGAGACTATTCTGACCTGTTGACCATATCCAGAGTTTCCACTGCCGTTGCCTAACACAGCAACGATTTTGTTTCTTATCGAATTGTAGTCTGCTTGGACTATTGTACTGTTAACAGCTGGCATGAGAATATTTAAGAGATTATGATGCTACAATGCTTGAAAGTGAATATGTCGGTCCTGTAACTGTAAAATTGCCTGATGGCTGTAGCAGTCCAGAAGCTTTGACTTCTGCCACATTTACTGTCAACGTGCCCGATACAGAATCTCCTGGAGGTGGACTAGGTTCTGGTCCAGGATCAGTATACGTGTCTGTCAGTGTAATACGTATCTGAACTTGCGTAGCTGTTCCTGTGGAGTTATTTGCTACATCGGTCTTGGCTTCAAGTCTATAATTATTTGCAGAATAAGGGCTGCTGAGAGAATCTTGATAGAATGTCTGATAAGAATTTGTCAGAGTGTAGTAATTAACTGTAGGATCCGTGCCGGCACCAAAGCTTCGTGTTCCAACACTGTTCAAAAAGTTTACCCAAGCTGTAACCTGCGCGGTTGATACACCAGCTGTCAACGCCGATGTAATTCTGATTTTTCCACCACTATTGAAAAAATATCTGGCTGTGGTAGCATCAGCAAAGTTACAGGTCAATACTGTCTGGGCTTGTGTTGTCCACGGAGAACTGAATGTCTGTGTGGCTTTAGCTGAGACTACGGATTGATTGTCGGCAAGATTGAATCTATTTGTAATAGCCTGTTCTAACAATATATCGTAATTGGTATTTGGAGAACTTGGTCCAAATCCAATTGCATCGCCGACATTAACTTGCACCACATTGGGCATCACACCGTCTTGATGTAATCTTATATTGATGATATCAAATCTCAATAGATCCCACTGTGCTTTGGTGATCGAGTTGCCGATGAAGACATCCGAAGATTGCACTGCTTGCCCATATCCCCTAGTAGCAGATCCTATGCCTAACAAAGATTCGGCCTTGTCCTGTATGGCCACATACTGCGAAGCAAATATTTGTGTTCCGCTAGTCATTACAGCACCAATACTTCAATGATATTGCCAGTTCGTGTTCCGGTTGATTCTAGAGCAACTGCAAACACATTGGCATAATTACCGTGGGCTGCCATAGCTGTGCCGCTTGGGCCAGCTATCAGTCTATCTCCTTTTGTTACTGAACCGTATGCCTTACATGGAACCCTTCCTTTGAGAGCAACATATATCCCACCTTCGAGATCTTTGTTCATCATAAAAGCAGGATCTGCACTAACGACTCCTATAGCACGAGTATTAACATCACCGGCTGTAACTTCTTTTTCTCCACCTATTATCATCACTGTTCCTGCTTCGTATTCTTTATCAGCAAGATATTTTTCAGCTAAATCTGCATAACGAGCAGCTGTGGCTGTGCCATTAAAAATATTTGCGGTGATGTTACCGCTGACATCTCTAGCTGCTATACTGTAAGCTGTGGCTGTGATTCTTGCAGTTCTATATTGAGTGCTGGCTGTGCCATCCGCCCACGTAGGATCAATTCTTGCGTTGGTTCTATCGATGAACGTTCTATCAGCGTTGTCTGCTATACCTACAAATTGATTGGCTAATATATCGCCGTTGGAGTTTCGCACAGCTATTGTCGAAATTGCTAATCCAGGTATAACAGCACTCGGATCTAAATTGTTTAGTTTACTGGCATTTACCGCTGTTGACGCAGACCCAGTAACTGACCCAGTAAGAGTACCAATAATATTAGCACCGGCAAATCCTATTTCTTTCGTCGTAGCGTTTATCAGAACTGTACTGTCATTGGCTAACACATTACCTGTATGAACTCCTGTGGTGTTTCCGGTCACTGCTCCGGTTAATGCACCGGTGAATGCTGTAGAAAAAACATTGCTCCACCGCTTTGTAGTTGATCCTAATGTGTATGCATTAGAGATACCAGGTTCTACGCCTGTGCGTTTTATAATCGCAATATCTCTCTCATCGATAACATCGTCTACTGTGATCCTAAATGTTATATCATTGCCTAAACGATTTTCTACAATTACATCAGTACCGTTTTCAACCCTGACTCTGAGATCGTTGCCATCGCCCAATTGAAATCCAGGATCACCAAAATTCACTTCAGAAATAAATGCACTTTCACCTGTTTTAATATATTGATCAGCGGTGAACCCGCCTAGCTTGGTAGCATTGCTTGCGGTGCCCCAAAAGGTAAAATCATCCGTAGAAACACCAGTCTGTGATTTTACTAATGTTACACCTTTCTTAATCACTGTGAAATCGTCAATGGGGTTTTTACTAGTGTCGAGAGTAAAAGCAGTCTTGCTGATCACAGCTATGGTTTTGTTGTCTGCTATGACTTTAAGTATAGTATGAGGACCTTCTGCAGTAGCCAATGTTCCATATACCACTGCCGGACTAATAATTGATGTGCCTAGATCGGGACTAGCTATAGGACCAATGAGTGTGAAATCATTCCCGGTGTATGTATACAACTGTTTAGCCGCTGTGTCCCACCAAAAATCACCGATAGATAATCCACTAGGTGCTGATGCGCTGGCTTCAGCACCACCGGCTGTTTTAAACTTAGCGCCATCATAAAATTTTAGTTTTTTAATTGCTGTATCAAACCAAATTTGTCCGGTTATGGCTTTTGGTGGTGCTGTTGTATTGGCAAAATTTTCCAATAGGTGCACAAAATTTTCATTCTGCACTTCGCCGTAACCTGCGTAATTTTTACCTACTAGCCTTAGGTCGGTATTGGTGTCGATGGTGCCGTCGGCTACAGACGTTAAAAATACACCGTTAAATTTGTTGACTTCATATGCCATGTTAGTAAGAACCTCTGCTATGTTTTATATTTATCTATTCAAATACTATTAGTTTCTTCCAACTAAAACTTCAATAATTCCTTCAGTTCCGTCAAAATTTTCTAAAGATTTACCTATTATATTACCGAACTTCGGTTGATTAGTTGCTTTAGCAAACCCGTTACCGGCGCTGACTAACATATCACCTTTATTAATTTTTCCTGTAACTTTACACGGAACTCGCCCTTGCAATGCTACAGCAACTACATTGTTGCCTGCACACAAGGAATTCATTAAATACGCAGGATTAGTAGAAACAACACCAGCAATTTTATTAGTTTCTGGGTGAGCTAAAGTAACTTCATATTCTCCGCCAATTTCCAAAACTGTGCCAGGTTCATATTCTCTGTCAGCTACATAATTTTCTGCTAGATCCGCATACTGAGCAGTTGTTGCTGTTCCTCTAAATAACCCGGTGGTAAAAATATCATTACTACCTGTATCTAAAACTTTGTTTAAAACCCACTTGTTACCAATGCTTGAATACATAACCGAAGCGCCAGACCCATTAATAAATATACCAGCACCGTTAGCTTCAGCTGCTGTAGCTGCTCCGCTGGCCAATGTTATTAATTTGTCTTCGATTGTAAGTTCTGTAGAATTGACTGCTGTTACATTTCCTTGAACTGTTAAATTTCCAGTTACAATTAAATTGCCGTTAGCTGTTATATCATTACCAGGGTCTGCCGACGTTATGCTATTAACTTCAACATTAGTGCCCTTGAAATATGTTGCATACACATTCTTAAATTTATGACCTGGAATACCTAAATTTGATGTATTATCAGAAATAATTGCAGGCTCGTTAGGACCGCCTAAAGACAATGATTCCGGAGCATCTATAAACGATAACTCGGGTCCTATTCCTAACATATCAAATTTTAATTTTCCGCTAGTAGATCTTATCGTAGGACCACTCGAATGAACAAACAACCTCAGTTGATTTCCACTGCCTAACAATATTCCAGTGTCACTGACATTCAACGAACTCAGTGTTCCTAGCTGTGTGAGTCCACTCAGTGTCACAGAATTATTAAGACTGCTTCCCGTCAAGGTTGCAGCATCAGCTGTGACTGTGATATTGTTAGAACCATCAAAATTCACACCATTAATAGTTCTAGCAGTAGCTAATCTAGTAGCAGTGTTTGCATTTCCGGACAACTGTTCACCAATAAATTGGGTGGCCTGAACTATGTTAAATGTGCTGGTTCCGCTGGTTGCTGTGACATTTCCGGTAAGGTTGCCAACGAAATCTGCTGTAATGATACCTGCTGAAAACCCGCCCTGTGAATTTCTGGCAACTATCTTGCCTATAAGATTGGCAGACGATGCGTCTACGTTCCATGTTCTTTCCACCGCACCATTGAAATCTGATCCTACAATATAATCACCTTTTTTCAATGTATTGGTAGTATTTGCTGTGATTGTGATATTTGACGCAGCTGTAAATGGTACTCCATTGATTAGTCTAGGTGTTGATAACTGATCAGCTGTGGCAGCATTGCCGGTTACACTGCCATTGATCTTGGCTGTGCTAGAAAGATTGATTCCCACCAATAGACTGTTGCCGAACCCCTCAACTTGATTGTTTGTGTTGATAGTAAAAGCTGCCGCAGTGCAGATAGCAAATATCACGCCATTGGTTTCTAAGAATATCACTGGACGAGGATTACCGGTATTGTCGTCCAGTGTTCCTGATCTTGCTTTGGTAGATCCAAATCCTTCTACGGCCTCTGGACCTATCAATCTCCATGATGTACCGGTATATGTAAACAATTGATTGATAGGAGTCTTGAACCATAACGATCCCGGGCTAGCACTGGATGGGACTGTTGCACTCACAATAGCAGATCCTATAGGATTCCATTGTGTGCCATCATAGGCATGAGCTATGTCGTTTGTGGTATTAAACCATATCTGTCCAGTCAACGGTCTTGATGGAGGAGCTGTATTAGCAAAATTTTCTAAGAGGAACACAAAATTTTCATTCTGTATTTCGCCATAGCCTACATAGTTTCTACCAACCAATCCTAGACTAGTAGTAGTATCAATGGTGCCATCTTGCAACACCACTAATTGTTCCTTGTTGAACTTGTTTATTACATAGGCCATTTATGCCGCTCCTGATTCATTATGGAGGTAGTGGTAGATCCGACTGCCATGTCCACACTCCTCCGATTATTCGAAATACTTTGATAATTCTTGTTACCGAGACACTTGCCGCAGCTATAGTTGCTGTGGGGAAACTAATGTTTGTGATTGCTTGGCTGCTGGCTCCACCAAGATTGGTTAAAAATGCTGCTGTGGAAATTGACGGTGGCAATGAATTTATACTTAAAGATTGAGCGTTATTGCTTATCAAATTACATAAAATTCTAGCATATGTGAATGCTCTATACTCGCTCACAGGAGCAAGATTATTCAATATGTTTGTAATAATATATGTATTAGATTTGCCATCGGATAAATCAATAGTAAAAATCACAGGTCTTGATTCCACCCTGTTATCTGTATACTCTTTGGTGGCAGCATCTTGAGCTGCCACAGGATCTTGCATGCCGGTGATTCTTGGAGACCCGATCAATGCAACATTTCCTGAGCCGTCTGGTTCTAACTCAATATCAAAATTCGTACTCACCGTGCTGATTCTGTGATTTTCCAGTCTCATCTGAGTGACTGCAGGAGCACCCGGACCTATGTTAACTACAGTCTGTGTACCAAAGGAACTAACTCCTGGAATACTTGTAATAGCCGAACCCAGACTGTTGCCATCTATTACCTTAGTTCCGCCAATATATACTGCTCGTCCTGCGGCTAAATTCAGTGTCTCGGATATATCAAGCCAATTACTACTGTTGTTGTAAGTTATAGTTTTATCTGTAGACGCTTTGATTGTGATACCTGCACCATCGGCCGTGATGTTTGTAGGACTAACCACATTAGCTATAACAATATTTTTGTCTTCTATCGCCACTGTTGTGGTATTAATAGTTGTAGTCGTTCCTTCGACTGTGAGATTACCATTGACTATTAGATCGCCGCCGGCGACCACTGTGCTGTTGGTAAATCCAGAATATAGATCGATGTTTCTTGTTGCTGCATTAATCGTGATAGCTGCTTCTTGTGTAATACCCTTTCGAACACTCAACTGAATATTCCTATCAGTTGCAGCATTGCTTATCAATACATCTCCTGCACTAACAAATAGATTTGCCTGGCCTGCTGAACCTACTGTGATACCTAAATCACTAGTAATCTGCAGTTGCCCATTTATGCTATTAGAAGTGTCAGTTCTAACATAGGTGGTTGCCGGAGCTCCGCCTAAACTATCGCTGTTTATACAAGTCGCACGTATTTTAAAATTAGATAATGTGCCTGCATTGAAACCAGGTTCTATATTGCCATTAAATCCTATGATTCCTACTTTGGGTGTAAAACTGTCTTTGGAAAAAATTCCCAGTAACACACCATTATTATAAAGACTAGTTACTACCCTAGTTTGATTTAGTGTATCTAAAATAGTATCTACTCTCAGTCCGCTAAGACCTTGCACACTACTATACGCCGGTGCAAGTAACACCGCTGTAACCCCATCAAAAAAGTATAGTTGTTTTCCGATATCGTCATACCAAAGGTCACCGGTGGCCAGTGTGCTTGGTTGGGAGCTCGATACCGTAGCCGAACTTACCGGAACAAAAGTAATACCGTTGTAAACTTTTAATTTTGACTGGCTAGCGTCAAACCATATTTGACCTTTAATGGGGTGTATGGGGGCTGTATTACTAGAAAAATGCTCTAGCAATTTAATAAGATTCTCGTTAAATGCTTCGCCGAAACCGCTGAAATTCTTTCCTATAAGAGTGATATCAGTGGAAAGATCGTCGATCTGGCCGTCTGCTACAGTTGCTACAATTGTGCCGTCAGTTTTGTTTATTTGATATGCCATGTTTTACTCTGTTAGAAAGCTGGTGGTCCAGATCTTATAATATAATTCATTGCCAAGAAAGGATTCATTAAACCTACTGGTGTTGCTAGTGTTACTCCCACGGCTTTTTTTACTCCGCCGCTGTCTTTGAGATATTGTGCCTGACCTGGGGCTGTTGGGCCAGGTCCGGAAGTGGCTAACGGATCGAGTGTTGTTGTAAGTGCAACTGCAGAATAGTCTTGAGTGGGAGTTGACAGTGTATGACTGTGTTCTGGTAGGTTCGGCAATGTCAACGCTACAGAACTTTGTCCTGCTGACCCCCCAAGTATTGTGGCCTGCACATCCGGAACTCGGCCTGCAACGCCGCCGCCAGCATCTACATAAGGACCTGCAATAGTCGGCACGGTGCCAGCATTATCCATATTATCCTTACCAAGTGCAAATCTACCTCTAAGATCAGGTAATCTAAATGTGTTTACTCCTAGTAATGGTGTGGCTCCATTATATACATTGCCGATCACATCAAACAGATCTGTAAACTTTACCCTTTCAATTTCTGAACCGTCACAAAACAAGTAACCATCAGGAGCAGTAATACCTGCATACGGCAGAATAGCTCCTATCGGCACTGCTAGATCACCAAGAAACACTTCTCTGGTTTGTTTAAGAAGACCAGAACTAGCTAGAGTGCTTTCACTAGGTCTGTAGGTTAAAATAAAATCGCCTTTTTTGCCACGATTAGGCACCGGAGTTTCTTTACCTGCAATAATATTTGCTGTGAGTGTGGCATTAAGAATTTTAGTAGAACTGCCTACTTGCCCGTCAAATTGCACAGCCGGTGAAATCACATCACCTGCTAATTGAAAACTAGTAATTGTGCTGAGAGATGTCGCAGTGTTAGCATTGCCACTGATGTTTCCGTCAAGCACTCCTTGTATAGTATCTGCGATGATTGTTTTGGCACGTATATTATTGAAGCGTCTTGTTGCAGTGCCTATATCATATGTGTTTGTAATTTTTGGTAATATAAACGCAGTTTGCAGTGGACCGGTAACATCGATGCCGTCGCCGACAATTATGTTTTTTGCAACTGCAATTCCACCTTGAGTAACAATACTGCCGTTATTTAAATTGGTGCTGGCTAAGCTACTGGTAGTAAAAAAAGAACCTGTGATTTTTGCATTGCCTTGAATGTCTAACGCTTCTAGTGGATTGCTTTGATTTATACCAACTTTGTTGTCAACAATTCTTAAAACCGTTGCTGGAATACCGTTGCGATTTGTCTGTAGATCTATAGAACTGCCTGCAGCAGAGTTATAGATATTACTAGATGTTGTTGTAGCTGATAACTTGAATGTCTCATCAGCACCTATAGAGATACCGTTATTGTTTTTGATCTTTATTTCAAAATTAGTGGTGTTGATGGTATCTGATCTAAGGAATGTTCCCGCAGCTTTTTCTACTCCCCCTACTAACAATGCTTGAGCATTTCTTGCTGTGCCATTTAGCACAGGTAAAAATCCCCCTACAAAATTTGCAATTTCACCTGACGTTGCAGGAGCACTGATGTTGATGCCTGATTTTATCAGAGCAAATCCAGTGATCAAAGTCTTCGGTGTAAAACTGTCTTTGGAAAAAATAATTACAGGAATATCTGCAATATAAAATGTTAAAATAAATCTATCTAAGTTATCAGAATCTGATATTTTTTCTATAACCGGTCCATATCTCAAGCCACCAACTGAACTCTCAACCGGCCCAACTAATATCCATCGTGTGCCTGTGAATATCCGTAGTTGTTGATTGGTAGTGTCTACCCATAATTCTCCTACTTTACTAGTTTCTACTGAAGGTTGACTAACTCCTTTTTGTATTCCGGATGCTGCTTTCCATGCAGTATTATCCCATATTTTTAGGGTTTGTGTTCCACTTGTACTATCATACCAAAGCTGTCCTTCTACAGGGTTAACTGGTTGACTAGTAGATGCAAAATTTTCTAGCAGTGATAAAAAATTCTCTGCGATAATCTGACCGTAGCCGGTAACATTACGACCTGGAAATTTGAGACTAGTGTCTGTACTAGAAGTATTATCAAACACCGTGATAGGACTTTTGTTTTCTTTATCTGTAAAATTAACTATGTATGGCATGATTATATCTCAGTGAATCCGGTTAAACTCTGCACACGGATAGTGTAGTCAATCTGTAACAGTCTGTTAAGACTTTTCTGCACAGGGTGAAACACCACATGTGTTAATAGTTTTCCCTCAGCACCGTTTTGGCCGATGCTTTTTAATCCTAATTCATCAAACACAAATTCACCATTCATGTCAACACTGTTGTCAAATGCTTCTTGTTCTAATGGTTCTCCATAATCTAACAAGCAGCTGATCACAATATCACTATAAGTCGCTCCGCTGATATGTCTAATTTCCATTTTATTTCTTACAGGATCTTGGTTTTCAATAGCATTTTGATCCACTACTTTTTGGTAGGTTTGATTATAGAGGCTAGAATTAACACCAACAGTATTGGGTGTAAGATAAGTGATAAGACCTGTAGGATCGACTGTGGTTCCGCCTGTACCAAAAATCATCTGATATACTGTACCGTATCCTTGATTACTAAGACTGTTGACCATGGCCACACTCATATTTTCATAGTGAATAGCATTGCGTTTGTCTACAAAAATTTCTTTGGTCTCAGGATCGTGAATCTTGATATGACCTTCAAAATTAAATCCGCCCGTTTCGTTGGGTCGAGATTGTGTATTTTGAGCTGATTGATCTTGATTTTTAGGCATTTTTATCTCTTTTTGTTCCATCATGTATTTATTCAGGGATGTCAGTGGTCTTTTCCACAATGAATCTAGCCACCGGCGTCAAACTGTCTATTAGACTCACACCATCTGCTGCTGTAGTATTGCCCCTCGTATACCAAGTTTGTCCTAGTCGTTTAAGTACGGTAACCCTAGTTCCAGCAGGTAACGCAGCGGTTAATCTAATTTGCTGTGAAACACCGTCCACACTAAACTCAGCTTCTTGTGTTTGATCTGCCTCAGGACTTGCCGCTCCATTAATTTCGGTGTATACATCCTGTGGATCTTTTTTTAATCTACGGCCTGCTGCAAAAACTTCAAGTTGGTCGCACGGTCCATAAGTTAGCGGAATAGATTTTCTATACCAGAGACCGCTTCGTGAGCCTTTTACAGGAGTAAAATCCAATGGCCCAATCAGTAATGTGCTACCGTCGCTGGTAAAATCAATCCGCTGTTGTGTTTCATTGTAAGGAATCGTTTCACTATACCCTACATCAGCAACCACAGTGTTTATAGCATATGTTTCTGCGATCGATGTTCCTTGCACTCCTCTACGCAGCTGGCTCAACACATTTCCTGTCTTCAACATATATTCAATGCGTTCGCCCTCAATGAATATAGTTCCTGGTAAATTTCTAGACATAATCGGATGCCCTAACAAACTAGCATCTGATACTTCTATGGTCGTATCAAAATATCTCAAAGGTTTTGTTAATTTGCATGATGCTTTTGAAAATCTGTTAAAGTGATATACATTTAACATGTCTTTATGGATTTCGTAAGCTGAGGGCAATTTAAAAATATCATTTCCAAAAGTAATTATTTTGATATCATCGTCAAGTGTGGTCGTGACATTGAGGTACACCACTGCTCTTGGCAGGCTCACAAAGTAATCTTTTTCTTGTTGAAGTCTGATGCCGTTTAAGTATACCCATACATAACTGGCCGATATAGGAGATCTAGCCAATTGATAATTCACTTTGCCGCCTTTGATTTCATCTTGAATAATATCCATAGAAGGATATTCACCAAACCAAGTAACATTGATTGCAGGATATGTTGAATCGGATATTGTAGAATCTCCAGGAAATCCAAAATCAAATTCACTGTCAATAATTACATTATTTCCTTGTATAAAATACTGTGCATTTAAATCGTTTTCAATTTTGATTTTATCGCCCAGTGATAGCTTTTCTGGTTTGATGATCAATTCCTTGGTAGGACCGTTGAATGTGTAATCAATCACAAACGTGCTGGGATCATCATTAATGTAAACTTTTAGATTAGAAGGTAATATGCTGCCTCCTGATTCAAACGGATCTACTCCAAGTATGAACTGATTATTAGTGCCGTCATATATTACGTAGTTAGTGTCTGGACCTCTAAGTAATTGCCCGTTGACTTCCACAATCGCAGAACTTAGAGACGATCCTCTGGCTAATTCACTAAATCCATCGAGATCAAAACTGCGTGTGCTACCTTCGTAATAAAATGTCTGAGTATTTACATTTACTAGGGACAGTCCTAATGAATCCACATCCGACGATGCTGCTAGACATGCTATTTTAATTACATCGCCAAGCTGAGGTTTTATTGCAAATTCAACTAAAGTTTTTCCTACAGCATCTATGATATCTGTGCTGTTGCGGAAGCCTACATCAACTCGAGATCCATTTAGTGTAACAAATACACCACTAGTAGCATCATAGTCTGCATTGGTAAGAAATAATCCAGTAGTGCCATCTGCTATGTAACTTTGATAATCTAATATGCCGAGGCCGCCAATTCCTATGCTTAATATTTCCACTAGTTCGCCTATTGCTGGGGCTGAAATAAAATTCACAGTTGCAGCTGAACGGTCTATGGTGTAGTGTTGATTCAACGCTTTTGCAGTGTTATCAACATAAACAAATACTGAGGAGTTTTCTAAAACTGTCTGACCTATAGCAAACGCAGTGTCTTGACCATTGGAAATAGTAATCTTTGATTGTAACGCAGCTGCTCCGGATGTTTTGTTGTTATATACTTTTATCGAAACACTGTCTATTACTTGTCCTGGTATGTTTTCTTCAGGTGCCGGAACGTTATCTTTGTCAATGAATGTTCCGCCCAAGATAGATATCTCTTCTGCAGTTTTGCCTGTAGCTGTGGCGTAAGCAGAACTTATAGCTGACAACGAGCCACCGCTGAGTTTGGTATCAAGTATATTATCATCTGTAATTACTACAGATCCATCACTGTCTGTAGGACGGAAAATAAGGATATCACCATCTTGAGTGCTGATATACGGGCCTATTAATACTACAGCATTTACGCCATCACCTACAAACGTTGGCATTTCTGCTGCAGGATTAACACCTGTGCTTGAATCTTGTGCCGATGAGTAATTTTCATCATCTATACGCACAGTGATGTTTGTGTTTTTACGTTTGATATATATGTTGATTTGCTGTCCAGCTGCTGGTATATATGGTAACGTCACTGATCCGGTGCTTCCGTCCGCTACGTGATAATAATCTGAGCTGATCTCTACTGAATCCCAACTGTCGGTGAACCAAGGCAAGGCATCCCAACCACCGGTGACATCAAATGTCGTGCCTTGTATTCTCACTCCGCCAAAATCAATACCAGTCATGAGTTGATTTATTTCTTTGCCTGCCATTCCTGTTTTTGGGTTATAGGACTTTTCTATTCTATTTACAGCATCCAATAACAAAATGTTCTTGTCATAAGTCACTATAATTTCATCATTTATAGTCGGAGCAGTATTAAATATCAGTTTTCCACGAAGCAAATTATAACCACCGGTGGCTTGATAATACAGAGATACCTGATAGTCACTAGCTAACACAACTTGTGTTTTTTGCGTGGCAAATATTTTTCTAGTTACCTTGATTCGAGTTTTATCATTAGTCGGTGCATAATTTAAAAAGAATACAGCACTGCTGCCACCGGCAATAAATGTCTGTGTCTGCGAAAAATTTTCATAGATGCCGTTAGCTGAAAGTCTATCAAATTTCAAAGCAACATCAAACATACGAACTTGAGAATTTCCTATGATTGCAGTGGCTTTGGCCTGTACAGCAGTAGATGAATTTCCTCCTACCAATGTCACTGTCGGAGCTTTGATATATCCTGAACCTTGAGTTAACATTTGTATGCCTGCCACTTTACCATTCGAGATAAATGCTCTAGCAGTAGCGCCGGTGCCGTCTCCTTCTATCAAAACTCTAGGCGGAGTTAAATATTCTGTGCCCTGCTGATATACCTCTATAGCGGTGACTGCATAGCCTTTATTATCTGCCCACCATTTCCATGGATACTGTGATATTTCTAGTGATGATGCATTAACAGGATTGGCACGACCGTCAAAGATTGAATACGACGGTGGCAAATCAAAATCGATCGCTGCCGATGCGTATGATTCTGGTTGATCATAACGGCTGATATACTCTCTAACTGTGGTTCTAAATGGTTTAACTTCGTTGATGTAATCTTGATAACTTGATAAATTATCATTTTTGTAATTCGGTGGGCTTGCTAATGTGCCAATGTTATGCGTGGCATTTAGGAAACTGGTTTTAAACACCCAATCTACATACTGTTGTTCGCTGAATACATGTCTTATTGAAGCAAAAAATAATTTGTTCCATTCTACTGCGTAATCACCTACAAAAATATTTTCTTTTACTGCTGCAAAAATATTTCTAAGTTCTTGTGAATTTTCAATGTCATAGGTTGTGGTATCAAACGCCTGTGTATTATCGAATCCTACTCCAACTGCACTGGTGTTATATAGTATAGAATCAAATTGTATTGTACCGTTTTGTCTACCGACCAATAGATACTTGTCTAAAAACGTTTGACCTATTTCTTGAGTTTTTTGGAATTTCGCCCAGCCGCCGGCAGCATATTCTTTGACTTTGATTATGTCACCAATCGTCACAAGGCTATCTACAACTTCATAAATGTTAGAATACTCTTTAACAACACGTTGAGTATCATTATATCCGGATCTAAACCAATCCACTTTATTCCAATACTTGGTGGTGTCGTAAGCCTGTGACCTACTACGGAAATACGTCTTACGTAGATCGTCCCAAGAATATATACTCCAGAAATTATTTAAAGTTGCATCATTGTTTACTAAAACAGAAAAATATCTAACATCAACTTTGATGACACCGTAATTTTTACCGCGATTGGTGACCACCACAGCTATTACTCTGCCTTGACCGTCAATGTGACACACTGCTGTGGCATTCAAACCATCTCCGGTAATAATCACCGGAGGGCCAATATAGATTCCGGGCTGTTCTTGATCAAATAATTCTTTAGGCTTATATCCGTATCCCGGATCTATTATATCTATTGTGTCTAATTCACCGTTGATCAAATTACCACGCAATACAGCACGTTTGGTATTAGTTGTTCCTACTGTCTGTAACTCTATTTCAGTGTCTACTGCAATGTCATAAAGATTCAACTTATCACTAGGAGCTGTATCAACTTTATTTAAATTAGTATATTCTATGGTTTCTGCAAAAGTTTCATTTAATAATATATCATTGATATATTCTATAACGATTTGCAATGCCAGCAACCTATCAACAAACATAGTCTGTCGAGGTCTATATTGTATACCATATTTTTGTTTAGCTGGAAGATCGATATCAGGAATTTTATTTCCTGCTATATCTGAACCAATAAGACTGTCAATCCATTTGTTTTCTAATTTTAAAGATGGTAAATTATCAGCCACGCCTTCTGTAAGTAGTTGATATTCGTTGTGAATTGGTCTTTGAGATTCTAAGCTGTTGCTAATTTGTAGATTCAACAACGCTGTATCAGACTGCATGATTGTTTTAAAATTATATGTGAGGAATTTGTTAGATTCTATCAATGCAACAAAAGCTAGATTTGATCCTGCTGGATTTGCAATTAATCCGGCCACATCAGCAGCTGATTTTGTTCGATCTGGCATATTAGATGGTGTCACAGCTTTGCTACGTACCCAATAATAATATAATGTTTCTGAGACAAGTCCAGTGGTTGGGCTAAAGAAAAATTTCACACTGTAAACATCATTGTTGGGATATAATGGTTGTCCGCTAACTCCTTGAGCTAGTCCTGCATTAGTGTCTGCCAATGCTGCCCATTCGTTAGGCAATAACACAGTTTCGACCCACTCATACACATCTATGCTCGAACCCACTGCCTGTTGATTCCAATTTCCTGTTTTGTAAGCAGAATCTTTTTGTTCTGCATATTGAAATTTTGCAGTGCTAGTATTCCACCATAATTTTCCTACATTTTTTTCTAACCAGTTTATTGTGGAATCTACTACTACTTCAGCAGTTCCTATTGAATACACTGCAGGATCATATGGAGTTTTGTATTTTATTTCTTGCTCAGCTATATTAAGAATTTTTCCTCTAGCTGCATCGACGAAATCTATGTCTTGTATTTTTACATTGTTTACATTGTCATAAAGTTCAATTTTTTTAATTTTTCTTAAATCTACCAATGGTCGTTGGCTTGTAAGCACAGTCCAACTTGCATCTGCACTAGCTGTGAACAGACGTGCTATGCCTTGATATGCTTTGGTAGATGTGTTTTTATAATAAGGTGATCCTACTAGTATTTTTGAACCTATACAGTCTATGCTGTGTCCAAATGATTCGTCTGTCTGTAGATCGCTGTCTAGTTTTTCTGTAAGAAAGAATATTTGATCTTTGTTGTCAAACACATAGACACCACCAGTAAATCCTTGATCAATATAAAATCTTGTTCTTGCATTATCAAATGTTGTGCCTTCTAGTAGATCAAAATTGATAGAGAAAGGTGTTTTTGTATTTCTAGCACCGACTGCTATTTTAGAACTGTCTGGACTCACTGATACGGCAAAACCAAAATATTCATCAGCATAGATTTCATAACTTTGCAGACGCTGTTTTACTCGGAATTCAGTTGTTGATTGATCTAATTCTAACACATATACTGCACCTTGATCTTGATAGTTTACATCTGACCTAGGACTAGAAACTACTAGTGTATTTCCATTGGCATCTAAATCCATGGCAAATCCAAACTGATCCCCAGTACTAATCACCAACCCAGAATCTATGTCGGTGAACGACGACAGTGTGCCAGCATTGATCATTTGAACAAATTCATAGGAATCGTATGCAGTTTTTTTATATACAAAAATCTTACCGCTAGGTGTAGTAGTGCTGTCTCCTACCTGATGCCAATTAACACTAGCAGATGGATCTTCATTATAGCTACGATACGTGCTGTCTGTACTGTCAAATGTGTTACCTAATTGATAATATTGATATGCTGTGCCAGGTGATCCTTGAAATCTTACAGTCTCTCCTTCAACATATTCAACGTCTGGTCTCCATAGTCCTCGATAGTTTGCAAAATATTGTCCATCGCTGTTTGGAGCACCTATAACTAAAATATTTCCATCGCCACTCATGGCCATAGAAAAACCAAACTGATCTCCTTGCTTGACTAGTTCTGCTTTCTGAGTGTTAGTTAACAGTCCAGTGGTTGTAAACTCCTGTGTGGAACCATCATCTTCCACAGAGATATTTGTTGGTAGAGAGCAGTGTGTTGATATGTCGCTAACTTTCAGCCAATTCTGTGAATCAAGAGTGATAGTGCTTCCATCTGATGTTGATCCGTCTAGACTCTGCCATAAATTGCCACGTGCTGTTTCTAAGATAGGATCTTGTGCTGCTTGCCATACTATGTCACCTTGCTTGTAGGAATCGGATAGATTGTATATGCCTTTATACAAAGGATTTTCCATATGTATCCACTCTGTTCCTGTGCCTTTGATGAGATATACCCTGCCTGTGTTGTTGTAAGATCCTACAGCAGATACTGCCAAATAGTATTCAGATCCGTTTACGCCAATGGCAATTTCAGAACCAAATTTTTCATTGTCAGCGGGTCTAGGAGACACAAATGCTGAGACATTGACATACCTGCCGCCGACAAATTCATAGATAGCAACCATGCCCTGCTGATAGTATCCAAAATCGCTTGCTGATGTCTGTGCAGGAATGACTGTGGTATGGGGGATCCAGTCATCTGAATTTACAGCTATTTCCGAACTACCGTCAACGACTGCTGTGTTAGCGTTCAGAGCTCGATACAATCTACCGCCATATACGACAATATCATCCTGTGCATAAAACACATCTACTGCCCAAGCACCTCGAAATCTACTGGTCACTCCGCTGGCTGTAGGAGCACCTATTACAAGATATTTGCCGTCCGGACTAACTGCTATCTTGTCGCCAAACGATCCTAACGCTGTTTCAAAGAAACCAACTGGCGGTGCTATGATTTGTTTTAACGAAAGGCCTGTATCAGTTTCCACATATACATTTACAAAACCTGACTGAGGAATAGCAACAATAGTATGTTTATTAGCATTGTCATATATGACCTTAGTGCCTAAGCCTAATGGATTAGATATCCCAATACTGTCTATATTTTTTGCAGAATAAGTTTTATTCTTTTCAATAACTTCCCATTGATCATTTTTATTATTATCAACAAAGACCAAAGATTTGTTTTTTAACAGTGCTGCGGCCTGTTGATCAATATTAGAATAATCAAAAAATCTAGCAACGGTTAGTAACTGCAGATTAGCTGTGGTACTTGTGTCTATCTCAGGATCATCTATATCTGCGTTTACTGTGATTGTTATGGTTGTGTTTGTTACTGCACTGATCTTGAAAAATCCTTGCAGATTTGCAATTTCACGAATACCTATGTAGTCATCAACTGATATAACGTGTGGACGATTTAGTGTTAGTATCACTATGGTATCGTCTGGTCTGGCTACTGCCACTACATAAAGCAGCGAAGATTCATTTACTCGTAGAACTTGCCACGAATCTTGATAAAACGTCACCCAGATGTGATCATTTTCGTTAACTGTATCGATGGCTAAGGTAGTTAAATCATCCAAGGTTCGAATAGTATGTTGATACTGACCGGCACTTACGTAACCAGCTGTGAACAACGGCTCAGTCTGTGTCGTAGTAGGTAAAAAATCCGCTGTGTAGGGCACAGGAGCAATAGTGAAATCGGTGGCAGTGATACGATAGAATGAATCTACAACTTGGGAATTCACTGAGAGATTAGAAATGTGCAGCTGAGGATTCAGTTTAAATTTAGCTTTTTCCAACTGTATTTCAACTTCTGTAAACTGGTCCGTGCCGCCAACTTGTCCTAGTCTAAATGCCCATTCTTCATTGAGAGTAACACTGCCTGCCGAAGATCTACTTAACTTATCAAATATCTTGGTTATGCTGTTTGCTGTACCTTTTTCTCTGATAAATCCTTGATATAGTTGAAATTGGCTCACAGAATCTTCTGCTAGATTTTGTAGATAATCTCGCTGTTGATATCCTATAGCGTGTCTAGCAAGTTCTCGTTGACTTTGATTTATACCTTGTGATGTAGTTTCAAAGTAGTCACTGAACTGATTTATTTTGTAATCAAAATTAGAAACCAGTTGTTTAACAGGAGTGGAATCTAATTTAGTCCACGTCGCATCGTTAAAGTTTTCCGAACCTAATTGATTAACTAAACTAGTCCAACTATATGATTTGTAAGATACAATGTCTCCTAATTTGTAATCTTTGAACGGTTGCCAAACTTGTATATCGACATTGTCGAATAAAAATCCTGGACTGGTGTAATCTCCGTCCCAATCTACTGTACGGAAAGCCTGCATTTTTATGCGTCCTTGCCGGTATCCTGTGGTCTTGTCATAGATGATATCATTAAATACGGTACGATCATCAAATACAGTTACATGCTCTTTGATAACATAATGTAACCGTGCGTAATATATACCGTCAGTGGTATTTGTTGTTTCTAATTTAAAATTCTGAAAACTTCTATTAACATTAATAAATCTAGGAGCCAATACTGTGCCATCGCCTTTAAGTATCTGGTAGTCATAGAATCCGTCTAAGAGATTATCCGGTGTTCCTACAGGCACATTAATTTCTAATTTTTGCGCTGAGGGGCTTAGAGCTATAATTGCGCCAGGTTCCCAATTGTGTTTGGTCCAAAACATAAATTCTTTGGCAGCACTTAACCAATCCTGGCTAGTAGCATTCTGAGGATCATAGTTATTGAATACAATACCCTGTGTTTTAAGATAACTGTCATAACCTAACAACAGATCCACCACTTGTTGTATACTGGTTAGCAATGTGCCATAGCTCATCTGTCGCACTGTGATGGTATTAAAAACTCGTCTTCTCAGTGCTTCTACCGCGCCTAATTTAGGAACGTCTCTTAATTTCTGCCATTGATTGCGATCAAACTCGTCGGTACTGCGATGTGTCTTCAATGCACGATAAAAATTGCTTTGATATCTTACTAATACACCGTTATTGTAGTTTTTTTCTTCAACCCAGTCTGTGAACGGTTCACTTAAACCGCCTACTGAAATCACTGGATCTTTGCTGCTGGCTTGTGGCTGATGATAATTGAAATAGGGATGTATGTCATCATAACCTGCTACTATCCAGCCGCCTCCAGTTTTTTCTAATCGAACTCCACTGTAACTAACCGTAGTTACTGGACTGCTGACATTGAATATAATATCATAGTTTTCAGGAGGTATGAAAATACTTTTAGATTTAGCAGAAGGATTTTTAGAGTCTAGTAGATACTTCTGTTGTTGCTGATCTACGAATCCACTCATTCTAAAACTTAGGGCCACATCTAATTTTTCTATTTTTTTCTGTAGACTATCTACAGGCAAGCCTTGTGATTTTATGTAACTAGTGAGATATCTCACTAGGCCTATATTATTAGCTTCAGACACATGCCTTGCAACATCTGAGATAGTTACAAACAATCCTGTGTCTGAATTTATATATTGATCTAGTTTATTTTTGGTGAATTTTGATCTATCAAAATTGTCAGGAATATATTCGAATGGTTTCATCACACACATGGCTGTGATTACTGCATAGGGCCATTCTGAACTAGATCGCCAGGCATGTTCAACTGGACTGACATCTCCTAGTACGAAAGGTCCGCGATTATTAATCAACGAAAAATCTTTTGCAAGATTCGAATCCAACGGACTCAGCAACTTGCCGTCACCGTCTACAGGGACGTGCGACGATAACCCGGGTCGTTTGTATCTATCATAACGACCTGCTCGAACGCCTTGGCGAATAATGCCGGCTTCGAGATCTTCCCACAATATCAAGTTATTGCTGGTATAAGGAGCGGCCCCGTATTCGGCTTCCCACCAGTCCGGTTGTTGACTGAATCCCAACATTTCCCAAGGACAGCGATGTGGTCTGTCTGTGTCATAGAAATGTTGATACACTCCTCTCCACCAACCAGGTATGTTTTTGGTCTTGGTGGGGTCAGACATGTTTGAATAGGTATAAGTGAATGAGTTTTCACTGTCAAAATATTCATTTACAGTATAATTGATATTGGTATTTTGTATCCATTTCAAAAAATCTTGGACTATCACACTGTCTAGCTGAGTTTTGGTGTATTCACCAACTCCATAATAACCGGCTAATATTTGATCTATATCGAACACTGCAGAATCATATTCCTGCTTGATATTGTTGTAGATACGTAATTCTAATTCCAATAGTAGGTCATCTCTGTAATCTCCGTAAGCTGCTGTTATACTGCCGTCGTGACCTTGTATGACATATCTAGGCTCTTGATATGTGTCATCGAGAAATTTGGAAGGAGTGTATTTTTTATACAGTCCCATAGAGGTCGGGGTAGGTGGGATATGATTAGTAGATGTACTGAGATATTCTCTGATTTCTATGATATCTAATAACTCTAGTGTTACTAATAATTTCACAAAGCTAAATGTCACGTCAAACACATAGTCAACACCATGTAATAACTGTGTGTCATTTTTGTATACATACACTGCTCTGCTACTAGGCTTTGTAAGATCAAATGGTTGTGACAAGGAAAACGTGCGTATCCCTGTGTCTTCTACCACTGTGGTCAACGCAGTAAATGCGCCTGCTCCGATCATATCTGAATCAGCAAATGCATCTTGTGCAGTTTTTACAGATGTAAGACTATTGATGATGTCATCTACAAAATCATTTACTGTATCATTGTAATCGATTTCTACAGACCGTTGTAAAAAATTATTTTTAAAAATTGTATATTCTTTTTCAGCATATTGTATGGCTTTGACTATGTTATGGGTTTTGTCACATAATGCCATTACTGCCAACGGCGTATTACCGCTGTGTTTTAAAAATCTTGACGCATGATATCTGTAATCTTGAAGATCTCTTAGATTGCTGACTCCTGGTAAAATACCAATAAACTCGTTGTCCCATTCTATCGCACTGGCAATATGATTAGTGGCCTGCCCGAGTGTAAATGATTGAATTGCAGTGTTAAGGGGATTCTTTTCAATGCCTATTGGCATTTCATAATATCCTTGATCAGGTTCTATGTCAGCAATGATCTTGATTACCACGGCATCTTTGGCAGCAAATGTTTTATCAAATACAAATACATTTCGACTTCGAGTCCAATTACCTAGATATCTGTTTCCGTTGAGATAAAAATTTATATCGGGATCGACTGTGAGATTATCCCATTTCACTGTGTTAAATGTCAATGTATCAGTAGCAGTGTCTACTATAAGATTATCAATTATTGGTTGGATATATGTATTGTTTAATTTCTGCCACCCGTTGGCAAACACATCAGATCCCAGTTTATAAAAACCAGTAGAGATTTTTTGTGTCACAGGCTTTCTATCGACACTGTATCGAAACGTTTGTGTTTCCCAATTCCAATTAAATTCAATGTCTCCAATATTGTCTATATTGAGATAACTAAGTCTAAAACCTAACTCGCTGTCGATTCTACCATTGCCGGGCTTATAGCTAAGGAGATGCGAACCTAAAAACTCTGTGTCGGAATACGTTGTGGTATCACCGAAACTTATTCCATCGCTGTCAAAAACATCAAACAATGGTGGTTGATTAACTGTGGTTTTTCGCTGACTAGCTACCCAGTTTGATCCGTTAAAGTGATACATCAATCCTTTGTTTTTGTTGCCTCTGGTGACAACTACCCCTTGTCCAAGTATTGATTCTGTATCTTCAGTTTCCTGCAAATGTATCTGTTTTGAATTAGTATGAGTGATAAATTGCACTGTGTAGATTTTGTTGTTTGCTAATCTATCAGTGTCTGCTATCACTAAAATTCTTGCACCGTTGAATAAAAATTCACCATCTACACTGTAGCCCGTCGATCCTTCGATGGTTGAAAATACATCGGCAGTATTTGTATCAATGTAATCCACAGACATTTTTGCCGTGGTTCCATGATTAATCAGTTGTAGATTAGGCAGAAATTCGATTATAGGCCGTTTGGCTCTAGAAGTTTCTGTGGCTGGAAAATCTTGCCCTCGTAGTTTGTAGGCTTTTTCCAATACTGACCGATGAAACCAACGATTATATCGGCTCCACGGATTGTTGTCTAGGCTGTTTCTAGCGATAGTGATATAATCTTTAAATGCAGCATATTCAGTGGCATCGTCAAACGGCTGAGTATCAAAGCCTTCGTTGTCGAATAATATTTCAGGAACGTTTGCGCTTAACTCCGGCACAACTAGATCGGTGAATCGTGTTAAGGTAATAGCCGTGCCTACTCCTTCTACCAACCACAGGTCTTTGGCATATTTTGAGGGAGTGACTTTGCCATCGAATTCCACAATCATTCCGTTTGAAAACTCCACAGCATTGCCGCTGGTATATGTGGTTTTTCCAAGTATCTCTAGCTCTACATTAATCGCTGTATTTTCTTCTATGTCGGAGATGACGAATCTACCAAATGCATCGGGAGTGATGTTGCTTTGATAATAAAGGACATCGGGTGCATCATACGGCACAGTAAAAGTCAATGTTCCGTTTTCAATTCCGTTGTTTGTAACACCCTTGTCATAGGCAAGTGCTGCGCCTTGGTTAGCTGATTCAACAAACTGCCAATCTTGACTATCAATGGCAATAGAACTGGCATCTAAAACAGACACATCACGAATTGCTCTCCATAATTTTGAATCATACACAGCAAAACTTCCTGCACGATACGGTTGGTTGGGTCGAAACAGTAGTGAGCCGGAATCAAAATTGGTGCGTAAGTTAAAGCCTTCGTCAGGAGCATTAATTTTAAATTTATATGTTTGGCCGCGGAATAAAGTTAGAGTGGGATTATTCGTGTAGCTGTCAGGACTAAAGACAAATGAATTTCTTGTTGTTCCTAGCACAACTTTATATGTGCTGACTATGTCCGCAGATTGACCAGTAATATTAATGCTGCGTGGACCTAATGGTTCCCAATAGTATTCACGATAGTTTATGAATTTGTCCCAATCTATGGGAGGGTTCCATGTGTAGTGAGTTTGATCGGTCAGCTTGTCATCTCGTTCAATGGAATTTCCAAAAAATTTCAGTTGATTTTTGACATCTATGTAGTCATAGAAATTTTCTATTTTATCATGATTTTTAAATATGACTCCAGGTTCGAGCTGATAGCTGCTTCTCAAAGTAGCATCTGTATCAACATATACGTCATTGCCGTTATAGGTTTTGTCATATCTACGACCCACATAACCTACTACTTTATCTAACACACCGGGTTGAATCAGCGGATCAACTACTGCAGATAAAAATTTATCATTAGCAGGAGTTTGAAAAATTGTAGGTAGTAATTCGACTGATCTGCGTATAGGCAACTCGCTTTTAGGAAATGTATTATCAGCCATTAAACGTATCCTCCGCTACTAGTCTGGTATGTTGTAACTTGTTCATTTTCAGATTGCACACTTGTGTTTGTTCTTATACCTATTTCAGCAGCCGTAATCGCAGATACAATTTCTATGTCATCAACTGTGGCTGCGCTAATTAAAATTTCATCAGGATTGCTTTGTATTTCAAAAAGACTGCCAAATGCCTGACTTGTTTGTCTTGGAATGATCACAATATTTGCTAGGTCCGGAGCTACAGTATTTAAAATATACGTGGTAAGTTCGCCCATATAGAATCTGTCTCCAAAATCCCAATTGTTGATATCAAAGAAATTATTGATAGCTGAAATGATTCTTACCTTGAGATCGTTGTCGTTGATAGACAGATTTTGATTTTTTACAATCTTGAACACGGCCTGAAATGCAGGATCAGCCTTGGCCCCGAACAGCACTTTATATTTTACAGGATGATATATTATATCATCACTGATGCTTTTTATCGAAGATAACGCAGATCCAAATGTGGTTCTTAGAATCTCGCTGGTCGGTGCTACTGGTTCTATATCAGTGCCGCCTGCAAGATATATTCTGTAACTTTCATCATAACTTCTAATTAACAGATAGATATCAATAATGTTGCTAGAGGAAGGATCTATTCTTCTATCAACGCTGGCGTTATGTATATATTGAAACTTGAGATTTCTCCTACCCACAACTGCAGAATATTCACTAGCGATATCTAGGATATTAGTTGTTCGATTTACTCGTTTAATCACATTTTCACCAATGTCATAAAAATAAATCAATTGTTGATCAGGATATGATAACACATCTGTAAAATCTATATTGTCTTGTTTGTCTCTGATTAATATGAAATCTGTAGAGTTATCAATTAGTGTGCTGATTCTGTTACCGTAGATATCGTTAGTAGCTTGGAAAAATAAAAAATTTAAATCCGTATCAACACCTACTATATTTTCAAATGCTTCAGGATTATCTATAACGCCGTCATCGTCGGAGTCTCTAAAACTTAGTTTGATTTCACTAGTGCTTTCATAGCCGTCACTGAACTTTATTGTATCGCTGATTTCAAAAGGAAAATCTTGAATCAGCTGTGTGACAAAATCTTTGCCAGTATTGACTCCTAGAACCTTGATTTGATCTTTTACTACTACCCCTAATTGATCATTGTAACGTTTTTCATTTGAGTCAAAGTAAAATCTATTCTGATTGACACTACCAAAAATATAACCAAGCTTTCTAATTCTCACTGTGTAACTATCGGGTTGTTTGACAAATGCCACAATCCAAGAACTATCTATATTTGTGTTTGTGGTATCTCCGGCCTTGCCAAGAATAAAATCATCTATAAGATTCAAATTGTTACTGGTCACTAATTTCCACTGCGATTCAGAAGATTCATAACGCAAACCAAAATTTTGATTTTCAAAAACTTGATTAACTATTTCTGTTTCTAATGCCGTAGGTAAATCATTGACAAATCTTGGCAGTATTCGTGTAGCAATTGCACCTGTTGGCACTACAATATTCAATAATATAGGACCGAGACCTTTGACATAGCGGCCGTCGCCGGAAACTTTGATAATTTTCGCCCAGATATAGTCTGTTTGATCTGCGTCATTGGCATCAGCTGGAACAATTTTTCCTTTTTTAAATCTACTGCCTGCGGGGGCTGTAAATTTCACAGCTGCGTTAGTCAACACATATTTTAAGTTACTTGTTGAATATGCACCTACCAACAATTGTGAGTTATCTACCACATTTTTAAAATAGCCTGTGCTGGTTGCTGTGGAAATAGACTGCCACACTGTGTTGGTATCTGTGAAAAGTATTTTATCAAACTTGGTAAAATAAAAATTGTAAATTTCTGCGTCAGTAAAAACTGGTTCTATGCTGCGTCTAAGAAAGTTAATGATGTCTATTCTACTGGTAAATTTAAATGACAATACCGATTCGTCTTCTTGTTTATAAAGATATCCGTCATCACCAAATACGTTTATACTGCTGTATTTTCCCGTGGCATCAATGATGTCAAAATTTCTGCTGATGCCGCTGCTGGTTCTGTTGACTGATTTTATTTTTACAATGTTTTGCGATCCTAACAACGGAGCAAGATTATAATCTTCTGCAGTGATCATTCTATTCTGAGTGTAATACACTGCTGGCGCATTTGCTCGGATGGTGTCTATGTCTTCCGATGCTGCTGAGTTTGCTACAGTGCTCTGTAAAGCCAACCCTATAGTAAGTGTATGCTCAACATTATTTTTGTTTCTGTATAATACAGAAATGTTAATACCTCTTAATTCGTTGGGATATATGGTATAGGATAGACCATTGCTGGTTCTATAAAATACCCTAAATGCTCCTTGCGGTAGATTTCCGTAAACGCCGTCTGCGAATACGAGATCTATGTTGTCATTTTCTTTGGTGTTGATAGCATATATGTTGCGTATGTCTTGTGTTACACTGTTATATGCAATATTATTACCTACTAACGATGATACTTTGGTCCATTCTTCCAGTTGGGCACCTTGCGAATTAAGAGAAAATAACCACACATCGTCATTATTGATATTACCTGCGTCTACTGCAATTTTTTCGTTGGTAGTTGGTACATCTATAGAAAAATCTGCTAGTTCCAAACTACCTTGCTTGAACTGTATAAAAAATCCTGTGTTAGCACTGCCTGGTCCAGATCCATCATTTTTATATATAAATCCCAATTGGTTACCCGGAACTGGAGGCTCTTCATAGATATTTTCACTGTTCTTGAAAGATGTGCTGACTATTTCAAAATTTACACTTCTACTGGCCACAGTCTTGGTAAACGAGAACAAAGGTACATCTGTGCCCACAGTTCGGAATCTATATTGCTCTGTGGGAATTCCTTGGATGGTAGCAGAACCTTGGCTGCGACCAAATTCTGTGTTGTCGGCCATAGCACTGTTCAACACAGTGAGAAATTGTTCTAACCAGTTGGTATTGGTAGGGTCGTTCCAGGTTATCAACTGTTGGGCAAGATTCTTGCCATTACTGTCGACGATAGTATCAGTGGTAGATACTGAAACAAATTTTAAAAGTCCGCTGGCGGCTGCTGTGCGTTTGGCATTGTAACTGAGCATGCGAGCAATACGCAGCACACTTTCTTTGGTCTCCGCTAGTTCAATAAAGTTTTCACGGCTGGCAAGATCTATGCGGAATGCTAGGCTCTGGCCCAAGAACGCTACGGCATCTATCAATGCCATGTATTCTGATGATTCTATATAGTCGTTGAAATCTTCTGGGTAGTTTTCACGTAGGTATGTGATAATAACCCTGCGCAGATTTTCAAAGTCGTAGCTGCGGAAATCCGCGTTTTTAAAGGTCTGATATATCCTGGTCCAATCTTGATTCAGTATGAGATTGTTTTGTCTGCTAGTTGTAGTCATACCAATATTTACCCTTAAAAATAAACTGCTTAGTTAATCACACTGTTGTTTTTGTCAAAGTTCAAGGTCATACGTTCATTGATGTTAAACGGAATATACACCAAATCTGCTTGAATACGCATGCCTTGATCTGTGCTGTCTATGTTGATTTCAGTGACTGCAAATCTCGGATCATAGTTGATGATGGCTTCTACGTCCTTGGCTATGATTTCTTTGACATCAGGAGTAAATGGTTCAAACAGCATGTCCCAGATCACTGTGCCGAATTCCGGATTTTCCAGTTTTTCGCCTTTGCGAATATAAAAATGATTGATCAAATCCTGCTTGACAAGATTGATATCGTATAGCTTAAAGTTCTTATTAGCTTCAGTAGAGCTGAATCCTTTATAGGTGAACTGACCTTGATTCTGCGTTACCGTAGCAGAACGCTGCGCTGCTGTTTGTTGGTTGTATAGTCTTGTGGCCATGTTTTAGGTGTCCCTGTCAGTTTTATCTGGAGTTAATAATTGCGGTGCTCTATGTTCATGCAAGGCCCAAGGCTCATGCATGGGTATGCGTTTCATGAAGCTTTTTACAATGCCAGCTTGGTAACGCTTGTCCCAACCTGCTGTAGTGCTAGTGGCTAAATTGTCTCTGAGATCATAGGGTCTTACAAAGTCAGCAGCCTCGGCAGTTTCTGCGTTTGTAGGACCGTTAAAAAATATTTTAGTACCGTTGACTTTGACTTCTGCGCCACTACCTAAATTGATATCTGAAGTGGAGCTAATTTTAGTTTCTGCTCCGGATGCAATATCTAGATCGTTGTTGGTGGATATTTTAGTCTTGGCTCCGACTAATATATCTAGGTTAGCACCCACTGTGAGTTTAGAATCATTGTTGATTAAAAATTCCATGTCTGTGGCAATTTCTACGTGCCACTTACCCGATTCAGTTCTCATATTGATATTTCTACCTGCTTCTAGATTTATATCTCGAGCAGCACGTATGTTGAGATCTTGCTGTGTATGCACACTGATGCTGTCTTGTGCATAGACATCGATCTTACCGTTGCTGGTAAGTTCTATCCATGCTGTGCCACGAGCATTAGCAATATAGATTAGATCTTCTGAGTTGTGCATCAGGATCTGATGCCCAGTTCTTGTTCTTACTCTAAAATATTCACTAGCAGGGATCGTTGCAGATCCTGTATCACCTTTTTTCTGATTAGTAGGATCTAAAAGATCGATGTATTTCACTGGACCTTCTGCAGCAGATTTTTCTCTGTGAAATCTATCATTGCCGTCATCCATGACCAACTGTGTGCCACCTAATCTACTCACTGGCACAGTGGCCTGACTGTCTGATTTGCCTATTTGTTGTTTTTTAGCACTGGTTCTGCGATCAAGCGGACCTGGAGTAGATATACCAAACACCATGCTAGGAGCTTCTCGCCTCGGTGAACTTGTATTGAATCCCCTGACATCATCTTCTAACAAACCTTGTTCGAGAAATCTATCTGCTATAGGATGGACTACTCTGGGATATTTTTCTGGATCAATTTCCTGCGTGTCGCCATTGATGCGTTTGTTGATTTCAGCCACAGGCAAGGGCAAGGTAGTATTACCATATCTTTTTTTATCTTCAGCATCTAAACTGTTTACAGTGCTGCTAGCTATGGCTGGTACCATGTGATTGATGTTGATGCCAGGTACGCAGGCAAACCAATAACCTGCTGCAGGATCGCCATTGACAAACAATACCAACACATTAACACCAACATCCGGCGGTACAAACCACATGCCGTATGATTTCTGTGTGTCGCTGAACCCGTCAATGGTTGACTTTGATCCATCGTTGTTTCCCATGAATTCAAATGGAGTATAACCGAAAAACGGCGATGCGTATTTCACAATAAAAGTTTGACTGTCGTCACCTGATGCGTTTGACTGATCTTTCAATAAGGTAACTTCGATAGATCCCATGAAGGAAGGGTCAAGATGACTGATAACTCGGGCGATGTATATGCCCGTGGTTAACCCACCGCTTCTGCCTTCATCATCAACTGACGGTCTTGATAATTCTGCCATTAATTTTGTCCTAGATCTCGATAATATCTAAAGCCCACTCTTCGTTGGGGTTGATTAGATGTAGTGGTTGGTTGAGCGCCTGTGCTAGAGGATGCAGTGTCAGCTCCAACTGTAGAGCTAGAAGCACTGCTGTCAACCAATGATGTTTTTGGCGGTTCTTTGTCGCCTATTTCTACCGCTGGCACATCTGCTTTGTCTACCACTGATGCTTTGTCTCCGGTAATAGTTTCGTTGACTTCCGGTCCTTGTGGGCCTGGCATTCTAATACATTTCAATTTCTGTTTCCAATTTCCATCATTGAATTGATTTTCGCAGCTGACAACTCTATATATACCGCCAAAAGGGCTTTCCTTTCCTGCTATTGAAAAATCGTATAGACCAGTTAATGTGTTCACATCAGCTGGAGTTCTGAATGTCATATAGATATAGACGTTGCCGCTTTCATAGTTCATAGTGCCATCGTCTGTTATCTGTGCTGTGGGCGAAGCGGCTCCTACAAAATAGTTACTCATTCCCGAATCTATCAACCAATAAGGATCACCAAGTATTTCAAGATTTACCGTGACCATGTCAGCACTGCTGCCACTGATAAACGCTTCTTGAAAATTCTCTGCAACGTTTTGTTCAACAGTTTTGTATTCAGAACCGCCTTTGAATCCTTTCAATAGTCTAGGATCACGTTTTGGTCTAGCTCTACCGGTTTGTGCAGACTGCACTTCCGCAGCTTGTCCTTTACCTGTTTTAGTAGAAGAATTCTTTGTTTCAGCTGCGTTTTGATCTTGTGTGGAAGTTTTAGCGGCATCAGCTTCTGGTTTAGGATTTGCTCCTGCATAGAATAAATTATTGATGTCAATACTGAAACTAAGAATATCTACATTTTGTCCGGTGTAGATGTATTGGTATTCTTTGACTACATCTTTCATTAGTTCCGCATAACCCACCGGTGCGGATGTGGCGTTGGCAAATATGCTTTGATGCACTAGATATGGCACTACCCTGTAAGTGATCTTTTTTGCATAATCGCCTGTGATAACATCAAATTTCAACAGCTCTATTTGCACATCTAGTTTAAACCACTTGATAAATCCCTGCGGTGTTAGAAATTTAGGTTCTAAGGCTTCGGTGGCATATTCCGAACTGAGGATCACTTGATTAATAATTGCTGTCAATGACTGACTCTGTCCAAATTGAAAGGCTCGAGTTTTTGGATCTATGGTCATGCCTTCTCTTTTTAACACACCTGTTTTTTCATCGTATTGATCACCAGCTCGCTTGAAAACTGCACGACCGCCAGAACTTTGATCAAATCCCAAACTTGCAGAGGCTATGTTGTTCTGATCCAGTAGCTGAGGATCTGTTTTAATCATAGAGCTTTGCACTGCTGATTTAGTAGAGGCTCCTTCGGATGGATTTACCGTTGCCTTTTTAACTTCTGATTGATTGCCTGCTGAACTTTGCCAGTCACTGGACAGTATAGGAAACTGGATGACATATTCATCTTTTTCGGTGATCTTTCCTTCGGCCTTTAATTTGTCTTCATTCTTGTTGAGATATGCTACAAGACTGCCCTCGCTGCCCGACAACAAATCAAATACATGACCTTTGCCGCTGGCAAATATTTTTACATCACTATAAGTGGTGTTGATAGCATCAGAAAATCCTTGATGATTATATGGAATTGCTTCTACTTTATATACACTACCGCCTTCATTGACTGTAAACTTAGTAGACGACAGTTTCATTACAAAATACTTGGGTTTTATCTGAGACAAATTTTGTCCTAGTTCATTAAATCCCTGAATATCCATCCGCAATACAAATGGTGCGTTGTCTAGGTAACTAAGATATCCTGCTTTTACTGCGGCATTCTGCATGCTTTGTAACAACAGTCCCATAGAATGCGGTTCAATTATATCAAATGAAAATTTAACAGCATTGCTGTTGCCTGTGGCTTCATTGGCTCCTATCACTGTCTGCATTACAAAGTTGTTGATGTAGTATTCCGGACTGCCAAAAAATGTCGCCACTCTGTCTGCGTCGAATCGTCCTGCAGATGAAAACACTAAATTTTTCAATGCTGACGGATTATCTCTATAAGTTTTAGGATCGTTAAACTGCTGCGGAGTCAAACATGCCAATGTCCACAACACATTATTACTGGCAAACACTTCCATGGGATTACGAACTAATGCAGGTAGATTTTTCTTAGCCGATGCAGCTGTGGTGTTTGTTTTTGTTTCCTGATTAGATTTACCATTTTCCAGCATGTCAGAGGCTCGTGCTGGAACTTCAAGGGTCGTTCTCACAGCATTGCCTATGGCAAGATTGCTGTTGGTAAATTCTGCAATAGCCCGGGTGCCGTCTGGTTTAAACTGTTCTATAGCGTTGGCTAAAAATCTAGCGACCATTTATACTCCTAGAAACTTTGCAAGGTTTGTTTTTTTTGGCAAGTATATCACAGTTCCTGGCTCAAAATCGTATATAGGGTCTTTGATAACGCTCATGTTTCTTTGTACAAACACCCACCATAGTTTGGCATTGCCATATACGTCATAGGCCAAAAGGTCGGGTCGATGCCTGTATTGGTTTTCAATCACATATCGAAAATCATCTGCTTCGGCTGGCACTGGTCTAATCTCTAAGAGATCGAGATAAAAATTATTCTGCCTAGTATCAGACCAGGGACTGGTTTTAGAGTATTTTGCCATTAGATATATCCTACTTGGCCTTCACCGGACATTTTGCCTCTAGCATAGTCTTGTAAGCTAAATTTTCTCAGTCCTTGTCTGCTGTATACAGGCGCTACTTGCACTGTTATTGTGCTCAACACAGGCACCCAAGTGTATTTGCCGTTCTGAAAAGGATCACATTTGATGTAGTTTACATCGTCTTTGAAATCCACTGAGAATGATTTTATAATCACAGGAACCTTGTCAAACACATGACTACCGTAACCTGTGAGATTACAAATAATAGGAGGATTACCTGCAAGATCACCTTGCCCAAAAAACATCTTGGTAGCTGTCTTAAAAAATGTAGTTGCTGCTATCCAGTAGGCGCCGTCTGTGGCAGTTTCACAACTGAACTCACCGCTGATTGATATATCATCAACCACACTGTTTTTGTAACTGTATTGAGAATAGTTGGCATGAGTTATAGGTATAGTATTGTATTCTGCCTTGGTGCTGACAGTGATGTTAGGCATGTATGGCCATACCACACCGCCAGTTTGTTTGAGAACTCCGAATAACGGACTATTAAAAGTATTCCATTCACAATTTATACGCACTCGCCAATCATCCTTGGATCCTGCTTTCAACTGTATAGCCTGCCCTTGTGGTGCAAACACTTCTGCCCCTTTGGGTATGTTGATGCCTCGCTTGAGACTAAGTATATTGTTGAGCATGCCTGCTGCTCCACTGATTTCGCCGGCAGCTTTCATTAATCCGCCTGCAAGATTGCCACCAGTGAGTTTGTTAATTGTTCCGGAGATATCTGCTGCTATGTTACTCGTCGAACCTGCAACTGTTCTTAGCTTATCAACTGCACCTCCCACAGCACTTTGTATGGTATTGTTACCACCCATAGCACTGGCTCCGAAGTTTTTTGCACCTCCTGCTAACTGGTTTAATCCTGATTTAAATCCGCCAGATAGATCAGAAACCTTGTCGTCAAGTTTGAGTTTGTCCATGACAGAAGTAGCGTCTGGCAGGGCAGCTTGCCCTTCGTTAGTGGCTTGGCTGATGTTTTCCGAAATACCTGCTACCAGTTGTGAAAACGGAGCCACAGGATTACTGCCGGGTCCCGAAGATGGTGCTTTATCGCCGCCGAATCCAAATGCCGCTGTTAATTTTTCATTAAGTGCGCGATTGTTGGACACTTGTGCAGCGGTGATGCTATCAGGCTTGCCGCTCTTCGCATTTATGCTAGCGGCTTCTTCTTCCGGCGTGTTGGGATAAGTCTTACGAGCCATTTTGAGCAGATTTCCTTGTCATATAGACTATTTATTATGATAAAAATGTGCTATTATATAACATATAACGGAGAATTCTAACTAATGATTGTGCCTAAAATTAAGTATCTAACCAACAAAGATTTACTAAGAGAAATACACCTAAGCAAGAATACCTACTGTAGTTTCACAGACCCTGCATACGAAGAATACGATTTAATTGTCACAACATTAGACAAACTGAACATACGCACTATCGCAGAAGCCAAAAGAAATAGAGCATCTAAAATGGCCAAGGCTGCACACGAAGCAGCTGTATACGCAGCTGGTAAAAAAATGCCAGCTAAAGAGTTTGAAGTTGATTATCGCAAAGTGCAGAAACAAGATCTAGTTTTTCGTGTGATGACCTTTACACACATACCGTTAGCGCCGGGCCGTAAGAAAACTCTTAAAAACACTGCTGACAGTCATGACAAAGTAAACTTTCCGCCTTTCCAGCATTGGAAATATGATGACAACGATAACTTGATCTGTGTGGGCAAAAGTCATTGGAAAGGAGATCTTGATCATGGAGAGTTTTCAAAAGATCACGGACAAATGACCAACGACCTAGCTCGCATGTTTATCAAGCTCTGTGAGAGATATGCCACCAGAGGCAACGTCAGAGGCTACACATACAATGACGAAATGAAAGGTCAAGCTATTCTTCAACTAACTCAAATAGGACTCCAATTCGATGAAAGTAAATCTGATAATCCTTTTGCTTACTATACTGCTGCTGTCACTAATTCATTCGTTAGAATTATCAACCTGGAGAAGCGCAATCAAAACATTCGAGACGACATTCTCGAAATGAATGGTATGAATCCTTCATGGACACGTCAAAACAGCTCCAATGGTGGTAAGAACGCTCCCGGACCAGTCACTGTCACAGATAGTTTAGATTGAGTTTGACCTTACATTTATATTCTGTTATAATTAATCTATGAATCTCTTTAAGAAAGTTGCATGCTTCACTGACATACACTTTGGATTAAAATCCGGAAGTCGTACACATAATCAAGACTGCGAAGATTTTGTGTCTTGGTTTTGTGACACAGCTCGAGCACAAGGCTGCGAAACAGCTATATTTCTAGGTGACTGGCATCATAATCGCAGTACCACTGATGTTAGCACTATGAATTATACTGTGAGCAACTTGGAAAAACTCAGTCAGAGTTTTGAAAAAGTCTATTTCATTCTAGGCAATCACGATTTATTCTACAAAGACAAGCGTGAAATCAACTCTGTAGAGTTTATGAGATTGTTTCCTAACATTGTGCCCATACGTGAGTTATACACAGAAGGGGATGTCACTATCATGCCTTGGCTGATAGGTGATGAATGGACCACTGTAAAACAACTGAAAAGCAGATACATTTTTGGACATCTTGAGCTGCCGCACTTTTATATGAATGCCATGGTGCAGATGCCTGATCACGGTCAGTTGCAGACTGGACACTTTCAGAATCAAGAATTAGTGTTTACTGGACACTTTCACAAGCGGCAACAAAAAGGCAATGTGGTTTATATAGGCAATGCTTTCCCGCACAACTATGCAGACGCAGGTGATGACGATCGTGGTATGATGATCATGGATTGGGGTGGCAAACCCGAATATCATTCTTGGCCCGATCAGCCCATATACAGAACCTACAAGCTGAGTCAGATCATCGATAGGCCTGATGAGCTGCTGCGTGAAAAGATGCATTGTCGTGTGACCATTGACTTGCCTATCACATTCGAAGAAGCAAACTTTATCAAAGAACAATTCATGCCGCAGTATAAACTGCGTGAGTTAATGCTAATTCCAGAAAAAGTAGAAGTAGAAAGTGCTGTTAATCCCATAGACATCACATTTGAATCTGTGGACACTATTGTAATGAATCAAATCAATAACATAGACAGTGATACCTATGACAAAAAATTACTGTTGGATATCTATAACGAACTATGATTAAAATCAACAATCTCACAGTGCGCAACTTCATGAGCGTGGGTAATCAGACCCAGGCCATTGATTTTGACAAAGGTCAGCTTACCTTGGTGCTAGGTGAAAATATGGACCTAGGCGGTGACGACAGCGGTGCTAGAAATGGCACAGGCAAGACTACTATTATCAACGGATTAAGTTATGCCATCTACGGACAGGCGCTGACTAATATCAAACGTGATAATCTTATCAACAAGATCAACAGCAAAGGAATGCTGTGTACAGTGACTTTTGAAAAAGATGGAGTCAAGTATCATATCGAGCGAGGTCGCAAGCCTAATTTACTGAGATTCAGTATAAATGATCAAGAACAAGAGCTCAGCGATCTTGACGAAAGTCAAGGCGACAGCAGAGAAACACAAAAGGCCATTGAAGAAGTGTTTGGCATGAAACATGAGATGTTCAAACATCTCATTGCATTAAACACCTACACAGAACCTTTTTTGAGCATGAAAGCTGCAGATCAACGTGCTATTATTGAACAGTTGTTGGGAATTACCATACTGTCAGAAAAGGCAGAAGCACTTAAAGATGCAATTAGAATCAGCAAAGACAGCATTGCAACAGAAAACACAAGAATAGAAACTGTCAAAGCCAGCAACGAAAGAATACAACAAAGCATAGAGTCGTTGATACGCAAACAACGCATGTGGGAAGAACAAAAAGAAACTGCTCTGACTAATTTACTCAAAAGCATTGATCGGCTCAGCGACATTGACATTGATCAAGAAATCGTCAATCAGCGAGCATTAGCAGATTGGAATACAAATAAAAAGGAACACGAGAGTCTAGCATCACTGAGTGCTAAACAAACTTCAGCTTTGGAAAAAGAACAGCGTATTCTAGACAAACTAGAACGAGAATTAGTCAGTCTAACAGAACACAAATGTCATACCTGCGGCCAAGAGCTACACGACGCCAAACATAATGAAATTATGTCTGCTAAGTCTGCACAGATTGAAGAAAGCCGTGGCGCTATCAACGAACATCTCGAAGAGCTCAGTGTGATCACTGAAGCAATATCGCTGCTGGGCGAACTAGGTGCGTGTCCTTCAGTGACCTACGATAGTTTAGAAGCAGCATTGAACCATAAAAATACCCTAGACAGCCTAGAGCGTGACATTACTATCAAGACTGCAGAAGAAAATCCCTATGACGATCAGATTGTTGAACTCAAAGAAACAGCTGTGCAGGAAATAGATTGGAACGGACTCAACGAACTAGTGCGTGTTAAAGATCATCAAGAGTTCTTGCACAAGTTATTGACCAACAAAGATAGTTTTGTTCGCAAACGAATAATAGATCAGAATCTTGCGTTCTTGAATCAACGTTTGACATATTATTTGGACAAGATCGGATTGCCTCACACTGTGGAGTTTCAGAATGATTTAACTGTGGTTATCACACAGCTAGGACAAGATCTAGATTTTGACAATCTAAGCCGTGGAGAACGTAACAGATTGATCTTATCTTTGTCGTGGGCGTTCCGTGATGTGTGGGAAAACCTATACACCAGTATTAATTTGTTGTTTATCGACGAACTTGTAGATTCGGGCATGGATGCTAGTGGTGTTGAATCCAGTATTGCTGTGTTGAAACGCATGACTCGTGAGCGTGACAAGAATGTGTTCTTGATTTCACATAGAGATGATTTGACCAGTCGTGTTAATCACGTGCTGAAAGTGATCAAAGAAAATGGATTCACTAGTTATAGCAATGACATAGAGATTATGGCATGAGTTCGGACGCACACGATCGTATGATCCATGCCTTTCAAGAATACTTTAAATGGCAGGATCGATTTCATCACAAAAAATCCAACGAAGCAGGTATCAAAGCAAGATCATGGCTATCAGAAATACGCACACAGGCATCAATCATAAGAGTAGAAATACAAGATAAACGAAAGGCACAGCGAGAATCCAGAAAAGGCATGAGAGGCAAGAAGCTTTAACTAATTAAAGAGTGCAATGGACGTTTCAAAATCAAATAATAGACGAAATACCAGAAGGCTATATTGGCTTTGTTTATATAATCACGAATAAAACCACCGGACAGAAGTACATAGGCAAGAAATTAGCACAATTCAAACGTACCAAACCCCCACTCAAAGGCAAAAAACTCAAAAGAAGAAGTGTAGTAGAAAGCGATTGGCGCGAATACTATGGTTCATCTGATAGGTTAAACGCAGACGTCCAAACATTAGGTCCGGAAAATTTCACAAGAGAAATACTTTACCTTTGCAAGTCCAAGGCAGAACTATCATATTTAGAAGCAAGAGAGCAGTTTGAACGCAGAGTTTTAGAAACTGATGACTATTATAATGGTATTATAAATGTCAGAGTTGGCGGATCAAACATACTTAGACAGCGTCTACTAGAACAATCTCAGGCAAAATAAAGCGGTTTTTTGGCTAGCGCAGGCTCAATTTCGTGCGCTCTAAACCTGGTCTACGTGTACACAGGGATGGAAAACCTTGCCGCAAAGGTGCTTAACCACTACCCGAAAGGATGACGATCGCTACCAAGACCTGCGATTTGGTTATTTGAAAAGAAAAACAAGGCAAAAAGAGGGGAAATAAGCCCCACGTTTGCAAACATGTTAGCGTATGTTTGTAAGCCGCCGTCATATAAAGACGCAGCTCGAGGTACCGGATGACCGCCTCTGTAATGCTGTAACGCTAGAGTGTACTGTGCAACTCGCATAATGCTCTTATCTTTGCCCGGCCTGGGCAAAGTGTGACTGAACAATCTGCATAATACTTGAATTGCTTCGCAATTACAATGTCAATAATTATTAAAAAGAAGACAATCGCGTTGAGCGACAAGCGAAAACGCAAACGAGCGCAAGCTCGTTTTTAATAAATAAAGTTATACCTTTTAGGAATGCCTTGATATGAGAATTAATGAACTATTAACCGAATCAGAAACCCAACATCTTGAAGAAGGACCTATTTTAAATAAGATCGGTTCAGTTGTAGGTAATGCTGCCCGTGGTGTAGCTAACACTGTAGGAGCTGTAGCAGGTGGGGTAGCAGGTGCTGGTCGTGCTATGAAGAAAGGATATCAAGCTGGCAAAGCATTTGTAGGCGATGATCCTGATCCTAATAAAGGACAGCCTGGGTATGATGCAGGTGGAGCGCCAACAGCACCAAGTGGCGGAACTCCTTCAGCAAAAGATATCAATGCGCAAGGTCCTACAGGTACAGCACCTGCTGTGGCACAAACAGGAGCAGCTGGCGCTGCGTTAGCTAAAACAACCGCAGCAGTAGACAAACAGACTACTGCCAAAGCAGGACAAACAGTCTACGCACAAGTAAAAGCCAACGTAGACAAGTTAGATAAGAAAGGCAAGCAGAGAATTTTACAGTTGTTGCAGAAATCGATGGCAACACCTGATCCTAAACCAGCTGTAGGAGCAGCACCGGCAGCGACAACTCCCCCAGCAGCGGGAGCCGCAGCAGCACCAGCTGCTGAACCAACAACGGCAGCAGCGGCAGATGCGGGAGCCGCAGCAGCACCAGCTAACACCATGGCCAATGCACCAGTTAGTGCCACAAACACCGCGGCTGCAGATAATCCCAATCAACCTCAAACCAAGAAAAGAGGCGGCAGAGTAGCGGGTCAAGTAAGTCAAACACCAAATGCTATACGTAAACGTGAAAAACGTCAAGCGGCAGCTGCTGCTAGTTCCACCGGCAACAAAGTGATGGCTAATATGGCTAATCAATTATCTCAACAAAATGCCAGCAAGATTAATCATGGAAATACACTGTCAGAAGCTTTGGCTCAACGAGTGGAAATGCACAAGCAAAAAATGTTTGAAACCGGATTATCACAAGGCACGATCAGCGTATTTAGAAAATGAAAATACGTGACATTGTGGTTGAAGTTGGACCAGTGGCCTACGAAAAAGGCAAGTCTAAGATGGACAAAGTGTTAAGTCCTAGTAAATGGCTTGATGGCACCAACGCTAAACTACAGTATGACAAAGGTGCAGACAAGATGGACAAGCTATTAACTCCGTCTAGATGGTTTGAACCATCCGGCACTGAAAAATCTAAAACCAAATCCAATGCAGCTCCCGCTGACACTACAGAACTTAAGACCCTGATTGATCAAGCCATGTCCGGCAAGTCGTTGGACACAGCAAGTCTACAAAAATTAAGAACTTACCGTGGAGATATCAGTGATAAAGAATTAGGTGCTACCGTTGACAAAGTGCTGCGAGGCAGACCTCTTGATAGTCAAGACTTGTTTGCTCTAAAGTCTTATAGAAACACGCTCTAAAAGAAAGGTAGTCCTGTTTTTCTTGTAGTTTCGAGATTTTCTTTAACAATCTCTGCAATTATTTCTCGCTCGTCCCAGCTCATGTGCATAACTTCAGCAAAACTGAGTCCACGCATGTACCAACACAGTTTCATGCATTCTTTTTTGAGATCCTTGCCTTCTTTATCTAAGCGATCAGATTCCCGTAAAATCTCCGGCAAGGATAACGTTAAGATTTTACGGCGAAAAAATTTGCCTGATCCATTGTAATAGGCAAGCTAAATGACTTATTACATTCTCCACAGGTAACGTTTTGTGCTTCAAACTGAATGTTGTCTTTCATCTGTATCACATGGTTCTGTATTTTTTCAAATACATCTTTGGCACAGTTTGCAATAAACTCTTTGATCATAGCTTGATCAGTAACAGTGCCTTCTGGTGCATCTATGGCAGTGATACAGTCTGCAATGATATCCACTGTGAGTTCTGTGAGCTTGATAAAACTAGCGCCAAATCTTTCTAGTTTGACTTCGTCTGTGAGGGTGTCATCATTGATGATCTGGAATATTCTCTGCTGCTCCATGGTTTGGATTGCAGTTTTTGTGACTTCTTTGTAGGTATACGGACGCACATGCACTGTTAGTTGATCTATTGGTATGTCTTTTTCGTATTGGAAATTGTTGAACACACCAAACCAAGCAGTGAGATCGATGTCGTAGCTGTTTTCAGCTTCACAATGAGGACAGTTACACCCCACTTCCATCTTGTCTCCGTAGGTAGCAATGCGTATGGCTATCAGAGCAAAGTCTAGATCTATGTTTGGCATAGCCCAGGGATTGGTTATCGCTGGAATACAGCTCTTGATCAATTCCACAGTGCTTTGTCCGCTTAACAAGGCATCCGGAGTTTTAAACAGTAGTTCATCTTTGGCAGTCATTGCATAAACAGGATATTCTCCGTTGGCACTGACATCCAAACTGCCAGGTGGATAGAACTCGCCCTTGCTTGGTAGTTTGACATAGATCTTTGGCTGTCTATAAAAGCTGGCCAGCGGGTTCTTTTTTGGCTGACTGTAATTAGGAATTTGGTCCATTTTATCTCCGGTAAATATATAATACGCAAGTGTATTTATATGCGCATTTATCCAGGAAAAAATAAGCCATGGCAGTAATGATCGACATCCCAGGAATTGGCCAAGTTGAAGCTCAAAATGCAGCTTCCGAAGCCACGCTCAAGGCCATACTTGCTGTAATGAGTAGCGGTGGTGGCCGTGGTGGCGCAGCAGGTGGTGGCGCAGCAGGTGGTGGCGCAGCAGGTAGTAGAGCAGGTGGCGGCGGAGCAGGTGGCGGCGGAGCAGGAGGTGGCGGTGCGTTAGGACTTGCTTCTGCTGCGGTCAGTAAATCTTTTAAAGGTGTAGGATTCATGGCCGGTATGGCTGTGGTTGGCATAGGCAAACTTAAAGATACTGCTATACAGACAGCTGGCGCCTATGTAAAATTTAGTGATACTGTGACAGGAGCAGTAGAATCATTGTCAAGATTGGACGGAAGTGCTACTGGTGCAGCACAAATGTTCAGCAGTATTCCGATATTCGGCAAGCTGTTTAGTGCAGTAGCAGGTGCAGCTGATGACGTAACTAAATCGTTTGTAGCTGTGTCACAGACCGGTGCTACATTTGGAGGCAGTATTAGTAATTTTGCCACAGCTGCTTCTCAAGCAGGTATGTCTATGGCAGAGTTTGGATCTATGATTCAGAAGAACAGTAATGCTATGACTGCTTTTGGAACCACTACAGAAGGTGGTGCAAGTAATTTTGCTCGAGTGTCAAAACAACTACGTAGTACCAGCAGTGAATTATATGCGTTGGGATTCAGCACACAAGATATCAATCAAGGATTAGCTAGTTACGGTGCATTGATGAAGGCTCAAGGTCTGCAAGGTAAGAAGTCCAATGCAGAATTGGCACAAGGTGCAAAAAGTTATCTTAAAGAGATGGATCTATTAGCAAAAGTCACTGGACAATCAAGAGCCGATATAGAAAAATCAAGAGAAGCGATGGCTAAAGATGCACAGTTTCAAGCATCTATGCAAGGGTTAGGTGAAGGTGTAAGAAACAGTTTCATGTCGGTAACTGATGGATTGCAAGATACTGGACTGAAAAATTTTGCCAAAGACATCATGGCCACTGGCACAGCAACCACAGAAGAAAATCAAAAGCTCATGGCAATGATGCCTCAAAGCGCAGCTATGCTGCAGAGAATGAATCAAAAGATGCAGCGTGGCGAGGCAGTGACCTTGGAAGAACGCAACGCTCTTAACAACATGATGAAGTCTGAAGGTGGAAAAAATCTTCAAAATATCAAATCTGCAGCAGCAGCCAATTCTGAGCTAGCAGGATTGACAAATTCTTTAGCTGCTACTCAGTCTCTAAACAAAGATTCTCTACTAGAAGCCACAGAAGAACAGAAAAAAGCAGCTGCTGAAACAGACAAGATGAATCAAAAGATGCAGCAGTTCCAGGCTGCAATCGCAGAAGTAGGTAACAAATTCAAGATGCTGTTGGCTAACAGTGGCATATTAGACTACCTAATCAGTGCGTTTGGCACAGTGGCTAATCTCGCAGAAAAATATTTGGTACCTGCTTTTAACCTTGTAGTGTCGGTGGCCATGAAGATATGGGAAGGCATGAGTCTATTGTTGGCTCCTGTGATAGATTACCTCAGTGAAAAATTTGGTGCTTCGGGGTTAGGCGGTACAGTCGAATTCATTGACGGTATTATGAATGCTGTGTTTCCGGTTCTAGGCGGTTTAGTTAGGGGAGCTATATTGGCCTTTGACGGATTGTATAATGGCGTGATGCAGATCATTCAACCTTTGAAAGAATTAATGAGCAACATATTTGGAGTTTCAGAAAGCACAGGAGGGTTCGGTGAGATATTAATTAAAGTAGGTGCATTTGTAGGAGAAGCGTTCCAAGTGCTAGGTACGGCTGTAGGAGTGCTAATTAAAGTGTTCGATTTTATGTTCACTCCAATTATCAAAGCAGTGGTAGCTATACTTGGTGGTATGTGGACGGTTGTCAAGGACGTGATTAATGGCTTGGCAAAATTTATGGATATTATTCAAGATGTGGGATCATTCTTTGATGATTTAATGGATCAAATTTTATTTGCTATAGGAAAATTAACTAAAGGCCTAGCAGGTATCAGTGAAAAAGAATATGCCGAACGTAAAGAACAATCCGATCAGCGTAAAAAAGATCGAGCTGAAGAAAGAGCATTGCGTAAAACCAACAATGACGAACTGACTAAAGCACAGATAACCGGTTTGAAAAAAGACGAAGCTCAATTTAAAGAAAAGAAACTTACCCATGATAGACTCACAACCGGAGCAAAAAAAGAAGCAGAAGCCAAAGAAGCTGCGGTAAAGGCTCAAGAAAAATTATTAGACTACAGTGCAGGACCAGAAGAACTGTTGAAACAGTTCAGCGGTAAGCAAGGCGGCGCTGTAGAAATTGGAATTAAAAAACAGGAAATTGGCAAAGAAAAAGATGCTGCTAACAAAGAACTAACAGAAGCCAAAACCACAGCTGAAAAGAAAGCAGCTATTGAAAAAGTTGAAGCAGCCGAAAAGAAATTAGAAGCACTTACTAAAGCAGAAAAGGCTCAAAAAGAAGCAGAAAAACAACAAATAATTAAAGATTTTGAAAAGTCTGGCAACGAAAAAGCCGATGCAGAAGCTAAGGAAAAAGCGGCAGTCCCAGCACCAGCTAAACCTCAACCTACCACAGCTCCTACAGATAAACCAGCGGTCCCAGCATCAGCTAAACCTCAACCTACCACACAAACTGACGCAGGCAAAAAAGCTCTTGAAGCAGATGCCGAAAAGAAAAAACAAGAAGCAGATGCCAAAGCCAAAACAGATGCAGAAGCCAAAGCTAAAGAAGAAGCGGCAGCTAAAGAAAAACAAGAACAAGATAAAAAATCTCAAGAATCACCTTCTACACTGCTCGCGGAGTTAAATACTAAGATGGCACAATTAATAAAACTGCAGGCGCAGACCACTACAAACACTTATGAAAATGTAATGGCTACAAAAGGCCTTAACAAGAATCTATACAAAGCATGAGCTGGAAAAAATACTTTACCCCTGTTAACATAGATAACACCAGCGGCTCTATGAGTCCAATCAGTGGTCGCGGCCGTCCAGGTCCTGCTCGTGCTAATTATTCCAGCTATCTACCAGATGTTTACGCAGGTAGTCCCAATCGTGTAGAACGATACATGCAGTATGATACCATGGACATGGACTCGGAAGTCAATGCTGCTTTGGACATACTCACAGAATTCTGTACACAAAAAGACAAAGAAAACGCCACACCGTTTCATACATTTTTCCGTGGTGAGCCCACTGCCACTGAAGTCAAGATACTCAAAGACAGCCTACAGAAGTGGTGCAAACAGAACAGCTTTGAAACCAGAATCTTCCGCATACTACGCAACGCATTCAAATACGGAGACTGCTTTTTTATTCGTGATCCAGAAACCAAAAAATGGTTGTTTGTGGATGCTTCTAAAGTCACTAAGATAATTGTTAACGAATCAGAAGGCAAGATTCCCGAGCAGTATGTGATCCGTGATATCAACTTCAACTTCAAAGAATTCATAGCTACCACACCACAAAATACCACAAACACAGCTCCAAGTGGTACTAGTTCATATCAGACAGGTGGTGGTTTTGCCCGCGGCTTTGCAGGTGATGCAGCACGTTCAGTAGGCACAAGATTCAGTAATCAGACCAATGAAATAACAGTGGATGCCAAACATGTTATTCATATTTCATTGTCAGAAGGACTAGATAATAACTATCCTTTTGGTAATAGTCTATTAGAATCAGTGTTCAAAGTCTACAAGCAGAAAGAATTGCTTGAAGATGCTATTATTATCTATCGTATACAACGTGCTCCAGAAAGACGAATTTTCTATGTAGACGTTGGAAATATGCCGGCACACATGGCTATGAGCTTTGTTGAACGTGTTAAAAATGAAATTCAACAACGACGTATTCCTTCATCAACGGGTGGCGGAGCAAATGTCATAGACGCTAGTTATAATCCACTAAGTGTAAACGAAGACTACTTCTTCCCACAGACCGCCGAAGGTCGTGGATCAAAAGTAGAAACATTGCCTGGAGGTACAAATCTTGGCGAAATTACAGATTTACGTTATTTTACTAACAAACTGTTTAGGGCTCTTCGCATCCCTGCTAGCTATTTGCCCACAGCTATCGACGAGCAAGCCAACACTGTATCAGACGGCAAAGTAGGCACAGCTTACATACAAGAATTGAGATTTAACGAATACTGCAAACGTCTACAGAGTATTATAGTAGAAACATTTGATCTTGAATTCAAGCTGTGGCTTAATGATCAAGGTGTAAACATTGATAGTGGACTGTTTGAACTTAAATTCAATCAGCCGCAGAATTTTGCTGCTTATCGTCAAAGTGAATTAGACACAGCTAGAGCAGCTACATTTTCACAGGTGGTACAGATTCCGCATCTCAGCAAGCGTTTTGCCATGAAACGATTCTTAGGCATGACTGAAGATGAGATCAAAGAAAATGAAAAACTGTGGCGTGAGGAAAACGGTTCTAATATCAAAGCACCTGCCGATGCACAGAGTCAGTTGAGAGGCATAGGTGTAACACCAGGAGGCATGGCTGCAGATGTTGGAACTCAAGAAGCAGAAGCACCTTTAGATATGGCAGCTGCCGCAGAGCCAGGCGCAGATGCCGGGGCAGAAGCAGCACCAGAAGCACCAGTTCAGTAATAAATACATTATGCTTCTTAACGAATTCTTTTATTTCAACGAAAAAAACAACGACTTTGCTCAAGATCGTAGATATGAATCCAGCAGAGATCGCAGCATCATTGACAAAAAAGACACCAGAAAGATACGTCTTACGCTGCGACAAATCAATCAACTGAGGCTTCAAAGCGAAGCACATCAATTAGAATCACAATCTGAACTGGACTTTATAAGACAAATGTATGGAACTCCAGTTGGCGAAGAAGCAGCATCTGCACAATAACCCCGCGTTTGTTATAGGCAACGGCACCAGTCGACAGTGCTTGAACCTGCGATCTCTAATAAACAAAGGTGTGACCTACGGCTGTAATGCACAGTATCGTGAGTTTGAACCTCACTATTTAATAGCTGTAGATGTGAAAATGGTCAACGAAATCATCGAGTCTGGCTATAACAAAAAACATCAAGTTTGGACTAATCCCAATAAAGGCATACAAACCAAACATGGTGTAAATTTTTTCAGTCCGCACAAAGGCTGGAGTTCAGGACCCACAGCACTATGGTTTGCAGCCACCCAAGAACATAAAAGCATCTACATTTTTGGATTTGACTATCAAGGGCTGAACGGTAAATTCAACAACATTTACGCAGACACATTCAACTATAAAAAATCAACAGATGCAGCAACTTATCATGGCAATTGGCTGAGTCAAACTGAAAAAGTAATCAAAGAATTCCGTCACACACATTTTTTTAGAGTCATAGAACCTGGAGCATTTATACCGGACAGACTAGGACCTGCTCTGACCAATCTCAGTCATATCACCTACGATGAATTTAGTAGAAGTTTTCCTGATACTATATATTCAGATCAAATCAATCAAAAAACTACCATTTAACACCGGTTTGTAATCTTCGTGTTAAATAAACAACAGCCCATACCATTTGAGGAGAATACCATGGCCGACAATAAATTACTACAACAGATGCTTGAGCATTTGGTCAATGATGATCAAGTTAAAGCAGAAGAACTGTTCCACGAATATGTGGTAACAAAATCTCGTGAAATCTATGAATCTTTAATTGACAGCGAAATTGCTGAAGAAGAAGAAAAAGACGAAGAAGATGAAGAAGTAGACGAAGCTGCAAAAGACGACGATGCAGAAGAAGACAAAGTCGACGAAGAATTTGAAGACATTGCTATTGAAGGCGATGACGAAATGCCCGCAATGGGCGGTGATCCAACTGACGAGCTAGAAGGCGACATCGATGCAGAAATGGATGACGAAGAAGGTGAAAAGTCTGAAGAAGAACTATTCCAAGACCTAGATAGCATTGTAGACGAACTACAAGCCAAATTTGATGAACTCAAAGGCGGAGATGACATGGGCGACATGGGCGATGATGACATGGGCGACATGGGCGACGAAAAAATGAAAGACAGCATGGACCTAGCAACTGTTCGTGAATACGTCGAGAAAGTTGCACCAGCTAAAATGGGTGACGACGGCGTAAACAACAAGTCTATTGTAGCTGGCAAGAATGACATGGGCGGTACAACTGCCAACATTCTAAGCGGCAAGAATGGTGCTCCTGGTTCAGAAACAGGTGAATTAAAAGGTTCAGGATTGCTAAAAGGCAAGCCAACCGAAGATAATGCTGGCAACATCAATGTCCCAGGCGGCAAAGCAGGTAATGCGTTCTCTAAGAAAGAACCTGGACATGGTGCTGAAAAAGCTGGTGCAAAAGAATCACCAGACAACAAGCAAAGCCTTTTCCGTGGTCGTAGATAATAGGACTTAATGGTGAAAACTACTCTATCAGAACATTTGAGTTTTGACCAGGCTAAGATTGTCTTGGAGCGCGACGAAGGCAGCGACGGTAAAAAGTCGCTGCATCTAAACGGCATTTGCATTCAAGGAGACATCCGTAATGCAAATCAGCGTGTTTACTCTTCTGAAGAAATTGGCAGGGCTGTCAAAACGCTCAATGAACAGATCGCTGGTGGCTACTCCGTTCTTGGAGAAGTTGATCATCCTCAGGATTTAAAAATTAATCTAGATCGTGTTAGTCATATGATTACCAAGATGTGGATGGATGGTCCTAACGGCTACGGAAAACTAAAAATACTTCCAACTCCTATGGGACAGTTAATTCAGTCCATGCTAGAGGCGGGAGTCAAACTGGGTGTTAGTTCCAGAGGATCCGGCGAAGTAGACAGTAGTGGCAAAGTGCAGGGTTTTGAAATAATCACAGTAGATGTGGTAGCACAGCCTAGCGCCCCGGGAGCTTATCCCACACCAGTATACGAACATTTAATCAATAACACAGGCGGTTACAAGGCATATCAAATAGCACAAGAAGTTCAAGGCGACCCCAAGGCTCAAAAATACTTAGCAGAAAGTCTCAAGAGAATAATCTCTGGACTCAAATAACAGTAGGAGAATCACATGCTAGACATCGTAAAACAATTGTTTGAAAACAATGTGATTTCCGAAGAAATCAAATCGGAAATTGAATCAGCTTGGGAAAGCAGAATTCAAGAAAGCCGTGATCAAGTAACCGCTGAACTACGTGAAGAATTTGCTCAGAAGTATGAGCATGACAAAGGCGCAATGGTAGAAGCTGTAGAAGCTATGCTAACAGATCGCTTGCAGGCAGAGTTAGGTGAATTGGCAGAAGATCGCCAAGGACTTATCGAAGCCCGCGCCAAGTATACTAAGAAAATGAAAGACGATTCCAAAGCAATGGAATCATTTATCTTTAATAATCTTAACAAAGAATTGGCAGAACTACACGAAGATCGCAAGACAGTTGCAAACAATGTTGCAAAATTAGAATCTTTTATCGTGGATGCCCTGGCGAAAGAAATCGCAGAATTCCACACAGATAAGAAAGATTTGGCCGAAACTAAAGTAAAATTAGTACGCGAAAGCAGAGCCAAGTTTGACAATCTCAAGAAAGAATTTATCACAGCAGCTTCCGTAAAAGTAGCAGAAACAGTGCAGAACGGTCTACGTTCTGAAATGACTCAGCTCAAGGAAGACATTGAATCAGCTAGAAGAAATGACTTTGGTCGCAGAATTTTTGAATCATTTGCCAGCGAATATGCTGCAAGTCATCTAAATGAGAAATCTGAAACAGCAAAACTTCTCAAAGTTATGATGACAAGAGAATCTGAATTGGAACAAGCAGCAAAAATGGTTGCAGAAGCACAGCAACAAGTAGCACAGAAAGAACGTGAACTACATGTCATCAAAGAAAGTAATCAACGCAAGGAAGTTATGAGCGAATTGCTGAATCCTTTGGCTGGTGACAAACGTGAAGTCATGAAAAGTCTGCTTGAATCAACACAAACAGAAAAGCTACGTACAGCTTTCGACAAATACCTACCAGCAGTAATGAATGGTGGAGCACCGGCGAAGAAAGTACTATCAGAAGGCAAAGAAATTACAGGCGATAAACAGGCACCTCAATCCAGCGGTAAAGAAGAAAAAACCGCTGAGATATTTGACATCCGCAGGCTTGCGGGACTAAAAGTTTAAGGAGAACTATAATGTCACAATTACTCGAGTCACGCTGGTCGGAAACCAAAGACGCCCTTTTAGAAGGTCTTCAAGGTAACAAGCGTTCAGTAATGGCAACAACTCTAGAAAATACCCGCAAGTATTTGGCAGAGAGTGCCACCGCTGGAGCAACATCCGCCGGTAACGTTGCAACACTAAATCGTGTGATCCTTCCTGTGATCAGACGTGTAATGCCTACGGTCATTGCTAATGAATTAGTTGGCGTACAGCCAATGACAGGTCCAGTTGGTCAGATCCATACTCTACGTGTTCGCTACAGCGATACATTTAGCGGCACTGGTGGAAACGTTACAGCTGGTGAAGAGGCTCTAAGCCCATTCAAGATTGCTGAAGGTTATGCTGGTGCTACTACTGGTAAGGCTGCTTCAACAGCTGCACTAGAAGGCGTAGCAGGTAACAAACTAAGCATTCAAATCTTGAAGCAAACAGTTGAAGCTAAGACACGTAAGTTGTCAGCTCGCTGGACATTCGAAGCAGCTCAAGATGCACAAGCCCAACAAGGCATTGACATCGAAGCTGAGATCATGGCTGCTCTTGCACAAGAGATCACAGCTGAGATCGATCAAGAAGTTCTACGTAGCCTAGCTACATTGTCTTCAACAGTATTAACATATGACCAAGCTGCTGTATCTGGAACAGCAACATTCGTTGGTGACGAGCATGCCGCATTGGCAGTTCAGATCAACCGTGCTGCTAACTTGATCGCTCAGCGTACACGTCGTGGTGCTGGTAACTGGGCAGTTGTATCACCAACAACATTAACATTGTTGCAAAGTGCTACTACTTCTGCTTTTGCTCGCACAACAGAAGGCACATTTGAAGCTCCAACAAACACCAAGTTCGTTGGTACATTGAACAGTGCAATGAAAGTGTATGTTAACACATATGCAGAGAACGACAACGTTCTAGTTGGTTACAAAGGTTCTAGCGAATCTGACGCAGCAGCATTCTATTGCCCATACATTCCATTGATGAGCAGTGGTGTTGTTCTTGACCCAGCAACTTTTGAACCAGTCGTGTCCTTCATGACACGTTATGGTTATGTTGAGTTGACAAACACAGCTTCTTCTCTAGGTAACGCAGCTGATTACTTGGCGACTGTTGCTGTAACATCCGCTAACCTACGTTTTGCTTAATCTGTAACACGTATAACGCAACTTCAAAAAGGCTCTTCGGAGCCTTTTTGTTTGACTTAAATATCATGATGAAAGTGGAATCGGAACAAGACTTCAAACAACTACGTGAGCAGTTTACGGCATGGAGAAATCGCTTTCCAATGTTTACGCATGATGTTCAACGCATTGAAAAAATAATAAACCAACACATTACTGCGCACAGTAAAATAATGGTCTTGTATAGACAAACTAAAAATCGCGGATATTTAGAAAAAGCACAACAAGAAATCAATGCCATCAATACAATATTAAACACTGTAGAAAAAATGGAACTGATGAGTCTGCTAAGTCGCGGATAAATAAAGTATCTAGAAGAATTATGCGGTACCCGCCGCGTAGACCTAGAACGTCAAACACAAGGAGAAACAAATGGGACGCCCACTAAACAAGAAATTTTTTGGTTTATTAGATGATGGTACTAACATCACGGTAAACTGTCAAGTAGGATCAAATGCAGAATCTGCAGTAGGTTATATCGTTCGTCAACGCTCACCAAAAAGATTTATAGTCAACGACAAAAAAACTGGTACAAACAAACTAGTAGGTGACACTGAATCAGGAAACAGCCAAGGTAATGTAGGAGTTTGCCAACTAGTAGATAAAGCAGACGGTGCTTTAGATGCAAATGAAATGAGCATTATGGGTGAATTTAACGGACAGGGTATAAGAATAGCCAAGTTAACCAACAAAATAGCTGTAGATTTTAACGGCACAAGATACAAATGGTCTATAGTTAACGACTCTACAACTAGCATACTTTCTCTAACAGCACCGTAATTTAGGACCGTAAATGGGACAGTTTCTAAGAGTCAACGGCGACTACAACATTCGAGCAGGCGACGGTGCCAAGATAACACTTGACACTGGACCTGCTGTGAGTGGTGGGTCAGTACGAGTCACTGGTAATCTCGTGGTCGAAGGTGATACCTTTAATATCAGTACTACTAACTTAACCATTGAAGATAACATTATATCGCTAAACACTGGTGAAGTAGGACCAGGTGTTACCCTGATATATTCTGGTGTTGAAATCGATCGTGGCAATACTTCTGCAGTAACTCCGCAGAACAACGCCAGCTTGCTCTACGACGAAAGCACTGACTCGTGGTTAATCGCGCATGGTTCTGCTCCAGGGCCGTTTAATTTTGATGCCAGTAGTCTTCGCCTCAAACAGATACTAACAAACAGCACCACCGATTCAGGTGACCTCACACTGATAGGAACCGGCACCGGAGTAGTAAAAGTGTTGGGTACTATTAATTATGAAGATCAAGTCACAGAAGATGATGATATTCCAAACAAGAAATTTGTTGATGATGCAATTCAAAATAATCCCACATTTCAAATTGTAGCACCACAAAGCCAAGACACCAGAGTGGTTATTGCAGACAAAGATATTACTCCTAATCTCGCTGGCACAGCTGGATCGTTGGCATATTTTACAGCAACCACTAGTTATAATACTTTTGGTGAAAGTGCAGTTTCGATAATAGTAGACAATGCTCTAGTCGGACAGTTCTATACAAATAGATTTGAAGTAGGCGATCTAGAAATTGGTGGCGGGCCGGATCGCAATGAAATTACAAGTCGTGCCAGCATAACCAACGAAAACATTTATGTAAGAACTCAAGGCACCGGTAAACTTCAAACCAACTATGCCATGCAGTTTGAAAAAATTGGCACAGTGCCCGGATATGTATCAAATAATGTATTGCTATATGCAGCTGTGCCTGGCACAGGCACCACAGGAGTATATTTTGTCAACGACAGCGCAGAAACTGCAAAACAAAATGGTGAGTTGATAAGTAAAAACAAAGCACTGGTATTCAGCATGCTATTTTAAGAGACACATATGATAAGAAACTATGAAAATCCCGAAGGCACACTATCACTGGTAGATTCTACCAATGTCACTATTCCAGTTAAAGTGTTTACCAGCTCAACCACAGGCGGGCCTATTGGAGGTGGAGTGACGGGTAGAGAAAATGCCGTGACCACCATAGCATTGTGCAACACACTAGCACCCGATCCTGCAGACGAAACTACTAACAGTGTTACAGTAAATATCTATATAGTTCGAAGCGGACTAAGTTATGCAGCTGGTAATCTTGTGGTCAGCAATCTTGTAATACCTGCCGGTGAAACTGTGTTCTTTTCTGAAGAACGCATAGTGTTGGCCAGCGGCGACCAAATATGGGTTGGCACTTCACAAGCCGCAGGACTAAGTGTAACTGTGAGCGTATTAGCTGTATGAAATTCTTAAAGACTAAAAATATTTCTCAGTTTAGCATCAACGATCGTGCGTTGATTTATTATCCTGCTGGCAACGGTCCTGGCAATAGAGTAGTGATCAACGCCAACGGTGGTATGATGTTGCCCAAAGGCACAACTGCACAACGACCACAGTTGACCAGTGTTCGGCAACCTACAGATGCCAACGGCACTATTCGGTATAACACAACAATTCCAGCACTAGAAGCTTATGTAGGCGGCGCCTGGGTCACAGTAGCAAGTCCATTTGCTGCTGCTATTACCAAACAAACACTAGGCCCAGGAGACGGTGTTTCTACTATTTTTGGACCGTTGAACAGCACCTATGCACCATCGTATGCTGCCAGTGCAGATAATGTGTTGGTATTAGTAGAAAACGTCATGCAGATTTCTACCACCAATTTTACAGTGGTTCAAAATCCCACAAGCACAGGAACAGGCGCAGAAATTAATGCCACATCATTGAGTAGCGGAAACAACGGCACAAGTTATATAATTACTTCGGTAGGAACTACAACATTTACATCATTCGGTGCAGGTGCAAACACAGTAGGCACAGTGTTTACAAAAAGTGGCGGGACTCCTACAGGATCAGGTAAGGTACGTATCGCTGGATACTATCTCACATTTACATCAGCAGTACCAGCATCGGGAGGAGGCGGTAATCCAGTTTACGTAACTGTATACTACGGATACGCCAACTAACCATGAGTCAATTGGGGCGCATAGGTGGACAGGTATTAACAGACAACCTGTTACGTGCAGGCGTTGACCTTGCGTTTGAAACTAATCTACTATATATAGATGTCAACAATCAACGTATTGGCGTTAGAGATTCAACGCCAGTATATACGTTAGATGTAAACAGCAATTTTACAACCAACGATCTCACTGTAGTCACACAGATAGCTCCAGGCAATTTAAGAATAAATTCACCTGATAATTTTACCACCAGTGTAGGTGGTATTGATGTGTATATCAACGGTGACGGCGAAATATTTCATGATCGATTGATCACAAACAATCTTGTATTAGATGGCAATCTTATATCTAGCTTGTCTAACAGCGACATAGTTCTAGATCCCAACGGATCAGGAACAGTAGAGTTAAGAGCCAACACTGACATCGCTGGTAATCTTGCAGTAAGTGGAAACATCAATATCAGCGGAAATTTATCAGGTCAAGGAACCTTGACATTTGGTGACCAAACTTTAGATACGATTACTATAAACACAGATTTTACTCAAAGCATCATACCTGGAGATGATTTGACCTATGCTATGGGTGCAGACGCAGGTGACAGCAGTGCAAGGCGTTGGAGTCAAATACATGCACCGGACTGGACAAATATAACCAACGGAGCATGGCCCGGCAGCGGACTACGGTCGCAATCAGTAACAGTTAGTGATCAACTTATCCTTAACGGAGTAATTAATAAAATATCGGCCACGCAGAGCAACGACGATGTAGTATTATTGCCAGACACAGGCATTACTCGCATAGAGGCCACACAGTGGCAGAACAATGACATAACCAACCTCTTAAATACACCATTGATTTTTGCCAGCACAGCAGGCATTGGATATTTGAGATTCATGGATACCAATGCATTTGTCATACCCTCAGGAGATAATTCCCAGAGAAGAGGCAGCCCAGAAGTTGGTGAAACACGGTGGAACACTGAAGAAGGATATTTAGAATGTTACGACGGCACTGTGTGGGCAATCGGCACAGGTGGCGGTGTCGAAGTTAGTGTTGAGATTATGGAAGACCTCAGCCATATTTATAACCTGATGTTAGGGTAATTTTCAAAAATCGATAAATACTTTTAATTGCAAAAACGACCATTTTTGCAGGATCCGACTGCGGTAAACCGGCAAAGAGCGTGAGCTGAAAATCTGGTTAACGGTGTAACACCGGGTAAATTGGAGAGCTAATGGCTATCGGTCGCATTTCCGGTCAGCTCTTGAAGTCAAATCTTCTTCGTGCAGGAGAAAATCTGGCATTCGAGACGGACTTACTCTATCTAGATGTTGTGAACTCTCGAATCGGGATACGCACAGCGACCCCAACGGTTGACCTCGATGTCAACGGACACACCCGTTCTACAAACGTCACAGTAGACAATCAATTAAATATTGGAAACTTACACTTTACTGGTAATACCATAACTAGTGATTCCAACACTATAAATTTTGCAGCGGCAGCAGGTGAAGCCACTGTTTACCACTCAAGACTGCAGATAGACGATTTACAACTGCAAGGCAATGTTATATCAACCACTGTCAGCAACAGTTCTATAGAAATAGACCCTAATGGAACCGGCACAGTTAATGTCATAGCCAACACCAATATCACAGGAAATCTAGCAGTTACAGGAAATGTAAGTGCTACCGGTAATATAGTCATTGGCGGAAATATAACTATTGGTGATGCTCTTACAGATAATATTGTAATCAATGCCAGCATTCGCAGCGACCTTGTGCCAGAAACTGATAATCTTTATGATCTAGGATCTCCCACATTCCGTTGGAGAGCTATCTATGTCAATGATTTTTATACCAATACTATAAACGTTCCAGCATTGGATGTTGGAAACTTGATGTTCCGTGACAATGAGATTACCACAACTACTGGACAAGATCTATACATTGATGGCAACGGTGCAGGCGGTGTTAGATTAGGTAATTTTAGAATTGTTGACAACGTTATTACAAATGTGTCTACAAATGCAATCACACAAATAGCACAGTCTGGCACAGGCTATTTTAAAATACAAGGTACTAATGGGTTTGTTCCTCCTAGAGGAGATGACGGACAACGTCCTACAGCTTATGCAGTTTTAGGAATGACTAGATTTAATACCAATTCTAAAGCATTAGAAATATGGGACGGGTTAACTTGGGCATCACCGGCTGGAGCATCGGGAGCTGTGAGTATTACCCAGGCCAACGACATTGCAGTGCAGATAGCACTCACACTAGGATAAAATATGCCAACCTTATTTAGACATGCGGTTAACACTAATATAGGAACTACTCCTGTTGATGTAATACAGATACCACTGGGAGTAAGAGCTACGGTGATTGGATTGAATTTGGCCAATATCACAGACTATGACACCGCCGTAGTTGACGTGTATATTATAGATGAAAATTCTACTCAAGCACACTATATACGAGGATTATCAATTTCTCCTAACAGCACAGCTAAGATTATCACACAAGGTGAAAAACTGATATTACCAGAAACCGCAGGTATACGAATAGTCAGCGATACCGAAGACAGCATTGATGTTGTTGTTAGTTATGTAGAAATATCTTAAGGAAAAATCATGCCAAGTAATTATTATTTAGGTCAAAGTCCAGATGAAGCACTAGGAGATAGTCCTCGCTATTGGTATGCTCTGCGTAGAAACAGCGACGGAGAATTATTTTTGTATAGAAGTGATCAACTCAAAGACAAAGACAGCATTGAATTAAATTTACCAGGCGCTCCTGAAGAAAATTTTGAAGATTTTGAACCAGGCGTAGATTATTTTGATGGTATCACGCAAGATCACGAAGTAGAATATGACAATTTAGTCTGGACACAATATCGTTGGGACAACAGAAACATGTTGTATTATGTAGATAATCAGGGAAGATTAACCCAGAGAATAAATCAGGGATACACCTATCCCACAGGTCATTCAAGTTAAAGTGGAATAAATCATGGCAGAATTTAAGATCAGTAGAATTAGATATACGTGGAAGAATGAATGGGCAGCTGATTCAACTACGTATTTTAAAGATGATGTGGTGAGGTATGGAGGCAGCACTTGGATATGCCAAAGACAACACACAGCATCCACTTTTGCGGGTGACCAAAATTACTATAGTAATCCTGGAGACACTCAACCGACTCCGGCCTGGATTAAGATGACCGACGGATATGCATGGCGCGGAAATTGGAATCCTACAACTCTATACAATCCAGGTGATCTAGCACTGTATGGTGGTGTTATCTATATTTGTATTACCAGCCACACGTCTGTAGCAATATTCGACACTAGTTTAATAAATTGGGCTGTATATCTATCAACAGACAATTGGAGATCAGCATGGACGCCAGCTACTAGATACGGTATTGGAGACATTGTTAGATACAACGGTATTGTTTACAGATGTATTATAGGTCACACTTCATCTACTACAAATTTGGGTTTAGAAATAGGAAACAATGATACCGAAGACGACAGTGCCGGGGAATTATGGCAAATATACTACGAAGGTATAGAATATAAAGGAACATGGACTGCTACTACTAGATACAGACGCAACGACCTTGTAAAATATGGTGGTAGTATTTTACGTTGTGTTACAGGACATGTTGCAGGATCTAATATCACCAATGAAAATTTTGTTACAGAATTTTCTGGATTTAATTTTTATCAAAACTGGAGCAATGCAGTTTATTACGCCATTGGCGACATAGTAAGATATGGAGGATATCTATATATCTCCGTTACCAATCATACCAACAGTTCTAGTATCACCGAAGACACTGTAAATTGGAAGGTACTATCAAAAGCCACTGATTTTATGGGCACATGGAGTGCAGATACAGATTATAAAGTTGGAGATGTAGTTCGTCGTGGAGGAAATCTATACACAGCGATAGCTGATACAGTAAATGATGGCAGTTCTTTGGATTATTTAGATTCCAGTAATTGGGAACTGGTTAATGTGGCTCAAACATTTAGAGGTAGTTGGATTGTAGGTGCATCGTATAGTCTTAATGAACTTGTGGTATTTAAAGGCAATACCTATAAGGCCACAGTTGAACACATTGCTGCCAATGCTAATTTTCCGGGAGATAACGGCGAGGGTATAAATTATTGGGATCTCGTGCTTCAGGCAGGTTCAGAAATAGGAATGTCGCAGCGTGGGGATTTATTAACCTTTGACCTTTCAAGATCAATCGTAGGTGACGGCAGCACGTTTGGTCTCACTAGTGTTCCGGTTGGATTAGAAAATCAAGTTGTTATAGCAAATCAAGAAAGCAGTATTGACTACGCATACTGGGGAGATCTAGCTAGAGTAAGATACGTGGATCCTACAGGTGTCGATGATTACACCAATCCAGAAAGAGGCACCAGTCAATTCTTGCCTTGGAAAACTATTAGATTTGCCTGTGAACAGGTTAATGATGGCTACAATGGACATACCACCATCAAGGTTGCTGTAGGTGAATACACGGAATTAACTCCGATTATTGTGCCACCTAAAACAGTGATACTAGGTGCTGAACTTCGTAGCACAACAATAAAGCCATCGAGCCCAGTGCTATCGGCTACAGATCGCACACGACATATAGCTGTGTTAAATAGAATTTCCGGAATAATACAAGCGATTATAGCAGGAACTCCAATCAGTCCAGCGAAATCTGTGGGTAATTCTTTGAATCAAGTGATTTTGACAGAATCGATTCAAGTATCATTTAACCCACCAATATTTGACCCTGAGAATCCGCTAAATGAGATACTAAACACAGTTATTCAGCCTATCACTACCAGCAGTGCTGCTGCTGTGGCAATACAAAACAAAATCACAGATATAATTTCCTACATCAATTTTTATGTAAACAGTTCTGGTTCAAATCCTGCAGTAGTAGGCACTAATACTGCACAGACTTCTACAGCATACACCAATACTGTGTTGGTGTTAGAAGCCAACAAGAATTTTATCATTGCAGAAGCTGTGGCCTACATGCAGGCCACATATCCTACATATGATTTTGATGCGGATATGCTGCGACACAGTATTCGTGGATATGTAGATGCTTGGAAATATGATATCATATATACAGGCAATTACAAATCTTTGTTAACAGCAAGATATTATAGAAATCAAATACTAGGATGCACAAATACCGAAGACATGTTCTATGTGAGAAATGCTACCGGAATACGCAACTGCACTTTGAAGGGATTAGAATCAACCCTGAATCCGCCTGTGGCCTTTGATCTATATCAGATACCGCTGGGAGGTGCCTATGTGTCGCTGGATCCAGGATGGGGACCAAACGATAATAGTACCTGGATCACTACTCGATCTCCTTATATTCAAGGTGTTACTACCATAGGCACAGGCTGTGTTGGACAAAAGATCGACGGTGCTCTGCACAACGGAGGCAATAGATCTATTGTTAGCAACGACTTCACACAGGTCTTAAGTGACGGAATCGGAGCTTGGGTGCGTAATAACGGTCGAGCAGAATTGGTTTCGGTGTTCACATATTATTGTCATATTGGATATTTTGCCGAAGACGGTGGTGTTATACGAGCCACAAACGGCAACTGTTCTTATGGTACGTATGGCGCCATCGCAGACGGCATCGATGCCTCAGAAACACCAGTCATAGCAAGGAACTATACCAGAGCTCAACAGGCCATTGTGGCAGCAGCTTTTGCTGGAGATTTTGTTGACGAAATACAGATTTTAGAATGGGCAAATATGGGTCAGGATTATACCTCGGCTACTGCAACGTTTGCTGGTGCTGGCGTCAATGCCAGTGTGGTTTTTGAAGAGTTCAGAGATGATGCTGTGTTTGAAGCACGACGACTTGATGTCAATGCCGGCACCACTCAAATAGCACAAGAAATTGGCGGCAGTGGTTATGTAGTAGTACAGAACAATGCACAAGGTGGCGATGCAACAACAATTACCATAGCCACCAATGATGCCAACTCTATCGCAGAATATCTTGGCATGCGGATAATTCTTACCAGCGGTGCAGGCACAGGACAGTATGGGTATATTACTGCATATGATAACGTCACTAAAGTGATGAGTGTGGCTAGAGAATCCGATGATCAACCGGGCTGGGATCATGTGGTGCCTGGAAAACCAGTCACAGTTCCGTTGTTGACCAACACCACATATAGAATAGAACCTAGAGTAATATTTTCTGCTCCGGTGTACTCAGCCCAAGAAATTACAACTCCTGCTACTACAACATGGTCAGAAATTGTGTTTGGTGACACTACTGAAACTTATACAAACATAGCGGTTAATGAATCAGGCACTGGCACTACTATAGATATTGTTGCTGCGTTAGCTACGTTTGACATAGTGAAACAAGGTAGAAATTACACACTGACTATCAACAATGCAGGTGCAGGATATGAGGCTGGACAGCTACTAACCATAGACGGTAACCTTATAGGTGGAGCTACACCGATCAACGATTTATTAATTTTAGTTACTGATGTTAGTGATGACAGCACAAATTCTATACTGTCCGCACAACAAAAGACCTACGGCACAGGAGAAGACAATCTAGCAGCCAGCGGTAGATTTGTGGTGGTATCTACTGCCGGTAGTGCTGCTATGTATAGTTCAGATGGCACCAACTGGACTACATTCAATATGCCTACTGTAGGTGATTGGAAATGTCTAGCAGCAGGCAGAGTAACTTATCCAACATTAGGTAATCATTTATTTGTAGCAATTCGAAAAGGCAGCGCAGTAGCAGCAAGTTCTACAGATGGCATAAATTGGATCACAAGAAGCATGCCAGCATCTCGCCAATGGAATTCCTGTATCTACGGTGGCGGTTTATTTATTGCTGTGGCCACAGACTCTAACTCAGCAGCCTACAGTCTCAATGGCACTACCTGGAGTTCACTGGTGTTACCCTCATTCGGCGATTCTACACTAAACGAATGGGTGGACGCGGCCTATGGCAAGCAGAGATATGTGGCATTAGCCAACAGTGGAAACATCGTGGCAGTAGGCACATATAACAGCACATTAAACACATGGTCATGGACAGGCCATATCATGGATGTGGTCGCAGACTCCAGCGCCAAAGATTGGGTCAGCATTGCCTACGGCAACGGTAGATTTGTTGCAATTTCCAGCACAGGCGATGTTGCCTACAGCTTCGATGGCAATGATTGGTTGCCTGCTGTTATGCCGTCACAAGATGGCAGCACCGCACACAACTGGAAAAAAATTAGATATGCACAAGGTGTGTTCTTTGCAGTGGGAGACACCGGATTTAGAACAGTCGGTAATGATCCAACGTCGGGTCTCACTAATTTTGCAGCAACCAGTTTTGACGGTGTTGTATGGACCTCAAGAACACTAGCTAGTATACAGTCATGGCAGTCAGTGGCATTTGGCACTCCGTACGTAGATCTTAGAGACTCCACAGTAGGAAACAATACACCTACATGGATCGCTATTGATAATTCAAATAAATTTAACAAGATACAAACTGGTGCAAGAGCATTAGGGCGTGTGACAATCGCTAGTGGAGTAATAAGCGGTGTGAAATTATGGGATCCAGGATCCGGATATACCGAAGGGCCTACCTGCACATTTGTCGATCCCAACAACAATAGAGATGCAAAAATTGAATGCCGCACTGGAGACGGAGTATTAGCACAGCCAAGTTGGCTGAATCGGGGACTAGGATATAGAACACTATCTACTAGAGTAACCGTATCTGGTGACGGATTTGCAGATGTGATTCCCACTGGAAAATTTATTGTTATCAACGATTTAGATGCATATCCAGGACCTGGAGCAAATTTAGTAATTTCAGGACTCAGCGGATCATACACTCTTGTGACCATCGAAGAACTAGGTCTCACAGACAGAGGGCTGGCAGCAAGAATACGTGTAACACCAGAAATTAAAGCTCGTGATAATTTACAACATCTCACAGAAATAACTATTAGAACACGATTCAGCCAGTGCAGAATTACAGGTCATGATTTCTTAGACATAGGCACAGGCAATTTTGAAGAAACTAATTATCCAGAATTATACAGTGGATTTTATGAACCACAGCCTTTTAATGAAATAGTAGAAGAAGATCGAGGTAGAGTGTTTTATACCTCAACAGATCAAAGTGGTAACTTTAGAGCAGGCGAGTTGTTTGCAGTTGAACAATCCACAGGAACTGTGACAATTAGTTCTGATTTCTTTGATCTTTCTGGACTCACTGAACTGCGACTCGGTGGAATTAGAATTGGTGGAACTGGCGCAGTAGTTAGAGAATTTTCTACTGATCCGTTGTTCATAGCAGATTCTAATAACATTGTCCCAACCCAAAGAGCCATAGCTGCTTATCTAGCAAATAGACTCAGCGTAGGGGGGTCGGAAATTGCAGTAGGCAGTTTTATAGCAGGAACTGTGTTAGTAGGACCTGATAGAATCAATAACACTGCAGGACTACGTGTTATTGTGCCGGTATTAGCGGAATTTAACATGGCAAATTCAGGAATAAGTGGCAGCATGTTGGCCCAGACAATGTTTTACAGATCGTTCAAGTAATGAACAAACTAAATATAGAATACGGAGTAGAAAATGGCAGAATTTAAACTAGGTAGAATTAGATTTGTTTGGAAAAACACATGGACCCCATCTACCACTTATTATATTGATGATGTGGTAAGGTATGGTGCTCGCACCTATATCTGTGCAGTGGGACATACTTCTGCTTCAGATTTCAACACAGATTTAGAATACAGTCCAACCAAATGGAATCAGATGAGCGACGGTCAAAGCTGGACCGGGGACTGGAATGTTAGCACTTTCTACAAACTCAACGACGTGGTCAAATACGGCGGGTTGCTTTATATTTGTAATGACAGTCACACTTCAGCAGCTACCACAGCGTCAGGCTTAGAAAATGATCAATCCAAGTGGACTTTGTATGCAGAAGGATTAGATTGGAAAAACGATTGGACAGTATCCACTCGCTACAAAGTAAATGATCTAGTGCAGTATGGAGGTTATACCTATGTGTGTAATCTTCACCATACTTCTGCAGCTACCGCTGCATCCGGATTAGAACAAGACCAGGCTAAATGGGATTCATTTAATCCTGGCATAGAATATAAAGGTGATTGGGTAGCTTCTGTAACCAGATACAAAGTCAATGATGTGGTAAAATATGGTGCCGGCCTGTGGATCTGTGTCACACAGCATACCGCAGACGCTGCATTTTTAACAGATTCTACAGCAGGGCGTTGGAGTCAATTTGTAGAAGGCACAGAGTATGAAGATACATGGAACAATGCAACTCTGTATCAGCACGGCGACATTGTTAGATATGGCGGTAATCAATACATAGCAAAAACGATTCATACTGCCGCAGTTGCTTCTGAAACACCACCAACACAGTCATCAAGATGGGACCTCTATACAGAAGGATTTAAATTTCAATCTGTGTGGGCAGCCGGCACTTCTTATAAAATTGGTGAAGTAGTTAGTATGGGTGGCTATACCTATTTGGCCTTACAGGATTCTCCTTCAAACACTTACACTGTTACAGCAGTCACAGCGGCTACAGATACATTTACTATAGCTTCGACAGTAGGTATGGCAGTAGGCATGGCAGTAAGATTTACTGGAACAACATTTGGTAATGTGTTTACCACAGCTAGATACTATGTAAAAACTGTAGCAGCAGGCAATATCACAGTGAGTACAACACCAGGTGGCACAACCTTCGACATCACTGCAGATGCTGCAGGCACAATGTCTGCCACTGTATCAGCAGAACCACCTAATGCTACATACTGGTCAAGACTCAACGCTGGTATCAGCTGGCAGGGAGAGTGGTCAGATGACAGAGAATATGTGTTAGGTGATGCCGTAAGATTTGGTGCTAACGCCTTTATCTGCGTATTGGCACATAGATCAGAAGGTGATGACGGTTCTACTGTAGGTGCAGCAGGTGGTGGACAAGCTAACAGCAGACCTGATCAAGACAACACAGGAACATATTGGAATATTCTAAACGTCGGCACAGAAACCAGTGTGTTATCAGTGCGCGGCGATCTAGTCTTTTATGGCGGTAACGGGCCTCAGAGACTACCAATCGGCCGTGAAGGCCAGGTATTAACCTCCACAGGCATCGATCCAGCATGGGTCACTCTAGGCGAAATAGATCACACCTATTTTGTAGCAACTACAGGCACTGATCTACCATCACCAATACACGGTAGAACCTGGGACAAACCTTGGAAAACTATTCGCTATGCTTGCGAACAGGTAGAACGTGGTCCTCGCAATCCCGATGCACGATATTTGTTGGAATTAAATCGTGTGTTCATTCAACGCGAAGTCACAGAATTTATTCAGAATCAAATTACTAACAACATTGCACCATTTACTTCCGGATTTGTCTACGATGATTTCAAATGCGAACGAGATGTAGGATTTACACTAGATGCGGTAACCTATGATCTATGCCATGGTGGTAATATTAAATCACGCGGAGTTGCTAATTCTCTAATCGGCGGACTCAGCGAAGGCGAAACAGAAGCATATCCAGGCTTAGCAATTGAATCAGACGAATCCGTTGCTGCCTACAACTACATGCTCACAGTTGTTGGAAATGTTTTAGCACAGACAGCTCCAACAATAAATTATCAGACACTGAACGGCGACAACTCTACTGCCACAGTAGCTCAATATTTCAACAGCGATCTCACAGCAGAATCTGGAGCATTGGCTAATGTGACAGCAAGTGTTACACTGATCACAAATGCTATCACAGCTAGAGCAGCAGCGGTTACAGCACCTCAGATAGCAGCCGCCATAGCTAGTGTGCCGGCAAGACGTAGTCCTAGTAATTTGATCCAAGTGGCTACCGGACAGTATAGAGAAACATTACCTATTATTGTGCCAGAACAGACCTGTATACAAGGTGACGAATTACGCTCAACCAACGCAGGTCCTGCAGGTAGCCTGACCAACAGATCCGATGCAGGCTACAGCATAGGAGCATTGACTAGACTGCAAACAGTGGTTGACCAAATTGTTCGAGGAGCCAACGTTACAGAAAGCTCAGGTAACACTGCAATTCAAAGTGCGTCATTTCCATATGCCAGCACCGAAGAAGCAGCAGATGCAGCACAATTGGTCAGAGTCATGCAGCATCAAATTGATTTCAAGATCAGTTCCACATTCATGGTGAGTTCCGCAGATCCTACAGGATATAATAGTTCATTCTTATCAGGATTTGGTGATGCAAGAACGCTGCTGATTGAAAACAAAGAATTTATCAAAGACGAAATCACAGCGTTCTTAAATGAAAATTATAGCACATTAAAATTTAGTAGAACCAAATGCAAGCGTGATGTAGCATTTATTGTTGATGCTATGAGCTATGATTTGACCTATGGCGGAACCTGGGCTACACTAGTAGCCGGCACAGCCTACTTTGACGGAGATAACAGCTCGGCACTGCAAATTGACAGCACAGAAATCGCCGCAACGGCAGCTGCCTACGGTAGACTAAAAACTATTGTGCAACAGATCATTGCCAATACCACAGTAACAAAATCCACAGGCAACACTGCTACTCAATGGACCGACAGCACTAATTTAACGGGTGGAGCAGCAGCTAACGCTACAGTAGGTGCATTGGTAGACATCATCACTAACATCATACAAGGTGATAGCACAGAAGCCACAACACCACAGATCACAGTTACTACAATATCTGGTACAGACACACTTACCAGCAACAGTCATGGATTAAGTGTAGGAGATGCAGTTGTTCCAAGAGAAACTGGCAACGGGTTAACCAACGGTGTCAAATATTGGGTAGTAGGCACAGTAAACACTAACACATTCCAACTGGCAGCTACATATGGCGGCGCAGTGTTAACTACATTTACCAACGGTGCTGGTATTAGCATACCTGTAGAAGTTATAGACTATCCTACTGCTACCAATGCCGTGACATCAACAACTGCTTTGATTGCTGCTGCGGTGACATTAGACGCTGCACAAGAAACCATTGTCCAAAATGTTGTAGATGATCTAAATGCAGTAGCATGGCACACTGACTTTGTAGTAGACGAAACTTCGTTGACCTCGACAGATTTTAGAATCTACGTTGGTAAGCATACTCTCGCACACACCTATGTCAGTGGTGGAATAGTAACGAAATCCAATGGAACAGAGTTAGCAGTTAGTAACTTTGTCTATAATAACTCTACAGGATATGCGGTAGTGACTACTGCAACACACGGATTAGCAGCAGGCGACATTGTTAACATAACAAGTATTACTGTATCTTGCCTATCGTCAGGTGGTACTTCCTTTACTGCGATATTCCCAAGTGCATACAAAACTGATGGTGTTACTCCTAAGATTCGATATCTACAAACCAAGTGTATTAGAGATACTCGATTGATTCTAGAAGCTGTGATGTTTGACTTTATGTTCAACAGCAACTTCAAATCTAGAGAAGCAGCATACTCATATCTAAGAGCTTCAGCAGCAGAGGTATTTGTAGGTAATCAAAAAACCATTACTAGAGACGCATTAACTAATGCCAAAACAGAAGCACTGGCCAATGTGGGCGGTAACGCAACTGCACAGGCTCGTATTGAAACACTAATGACCTTAGTAGATGATATCCTTTACGGTGCCACTAATGAAGGCAGTCGTTGTGCCACAGGCAACAGAATGATTGACTATGCTGTGCTGCAATTAGAGAGAAATAGAGATTATATAGTTGCAGAGATTGATGCTTACATCGATTCAACATATACAACTACAGTAACTAATGCCACAGCAGCCACAGATGTGTTTACCTGCACTAGCACTTCCTGGATGAAACGTAATACAGCAGTAAGATTTACAGGAACTGCATTTGGCGGAATTAGCACAGACACTACCTACTATATACAAAACGTTGTAAGTTCAACAACTTTTAAAATTGCTACAACTAGAGATTCAAACACAGCATTTAATATTGCATCAAATGCCACCGGATCTATGACAGTAGCATTGTATTACAATAGTGCATCGTGCCTGCGAGATGTTGGCACTTATATCGATGCGCTAAAATATGATTTGAAATATCCAGGCAACTACAAATCTAGATACGCAGCTAGATACTATGCAAATAGTGTAACAGGCAGTTTAGAAGAAGACATGTATTATCTCAGGGATGCCACAGGTCTAAGAGATCAAACACTCGAAGGACTTACTGGTGATCTGTTAGCAGAAAATGAATTCGGTACTTCTAGAGTAAGTGCAGGAGCATATGCTTCGTTGGATCCAGGATGGGGGCCAGAGGATTATCGTACATGGATTATAACACGTTCACCATATGTGCAGGGGTTGACCACATTGGGCACAGCGGCTGTAGGTCAAAAGATTGATGGCTCACTGCACAACGGTGGTAATGATTCTATAGTTAGCAACGACTTCACCCAGGTAATATCAGATGGTATCGGTGCTTGGATTACTAACAACGGTCGTGCTGAACTTGTTTCAGTGTTTACTTACTATGCTCACATTGGATATTTGGCTGAAAATGGCGGACGTATCCGCGGAACAAACGGCAACAATTCATACGGAGATTTTGGTTCTGTAGCAGAAGGGGTTGACAACTCTGAAACTGCCGGCACAGCCATAGTTGATAATAGACTGCAATTTGACGCAGAGATCGATCGTGTTATCACTGACGGATCAGCATTGGTGCAATTAGAATTCACAAATGCAGGTATTGACTATACAGAAGTCACTTATACACTCACCGGCGGCGGCTCCGGAGCTATAGTCGAAGCAGATGAATTCCGTGATGACGCTGTGTTTGAAGTTCGAATGTTAGACCTAATTGACGACAGCACTAATGCTCCTGAGGCTGAGGGAAATCTTGGCGGATTTGGTTATATCACAAACTCCAACACTGCCCAAGGTGGAACATTGACTTCTGTAACCATAGCTGCCACAGACGGCGAATCTAGTTCTGCTTACATAGGCATGAAGATAGTGCTCACAGGTGGCGCAGGTGTTGGTCAGTTTGGTATTATCACCACATATAATTCAGGTACAAAAGTAGCTGGGCTGATCAAAGAATCCGACGGTACAGCAGGTTTTGATCATTTAGTAGCAGGCACAGCAATTATATCTCCAGATGCTTCTTCGACATATATCATTGAACCTAGAGTAACGTTCTCAGCGCCTGGATACACCAGCACAGCTGCCACTCTGCCAACCAGCGGAGCCTGGACAGCAGTGAAATATGGCGAAACTGCTGCGGTGTATACTACAGTCACAGGCACATATACAGGCACAGGAGTAGGAGCCACATTCACCGTGATACGCAATGGATGGAAATATACACCATCAACACAGAGCGCAGGCACAGGATATACCAGACTAGAAACCATAACAATTTTAGGTAATAGTCTAGGCGGCACAACTCCTGCCAACGATTTAATAATTACTATTACCGCAGTGAATTCTACCACAGGTGCTATCTTAGATTTTGATCACTCAGGTTACGGCATAGGTGGCAGATATGTAGCTCTACGCAATGGAGTTACCGCTGGTGCAACATCAGAAGATGGCGTTAATTGGACTTCACAAACTAGCTTGATGCCAAGCGGAGCGAACTGGTCTGCAATGGCCGCCGGTCTGTTTGACGACAATTCCACAGTGGGCAAGGTCAGCAAATTCGTAGCAGTAGCAGGCACAAGTGCAAATACTACCGGAGCATACAGTAGTGACGGTATTACCTGGTCAGCAACCAGCATGCAGACTTCTGCGGTATGGGTCGATGTGGCCTTCGGTGCACAGAAATTTGTGGCAGTCAGCAGCGATGTAACCACAGTGAGAATCAGCAATGACGGCGAAACATGGGATCAGACAGGCACATTGACCACGACTGGATTCACAGCCATAGCCTACGGTAAAAATAGATTTGTTGCAATTAAGAGCGGCACTAATGTTACCAATCATGCCACATCAACCACAGTTACAGGAACATGGACTGCAGGCACATTGCCGAGTTCGTCAAACTGGAACAGTATCGCCTATGGTAACAACAGATTTGTTGCTATTTCGAGCACCAGCGGCACTGTTGCTGCCTATAGTTTAGACGGTATAACTTGGTCATCTAGCACATTACCAGCTACAGCATCGTGGACCAAAGTTACATACGGTCAGGGAGTATTCCTTGCCGTGAGCACAACTACAGCAGCAGCAACATCGCCAGACGGAGTAACATGGACCACTAGAACTACTTCTACGGCAGCTAGCGGTTTCTCAGCAATCACTTTTGGTAATAGAAATCGCTACGGCCTGTTTGTAGGTGTAGGTGGCAGCACAGGCACAGTGGCCACTTATATTAGAACCGGAGCCACTGCTAGAGGTCGTGCTAAAGTGGCTGCTGACAAACTGTTCCAGGTTAATATCACAGAGCCTGGATCGGGATATGCCTCGGCGCCAACAATTACATTCACTGATCCTAATAACACATTTGAATCCCCCGTGACCGTGAGAACCGGCAGCGGTGTGTTAGCTAATCCTAGTTTTGTTAACAGAGGATCGGGTTATGTCACAGGTAGCGGTGAAGTAGACATAGGTGATGGTTATTCCAACCTATTCCAACCTGGTTCGTTTGTGGCGCTGAGAAGAATCAGCATTCAACCAGTGCCCGGAGCCAACGTGGTGTTCAGTCATCTACCTGACAGAACTTTTAAGTTGGTCAACGTGATCACATTCTTGGGTGAAAACGAGGGTGCTTACACAGCATTCTTCCAAATTAGCCCACAACTGACAAGATCAGAAGCTCCGGCAGACGGAGTTAGTGTTGAAACTAGGATTAGATACAGTCAGGTTAGATTAACTGGACACGATTTCTTGGACATAGGCACAGGCAGTTTCATTGACACTAATTATCCCGGTGCGCCTAATCAACCTGCTATTCCTGCCAACGAAGCTGTGGACAACGGAGGAGGTCGAGTGTTCTTTACCTCCACAGACCAAGACGGTAACTTCCGTGTTGGTGATCTGTTTGCTATCGAGCAAAGCACTGGTATTGCTACACTGAATGCAGATGCATTTAACATTAGCGGACTGCAAGAACTTAACTTGGGCAACGTAACACTAGGCGGCGGTTCAGCTACAATCACTGAATTTTCAACAGATCCATTCTTTACAGCAGATTCGGATAATATTGTGCCCACACAGCGAGCAATCAAAGCTTATATTGCGGGCCAAATTGGAGGTGGTGGTGCAAGTTTGAACGTGAACTCTATCACAGCAGGTAGTGTGTTTATTAGTTCTAACATTATAACTACTACTACTGGCGGCCCAATTAAAATAAATGCTAATTTTGAATTCAGAGGCGGAGTTACCGGAGTTCCCCTGGCATTCAACTACTTTTTGAACTAAATATATACATGGAGAAATAAATTATGGCAACAGGAAGATTAGGAACCGCAGATTTATCAGCAGTCACGCTGACAACACTGTATACAGTGCCTGCTACAACATTCACAGTGGCAACAGTCAGTGTGGTAAATCGTGGTGCAAGTGCAGCACTGATACGAATAGCACTAGCAAGTTCTGCGTCACCCACTGACGCTGAATGGCTGGAATATGACGTGAGTCTATCTCCTAAAGGTGTGTTAGAACGCACCGGTATTGTTATGGATGCAGCAAAATTACTGGTAGTTCGTTCCAGTGCTACTGGTGTCAATGCAGTGGTCTATGGCATTGAAACTGCAACGGCCTAACTAGGAGAATACCATGGGTAGAAAACATACAGCAGGAACAGCAGGCGGCTCAGGAGTTGGTGGTTTTAATATAGATAACACCACCCTAACTGCTGCTGACGATCTGGACATTACCATAGATCCTGCCGGCACTGGCATATTTAAAATAGCTGGTGATGCACAGCTACAGGCTCAGGGGGATCTTCGATTTGCAGATTCAGATAGTTCAAACTGGGTGGCGTTTCAAGGCCCAGCTACAGTCTCATCAAATGTAACCTGGACACTGCCCGGTACAGACGGCACAAACACACAGTTGTTATCAACTAATGGATCAGGTGTGTTAAGTTGGGCCACTGCCGGATTATCTTTAACGGATAATACCTCTGATGCTGCATCTCACTTTGTGACGTTGACTACATCTACTACAGATACTACTATCACCTCAGTGAGACGTAGTTCTTCAAAATTGACTTTCCAGCCCAGCACAGGAACATTAAGTGTCACTGAGTTAAGAGTAGCAGGACTGGCTACAAGTCTCCAAGTAGAAAATGTGCAGACAAGCAGTTATACCTGTGTATTAGAAGACGCTGGAAAAGTTGTTACCATGAACAACACCAGCTCAGCAACTATAACCATACCTCCCAATAGCAGTGTGGCGTATCCCATAGGCACAGTGATCAGCATAGCTAGAATCAACACGGGTAGTGTAGCTCTCACAGCAGGTGCTGGAGTCACACTCACAGGAAATACTGGTACTGGGGCTATGAATGCTAACGAACAATTATTTTGTAGAAAACGCAGCACAGACACCTGGTTGGTAGTTCACACCTTGGTCACTGGTTCCGTTAGCGCCACTGGTGGTACAGTCACAACACCCGCCGGATATAAACTTCATCAGTTTACATCAACTGGTGCCCAAAGTTTTATTATATCGTAAGCATAGGAGAAATATATGCCTTTTATCAGCACAATAAGAAGTCAATCAAATATTCAACAGCCCGAAAAAGCAATTTCGGAATCTATCTATGAAATCACTGGCGGTGATAAAGTATACACTGCTGGCGGCTATACCATTCACATGTTTACCACCGTGGGAGATCATCAGCTAAATGTCAAAGTCAAAGACCAATACAAAAATTCAGCAATGAATTTGGTGAATACCGCCGCTGGTATAACTGTGGAGTATCTAGTTATTGGCGGTGGCGGCAGCGGCGGCCAGGGATACAGCACCAACGGCAATGGTGGCGGCGGTGCCGGAGGATACCTATCAGGCACCACACCCCTGACAACAGGCACGACGCCAGTTACAGTTGGCACAGGTGGTGGACCTCAACCTTACAATGGCGGTGCAAATGGCGCTTCTAGTAATCTTGGACCTATACAGGGCATCTATGGAGGTTACGGCGGCTATTATCATGGCTCAGCCGGCCAATACGGTGGAAGTGGTGGCGGAGCAGCCTACGGCTACGGCGCCGGTTCGAGCCAACCGGGTCAAGGGTTTCCAGGTAGTCCATACACATATACTTGGTCGGGCGGTGGCGGTGGTGGGTCCAGTCAAGCCGGTCAGAATCATCAAGGTGGACTTGGTACCAGCAGCTCAATCACTGGCTCTGCATTAGCTCGAGCAGGTGGTGGTGGTGGTGGTGGTAACAGCTCAGAACCAGGTGGAGATGGAGCCAGCGGTGGCGGTAGAGGTCACGGATCTACTCCAAATTGGGGCTACAGCTACTATTCATACAGTCAAGATCCTCGCGGAGGATGGGGAGTAACTCATGCCTATACAGCTAATTCCGGATCAGGCGGCGGCGCAGGCTCATACTGGGCTCCAAACATTGGCTGGGGTGCAGGTTCGGGATACGGTGCCAGCGGCCTAGTGGTAGTAAGGTATCCTAACTAATGGCAATTTTTAAAACCAATCGAGACATATTCACAGCGCCTTGGGAAGATGAATTGTTCAATGAGAATTGGATGGATCATGATGTTCCTTATGCGCCACCAACTGTGGATTGGAAATATGATAGAGAAATGAGGATCGAGGATGTGGAAATCTGGGAACAGATTTGCTACAAAACCGGAGGCATAGGGTTATATGCTGCATATCTGCCCTATGCTGAATTTTATATTGTCACAGGAAAATGGATACAGGCAAAACCTGGCAATATTGAATGTTTTTACGGCCCAGGTTCCATGCAGGCTGCATATCGCAGAGCCAAAGAAGTAGGAATGATAGTTGCTGTAAAAGAAACCTGGGTAGACGATAAAGATCTGTGGTTGCATCAACCTGGTGGAGCCAAACAGCAAGGCAATGTCACATTGTCTGATTAATTCCGGAACTAGGCATATTCAAAGTTTGCGCTAATGCTAATCCTAAGCTCTTTACTGTAATTTTTTTCCACCATGTGTGGAACATTAGATCTAAATATCAAAAGCAAATCGTCTACTGGTTCATACGTACAGGTTTTCCTGCTAGCAAAATTTTCAAGATTGCCTTCTACCGGAAGAGTATACATGTCAGTCATGGCTTCTATGCTTCTAAACCGAATTTTTCCACAATTTTCTAACACAGACAGATAGTAACTAACACTGAAATGAGATCGTGTGTGTTGATGATATTCTTGATAGGCTCCCGGTTCTGCAAGATTAAACCAAAAGTCTTTGCAGTAAAGAGTTTCGATGGGAAGATTAATACCGTAGTTTTTACCAAATTCGTGTACCTTGTTTCGAAGCAGCTCAATCAAGGATATAACTATAGTGTCTTGATCAGATCTATAATCATAAAATCCCACAGTATTGTAGGTATCACAGGCCCACTTGGTAACAGTATGACCTTGAGTCTGAAAATATATGGTCTTGGCCTTGTTTACAAGATACTGTCTATGTTGAAAATTTAATGTATCATTGTAGATCAGTGTGGGGAACCAACCGTCTATCATTTGGTGTATTGGATATAGGATTTCTCAGCCACAGCATCACCGGGTTTAGTAGATGTTTTATATTCTTTTAGAAGTTCTAGACTAGGGACGGTGCCTAGCATGCCCAAAGAATCACGTTTGTCCCATTTCCATTCTGCATTTGGTCCATGAGCATCTACATAATGAAAGAAAGCCTGCACTTGCCAAGCATCTTGACCTTTGTCGAAAGGTTCGCGCCAATGAGGCACATCACATCCTCGATAAATTGCTAGGTCACCGGGTAGTAGATCCACTCGATTACCATCCATATATATTGACCAAACTTTGTCAGCATCGTAATTGAAATTGAAACACAGAGTTGCAGAAATTTCACAACTAGGCCTATCTACATGGGGAGTAAGTGTGTCACCGTTTCTATAAACTCTATAATAGCAATAAGTTGGAAACAGAGAAAAACCCACTGCTTGTTCTAGCACAGGTTGCAGATGCAACAACATGCTTTCCATTGCAGGATCACAGTATTTTGAATGAGCTTCAGCACACTGAGCTCCGTCGCCCATTAAGGCTTTTTCCGGAGTGAAATCTTGCATTTCATCAAACAGAGCATATTGAGTGACAAAATCTCTTAGTTCCGTGGAGATTGCGGATCTTAATACTAAGTATTTGTTTTTTTCAAAAAAGTCTTTATTTTCCATTTGAAGCTCCTTGATGAAAAGGACAACCAAGTGCTTGTTGTTCTATTTTTTCATGCAGTCTTTTTTTGTTATTATAAAGTTGAGTAGAATCACGATATTCATCTCTTTTCATCACAAATTTATCAATGCCAAATACTCGTTGATATTCGGACTGAGTGACCAAATGATGCACAAGTTTGATCTTCTTTTCAGTCATAGGGTGCATAATAGCCAGTGGAGTCAACGGCAGTATGGTGCAAGTTTGCAATTCTTTGGTCTGTTTTACAAATAGGTTAATTTCAGTGGCATGGGTATATTTGTAGTTCACTAAGCCAGGCAATACTGATATAACTCCATGGGTGTCTTGCATATTCCATAACGGTTCAGTCCAAGTAAAATTCATGTCTTTTTTAGTTTTAATTGCCCAGGGAGAAATAAGTTTTATATTATGACCATGCTGGCCAGCAAAGCCAGGAAATTGCACACCTGGATGATTAGTAGGAGTAGAAACGTCCCCGTTAGAACTCACCCATTCCCACTCTTTTTCAGATCCTATGGGATTTACCATCATATTCATTTCAAACCATGAAGGAATAGCTATGCCTTTTTTATAGTATTCTATAATTGCGTTACAATGTTTTATGGTTACCAAAGGGGGATCAGAGTCTGGCACTTTTGATGGCAACTGTCTCCACCAATCCGGAGCATACTTCATAGCCCAGTCAATTTTAGCGTAGTCGTAGGCATGTGCAAGATGAGTAAAGCAGTCTACTACCACTTCTTCTTGTCTAGTAAAAAAATACGGAAATTTCATAATAATATTTGTCTCGATGCAGGAATAGGAAAATAATCAGAACTTACTTCTTGAATAAAAAATACCTGTGTAAGTCTGGGCCTGTTATCATGCCCTGTAAATTTATTTACACCATGATACTGGAATCCGTCATAGGCAACAATTCTATTATAGATATTTTTAAAATTCACAGTTTCTTCAAATAGACTGTTGTTTTCCTGTAGCTTTTCATTATAGAAATCAGTTTTAGTTCTATCAAAGTTCAAAAACATATCTTGTTTTTCTTCTAGATTGATCGGTATATCAAATGGTTTTTTTGGTCTAAACAACGAAGTGCCGCAGCCCGTATCTATACCGGGAGTGAGATATATCACCCCAGCATATGGCTTATAGTCTGCATGAATCCATCCTTGATTGATTGATGAGTATTGATCTGGTTCTGCAATTTGGAAGTAGGTTTCCACAGCCCATTTAACACTGTTGGTTTTTTTAAAATCAAAGGTCAGGGAAAATAGCTTATCGCAGAAATTTTTAAAAAATACAGGATTTACAGAATCTAGGGAAGGTGATCTTTTGCCAGGCCATGGCACATTAGAAGTTGTTTTGAATTCTAAAGATAACGCAAACTCTCTGATCACATTCGGATCGTTATAAAAATTATCTACACACAGAGAAGGAAAATACATATTATATTTCTCTATCCTTGATCCACGTTACCATGCTGTATTTTGTGCCAGATGTTATTGGGTGTGCAATGTGTAGATACGCATAGTTGGATGGGAACAAAATTAACATTCCGGGTTCAGGTTTAATTTTTACGTGAAAATTAGGAAATTCCAACTCACCTCCTTCAAAATTGTCATTTAAATAACACAAGCAAGATATTGCTCTTCCTATAGGAGTTCCGCCATCATAATGTCCTTTGTATTCTTCGCCTTGATCGTATTTTAACATTTGATAATGTTCGTGCCAAAGACCTTCCTTGATATTAAATCTTTTAGCATAGGGAATTGATGCTGCTAATAATAACATATAGAACTGATTATGAACATTTTGTAATACAGCATTATTGGTAATTCCTGCTAGATGAGTAACTCCCATCATTTTGTTTGTTCTGTGTGTTTGATGTGGTCCTTCCTGAGTGGTTTCGGCTCGTTGCCAATGCACTCCGGAATCTGAATTAGAAGCTGCGTTTTCCACCATCTTGATAGTGTTCTCTGGGTTCGGCCAGGCATTTTCATAAATGGCAATACAACCTGCTATCACAGTGCTTGGCTGTAGTTCCCCAGGAAAAAAATTGTTTATTACCACGGTCATATTGTTGTCCTTTTATACGAGCTATGCTATTTAAGAGAGCAACGGAATTATTTCATAAATACTGATTATGGCCACCCGTTTTATTTCCAGCGACGAGATATTCAGTCACAAGTTTTATAAAAATTATTGTCAAAACATCTCGTCTAACAATTTGCAAACTACTGCTACTCCTTGTGTTGCAGATATAACAGTTTGGGAAGAAATTTATTTTAAACCAGGTGTAATAGGTGTATACGCTGCCTGGGATCCTTATTGTGAATTCTATTTGGTTTATTATCCTGTGTTAGCGGAAACAAAGTTCCATTCGTTGACATTTTTTGGAAAAGATGCTTCGAATAGGGTTCAGGAATTTCTTGCAACATATGATATAGATCTTGCTACCAACAATGTATGGGTAGATGAAATCAACTGAATTTCAATGAAAAAGTCATCAGATCTAAACTATTTGAAAACTCAATGCAACTCCAATCTTCAGAAATTGATGATTTAAATTCTGTTTGCCAGTGATGTCTAATCACAGACTGTAGATCTAAAGACAACTGATCTGTATTATTTTGTTTTTCTATAAGATATTCCACGGCTTTGAGAAAAACAGGACTCACAGCGCAGTCATCTTGTAGTATTTTGATAGTCAAAGTCACTGTTTATTTATAGGTATCCAGTCTGCATTTTTAGAATAAATAATAGACTAATAACAAAGAATATCAATGGCCAAAATATCCGTATCCGATGCAGTAAGAATAATTCCAAGAGACGCTGAATTTCTGAACAGAAAGTCAGGGCTAAGAGGTGAAGTTTTTTACGATCAAACAGCTAATACCCTTAGAATTTACAACGGATCATCCACTGGCGGATTAAATTTAGCTAGAGGAGATCTTGCCAATGTGTCAACCAGTGATTTTAGATCTAAGTCTGTGGTTTCTAAACTGGCTACAGTCACATATCAGGTAACAATCACAGGTCCTCAAGGCGGCGATACAGGCAACAAATACAATCTTAACGGTGTTTATCGTCCTATACTGAATTTTGTAGTGGGCTATACCTATGTGTTTGTTCAGGACGATCCTACCAACGTCTACTTTCCTAACGTCAATGGAACTACAGTAAATCAGCATCCTTTGAATTTTTCCGCAGATAATCTCAGTGGAAACAATGGCGGCGGCACAAGTTATCTTGTAGATGTGCAATATTACCTAGATAATGTTAATGTTACACAGGCAGTGTATAACAGTAATATGTTTGCCACAGCCACTGCACGGCAGGTGCGTATCACAGTCACTAATTCTACGCCAGCTTTGCTCTACTATTGGTGTTGGAATCACTTGGCCATGGGTCAGTCAATAGCAGTAGCAGATCCTGGATCAGGAACCGGTAGCGGAGGCGCACTAAATGACTTGAGTGATGTTGTGTTAACAACTCCAACAATTAACCAGGTGTTGAAGTATAACGGCACAAATTGGATTAATGATACAGACTTAGAGTCTAATAGTTTTGCCACAATAGCAGTAGCAGGGCAAAGCTCAGTGGCTGCGGGCACCCCCACAGATACGCTGACACTAGTGGCAGGCGCAGGTATAACCCTCACAACTAATGCTGGCACAGATGCCATTACAATTACCAGCACAGCCAGCACAGGCAACATAACATTTGTTGCTAACACCATAGACAGCACAGACAGCACAGCTATCACTGTAACTCCTGCTGTAAATTTTGAATCAGATGTGGTAGTAGGCAATGAAATCGTATTTGCAGACGGCACAAGACAGAATACTTCTGCTGTAGGTGTACCTGGGCCAGTAGGACCGCAAGGGCCAGCAGGAGCTTCGGGAGCAGGTACAGGAGATGTTCTTAGCAGTGGTGGCGGATATGTCGATAATGCTATTGTACGCTATGACGGTACTACCGGTACTATCATACAAACCAGCTCTGCAACCATATCAGATGCTGGACTACTTACGGCCACTAACTTCAGTGGTGGAGGTTCAGCACTTACTTCGTTAAATGCTACGCAGTTGACTTCAGGCACCATACCGGACGCCAGATTTCCGGCTACGTTGCCTGCAGTGAGTGGCGCAAATCTCACAGCACTTCCTGCAACATTACCAGCGGCCAGCGGGGCTAATCTCACAGCATTAAATGCTACACAACTCACCAGCGGCACAGTACCCATCGGAAGACTCGGGTCGTCAGGAACACCTAGTGCCAGCACCTACCTTAGAGGCGACAATACATGGGCTACTGTTTCGGGCGGAGGATTAGCATCTGACAGTTTTGCCACTATATCTGTGGCAGGCCAATCGAATGTTGTAGCAGATTCAGCCACAGACACACTAACACTGGTGGCAGGTACAGGCATTACTATTACCACAGATGCAGGTACAGACACTGTGACCATTACCAACTCAGGTACTGGCCAAAACACTTTTGAAACAATAGCAGTAGCTGGGCAGAGTTCTGTGGTAGCAGATTCGGCCACTGACACTCTTACTATAGCTGCAGGCACAGGGATCTCAATAACCACGGATGCCGGCACAGACACAGTGACAATTACCAGCACAGTCAGCGCAGGCGCCACATCATTCACCGGACTAAGTGATCGTGCAGATCTCACCATAGACCAATTTTATCTACAGGCAATAACAAGACTTAATGTCACAAACAACGGAGCTAGTGCTTACAGATTTGACCAATATGGCACCACTGACGATCCTACAGTCTATGCCATCAATGGCACCACCATAGCTTTCAATCTCAATGTGACTGGACATCCATTCTTGATACAAGACGGCGCTGGCGCAAATTATAACACAGGATTGGTACACGTGACCACAGGGGGCACCGTAACTACAGGAGCGTCGGCTCAAGGTCAAACATCGGGCACACTATATTGGAAGATTCCAGATTCAATTACTGGTAGCTACAGATATCAGTGTAGTGTTCATGCTGCTATGATTGGAACTATTCAGATTAAAAACTTTGCCAGTATTTAATTTTCTTTCAATTCTGACATTATAAATCAAATAGTTGATAATAGCTAATTTATTTTTGAATCTGAAATTATTGAATTAAATACTCGTTTGCAAAGTATATGAGATCATGAATCCACAAATTATTCCAATTTTTCCTGCAGCTATCTATAGAATCAATCTTAGAAAGTTATCAGCGGCTGAACGAATTGCATATGACACTAATACCGTAACCTCTATAAGTAGACAAGGCAATCAGACATCTGTTAATTCAACCCTGCTTGATAGCGATGTATTCTCAGATTTGAAAAACATATTCATGGAGCATGTACATAATTATGCTCGAGAAGTGATTAAAACAAACTGCCAATTTTATATGACAAATTCCTGGAAAAATCAAAATAAAAAAGGACAACCACACGATCTGCACAATCACAGAAATAGCGTGATTTCAGGAGTATACTATGTGAATGTTGCAGACAGTGAAAATTCTATCTGTTTCAACAGGCTAACATCACCGTTTTTTATGGAGTTTGAGTGCAGCGAACGTACACCATTTAACAGCATAGAATGGCAGATTCCTGTTGAAGATGCAATGTTAATACTTTTTCCTTCCACTCTCTTTCACAGTGTGCCTGTAAATACCACAAACAACGAACGATTGAGTATTTCTTTTAATACTTTCATCAAAGGTAATTTCAATAATAACACTCTTGTGATCAACGCATAGCATAAATACACTATATAATTTTACTCATTCCGGAGATCATTTACATGAACACAGAATTACCAGTCCCAGAGGGATATCAAGAACCATTAATTCCGCCCCCTGATCTTGATCCAAATACACCGTTGGCTATTCCAGTGGCATTGAATAGCAAGACTGCAGCCAATCTTAAACTGGCGTTTGCTGCCGAGGCACGATCTAATGATAGATATCACTATTTTGCTACTGTGGCTGAAAAATATGAAGATGCAAATGCTACAGCTTATTTTAAACAGATTGCCGAAGAAAAACATATGTTTGCTCAAGGCCATTTAAAAGAAGCTATTTTAGGTGGATTAGGTGATCCAGATACTGGAAAGCCATCAATGCATATTACCCAGGTATTGGAAACTGCAATTGCTTCTGAAATGCAAGCATCGGTTGAGCTGTATACAAAATATGCAGATGATGCTCGAGAAGACAAGTTGCCGCATTTAGCAGAGTGGTTTATTGAATTATCAAGAAGAGCATCTGCTCATAAAAAATCATTCGAAGACCTGCTGAAATACTACGATCCTGCCCCACCCGACAACGAATAAGTTATATAATCTGTTCGCATGAATCGAGTAGACTCAACTCTACCAATATTTTTACACCAAGGGTTAAAATCTTATCCAATTGATTGGATGAAGACACAGGTGTTAGCCGCACATCACAAGGCAGACTACAACACCGGAAATAATTTTCAAATCAACGATTCTTCGGGAGTGTTTCACACCTTATACAAAGATTTTTTTCATATTGCCAACCAGCATTTTGGTCCACTAGAATTAGATCAAAGAAATCTTGCCAGCTGTTGGGGTTATGTAACGAACAAATTTTTTTACAAAGGTGGCATCCATAATCACCTAAATACCTGTGTAATTAATGCTGTTTACTATTTGAATATACCCGAGACTGCAGATAGACATCAAGGGTCTCTAAGTTTTTATGATAATAACTTTCATGAAATCTATAATATAAAACCCGAAGTTGGTGATTTGATTATTTTTCCAGGATATCTTAACCATCAGCCTCATCAATCATTTAGTTTAGATTATAGAGTTTCTATTAACATGGAAATTATTTGTCAAAATGTCTGGGGTGTTGACAACAACTCTGTTTTGAGTTAATGATTGCTTGTAAAATCTGTGTTGATGTGTTATAATCAAAGACATGACTGCACAAAAGATTATATTTTATCCCACTATACCTGGCATCGATAAGACAATGCCGATTTTATCTGCAGATAAAATCGTGCATAATTGGAAACAGGAAGCAGCTAGAGAATTTAAAAATCAAAAAAATAATCTCGGGCATGCCATACACAGCATTTCTAATTGTCCCGGAATCAACATCTTACAGAGTCAAGGGTTTGTAGTGCGAGCATGGCAAGATATCTACGTCAAAGCAGATTCGTCACAGGATAAAATACAGTGGAGAACTCCTATTGATCAAGAAAAAATCAACGGCAGTCCGGCGATTGAGGAACATCAAGACAGTTTGTTTAAAACATTTCAAAACTGGCCGAATCATTCTAGCCGATCTGTGATAAAATTTATCACTGGCTGGTGCTGTAAAATTCCCAGTGATTATCTTTTAATACAAACTTCTGTATTCTACGCCGATGAAAATCGATTCACTGCTCTAAGTGGGATTTATTCAAGTGACTACGGAATCAATAACATAAATGTTCCGGTATTTTGGCACAACCTCAATGAGGAAACCGTGATCAAAGCTGGCACCCCCCTTGCACAATTAATTGCAGTTCCTAAGAATTCCTTGGAATTAGAAATCAGAACTGATATTAGCAAAGAAGAACTAACGATAAATTATATATTGATGAACAATACTTTCGTAAGAAATTACGCTAAGATCAAATCATATTTTCAGGGAAATCAATAGTGCAAAGTACATTGTTTGAAACAAAATTTTATAGTTATTATATCAATGATTGGGAATCAAAGAAAGAAAAAATTTCAAAAAAAATTAATGCAGCGGCATTGGTAAGAAAGCCCGGTCAATTGTTTGCAAGCGATCGAGGTAATAACAGCTATCAGTCTGAGTTTGTTGAAATTTTTAAGAATGAACTGGCTCTGTTTTCTAATGAAATTAAAGTAGAATCATTAGATATAGGCGACGTATGGACAGTGTCTTATGCAAAAGATGAATTTCATATCCCTCATAATCACTCGGGGGTGGGATATTCGGGAATCATCTATTTAGATTACGATGAAACCTTACACAGTCCAACTTATTTTATTAATCCTGTAAATAATCCCATAACTGATCAAACAGAGATAAAGAATATTGAAGCCAGTGAAGGATTAATGATTATTGTACCGAGTAATATTTTACATTACACGTTGCCTAATAATTCACACACAATCAAAACTATAATTGGCTTTGATTTAAAATTTAGATAAGGCGGTTTCTATGACACATGATGTTATTCCGTTATTTCCAACTCCATTATTTGTTGCAGAGATACAAGGATTCACCAACGAAGAATTAGAATTTGTAAAACAGTCATCTTTGTATTCTCGATACAAAGATGAACCAGGAAGATGTGTAGGATCGGATAGATTTGATATCATACATTTACCTGAAATGTCAAGAGTATGTGATTTTGTGCAAACACAGTTGAATCTATATGCTCGAGAGGTAATGTCTATATCTAATCAGTTGTTTCCTACTATCAGTTGGTTGAATCGTACCACAACAGGTGCATATCATTATCAACATCATCATGTGAATAGCATTGTCAGCGGAGTTCTATATTTCACAGAGGATCCTGCACCTATTGAATTTCACGTAGATAAAAATTGTGTTTGGGGCTCATTAAAGATGTTTCCTATCAAATATAATCAATATAACACTCATAGCACCACAGTTGAAATCAAACAAGGAACATTATTGATATTTCCGTCCTACTTAGAACATTCTGTAATGAGATCAATAGCTGACACTGATAGGATAAGTTTATCTTTTAACACTTGGGTGAATGGAACAATAGGCCTATTAGATAAGACCAGTTTTTTAAATTTAGATGCTCCAACATTAAAATTTGAGCCCAAAGACAATTTGAATGTGTTGATAGAACGACAACGATTGCAAAAATGATTAAACAGTATAACAAATTCACAGACGAATGGTTGCATTCTATAGTTAAAGAACAAGTATTAAATCCGATGTTAGATTGGAATTTTCCAAGTTATGCAACCGGTGAAATCGATTTAGAAAAGGCGGCATTTGGTAAGTTAACATTTAATAAACAACAAAACATCAATAATTGGAACAGAGTAGAATCATTGACCTATGTTCTTGATCGATGGTTAGATCAAAATAAAGAATGGTTTAAAATTGATTTTTTAAATCACTGTATGATAAATTTTTACACTGCTGGTCAGGTCACTGCCTGGCATAATGATAACTCTTATAAATTACCTGGAACATATAGTTTACTTTATTATGTAGATGATAGCAATGGCGGGACTGAATTTGAACATCAAAAATGTTTCCACAAAGAAAACACAGGCATATTTTTTGATTCTAATCTAAGTCATAGACCGATTGCGTCAACTAAACCTAGACGTATAAGTGTAAGTTGGGTTCTAAAAGGAACAATTTTGCACAATGCTCAATAAATTTTGTTTAGTTTTTTTGTGCCTGTGACCAGTCTCTGATTCTAGTTTCTAATTTTTTTCTTATAGCTGTGATATCTTGTTTCATTTCACTGCCCATGGTAGGTAGCTGACGACTGTAGATCATTTCCATATGCATGCTATCTAATTTTTTTATTTCTGCAACAAGTTTATTCAATAGTTGTTGAGATTCTTGTTTAGCTGCACCATCAGGCATTGTGTCGATGGCTGTGCGATATCGCTCATAATCTTCCTGGAATCTACTAGATTTTTGTAACAGACTTGACATTTTCTAACTCCAATATGGTTTCTATTTTCACACGTATTACTTGATTATTTAATGTAGTTCTCAATCCCGAGTGTAGTTGTTTGGGAAGGCAATCTAAATCAGCCCAGCATACAGTCTTTGACGCCATAGTCAAAAACTCTTGATCGACCACGCACACATAGGTGCCATACTCAAACCCGCGATCTTCAGATAGATACAGTTCGATAGGAACTATACGCCCCTGTGCGTATTGAGTTAACAATGCGTCTGCATCCTCTAGAAGACTGTTATTGCGTTGAAAGGTAGGCACAGTCCATCGCTCATCATCTAAGATTAGAAATATGCGACCTGTGGTTTTAGCTAAAAATAATAATCCGGCACGCTGTTGCATGCAGATACTTATCCGCCCACTGTCTTGAAGTTCCACTCTCCTGGCAGATATTCACCTTCAAATGCTTTGAGCCATTGAGTGCCATCCCATTTGTATTTGATGCCTGTGCGGATATTTTGAATATGTGTGGGTGAGAAATCTTCACCTGCAATAGCTGCATCTTCCAATGTATGATCTTCAGGATTCCAAATTGTGGCCCAGGTTTGCCCAGTCCACTCTACAATAGAGTTGGCTGTGATCACAGGATCCGTGCCGTCTTGATTTTCCCATGATGAATCGTTATTACTAGGATCACGCCAGGCCTGCGGACCTCTATATGGTATGTTTGTGCTGTCTGCAGGATTAGAAGGAAGGTTAATGTAACCTCCACGATTCTCACTGTTGTTGACATCGTCTAACATCAAGAATCTTAAACCTACTGGTATCTGCGAGTATGATCCATAGACTTCTAACGGATTATACTTGTAAGGATCTATGATAGCATCTACCGTGCCTCTAGCAGCTATGCCGGGGATACTACTGGCAATGTCGTCATTGGCAGGATATGTGTCTGCATCTAAAGTCACCGTGAGAACAGTCTGGTCTAGAGGATTGATCACAAACGTGCCCACAATCTCATAGCCACTGGCTTTTTTGAACCATATCTCACTGCCCGGCACATAGCCGCCTTGTATCTCTAGAATCTTTGACCACTCTACCGGTTCGCCATTTTTAAATTCTTTCTGACTCAGCCCCAATGACTGCACAGCATCTAATGGATTCACGAGTGTGAGATCATATTGATTATCATTGACTGTTCCTGTGTTAGATTTGAACAGTAACACTCGATAATTACCATAAGTTTTAGTAACTAGGGTCATACTGGATTGAGAAGTGTTGTATATTAGATCTGAAAGATCCATCACATCGCCCTGTTCTGTGAACACATTGGCTATTATGCTTTGAACTATGCCTAGTTTTTTGACCTTGGCCGGTGGTGATATATACACAGGCATTTCAAAATCAAGACTGCAGATGTCTATATCTGATTCTGCGCCTTGAGGTATTGTCCTACTGGAAAAATTAGTGCCGGTTAGATACATGGCGCTGAGACTGGTCCAGTCTATATAATTGTCAGTGGTCTGTAGTTCTAAACTGGGATTAAACAGCACTAATATCTGTTCCAACAACTGTAATTTTTGATCGGTGTTGGATGTCCATATATCAGCTTTCATGGTCAGTTTGAATGGAGTAGGCATGAGCCTTTCAACAGTGTAATTGCCGCCCTGTGCGCCCGAATATTCTCTTGTGCCACTGGCGTCTGTGAATCTGCGTTCTCTCACATGTATCTTAGACACGAATGTGGGATCACTGAGCCTGTTAGTATCCATCTCAATGCCTGTGATATAACAAGCTATTCTCGGCACCGTAGGCATTTTGTTTTCAGAATTATCTTTGATAATGCTGGCTACCTGTCTGGTCAAATCGCCATACATTACAGGAATCTGTCGTTGTTCGCCATCGCCTGCTTGATATTTAAATCCAATGAACACACGCATGAACTGCGTGACATACCGTCGTATCTGTCCGTCGTAGTGAAAATCCATTATAGGTCTGCCTCAGGTCTTAGAGCCTTGCTGAGACTCTGCTTTTCTTTAACTGTGTGACCGTCTATGGTGTTCACAGTGGGATTGTTTATGAATGTAGATTTTTGTGTCTGACGCACATCTTTGTCTGCAAAAGGTTCGCCGGCTGCTACATCACTGGCTCCAAGATTGCTCATAGTCGTGCGCACATTGTCTTCAAACTTGCGCCATCTTACTCCGTCAAATCTAAACAGTCTGTTAGGAAGATAATCTGTTCGCAGTGCAAATTGTCCATTAACAGGATTGTTTGGAAAAGAAATGCCTGCGGTAAATGGAGCACCGTTAGGAGGTAAACCGTCTTTGGTTAGATAACCTTCATAGCCATCACCATCCGCCGGTAATATCACCGAGCTAGCAGTCTGACCAACAAATATTGGATTACCATCTGAGTCAAATTGGGGAACTCCATTTTCATCAGTGGCTTGTGTAGCTGCGTCAACAGTCACCAACGATGCATCTACACTGGCTAATTCTGCGGTACCGTCGTTGGTTCTCTGTAGAGTATAATACTTGCTGGTATCGTAACCGCTGCGTGGTGCGTCTGCTTCTGCTTGATCTAACACCGCGGCAGTGATCTGCATTTCTTTTTCATAGGTACTGATCACATCTCGCAATGTATCTGCCAATGCATAATAGGTATTATTAGGCGGAGCCACACCAGTGACTTCTTGTATGACTTGATATTTTTTGCCATTGTCGGCTAATACAACATCGCCGGGATAGTAAGTTATGGTTGAATTATAAGTGCCTTTGAAGAATTCTCGGTCTGCAATGTCGTCTAGAATCTGTTTGAATTCTTGACTGTCTACTAATGGTTTGCACTTGGCACGATATAAATGTGGATACCATGTGGCTGAAAATCCTTCCGCTGCTCTACTAACTTCTTCAATCACAAAGAAACGTTTCAAGGCAAAAGTTAAATCATTCAAAGCGTATTCGTCTTTGAGATGCGGCAGTTCTATCACATCCCCTGCTATAATTTTACGACCTAGTTTTTCTACAGTATCGGTGATATGGAATGTGATAAAAATAGTGTCATTCTGTAGGAACAGGCCAAACTGGCTGAGATTAAAATCGATATCAGATATATTGTATACACCGCGCATGACATAAACATCAGGATCATATTTGCGATCTCGATTTTCTAAAAATAACAGATCCTGTATGTTTGCTACGTTATCAGTGGCGTAGGTAGGAGTGCTAGGACTATCGCCTTGTATGGCCGTGCCAGGACCTATATATCTGTGCACCAGCACATCTGTGCCGCCAACTTGGAACATTTCCCAGGCGGTTTTATCAATAAAGCGGAAATCGTTGCCCTTTTCGGGCCGGTATAAACTGAGTCTTGGCATAGTCATATATTTACCGCTACGATAAATACTCGTATGAGCACATCAGATCAAGCCAAAAATTCCGTATACAACTACTGCAAAACCATGCTAGGCGATGGTATGGTAGATGTAGAACTAGATCCCATCCACTACGACACAGCACTTAATCGTGCTCTAGCAGTTTTCCGTCAGCGTAGCGACAACGCTGTGGAAGAAAGTTATGCGTTTTTAACCCTCACAGAAAGCACCAACGAATATATCCTGCCCAAAGAAATACAGCAGGTTCGACAGATATTCCGCAGATCGGTGGGATCAAGAACGGGTAATGGAACGGGTGGAACGGTGTTTGAGCCATTTAACTTGGCCTATGCCAATACCTATTTGTTGAGTTCAACGAATATGGGCGGCTTGCTAACCTATGAACTGTTTGCACAGTATCAAGAATTGGTAGGCAAGATGTTTGGTTCATTTATTAACTACACATGGCATCCACAGAGTCACAAGCTGATCATACATCAACGTCCTCGCGGCGAAGAATCTGTGATGTTGCAGGTATACAATAGCCGACCTGACTTTGTGATTATTGATGATGTGTATTCCGGACAGTGGATCAAAGACTATGCGTTAGCCAACTGCAAAATGATGCTAGGACAGGCTCGAAGCAAGTTTGGACAGATCGCAGGTCCGCAGGGTGGTACTCAACTCAATGGTACAGCACTGATCACAGAAGGTCAAACTGAGATGGAAAAACTCACCGACGATCTGATGAAATTGGTTCCCGGCGGCAGCGGATATACCTGGATAACTGGTTGACCTTATAACTAATCTATATTATAATTGTTCTAAAGGGGACAATTTATGATTATAGGTGTATGCGGTTTCATAGGCTCGGGCAAAGACACTGTAGCCGACTATCTAGTTAATTTTCACGAATTTCGCAGAGAAAGTTTTGCTTCAACACTCAAAGATGCCGTGGCCAGCGTGTTTGGCTGGGATCGAACCATGCTGGAAGGGCGCACAGCACAGGCTCGAGAATGGCGTGAACAAGTAGATCCTTGGTGGGCAGCACGTTTAGACATGCCCACATTAACTCCTAGATGGGTTCTACAATACTGGGGAACAGAAGTCTGTCGTAGGTCGTTCCACGACGACATATGGATTGCTTCATTAGAAAACAAACTGCGTCTCAGCAAAGATCATATTGTAATTTCAGACTGCCGTTTCCCCAATGAAATTAAATCAATTAAAGATGCAGGCGGCCAAATTGTTTGGGTGCAGCGTGGTGAGTTGCCTGACTGGTATGAGGATGCTATCAGCGCCAATCAAGGCAATAATGTAGGGCTAAACGCCATGAAGATGCGTAAAATACATGCATCGGAATGGGCATGGCTGGGCAGTGATTTTGACAAGATCATCGACAACAATGGCAGCATCGATGAACTTTACGAGCAGAGTGCAAACCTAGTAGTCAGCAATAAGATCGCCTTGCCTCCAAGTTATACCCTCTTTGCCTAAGATAGCAGCGCAGTTCAAGCACACGGTTTTGAGATTTGAGGGTCTGCAGTTGTTGAGATTTTCATCTACATGAAACACTCGAAATACTTCGGCGTGTTGAGATCGAAACCCGCATTTTTCACACACGGGTTTGGGTTTGTATCCTGCTCGTTGCCAACGTGGAACATGAGCACTTGCACCGTGTGCTAGACAGATTTCACACAGTGTTCTGTAATAGGCACGAGTGTCTTTGTAGTAATTAATGGCTCTAGGTCGCTGTGCGCAGGCCTTGCATAGTGGTCGCATTTGATATTTACCCTTTTAGACCCCTTTTGTTCGGTGCCTAACTTGCTGTTTTTGGAATAGTATGCTAAATATTATGAGCAACTATTACCAGGAGAATAGGCGATATGGCACTAACATCACCAGGCGTACAAGTTACGGTAATCGACGAGAGTTTTTATACACCAGCAGAACCTGGTACGGTTCCTCTTATCGTCGTAGCTACAGCCCAAGATAAAACAAACGGAGCTGGAACAAACACAGCTTCAGCAACAACCAAAGCAAATGCTGGCAAGGCATTTAAAATTACGAGTCAGAGAGATCTCACAGATCTTTTTGGGATTCCGTTCTTTGAACAGACAGCGAGTTCAACTCCTATCCATGGTTCAGAGCGCAACGAATATGGACTATTAGCAGCCTATAGTTTGCTAGGTGTAAGCAACGCGGCATTTATTGTTCGAGCTGATGTAGATCTAGACCAACTCGCAGCAGAAGTAGATGCCCCGGGAGCGAACCCTGTAAACGGCAAATGGTGGATGGACACACAGGCCACAACTTGGGGTATCCAAGAGTGGAACAGTGCCGCAGCATCAACAGCCGGCGGACAGAAATTTACTAACAAAGTACCGTTAGTGCTAACAGATGCAGACAGTCCTTCTAAAATTGAAAACAATGCTCCTAAAACATCTGTAGGACAGATCGGAGATTATGCAGTAGTATTTCAAACTGTAGGTGAAGCTGCTGCATATACAACTGCAAATGACTTGGCAAGAATATATTACAAGTCTCCAGGCAATGGCGGGGTAAGTGCCGGCGGCACACCAGTTGATGCAGGCGAATGGGTATTGATAGGTTCCAATGCGTGGAAAGCCAGCTGGCCAGTAGCAGTAAGTAACACATACTCGGGAACACTGTCGGGCACTTTATTCGTTAACGCCCAACAAATTACTGCAGGAACTTTAACACAAATCGCAAACAACATCAATTCACCCGGTATCGTGGGTGTAACAGCAAAGATGTTGGGTAATAAGTTATACATCTATTCCGATGGTAGATCATTAGGAGAAAACACTAATGTTGAAGTTGGAGACAGTGCATTGTCTGCTGATGGACAGATAAAGTTAGAAAATGGCACAGCAAGCTGGAGCACCATTGGCATTGACACCGGATTATACCTCAGCCCTAAACTGCAACAATCACCGCACACAGATGTGCCGACTTACAAGCGCAGTGATAACCCAACCTCATTGCAGGGATATGCTACAGGGTCTGTATGGATTAAAACCACAGAGCCAAACAACGGCGCTAGATGGAGAGCCAAGCAGTGGAGTTCAGCTACATTATCGTGGGTAGCATCAGAAGCTCCTATATATGCATCTACCAATGCTGCACTTTACTATCTAGATCGCAGTGGAGGTGGTGCTAACATCTCAGCAGATACAGTGTTTGTACAGAGCAATGCACAAGAACACAGTGGATTTGACGCAACTCCAGACACAGCTGAATTCCGTATGTGGTATAGACATATAGGTATAGGTCAGGGCACCAGCATTACATCCAACATTATCAAAAGTGGAACCTTTACCGCTGCTTCTACTAGAACATTTACCTTGGCTGAAAGCATAGTAGGACAGTTGGCTCTAGATGCTGCCAAAACCATTACTTTGTCAACAGCCGCGGGAAATGCGCCTACAGGCGACAACAGCGATGCAGACAAGTTTGCTGCTGCTATCAACGCAGCCGGCTTCACAAACATCGAAGCCTCTGTGGTGCAGATTACCCTAACACAGAGCAGATTGGTAATTACTCACAATGACGGTGGCGATTTTAGACTCACAGACAGCACAGGTAATCCATTGTCGACTCTATTCACTCCATACAACATCAAGACCAGAGCTGGCACAGAAAACTTCTACAATATTTCATTGGGTAGTGGTGCTGCAGGCGCAGAAGATCTTGCTGCAGGTGCTGCACAAGACTATCTAGCTTCAGGTTATCAGCCGTTAGCCGCACAAGATCCAAGATTCTCAGCCAGTCCAGATGCTCCATTGAATGAAGCAGCAGATCAACAACTATGGTACAATCCTAACTTTGCTGATGTTGACATTATGGTTCATAATGGCAACACATGGGTGGGATATAGACACAGCACAGCACCATATTTTAATCAAACTGACGACACAGCGTTGACAAAGAGAACCGGTTACTTACCAATAGTAGCTGCCAGCAATCCATATGTGTCAGGCGTTACTGTCACAGGTGATTTGTGGATCAGCACAGCTGATCTAGAAAACTTCCCAACAATTTATAGATACAACAGCAATTTGACCGACATCGGTGATGTTACACTGCGTTGGGAATTGGTTGATAAGACAGATCAAACCACAGAAGAAGGTGTGCTGTTTGCAGATGCTCGTCAAGGTACAAGTGGTGGTACAGCTACTACAGCACCTAGTGATGACATTGCCGACTTGATTACCAACAACTTCCTAGACCCAGATGCTCCAGATCCAGCACTATATCCAAAAGGTATGTTGCTGTGGAATCTAAGACGTAGCGGCGGCAACGTTAAGCAATATCGCAACAACTATATTGATACTGCTACAGATAATCCACGCACAAGCCAATCTGGCGGTACTAATAACGGTGACCCATTTGTTAGCGGTTCAGGCCAAACTATGGAAAGCTACTATCCAGATCGTTGGGTTACAGCGTCAGGCAACAACGAAGACGGATCAGGCAGTTTTGGTCGCAAAGCACAACGCAAGGTAGTTACACAGGCCTTGAAGTCGGTGATTGACACAAGTCAAGAGATCCGTGATGAAGAACGCAGAAACTTCAACATCATAGCTTGCCCAGGATATCCAGAAACAATGAGCAATCTAGTTAATCTTAACATTGACAGAGGTATCACAGCATTTGTCATAGGTGATACTCCATTGAGATTGCCTGCAGATGCTACATCATTGAACAACTGGGGAACTAATGCAGAATTAGTCACAGACAACGGCGATGACGGCATTGTAACCTATGATGAATACTTGGCTACATACTATCCAAATGGATTTACCACTGACCTAAGTGGTTCTAATGCAGTGGTTCCAGCAAGTCACATGATGCTGAAGACTATCGCACTCAGCGATAATGTCAGCTTCCCATGGTTTGCACCAGCAGGAACACGTCGTGGCGGTATTACAAATGCCACAGCAGTGGGTTATATTGATGCTGCCACAGGTGAGTTCCAAACTGTAGCACTCAACGAAGGCCAACGTGATACACTATATGAATTAAAGGTCAATCCAATTCCATTCTTCAACGGAGTAGGACTTGTGGCTTACGGTCAAAAGACTCGTGCAAGAAATGCATCAGCACTAGATCGTATCAACGTAGCACGATTGGTAGTATATCTACGTAGCCAGTTGAACAAGTTGGCTCGTCCATATTTGTTCGAACCCAACGACAAGATTACCAGAGATGAAATCAAACAAGCGGCAGAAAGCCTATTGTTGGAATTGGTAGGCTTGAGAGCAATCTACGACTTTGCGGTTGTGTGTGATGAAAGCAATAATACTCCGTCTCGTATCGATCGCAACGAACTTTATGTTGATATCGCCATAGAGCCAGTGAAAGCCATTGAGTTCATTTACATTCCATTGCGTATCAAGAACACAGGAGAAATTTAAAAATGGCAATTACATCGCTTAATAACATTGGTATTCCAACTACCAACGCAGCTGGCAGCACTCAAGTGCTGTTGATGCCAAAATTAAAATATCGCTTCAGAGTTACACTGTTGGGATTTGGAGTTACCGCAGCCACTGAACTTACCAAACAGGTGCAAGATGTTACTAGACCCAAAGTGGCGTTTGAAGAAATGACGCTGGATGTCTATAACTCCAAAGTTAAATTGGCTGGCAGACACACATTAGAACCAATTACATTAACATTGCGTGATGATGCTAGTGGTCAAGTTCAGAAAATGGTAGGACAGCAGATCCAGAAACAGTTTGACTTCATGGAACAGGCTTCAGCACGTTCAGGTATTGACTACAAATTTACCACACGCATAGAAGTTCTTGACGGGGGCAACGGATTGTTAGTGCCGAGCACTTTAGAAACATTTGAACTATATGGATGTTTCATTCAAAATGCAGACTACGGTGATGCAAACTACAGCACCAATGAGCATATGACTGTAGCATTGTCGATTGTTTACGATAATCTATCACAGTTTGCAGCTGGTGCGGCAGCAGTAAGCCCAATAGGTGGTATTGGCGCAGCAGTAGGAAGAACTATTGGTGCAGCTACTACAGGCGCTTCTACAGCACAAGGTTAATAGTAATATTAGCTCAAAAAGCCCGACTAAAAATCGGGCTTTTTTTGTGGCATAAATATTTGTATGGCAAATAAATTCACAAGATATCTATCAGAATTCGGTTCCGGCTTGATTGAGGGTGTGACCAAACCCAAAGGTCAAATGAGTAATTATCGCCACGCTACTAGATTGTTTATTGACAACAATCTACGATTAAGCCCAAAAACCAAATTCCTGTTTTATGTATATTTCGAAATGGATAATTCAGTGCGAGGCATGTCACCATTCAGTGCCAAACACAAGAACGAAGCAGGGTTATTGGTCAAGAGTGCCGATCTTCCGAAATTTAATTTTGATTCTGTAATAAAGAATCAATACAATCGAAAAAAGATCGTATATAAACAGATAAATTATGATCCAGTAAACATCAACATGCACGATGACAGCAACAATGTTATAAGTGCCATGTGGGCTTTGTATTATGGCTACTACATCGGCGATAGGCATAATCCCAACGCTGCCTACGAATCCAATCATTATAGAGCCACTGGTACTAACAAAGACAATTTTCGATATGGCCTAGACAATGACAAGAGTGTGGATTTTTTTAAATCTGTAACTATCTATACCATGAGTCGTAGACGATTTGTCGGTTACACATTAGTAAACCCCCGAATCAAATCATGGAGCCATGGCGGTATGGATTACTCTGCCAGCGAATTCAACGAAAGCACCATGACCTTGGAATACGAAGCGGTGCGATACAGCACAGGCAATGTGTCTGTGGGAACACCTAAAGGATTTGCAACCTTGCATTATGACACTGTGCCAAGTCCACTGAGTGTGGCAGGTGGAGGTGTTGCCACACTAACGGGCGAGGGTGGTGTGCTAGATGGGCTTGAACAGATTTTTGGTGATGTTGGAACAGGCGCTGCCTTTAACACGCCCGGAGGTTTTATAGGCACCTTGGCCAAAACTTTTAACACCTACAAAAATTTCAATAATCTCAGCAAAGAGCAATTGGCTAGCGAAGCCATTAACATACTAAGTAACCCAGGAAATATTTCAACAGCAATTGATAAGGTCAGCGGAGTTGTCGGAACTGTGTTTCCTAAAAGTGCTACAACAGAAGCTACTACTAATGCTAGACAACGCAATATCACAGGTAATTAACCATGGCTACAAACTTACCATCACAGACCATTGAAGACAGCGCCGCTGCTACCAAATTGTATTTTGAAAACTATGGCGAATCTGCTCTAGAGTTTCCCTCCAACGATGTCTCTGCCGCAGTGAGCTTTTTTCAACAGGCTGGATTTGATCTTGATGCTGCCTCAACTTCTGCAGCAGTGGTACTAAGACAGGCCAAGCTCGACAATACACCTATTTTTCAAATCTTAGATACACTAAAGAATTTTCCAGGAGTTTCATTGAGCCAGATAGTTGCAGAAATACTTAACAACAATCGCGTGCCTACATCTATATTGGGATATAGAACTCAAAACGTCGATAACAATAAGACTAGAAATATCGCTGCCTAATGTCTAAATTTGCACAGGGACGATTTGAAATGAAAAATCCCGACAAGTATGTCGGCAAGAAAATACCATTGGCTCGTAGTTCATGGGAATTTGTGTTCATGCGCATGTTGGATGAGCATCAAGGTGTAGAAAATTGGGCCAGCGAAAGCATACAGATACCGTATAGAGATCCCTTGACGGGCAAATACACAATATATGTGCCTGATTTCTTTGTGGTCTACAAGGACAAAACTGGTAAGAAACATGCAGAAGTTGTTGAAGTAAAACCGCAGAGTCAAACACTAAGAGAGTCGGTGGGCAAAAGCCGATACAACCAAGAGCAATATATTAAAAACATGGCCAAATGGGAAGCTGCCACAGCTTGGTGCAAACAGCAGGGCCTTAGATTCAGGGTGGTCAATGAAGGTGATATTTTCCATCAAGGATCAAAAAGAAAATGATGCATTATTCACAGGTTGGTCAAGATATCTTTGCGCTTCAAATTTGCAATCACAAATCATATGTAGAAATTGGTGCAGCAGATCCTATAAAACTGAGTAATACGTTTTTGTTAGAAAAACAGGGCTGGTCGGGTATTAGTTTAGAACTTAATGCAGATTTTAAAGCAGACTGGTCTAACATCAGGGGTAATTCTTGCTATTATACAGACGCAGTTAATTACAAGTATAATTTAAAAGATCGAATAGGATATTTGAGTTGTGACATTAATCCTCCAGAATTAACATTGCAGGCACTTAAAAATGTAATCAATCAGGGTATTGTTTTTGACTGTATAACTTTTGAACATGACGATTATTGGCGAGAAGAAAAAGGATTTTTGGAAACATGTAATTCTGCAAAAGAATATCTAGATAGCAAAGGATACAAAGTTGCAGTAAATAATGTGTTTGCTATTAGAAGAAGAAAATCTTGGACAGGTGAATGTCATTTTGAAACCTGGTATGTGAATAAAGATATAGAATTTAAAACTGTAGAATATAGAGACTGGGTTAAAACACAGATAAGTATGATATGACGAAAAAATTAGAAGAACTATTTGATTTAGAATCTCAAGCCGAGCCTACAGCACCACCACCGCCTGTGCATGAAGAAATTAACAGTCTCGATGATCAGTATCAAGCAGTGCAAAAGATCGTGCAAACACTGCCACATATACAAGAACTAGAAAATCTTGATGAGCAAGAACTAGACAATCTTGCCAAAAAAGCAGAACAAGCCTACGACGATCTCATGGACCTTGGTATGAACGTGGAAGTGAGATATTCGGGTAGGATATTTGAAGTAGCTAGCTCAATGATGGGCAATGCTATCACTGCCAAAAGCAACAAGATAGAAAAGAAACTCAAAGCTGTAGATCTACAGCTGAAAAAACTAAAAATAGACAACGATGCTGGGGTAGATCCCAACAACGTGATAAATGGACAGGGCTATGTGATCACCGATCGCAACGAACTGCTGAAAAAATTAAGCGGAAAAGCATAAATACTCATATGAAAACTTTTAAAGAATATCTCGTCGAAAACAAAAAAATTTACAGCTTTAAGATCAAAGTTGCGGGCGATGTTCCTGAAAAATTCCAAGAAGCACTAAAGTCACGCCTGGACAGCTGCAAGGTTATGACCTTTGAAAAGCTGTCAACAACACCTATACAAAAATTGCCCTTAGATTTTCCAGGCAAAGAAAACATGCAGGTTACTATATATGAAGTGATCTGCGAATATCCTACAACACCGCCTGAAATTGCTACTCATGTCAAAGCCATGGGCATTGATGAAGATTGTTTCCGTGTTAGAAACAGTGGCGAGCCTACAGAAGCAGATCAGGTATTACTGGACGATGAACCCAGCGGTGAAGCCATGTTGGATGAACAAGATTTAGACAAAGGCACAGGAAAAATCAAACACAAAGATTATTTTGGTGATGATTTTAACAAAGGGTTTCTTAAAGATTTAAGCAAAACAGCCAAGCAGAGAACCAAAGATGGATTTGCTGCTGAATATAAAATACCCAAGCAAAAAACAGACAAAGCTGGATCTATGAGTCCAATGTCAACTGCTGGCAAACAAGATCCACGCAAAGGAAATTAACTATGAACTTTCAAGAACTAATGGCAAAGATGCAGGAATTAGACAGGCCCGCCACAGAAGCCTGTGGTGACTCACCTATGCCAATGAGCATGCCATCGATGCCAGAGAAACCAGACACACCGCCACCAAGCATGAGTTTAAATCTCAATGCACAAGGCATGGACAACATCGAAGAACTAATGAAGCTGATGACCAAAGTTAATCCAGACATGATTAATCAGCCAGCACCGATGAATTCTATCAGCATCGAACCTATGGACAAGCCTATGGGCGGACTACCTCCATTGAAAATGCTGCCAGACATGGACAGCGATTATGATAACAGCGGAGATCTTGATGCACACGAAAAAGATCACGCAGATGAAAAACCCTTGATCAAAACTCTAGATCAAGACGACGACGGTGACCATGACATGGATGATCATGACATGGAAAAGAAAAAAGACAAAGAAGAAGCATTTGGTAATTCACTAAACGGATCAGAGACAGAATATGCAGGTATTGACGCTGCTATCCCGGACGGGAATGATCTAAACAAGCCTAAGAAAAGCTTCAGTGGCAAACCATATCGCGGTGACAACCCTATGGCAGCTGGCGCTTACGAAAGCAAAGAACAACTACGTGCTAGTATACGAGAAGAACTGCTTCAAAGATTGTCAGAAGCTAAAGGAGCAAAATAATGTCAGGATTTAAAATTTCAACTGAGTCGCTAAGACCAGAATTTTATCAAGTGGTAATCACATTGTCTGGTGGTGCAGGAACATATCCTACAGCAGATGGCAACGATAACGGAGCGGTATGCCCACAAGATCACAGTGCATTTACAACCAAACCAACTACATTAGCCATTGGTCGTCGTGTAGCCAGAGCTCATCAACGTTTCTTAGCCATTATCGAAAATCTACAAAAATATGCTGATGCACAGATTCAAGACGTGCAGTTTACCAGTGCTGGTGCAACGGTGGCAGACAACCAGGCAACAGCAGTGACTTTTACAGTGAGATATGATCGTGCAGGTGCAGCAGGTGCAGGCACAGCAGACGGCGTATTGGGCGGCACAAGAGCAGAAATTGGAACACCATTCCAATTTACAGCTACCACAGACGGTACAATTACAGTTGATACAACAGCCAAAGCTCTACGCTATCAAATTGGTCAGGCCATTGGCAGAACCAATCACGTTAAAAGCATGAGAGTGTTTGATGGCAGTCAAGGTGCTGAAATACAAGAATCTTTGACTGTTACGTTGCCCGACTCACTTGCGGACATTTACAAAGACGTGGCCGTAACCCTTGTTGATGCAGCAGAAACCATAGACAGTTAATATAAACTAATAAATCAAATAGGCTCTTCGGAGCCTATTTTTTTCATTAAATAAACATATGTCAAAATCCTTAGACGGCAATCTAATTAAGAAAGCCCATGCACAGATACGCTATAATCTCGACGAAGTCAAGCATCTAGAAGCTTGTATGGATCCAGTAACCGGTCCGCTATACTTTGCTAAAAACTTTATCAAGATACAACACCCTACTAGAGGATCAATACCATTTGAGCCCTACGGGTTTCAAGAATTGTTGATTGACGCATATCACACAAACAAAGAATGCATAGCCATGTTGCCGCGCCAGATGGGTAAGACTACATGTGCAGTGGCATACCTGTTGTGGTATACACAGTTTATGCCAGATGTGCAGGTATTGATAGCGGCACACAAGTATGAAGGTGCTCGAGACATCATGGATCGTTATAGATACGCCTATGAAAATTTACCCGACTTTATTCGAGCTGGAGTGTATTCATACAACAGAAACACCATTGAATACGACAACGGATCACGTATACAAGCAACTACTACCACAGAAAACACAGGTCGTGGTAAATCTCTTTCTCTAATCTATTGCGATGAGTTTGCATTCGTGCAGCCGCCGGAAAAAGCCAAAGAATTCTGGACAGCATTATCACCTACGCTGGCCACAGGCGGTAAAGCTATTATCACATCAACTCCTAACAGTGACGAAGATCAATTTGCTATGATTTGGTTAGAAGCCAACAAACGGTTTGACGACTTCGGCAATGAAACTAAACTAGGAGTCAACGGTTTCTTCCCCTTCTTCGCACACTGGAAGGAACATCCAGACAGGGATGACGAGTGGGCTAGATTAGAACGTGCCAAGATTGGCGAAGAACGGTTCCGTAGAGAGTTTGAATGCGAGTTCTTGATCTATGACGAAACTTTAATCAACTCTGTGAAGTTGGTTGAACTTGCAGGTTCAGACCCTATGATGAACATGGGGCAGACTCGTTGGTATAAAGATATAAATCCCAAAGCCACATATCTAATAGCTTTAGATCCCAGCCTAGGCACAGGTGGTGACTACGGAGCCATCCAAGTCTACGAAATGCCTGAAATGATACAAGTAGCAGAGTGGCATCACAATACCACGCCTGTGCAGCAACAGGTCAGAGTCTTGAGAGAAATACTAAAATACATACATGACAGAGGCGAAGAACGAGGCGGTGCACCTATCATGTATTACAGTGTTGAAAATAATACAATAGGTGAATCTGCTCTGATAGTTATCAACGATATAGGCGAAGAAAACTTTCATGGACTGTTTCTTAGTGAGCCCATCCGCAAAGGACACATACGCAAGTTCCGTAAAGGATTTAATACCACGCACAGAAGTAAAATATCTGCTTGCAGTCAACTAAAAAACATGATCGAAAATCACAAGATGACTATCAACAGCAAACCGTTGATATCTGAGCTAAAAACATATATTGCTTCAGGGCTGGGTTTTAAAGCCAAGAGTGGAGAACATGACGATTTAGTCAGTTCAACACTGTTAATCATGCGCATGGCAGATGTGTTAGCGGACTGGGATCCGCAGATCTACGATAAAATGACAGAAAAAATCACCGATGAATCCATGCCTATGCCGATCTTTGTCAGTATGGGTCTTTGATAAATATACTTATGGACGCAACAAACAACATAGCCACCGATTTATTCTACAAAGTACGCAGCCGCTTCTCTGGGCTGAAATTAGGTGCCGAAACCGGTGAGATAACCATCAATCCGGAACAGGCAAGATTCTTTGATTTTGACTACACAGAAGGCCAGAATCCCATAGGGCATGTCAGCATCAGTCTTGCTGAACCCAACTCCATGAAAGTGTATTTTTCCAATGGAATTACCGAAGGCATGGATGATGGACAAAAAACAAATTGGTACGGATTCTTAAAAGAACTGCGTCAATTTGCCAAACGCAGATTATTGAGTTTTGACACCAGAGACATTGCCAAAGACAATCTTGACAAACGAGATTATCAATTCCTTAGTCAGAACGCACAACCTAAACCACAGACAAATACGATACAAAAACCAGTTGGAGAAAGCACAATGAGTGAAAACATAATGAGCGAAAGCTCAATGTATGGTAGCAAAACAATGAGCTATCAAAAATTAATGGACACACGTTTGATCATTAAACATAATCAAGCAGTGATGGATGACACACAACCAGGTTCTAGAACCAGAAATATCGGTGCCTTGTTTGTAGAAAATCAAGACGGTGAAAGATTCAAATATCCATTTATTCATCTAGCTGGTGCTAGAGCCATGCAGCGCCATGTGGCCAATGGCGGCCTGCCTTACGATGATCTAGGCAAAAGTATTACGCAAATGAGCGAAGAAATTGCACAGTTGAAAAGTTTTGGTAACTATGTGGTCCGTAACGATCTAATGAATTCCGAAACCAACTCAGTGGTCGAAAGAAGCACAGAATATCTAAATCATCTTAGAGAACAGATCAAGGCATTGAGCAAACAAAGTCACTACGAGGCTTACAGAGAATCATTCCAGGCAAACCCCAACGAGGAAATACCTCAAGACGTGGTAGAAGATTTTAAACAAAAATTCACAGTCAGATCGTTTAAAGAAGATATTGCAACTGTGTTTCCGGTCTTATACAGACTAATGAAAGAAGGAAGCACTATAGGCTATGACGACATAGTCGCTATGACACAAGAAGAAATCAACAACGAAGACCTTACAGTTGAAACAGAAGACAATGACCCATTTGCTCAATTTGAAAATTGGGTAATGGCACTAGGCGAAGAAAGTGCGGTAACCAGTGAAGATCCTGAAGAGCAGGCAGCAGCATTACAGGGACTACAAGAACTTGTAGGACAACACTTCCCAGCAGGTGTCGATGGAACCAACGCCATTGAAAGTCTTAAAGGATTAATCGAAGATCCAGAATTGTATAAAAGAATCAAAGAACAGGCAGCACAAGATCCAGATGCATGTGTAAGACCATTGGTCAAAGATTGGTTGGAATTCAATGCACCTGAAACACTAGAACAGTTGGATTTTGGCGATATGGTAGATGACCCGGAAGCGACCCAGGGAGTTGATCAAACTGCTCCGGAAGCGGAACCAGCACCAGTTGATCCAGCGGCAGCGGTTGCGCCTGCACAAGAGCCATTGCCGCGAGAAGCTGTGGATCCCGACAATCCAAGAGACTACGAAAGACCAGCAGTAGATAGAAAAAAAGCAGGCCAGTCACCGTTAACTATGAAAGATGTAGAATACAAAGACGACAAACCCAAACGTGATTTTGAAAAGAGAAAAGAAAGATTAAACACCGAAGAGTTAGCAGAGTTTATCACATCATTTTATGATCGTGACACAGGCACATTTCCCAAAGGCCCAGAAGGTGTTGCTATTATGGTAGGCAAGAAGTTTGGCGAACAGGCAGAACAAGTTGCTCGTAAATTTGTAGAACGTATGGCACCACAGCAGAGTACCGATCAAAATCCAGAACTTCAAGAACTATCACGCATTAGAGAATTAGCAGGCTATTAAAAGTTTCGTCGCAGTTAGATTGGGCACTTAGGTGCCCTTTCTTTTTGGCGAAATGAAATCAAACTTTTATGTAAACGTTTAGTCTTATTAAAGCGTTATATATATACGTAGGGAATATTCTTTGCGTAAAACAACCTAAAGGAAACTTTAAAATGAAATCAGTAATCGCAATCATTGTATCAGCATTTGCAGTATCAGCATTTGCACAAGCACCTGCTGCACCTGCTAAGAAAGAAGAAGCTAAACCAGCTGCATCTGCTCCTGCAAAGGCAGCAACGCCTGCAAAAAGTGAACCTGCTAAGAAAGAGCCAGCTAAAGCAGACGCAAAAGCCGCTACTCCAGCGAAGTAATTTCGGGTTAGACGATAGTGACTTCGTTGTTGATGATGAAGTCACATTTGGTCGTAATCTAAAGGCTCGAGACTTTGGTAAGGTAGTTGATGATGACTTATCAGAGTATGTAAAATTTAGATTATGGCTAGCTAGGCAACGAGCCATGGCAGCATATAAGAAAAAGTGGGCCTGACCCGCTTTTTCTTTTGGTAAGATAAATCAAAAAATACGTAGATAATCGTTGACCTTGATAAATAAAAAGCGCATAATAAAACATGTGCATAAGGCATATAAACATTTTAGGCATAACACAAGGAGGCATTTAAAATGGCAACATTATCAGAAATCCGTGCTAAACTTCAAGAAGCACAATCAAAGTCCACAGGACAATCCACTGGCGGTGGAGACAACGCAATTTACCCACACTGGAATATGCAAGAAGGCAAAGAAGCCGTTGTACGTTTCTTACCTGATGGCAATCCTAACAACACATTCTTCTGGGTAGAACGTGCGATGATCAAATTGCCATTCGCTGGCATCAAAGGTGAAACAGACAGCAGAGCAGTGCAGGTACAAGTTCCCTGTGTGGAAATGTATAACGACGGCACAGCATGTCCAATCCTATCAGAAGTGCGTGGTTGGTTTAAAGATAAATCATTGGAAGAAATGGGTCGTAAATATTGGAAAAAGCGTTCATACATTTTCCAAGGCTTTGTGGTTGAAGATCCACTCAAGGAAGATAAACTTCCAGACAACCCTATCCGTAGATTTATTATCGGACCTCAGATCTATGCTATCATCCGTTCAGCGTTGATGGATCCGGAATTGGATGAGTTGCCAACAGACTATCTGAAAGGTCTCGACTTCCGTATTGCCAAGACATCAAAAGGTGGCTTTGCTGACTACTCTACATCAAAGTGGAGCCGACGTGAGCGTTCACTGACAGATGTTGAATCAGCGGCAGTAGAGTCACATGGTCTTTTTGATCTCAGCGGCTTCTTGCCAAAGAAACCCACTGATGTTGAACTTAAAGTCATGAAAGAAATGTTTGAAGCTTCTGTAGATGGTGAAGCCTATGACATGGAACGTTGGGGACAATATTTTAAACCAGCAGGCATGAGCCAAGCCACTGGTGATCCTAATAGACCAACGGCTGTTGCTGCTCCTATTGCAGATGCAGATGACGAACCAGCTCCTGTAGTTAAGGCCGCTCCAGCAGCCGCTCCGGCAGCTTCAACAGAATCTGCTAGTCGTGCGCAAGACATTCTTGCCATGATTCGCAATCGTCAGAAGTAATTAGACTAAACATAGAGTGCGAGGCAATCTCGCACTCTCTTTCATTTCTAGGAAAATAATAATGGCAAAACTAACTAAATTAACAAAAGTGAGCGAATCAATCACGATCAATCGTTATGATAATGCTTGGATGGTTGAAATTAGCGGGCGTGATAAAAAAGAAGAATGGAAGAATTCTAAAACAGTCTGCAACACAGAAGAAGAATTAATTGCGTTAATCAAAGAATACAACGCAATGGACCTGGACAATTAATATGGCAAAAGCATTTGATATTTCTAAATTTAGAAAGTCAATTACTAAATCTATTGACGGTTTAAGTATTGGCTTTAACGACCCAACTGATTGGGTCAGTACAAACAACTATGCATTAAATTATCTTATTAGCGGAGACTTTAAACGTGGTATTCCGCTAGGTAAAGTTACAGTATTTGCAGGCGAAAGTGGCGCAGGTAAGAGTTTTATCTGTTCAGGCAATCTAGTTAAGAATGCACAAGCACAAGGTATCTTTCCGATCTTGATTGATACAGAAAATGCGCTTGACGAGAAATGGTTACACGCACTTGAAGTTGATACAAGTCCAGATAAGTTGTTGAAACTTAACATGGCCATGATTGACGATGTGGCAAAAACTATTACAGAATTTGTTGCAGAATACAAGACAATGCCAGAAGACGAGCGTCCTAAAGTATTGTTCATCATTGACAGTCTTGGAATGTTACTGACTCCCACTGATGTTAACCAGTTTCAAGCCGGGGATCTCAAAGGTGACATGGGCCGTAAACCTAAAGCACTCACAGCACTGGTTCGTAATTGTGTAAACATGTTTGGTAGTCTAGGTATTGGTCTAGTCGCAACCAATCACACATACGCAAGCCAAGACATGTTTGATCCAGACGACAAGATCAGTGGCGGTCAAGGCTTTATCTACGCCAGTTCAATCGTGGTTGCCATGCGTAAATTGAAACTGAAACTCGATGCTGATGGCAACAAGACCACAACTGTGCAAGGTATTCGTGCTGCTTGTAAGATCATGAAAACTCGTTATGCAAAGCCGTTTGAAAGTGTGCAGGTCGAGATTCCTTATGAAACAGGTATGAGTCCATATAGTGGATTAGTCGACCTGTTCGAAGCCAAAGGCATGCTCAAGAAAGAAGGTAACAGCCTTGTCTACACTACCAAAGACGGCGAGATCATCAAGCAGTTCCGCAAGGCTTGGGAACGTAATGAGAAAGACGGCCTAGACATTGCCATGGAAGATATTTCCAAACATGGTGAAATTTCCACATCTGAGATAACTACTACAGTTGAACCAGACTTGGAGGAAGCACAATGAAAGAAGATTTAATCGCTGACCTGTGGCACGTGGTAATTGGACATATTCCTGAAAAACAAAGACCGGATGTGGCCACTGATTTTGTAAACACATTGCTTGACTACGGTATCAAAGAAAGTGTGTTAGACAGTTTGCAAGGAGTAGATCCTTTTCTTGACGAAGCTATCACATACGCCATCGACGGTGAAGAGATCGAAGAAGATGTAGACAGCTACGACGAAGAGGAATAAATGAATTGGTACGACAAGGTTAGTAAAGATATAAGCAACATTCCAGATGCTGCGGCCTATTATGAAGCTGAGTTAATCGAAGCAAAACAAGATGTCCGCATAGCGGGTAACATCGAGAAGGCAAGTTCGCAGATGCCCGGCATTGTGGAAGAACGCTTTAATCAACTTCAAGAAATTGAAGGTATCCTTGAATACTTAAATATTGAACTTCGTAGACTTCGCAGTCAACATTTTCGCAAGTATCTCGAAAATTATCAACGAGCTTTATCTTCAAGGGACTGTGAAAAGTTCGTTGAAGGTGAAGCTGACGTTGTAGACTTTGAAAAAATTATCAACGATTTCGCTCTTCTACGCAACAAATGGCTGGGCATTATCAAAGCACTTGACCAAAAACAATGGCATCTCAGCAACATTGTTAAACTACGAGTATCTGGACTAGAAGACGCCAGTCTTTAAATACTAGATAATATACGCAGATAAATATCTGCATGAAAATCGTTTTAATTACTGGTGGATTTGATCCCCTACATTCCGGGCACATTGCCTACTTCAAAGCTGCAAAAACTCTAGGAGACATGTTAATTGTTGGATTAAATTCTGACGATTGGCTTGTCCGTAAAAAAGGCGCGGCCTTTATGCCGTGGAACGAACGACTGTGCATCATCAATAATCTATCGATGGTTGACGAAGTTTATACCTTTAATGACGATGACGGATCAGCAAAACATTTTATTCAACAAGTGCGAGCACATTATCCCGATGCCAAACTGATATTTGCCAATGGCGGCGATAGGACCAAAGATAACATTCCAGAGATGGATGTTGTAGATTCCAATTTGTCATTTGTATTTGGTGTGGGCGGCGAAAATAAAATGAATTCTAGTTCGTGGATTCTTCAAGAATGGAAGGCTCCTAAGACCGGTAGGGCCTGGGGATACTATCGTGTCTTGCATGAACAAGGTCAAGAAGTCAAAGTCAAAGAACTTACGGTATTACCTAAAACCTGTCTCAGCATGCAACGCCATCAAAATCGAGCAGAACATTGGTTCGTGTCTGAAGGCATCGCTACAGTCTATACTGTTGACCAATCTACAGACATGGATCTGCTAGGTGAATTTACTCGATTTCAACATATACACATCAACAAGCATCAATGGCATAAGTTATGCAACGAAACCGATCAGCCTCTGAAAGTTGTAGAAATACAATACGGAGATCAGTGCATAGAAGAGGATATAGAAAGAAAATGATTCCAATTTTTATTGGGTATGATCCCCGAGAAGCCATAGCATACCATGTGTGTTCAAACAGTATTATTAGACATTCTAGTCATCCAGTGAGTATTAACCCGTTGGCATTGAACATATTAAAAGACTACGAAGAAAAACACACCGACGGTAGTAATCATTTTATCTACAGTCGCTTCCTTGTTCCACACTTAATGCAATATAAAGGTTGGGCAATATTCATGGACGGCGATATGTTATTGCGTGACGACATTGAAAAACTATGGGCATTAAGAGATAATTCAAAAGCAGTTATGGTTGTTAAACACGACTACAAAACTAAAATGTCTGAAAAGTATCTTGGTGCCAAGAACGAAGACTATCCTTGTAAAAATTGGTCTAGTGTGATACTTTGGAACTGTGGGCACCCTGCCAATGCTGTGGTTACTCCGGAGTTTATACAAAATGCCACTGGAGCACAGGTACATAGATTTACATGGCTTACTGACGACTTAGTCGGCGAACTTCCAGTAGAATGGAACTGGCTGGATATTGAATACGAGTGGAACCCTCAAGCAAAATTAGTTCACTATACCCTAGGAACACCTTGCTTCCATGAATTTTCAGACCAGGGTGATTTCTCCAACGAATGGCATAGAGAAAAAATTTACGTAGATTATTGTCTACAGCACGGTCTATGATCTTTTTAAGCAAAGACGGCAAAGATCCATATATTAACATGTTTGCACAGGGGTGCAACACTAGAACAACTTCAACTGAAGATTTTAATTACAACGACAGTATTGATCCTATTGTATTAAGAGGTATACTTAAGAAAAAGTGGATACACCAATGTTGGGAAGATAGTCGTGATTTCTATTATATAGACACGGGATATTTTGGCAATGAGAGAACTGATTCAAATCCCAATGGTTGGAAAAATTGGCATCGTATAGTAAAGAACAATCTACAACATGGCGAGATCGTGCCAAGAAAAGATGATAGATTTAAACATTTTAATAAAAAGTTTCAGCCCTGGAAGAAAGATGGAAGAAAGATACTAGTAGCGAAACCAGATGAAAAACCCATGCGATTCTATGACTACAATCTAGATATTTGGTTAGAACATACAGTAAATGAAATAAAAAAATACACAGATAGACCTGTGGTAGTTAGAGAGCGGGCACCTAAAAGATTAGATAGAACAGTTAACGATACACTAGAACAGGCCCTCAATGATGATGTATTTGCATTAGTTACATTCAACAGTGTAGCAGCTACAGAAGCTGTATTCCTTGGAATACCTGCATTTACTCTAGCACCGGCTAATGCAGCTAGTCCTGTTAGTTTGCAGGATCTATCTAAAATAAACGAACCTTACTATCCCGACCAAGATAAATTATATGCGTGGGCCTGTCATTTGTCATACGGGCAGTTTCATAATTCAGAATTGAGAAACGGCAAAGCCATGGAGATGTTATTAACATTATGAAAGAACTATCTTTAGAAGAATCTCTGGTCGTAGGGTCGAATCATTTTTGTACTACGGATATGTCCAACATTGATAACCCTATGGTTGTTCGTGGGGTAACAAGCAAAAGCGAAATAGTAGAGTGCAAAAAGACGAACAGAGATTTTTATTACATAGATACTGGTTATGTAGGTAATTTTCCAAGTGTAGGAAACAAGTCAGGTAAAAAATGGTGGCACCGAATTGTAAAAAATGATCTACAACATATTACCCCTCAATCAGTTCCCGCCGATCGATGGATCAATCTTCTTAACCAAGATCCTAGATTGAGTTGGAAAGGCTGGAAACCTTTTAATAAAAAGATATTATTGGTATTGCCGAATCCCAAAGCCTGTAGATATTTTGATATTGATTGTGATACATGGATTAAAGAAACTACTGAAAAAATAAAAACATATTCTAATTTGCCGATTGAAATCAGGGCGAAAGGATCAAGAAGTGAAAGGGGACATGGATATTCAATTTACGACGCATTTAATTCTGGAGTTTACGCCACGGTGTCATTCAACAGCATAGCATCATTGGAAAGTGTGCTATACGGCATCCCGGCATTTGTTTCGGTGCCTTGCGCAGCCAGCACTCTGGCATCTACCGATCTATCCACACTCGGAAATCCATTCAAACCTTCGACAGAAAATATAACCGAAATGTGTAAGACCTTGGCGTATGGCCAGTTCACCCAAGAAGAAATTACCAACGGTACAGCCTGGAAAATATTAAATCAATGAAATTACTAGTAAACGACAAAGAACTTGCACACTATCTTATCAGTCTGATAGATTTAAAAGATCATTGCGCACACATTGAGTTAGATGAGCGTAAAACTGCAGAAGCTATACACTTTATCATCGAAAAAAGAGATCATCATAAATTTGATATTGAAAAATTCCGTGATAAGTTTAAAGAAAAACTATGGCGGGGAGTCTCTGCGGATGCTATAGAATGGCGCAGTAAAGTCAACACAGTTTTAGAAAATTACAGAAAAAATTATTTCGGCCAAATACACAAAAAGGCTGAATACGTGATAGAAAAATTAGGTGCTGAAAATATCATTGACGCCTATATGAATAGTGATCAACAATATTTTATCAAAACCGTTGGACTACAAATTGATCCCACAGCAACTATGATTCGTCGCAGAGATTTCTTGAACAGCGCAGAAGACTGTCTATTACGAAACACAGTAGGCAATGAAAATATCATTGTAGATAAAATTGATAATCATCTTCCGTTCTGGTTCATAGATAGCGGGTATACTAATTTTGTTGAATCTAATAAAAAATGGCATAGGCTTACAAGAAATCACCTGCATTTTAATAATCAATTTGTTGCACCTGCAGATAGATTGAAAAATTTCACAGAATTTCCTAGACCTTGGCGTAACACTGGCAAAAAAATATTAGTGGTAGAGCCCGGCGAGTTTGCAGCCAGCATCATGCATGTAGATGTGGAATCTTGGACCAAACAAATCGTCGATGAACTGAAAAAACACACAGATAGACCTATAGAAATTAGATCTAAAACTAATAAGAAAACACGCACTAGTCTTTATCAAACACTGCTAGATGGAGACTACTATTGCACGGTTAGTATCAATTCAAACAGTGCTGTGGAATCTATCTGGGCAGGCATTCCTGCTATCACTCTTGACAAACATGTTAGTAACTCTGTTACTAGAAATAATCTAGCACAGATCAATGATTTATATTATGGCCCGCTTGGCGATTGGCTAGCATGGCTTAGTTATTGTCAGTTTACCTACAATGAACTCATGGACGGAACTGCATACAATATAGTAAAGGAATATCACAGTGTCTAACATCACCGCTGTGGCCTATTATGGTGGAATCCCGCCTACAAACAAGAATCCAGAAAAACCTTTGATCTTGGATAATTTTTTGCAGGGAGTGAAATCGTCCGGGGATCATGCCATTGCACACACTGGGATGAATGCTGTGCCTTGTGATGTAGCATTGATACAGGGGTTTGTTCACGAACATGGTAAATCGGCTCCTCATCTTCAATTGAGACAAGATGCCGTTGCATTGCAGAAAGAAAACAATCGGAGAAGTTTAATCGTAGACAGCAATTTGTTTTTATATGCTGATCCGAATAATACCAAAACCTATCTGAGATACAGTTTTGATGGAGTTTTTCCTACTACTGGATTTTACTTTGATCGAGATATCGATCCTGGACGTTGGCAAAAAATTAGTCACGATTTACGCATAAGTTTGCAGCCTTGGAGAACACAGGGAGAGCACATATTGATTTGCCTACAGCGACACGGTGGGTGGAGCATGGGTGGGCTAGATGTTCAGACATGGTTAGATCAAACTATTGCACAAATTAGACAGCATAGTAGAAAACGTCAGATTGTTGTTCGAACACACCCCGGAGATAAAAAAATTAAATCAATTTTAAAAATTTACGGCAAAGGTGTACGATTAAGTGTTAATGAAAGATTAGTCGACGATTTAAGAGGTGCATGGGCCACAGTAGTATACAACAGTAGTCCAAGCGTGGCTAGTATTATTGAAGGAGTTCCGGCATTTCTTACAGATCATAATCCACAGCGTAGTCAAAGTTACCAAGTAGCGAATACAGATTTAAGTCGATTAGAAAATCCCGAGATGCCCGAGAGAAAATCATGGATTGAACAGATATCTATGTGCCATTGGAATTTTAATGAACTTCGATCCGGAGAAGCTTGGCAATTTTTCAAACAGTATCTCTAACGCCAATACGCTTCTGTTCTTTGAACTTTTAGATCTTCAGGTTTACTACGACCTAATTTCTTTCTACCACCCTTGAGGTGATCCAGCCATGCGCCCCATTGGCTATTAATTAATGGGTGTCCTTCGCCCGACGTCATTCCTGGTGCTGGACGTAGGTCATGCAAGTGTGCTGCCCAATCTAGTTGTCGCATCTGCGGAAATTTTACTCGTACCGCATCAAACACAAAACTGTCATGCCACTCAGCTAACTGAAAAATTCCTTGTTCGGCTTGATCATAGACTCTTTGAAATTCTTTGAGAAAAAGTTGAATGTTAGGCGATCGTAGATTCATTGCATACAAACCACACTCTGAATATTTGCCCCTTCGACCCAGATAGCACAGCTCACTATCAGTGGGAATCATCTTGTATAGATCGGTCATGGTGATAGGACTGTGGCAAATAGTATCTGCATCCATCCATATTAAAATATCCGCATCTGTTTCTTTGACACAATCAAATATGGCATAAACTTTATGTGCAAATCTCACAGCATGCCATTTGAATCCTTTGCCTGAATCTTTTCTTAGAGATCTCACAGGATCCGCCGACACATCGCCGTTGGCCTTAGGCACATCTTTCCATGTGTTTTTAAAAGTCATTAGTTCTGCAACTTCTTCTAGACGTTTCAGTGTGACACGACTGTGATCACGGATCGCAGGGTTGCACTTTTCGGGATATAAATGAAGTATGACCTCAGTAGGCCAGTTCTCGCAGAAGGTGTTGATCATACGCTGTGCATATTTGTTAAGTCCGTCTTCGTGAAAGGTTGTTACTACTGCTATTTTCATTGTTGTTTTTCCCATACGTGAAATGCTCCTTGGAGACTGGTGCATCGCCACCCTGAATCGTATAACGGCGTTGATAGATCCCTAGGCAAAGCGTCGCCGCCTTCAATGAATATCAACGAATTATTTTTCTTCCAAAATGTTTGCAGACTTTCTAATTTAGAGATGTGTTTGATGTCAAAAAATACTGCCCTGACATTTACAATGCTATCTAATCTGTCAATGCTTTGTCTATAAATGAGATTTTTTGCTTTTAGTTCTGTGTTGTCTTCGTTCACAACAAAAATTGTTGAATATAAGTCTAACAGTTGTTCTAATTGACCAAATGCGGCACCAATTACCAACGCATTGTCTGCGTTTTTTGACAATTTACTCAGTCTTTTTTTAATCTTATTCATGATCTATAAATATATGGCAGTATTAACTACGTAGATTATTTATCAACATTATGCGCTTCAAATTATATCGAGAATACGGTGCGTTAAACAGTCCTCCTGTGTTTGACGCTCTAGAACAAGGTTTAAAACAACTAGGGCATACCATTGTGCATGACAACGAAGACGTGTCTGTGATTTGGTCTGTGCTATGGGCCGGTAGAATGCGTTCAAATAAAACAATCTACGAACAGTGTCGACAATCAGGCAAATCTGTGATGATCATAGAAGTAGGAAATCTGAAAAGAGGCGAAACTTGGCGCATCAGTCTCGACCATATCAACAATCTTGGCAGATTCGGCAACGATATCAATCTCGATCCAACTAGACCTGAAAAATTAGGTGTTAAATTGCAGCCAATTGCCACCACACGTCGTGGCGAAATATTAATAGCCTGCCAACATCAAGAAAGTCTACAATGGCAAGGAATGCCTGCCATGAAAGACTGGGTAGCAGACACCATTGGAAAAATAAAACAACATACTCATAGAAGAATCCGTGTGAGATATCATCCTCGGTCAGCATTTCCGTTCAAGCAATCTGGGGTGGAGGTAGAAAGACCCGTGCTTATACCCGATACCTATGACAGTTTTGATATTTTTTACAATTATCATTGCGTGATCAACCATAACAGCGGACCAGCTATTCAAGCAGCCATAAATGGTGTTCCTATAATGTGTGATTCGTCTAGTCTAGCTGCAGATCTCAGCATCAAATGGTCAGAATTAGACAGTCCCTATGTGCCAGACAGAACTGAATGGTTTTTAAAACTATGTCACACCGAGTGGACCGTGGACGAAATACGTCAAGGCATACCAATTTCTAGATTATTCAGTTGACAACCAGAAATCAAGGCTGTATACTTGAATAATGTTACCATCAGAATTTGCCGAAGACATATTTGTTGAGTTTTATAAACTTGTTGCTCAACAAAAAATCTCCATACAAGGTCAAGATTTTTCACCCATCTCAAGTTTTCATGAAAAAATTATCAACAGCGGTGAGCTGACCAAAAATCAGGCGAATTTTCTCATAAAATTATTGGAAAAATACAAGATTGTATCTGCTCAGGCAGGTTTTGATTATAGGTCGCAACTACAAGATCTCAAATGGCGCAAGCCGTTTAGAGTGTTGGATCTCAGTAAAAAAATATATGTAGAACTGCGTGAAAACAAACTGGAAATTTGTCTAAAATTTCCGTATCAGCTGAAAAAAGAATTTGAAGATGAGATTGAACGTCGAGAAACTCTTTACGCTTACAGCTTTTGGGATCCCGATGATAAGGTAAGACGCTTAGATTTGTATCAGTATAACTTAATCACATTATATGAATTTGTCTGTAAGCATAATTTTGAAATTGACGATACTTTTATGAACGTGTTGTCGGATGTAGAAGAAATTTGGCAAAATTCTGAGGATGCTACACCTTACAGCGAAGTTGATATAAATGGCGTTCAATTGAAAAACGCCAGTGACGAAACAGCGGAGTGGTGGCAAAGTAATAAAACTAGTAACATCAGCAAAGATTTGTTATTAGCTAAAAGTATGGGGTTTTTATACCAAGAAAAACCACATACTTTAGTGGAAAAAATCGCAGCCAGCCAAGAAAACAGCTTCTGGTTGAAAACCAATCAAGATTTTTTTGAGTTATCTAAATCTTTTTCCGGACAAATATGTATATTGCTAGATCGAAGCAGCGCCACATTGCCGTGGCTGCAAAGTTTTGTAGCCGATGCTGAAAAAAGTGGAGTTGATCGTGAAGAAATCAAGGTGTGTTTTAGAGAAAACAAAGAATCCACTACTGGGCTGAATGACTGGATCAAGGTTGCAGGAGTTGGCGGCAAAGTCGAAACTGGTAGGATATTAATTTTTGAATCAAAGCCGGCTAAGTGGTTGTTTAAGACAAGCAATGATGTTACACTAGTAGTAACAAATAACATTTTCCCACCAACAAATACCATGGCACGGGATTGGTTTATGTGTCATCCCTGTGTGATATATCTTGGTGATACTAGACCAACAGAAACCAAAGGACAAAAAATTGTTGAACTGTAAGTTAACAATCAAAGACGAAGTAAACATCAAGGTAGAAGGGCTACGAGTTGAAACACGACGGAAAATTGTCAATAAATTAAAGTTCGATTTACCTTATGCCCGACACATGCCGGCCTATAAACTAGGACGTTGGGACGGAACTAAAACTTATTTTAACATTGGCGGCAGTGGATATCTTGCACACCTTGATGTGATTCTAGCAGTAATTGATGATGAAGGTTATGACATCGAAGTCGAAGATCTTAGACCGCATCAGGAATTAAAATTTGCTGCTATCGATGAAAATTACTGGGCCGACAAAGGCAAAGTCTGGCCCAAAGGACATCAACAGGCAGGAGAACCTATTGTTCTAAGAGACTATCAGTATGAGGTAATCAACAAGTTTTTAGAGAATCCTCAGGCCTTGCAAGAAGTAGCCACTGGTGCTGGAAAAACAATTACCACAGCAACTTTAAGCCATCTATGCGAACCTTATGGTCGCACAATGGTAGTTGTTCCTAATAAATCGTTGGTGGTTCAAACTGAAGAAGATTACAAGAACCTAGGCCTGGATGTTGGTGTTTACTTCGGAGATAGAAAAGAATTAGGTAAGACACATACCATATGCACCTGGCAAAGTTTGAATGTGTTAGACAAGAAAAGCTATGACAACGACACCATGACATTGGCAGAATTCTGTGAAGGAGTCTGCGCGATCATTGTTGACGAAGTGCATCAAGCCAAGGCAGAAGTATTGACCAAACTACTGACACAAAACTTTCGTAACTGTGCCATACGCTGGGGACTCACCGGAACTGTGCCTAAAGAACAGTGGGAGTTTCAAGGTATATTGGCCAGTATAGGTCCTGTGATAAATCAAGTATCTGCGTATGATTTACAGGAAAAAGGTGTGTTAGCACAATTGAATATCAATGTGTTACAGACCACAGATGTGCAGGTGTTTAATTCATTCCAGGACGAATACTCATTTCTTGTCACAGACGATAATCGGCTACAATGGATCGCCGGTAAGATCACTGCGTTATCTGCTACCGGTAATACTCTGGTGTTAATTAACAGAATCGATACAGGAAAAAAATTAATTGACTTAATACCAGAGGCAGTGTTTGTCAGCGGCGGTATGAAACTCGATGATCGCAAGGAAGAATATGATGAAATTAAAACAAGTGATGGCAAGATTATTTTGGCGACTTATGGTGTGGCCGCTGTGGGTATTAATATTCCACGTATTTTTAATTTGGTTCTTCTTGAACCCGGAAAGAGCTTTGTCCGTGTTATACAAAGCATTGGGCGAGGCATTAGAAAAGCAGAAGACAAAGATCACGTAGAGATCTGGGATATTACCAGCACCTGCAAATATGCCAAGCGGCACCTAACAGAAAGAAAAAAGTTTTATAAAGAGGCCAAATACCCCTTTACCATTACCAAGGTTAATATATGATACATCCTCTTGAACCTACTCAGTTTTCTGAAAACACATTTAACTGGGATTTTTACGATACTGATTTTTTCTTTAGCCCAGATGGCACACAAGAATTCCCTAATCACCATTGTAAAAAAACGTGGGTAGCTAGTCTTCCTTTTATTACAGAAAAAAGAAATGCTATAGATGTTGGTTGTAGAGACGGCGAATATACAAGATATCTTCACAAAGATTTTAATCATGTTTTTTGTTTTGATTATCGAAGAAGAAAATTATTTCATAAAAATGTTGACCTATCTAAAATTACACATTTTAAATGTGCGTTGGGTGAAGAACATAAAATTATAAAGGTAAGCGGTGGTGGAAGTATAACTGCTGGAAAAGTACCGCAAGAAAAGTGGTATGATGAACAGCTATACACTATAGATGAATTTAATTTTTCAGATATTGATTATATTAAAATTGATGTAGACGGATACGAATTAAATGTTTTACAAGGTGCAGTTAACACCATTAAAAAATACAATCCTCTGTTGGTTGTAGAACAAGAAAACAGTGATACTAGAGCAATTGATTTCTGTAAGATCAATTTTAACTATGACATTTTAGCATGGGATGCTGATCACCGAAACGTAATACTAGGAAAATTAAAATGAGAATACTCACACTAAACAATGAAGCATTTGATCTAAACGAATTGCCGGATCAAGTAGACGAAGATACAAGATTTTCGGTGCTGGATAATTCAAATCCACAGGATCCAGATTTTTATTTCATGCCTTTGATATTTTTAGAATCGTTTAATTCACCGGCTATAGTGCTGAACATAGGAGGCTATGAAGTGCAAATGCCTTTGGATTGGTGCATGGTAGTAGGTGACAAAGATTGTGGGCTTGATCCCGAAGTGTTACCGTTGACTAGTATCAATGAGCGTGGATTTGACGCACTAGTGTTTAATCCGATCAAAGGCTTTAGAGCAGAATATATGCCTATAGAAATTGTTAATATCTATCAGGATGTGCGTTGGTATTTTCCTAAGATGAAAAACGGACAATTATTAACTGTGCCGCTCAGCGAGGAGGTCAATCCACCTTGCGTGTTCTTTGTCAAAGAAGTTTCAAGACAAAGCGAAGTTTTGCAATTACATAAATTGATCTGATTAAATACACACATTAAGGAGATAGCATGAAAGCAGGAAAAGTATGGGGACAGACAGAATTGTTAGAAGCCAACGGTGTATTAGAATTTCATCGTATTGAAGCCAACGCCGGTGGAGTATGTTCTAAGCATAAACACAAATACAAGTGGAATGGATTCTTTGTCGAGTCCGGTGAAATGATTATTCGTGTATGGAAAGGCAATTATGATCTCGTAGACGAAACTTTGTTAAAGGCAGGCGAATATACAAAGGTTGCTCCGGGCGAATATCATCAATTTGAAGCAGTCACAGACTGTGTAGCATTTGAATTATATTGGGCAGAATTTGATCACGATGACATTGAGCGTGAAACTGTGGGGTATTCAAAATGACAAAACAGTGGTTAGGCAGTGGCGGGCTCTGGGAAACAGAATTATATCAAAGCCACAAGAAAGAAAATTTTGAAATTCTAGATAAATTCTTAGGCAGCGCACCAATGAAGATTTTAGATATTGGCTGCGGGCTTGCTTGGGAATCGAGAATGTTCAATGAAAAATATAATTCCGAGCTGTGGTTGTTAGACGGCGATACTAAAGATAACGACTCTAAATCTCCCGAAGCATCAACTGGAAAATATAATAAGACAGCTAACGATTTCTTATTCTATCATCCATTGTCAGAGGTAGACGCAGAATTAAAAAAATTAGGCACTAAAAAATATCATTTAATTGATTGCAATAATATTAATATTCCAGAAGATGTTAAATTTGATTTGATTACGTCGTGGGTGTCTTGTGGTTTTCACTATCCTGTAAACACTTATAAAGATTTGATATTAAAACATTCACATGCAAATACGAGAATTATAATGGATTTGCGAGTGATATACAAAAAGACTAATATGCCCGAGCAAGAAGACGGCGTAGAAATTGTTAATGTGATTAATCAACGAAACAAATATATAATGGCTGAGGTAAAACTATCATGATATCAATAGTAATGGCATATTATAATCGATTAGAATTATTAAGACATACTCTAAAAACATTTATTCAAAGTCGGGAAAAAGACTTTGAAGTAATAATTGTAGATGATTTTAGCAATTTAGAAAACAGTTTAGATACTGTTCCTAGTGAATTTCCGTCGCTGAATATTAAAATAATTAAAATGTCAGATCGAGGATCTAAGACTTGGTTTAATCCCTGTGTGCCGTATAATGTTGGATTCCGTGAAAGTTCTGGTGACAAAATTATTATTCAAAATCCAGAGTGCTGTCATCAAGGCGATGTAATCTCATATGTGAATCAAACATTAACTGATGACAATTATCTAACCTTTCATTGCTGGGCATGTAACAAAGGCGATGTAAGAATTCTACATCAAGGCGGTACAATAGATGTAGGCGGAACAAAATCTAGTAAAACAAAATGGGTTAATCATAGTGTTCACCATCCAGTGGGATATCACTATACCTCGGCAATTACTAGGAAGAACTTGTGTGAATTAAATGGTTTTGACGAAGAATTTGCTTTCGGTCATAGTTATGATGACGACGAATTTTTACAAAGAATTAAAAATAAAAAATTAAATGTAACGTTTGTTGAAGCACCGTATGTTATACATCAATGGCACCCTAAAATGTATAATAACCCGCTGGCGCCGCCAGCAACTGTTAATAATCAACAATTACTTGCCAAATTGCAAGCATCTGTTCCCCCCACTATTAGAGCTAATAATAAGGACAATATTAAATGAAACACAATATAAACGGAAAACGAGCTTCATCGAACGACGAGCTAATGAGATATCTACACTCCGTTGTTAAAGAAGGAGATTCTATTTTAGATCTCGGATGCGGTCCGAAATTATATTCAGATCCATTTAAAGACAGATGTAGCAAAATTATCACAATTGATGCATGGGAGTCAGTGAATCCAGATTTTGTAGCAGACCTAGAAACTGTTGATCTAAACACCTTATTAGGCGGTGAGAAATTTGATTATGTTTTAATGATAGATTTTATCGAACACCTTGATAAAGATGCAGGCATTCGTCTTTTAGATTCTGTGAAAACTCTTACCACTAAAAAAATTGTATTATTGACTCCGTTAGAAGAAATTTGGGATGATAATCATAAAAATGTAAATGATCCAAGATTATGGTGCTATGGTAATACTTTTGACATACATAAAAGTCTTTGGCATAAAGAAGATTTTACAGACTGGACACCATTAGACTTACCTAGTCTTTGCCATTATTTTGTTGGGGTATTTCCAAATGACTAAGGTTCTAACAATTTTAGGAACAAGACCTGAGATTATAAGACTATCTAGAATTATTCCTAAACTTGATAACATTGTTGATCATAAAATATTGCATACCGGTCAAAATTATGATAAAAATTTAAATGATGTATTCTTCAAAGAATTGAGTTTAAGAAACCCAGATTATGTAATTGACAATAAATCTGTATCCTTTGCAGAACAAATTGGTAATACATTTGTAGGTGTTGAAAAATTTGTAAACGAATTTAAGCCTGATAAAGTTTTGATATTGGGCGACACCAATTCAGGCCTAGCAGCAATTATATGTGAAAGATTAGGCATTCCGGTCTATCATATGGAAGCTGGCAATCGTTGTTATGATCTTAAAGTTCCTGAAGAAAAGAATAGAAAAATTATTGATGCCGTGTCTAGTATAAATTTACCTTATACTGAGTTAAGCCGTCAAAATTTATTGCGTGAAGGTGCTGCAAACAACAAAGTATTTGTCACGGGGAATCCAATTAAAGAAGTAATAGATTTTTATGCAAATGAAATAGACAGTTCTCCTATATTATCAGCACTTAATCTTGAAAAAAATAACTACATTATAGCCACAGCGCATCGAGCAGAAAATGTTGATGTTAACGATCGGTTGATTAATATTTTTGAAAGTTTTGAAGAAATATCTAAAGAATATAAGATAGTGTTTAGTTGTCATCCTAGAACCAAACAAAAATTAGCAAAGTTTAATATTTTAGTTGATAATCCAAACATTATAATAACGGAACCTTTGGGGTTTTTTGATTTTGTCAACTTAGAAAAAAATGCACATATGGCAATTAGCGATTCAGGAACGGTTCAAGAAGAAATGTGTTTATTCGGTATACCAACAATTACCATTAGAGATACAACAGAAAGACCAGAAACAGTTTGGTGCGGCTCTAACGTAATTAGCGGCTTGGATAAAGAAAATATTGTTGCCTGCTTTAACAGAATGAAGTCAGCTGACAGGAACTGGAAAATACCTGAAGAGTACAATCAAAATAATGTATCAGACGTAGTTGTTAACATACTACTGTCGAACTAAGGACAATTGATGAAAAAGAAATATGTAGAATTTGACAAATTTGATCTAGAAGATCTTTCTAACGAATTTCAATCTAAGCAACCGTTTAACTATATTGCTATAGATGATTTTTTTACAGAAAAAGTTATTAATGAAACACTAACTGACTTCAACAATGAAAATTTTGAAAGTTGGGACAAGCGTAATCACGATAAGATTCAAATTAAATGGCGTAGTGATTGGAAAGACGATAGTGATGTTCCTGCTAACACATTGGATTTAATTAATTTTTTAAATGGTGGAACATTTTTAAGATTCTTATCTAAGCTAACTGGAATTAATGGGCTTATTCCTGATCCCTATCTAACAGGCGGCGGATTTAACCAGATCAATACAGGCGGCACACTAGCAGTACACGCAGACGGCAACTGGCACGATCTAATGGGAGTACACAGAAGATTAAATGTTATCCTATACTTAAACGATAATTGGCAAGAAGAATGGGGAGGCCATTTAGAAATGTGGTCTAGAACCCCCGACAACAAACCAGGAGTATGCGTTGATAAAATTAGTCCATTACTTAACAGACTGGTTGTATTTAGAACTGACGATTTTAGTTTTCACGGTCATCCTACTCCGTTAAAATGCCCCGAAGATAGAAGTCGTAGATCATTAATTTTGTATTACTATACAAATACAAGACCTGCAGAGGAAGTGGAATCTTTGGATAACAAACATAGAGCATTATTCCACAACCCAGATGACATCGGAGTAAAATATGAATGATAGTATTTTTGACAACGCACGAATTTTAATTACAGGCGGCACTGGCTCGTGGGGGCAAACACTGACTCGATTAATGCTTGAAAAACACAACCCTAAAGAAATTATTATTTTTTCAAGAGGTGAACTTCAGCAGGTATTAATGCAACGTAAGTTTAAAAATCTCAATATCAAATACATCATAGGAGATGTTAGAGACTACGAAGCAGTTAAGTTTGCTACTAAGAATGTTGATTATATTTTTCACATGGCTGCTCTTAAACACGTACCTATCTGCGAAGATCAACCTCAGGAAGCTATTAAAACAAATGTAATAGGTACAACAAATGTTGTTAATGCTGCGATTGAAAATCGTGTTAAAAAAGTCATCGATGTATCCACCGACAAGGCAGTTGAGCCATTGAACTTATACGGAATGACTAAAGCTGTGGGTGAAAAGTTGATTATTCAAGCCAACGATCTAACCGATCATACTAGATTTGTCTGTGTACGTGGAGGCAATGTTATGGGATCTAATGGCAGTGTTATTCCATACTTTATAGAACAGATCCGTAACGGTGGACCGGTTACTATCACTGATCTAAGAATGACTCGATTCTTCTTAACACTCGAAGAAGCTATTGGTTTACTATTTAAAGCTGCCGAAGAAAGTATAGGTGGTGAAACATTTGTAATGAATATGCCAGCGGCATACATCAAAGATATCGCAGACATTTTGATAGATGTCTACGGCGATGCAGAAATTACAGAGATGGGGAGTAAACCCGGTGAAAAATTAGATGAGATGCTGATATCAAAACACGAAGCAGTAATGTCATACAAATATGACGATGCATATTTTGTGATACTACCATTTAATCCTAAACAAACATTAATAGACAAGTATAGCAGCTTAGAGAAGTTTTCAGAAGAAGAGTTTAGTTCTAAAACATTTATTATGCAACGCAATGCCATTAAAGAAATGCTTAAGAAAGGCAATTTTATATGAAAATCTTAGTAGTTGGCAGTAACGGTATGGCCGGTCATGTTATCACTCGATATCTCAAACAACAAGGCCACGATGTAAGCACACTGGCAAGATCTAATGCAGATCTTATTATAGATGTTGAGAATTTTGCAGAAATACAACGCCTCGGTGAAGTTACAAATATTTTTGACTTTGTGATCAATTGTGTGGGATTGTTAGTTAAAGATAGTAACGATCGTCCGGATCGTGCTGCATTGATCAATGGTTGGTTTCCACACTTTTTAGAACATACCTTTTTAAAAAGCAAAACACGAGTGGTTCACTTATCAACTGATTGTGTGTTTGATGGCAAGAAAGGAAACTATGTTGAATTAGATACACACACCGAAACTAACTTGTATGGCAAGTCGAAATCTCTAGGTGAAATTAACAACGATAAAGACGTTACTTTTAGAATGAGTATCATCGGACCTGAAATAAAATCAAATGGCACAGGACTCTTTAATTGGATTGTCAATAATTCTGCAAGTGAATTGCAAGGATGGAACAATGCTTGGTGGAACGGCATCACTACCTTACAGTTGGCAAAATGCATTGATCAATACATGCAAACTCCGGTAATTACGGGAGTGTATCATCTTGTTAACAATGATAATAAGATTAACAAATATGACTTGTTGTGTAAAATAAACGATATATTTGCTCTTAACAAAACCATTATACAAACACAAGGTCCAAAGCCCGTAAACAAAATCTTAATTGACACACGTAAATTATTAGAGTTTAATATTTCCGATTACGATCAAATGCTTATTGAATTAAAAAATCTATGATTCTTCCTTCTTTGAATATACCGGCTCGATTAACGGGTAACTTTTTTTATTTTGCGGCAGATTCAAAATATTTTGATCTATATGGTAAAGCACTGGCCTTAAGTTTACTACAACATGCGCCGTGGGCAAAAGTTCATGTTCACTTGTATAATCCAACAGACAAACAACTAGAATGGTGTTCTCAAAAAAATATAAGTTACACCAACGAATTACTAGATGTTGATGATAAAGAATTTAATACCCTATGTGCCTGCATTCGATTTATACGAATTCCGGAAATATTTGATCCAGCTGCAAAAATTATAAGTTTTGATTGTGATGTGATTGCCAATAAAACAATTCCATTAATTAAATTTTTAGAGGCAACTAACATTAGTAAAATTACTATTAGAAAAGGTGGCAAATCGTTAGCCAGTGCAATATCGTTTGGAGATGATGATTTTAGAAATACTTATAGCACTAGATTACAAGAAAGTTTCAAACAAGGAAACATTTATTGGTTTTTAGATCAAGATATATTAGATGCTATGATGATAGAAAAATCAATACCTCGATTAAGTTCTGAATGGACCGGTACAAAAATGACCCCCGAACGAATGATATGGACTGCTAAAGGATCTAGAAAACATGAAAACGAACAGTATGTAAACTTATTAAATTTTTATAATTCGCAGGTATAAAAAGGTTAGCAGGGTTCGAAATTTGTGTTAAAATTTATAGATTAGGAAATAAAATGGGAAAATTAACACCAAGTGCTACATATATCTACGAACGCAACGGCGAAGAAATCTATGCCAGAGAAGTTGGTAAATTAGAACGAACGATGATTGGAAAATATATCGACCCATTTAACGAAAATATAACCATCAATTATGAGTTAGAAAATACTTGGAAAGATATTTTAAGAGAATCTCGGACGAATCCCACTTTACAAGAAGCCCTAGAACGTGTTAAAATATTGTATCACTTGAGCAAAGACCATGGCCAAAAATAAACACGTAGATCTATTCAAAGATATCATACCCTGTGTTGATCAGGGAATCAAAGAACTCTGGGACGCTGCCACAGAAGAAGGCCGAAAAGAAATCAAAGGAGATCTGTGGAATCTCAACAGATATATCAGCAGTGTATCGGGCTCTGATAGAGAAATACAAGAACACTATCTGCTCACTGTAAATCAATACTACAACAAAAACTGGGCCAACATTAGCCAACACCCTAAACTGCAATGGCTGACATTAGTGGCTTGCAGTCACGAATCTAAAGCCAAACAGTTTCATGAATGGATTCCTCTGAAAAAAGAAAAGAACAGGAAAGAAGAATTTCTTGCCACGATATTTCCAACTATGAAAAGGGCAGACATTGCTACACTTGCAGCCATCACTACAGATCGAGAAATCAAAGACTATTGTCAAACCCTTGGATGGGACAAAAAAGAAGTCAATGCAATTAAATTTTAAGTGCGAACATTGCAATAAATTATTTGCCAAAGAAAAAACTTTGGTAGTGCATATTTGTGAACAAAAGCGTCGCCATCTTAGCCGCAATGAAAAACATGTGCTAATGGGATTGTTGACATTCCAAAGATTCTATCAGCTCACACAAAAAGCACAACAGCCCAAGACCTTTGAAGAGTTTGCCACTTCTAGTTTCTATACAGCCTTTGTGAAATTTGGCAGTTTCTTGGTTAATACAGCGCCTATATATCCTGAGCGATTTGTAGACTACGTGGTCAAGAGCGGAGTTAAACTAGATCATTGGTGCAGAGATGAATTGTATCAAAGCTATATCGCAGATTTAATCAAAGTAGAGCCTGCTGATGGTGCCATACAACGCAGTATCATGACCATGATGTCATGGGCGGAATCAAACTCTGCAGCATGGGAACATTATTTTGCCTATGTAAATCTAAACAGAGCCACTCATGATATCAAAGAAGGATTAGTAAGTCCTTGGATGATATTGAATACTCGATCAGGCAAAGAAATGTTGACCCGCATGAACGATGAACAATTAGAAATCATCGGGCCTATGATAGATCCTCAGTTTTGGTTGCGTAGATTTAAAGCTCTGCCAGCAGATCATGAATTAGTAAAAGATGTCATCAAGGAGGCCAAAATACTGTGACTGAAGAAAACAAACAAGAATTAATTTCTAGTGATGACATAGATATAGAAGTAATGACTACAGAAGAAGATAGTGAACACTGTGTATATGTTAAATTTTCAAACTTTGCAGATGAAGAATCTGCAGAAGAATATGCAGCATTTTTAGCAGAGACACTTCCGTTGTTGCTATTCGAAACAACAAGGATGCAGTAATGTCAAGACAACTCATAGACGGAACCACAGTTCAAGAATACAATACGGCAGTAGAATTAACAATTACAACTAAATGCCCAGAGAAATGGTTGTTGGTTGATAGAGAGACTGGCGAGATATATACTCCTTACACCACACCCGGGCCTAGACAGTGGAAGAAGATAGACTATGCTACATGGACTCCACCCGCAGAGATCAAAAACAATGCCTGATATCGACATAGACTTTGTAGACAGAGCCCATGCTCTAAAGTTATTCAAGCATGTGCCAGCCAGCCGTGTTGACAACGAAACTCTGACCAAACACAACACCGGTGTGTATTTACATAGTGTTCCAATGAATGCTGAGAAAGCTGTGTGCAGTATACCATACGATCATGCAGCAGCCGAAGAATATTTCAAGATTGATTTTTTAAATGTTGGCATTTACAAAGGTGTTCGAGATGAGGCGCACCTTATTCAACTCATGGAGACTGAGCCATTATGGGATCTACTACAAGACGAAGAGTTTATCCAGAATCTGTTTCATGTGAACGGTCATGGATCTATACTAAGAAAGATGGAACCAAAATCTATCGAACAACTAGCAGCCGTTTTAGCGATGATCCGACCAGCGAAACGTTATCTGATTGGGAAAGAATGGACCACGGTGATGACGGAAGTTTGGACGAAACCCGACAATGAAGAATATTTCTTCAAACAATCGCATGCCACTGCCTATGCTGTAGCTATTGTGGTGCAGATGAATTTGATCTGTGAGCAGATCAGTTACGGGTATAGTTAATGTTTTTTCAAGATGTAGAATTAATTTCTAGACCAAACGGTAGAGAAAAAGTAATTTTTCAATGTGATGAGAATTATTTTATAAATTATGGAATTTATAATTTATTTTCTTGCGACAATCACGGTCACGACGTTCATTTACATTTAATAAATCCTTCCGATTTACTACTTGAGCAAATTAAAAATTTAAAATTATCAATCGATCTTTCAATTAGTAAAGAGAAGTTAACAACTACAAATATTAATTTTTATAAACTAAAAAGTTATTATTTTTGTTCGAGATATTTTATTTCTAATCTATTGTTCGAACAAAATTTAATTTCTAAAGCATACATAGTAGACGCAGATATTATTTTTAATGAAAGAATAAATTTTGACAATAGCGTAGAGTTGGGTATTCTATATTATCCACAGTATGATACTTTGTGGAAGAAAACCGGAGCTAATTTTCTTTATGTTACTGACAAAAGAAAAAACTTTATAAAAAATATTGTAAATTTATACAACGAAAAAATTCAACATATTCCGTTTGAAACTATTACCGAAAATATGGAAAAACTGCAAAGAGCGAATATGTATGGATTAGATCAGGTCTGCATGTCGGAACTAATAACTCAAGAACACGATTTTTTTAATTTGTGCAATTTAGAAAATTTTGTAACTAAAAAGCAAGATTCTAAGATTTGGTCTCTAACAGGTCCTTGGAAAAAGAATCCCGATATAAAAAAATTATTAGAAAAACAAGTTAACCGATCTTTCTAACTAGAGTAATCGACTTACGCTTGATTCGTTTGACAATAATGTCATTTAAACTAGTGCAGGGACCGTGCATGAGTTTGACATCTTTAGTTGAAAAATTTCTAATTACGTATCGAAATTCAATGATTTCTCTGGCCAAGAAAATGTTGATAGGAATTTGCCTGTTCGACTCCCACCACCAGGCTTCGCCTAGTTCTAGAAATCGCTGTTTTTCCTCGTCTGTTTTTATCATAGAATAGTCATACATACTAGTGACTTGAGCATCTTGGTTAATAATGATGCCCACATATTCATGGTTAACATGCACTATAACACTGATAAAGGGAAAATTTTCTTGTAGGTTAGTTGTTATTCTCATTCGATAAATACTGCTAAAGGTCCGTTAGTGTATGCAATTTAATCCTGTTTATTTATATGTCAACAAACTCGATGTATTTACCACCCCGGCGGACACTTGGTCAACTGAGAGGTATCGCAGAGTGTATAACAGAAATCTAAAAATATTTCGAGGTGTTGATAATCGCATTGACATCCAAGTTCGTAATAGTGATCAAAAGGCCAGCAACATTGCGGGCAGCACTTTGGTATTTAATCTCGTCAGTCAAGACACTAAAGATTTAGTGCTACAAAAAGACTTCACTGCTATGGATCTTGCTACCGGCAAGGTCACTGTGATTGTTACTGCCGACGAACTGCTGGATCTTAATACAGGATTCTATAACTACAGCATAGTCAAAGAAGTTCGATCTACAGTAGACAGCACAGACTATATAGTAAATTCTAAAATGCCTTTATATATGGACAGCCAATATGATACTATAGGCACCTTAGAAATCACTGGCGATGTATACGGCGGGGTAGCAGACAGTGTAATAGTAGACACATTTAATTATACCAATCCTTTCACTCAAGGTGCCACTGATCCTCAACCATTTTACACCAGTGCTATTATAGATGCTCGTCCTAAAACATCGCCAGCCTATCCTATTCACACATTTCAATTTTACTCTACTAATTACAAAGGCACAGTAGAGATACAGGCCAGTTTAGACGATCAAGGAGCCACACCAAGAGAGACTAAATGGATCACAGTGTCTACCGTGGATCTTGATACCGAACAGTATAAAAACGTCACAGGCAAGTATAATTGGTTTAGAATCAAACACACTCCAGGCGAAATTTCCAGCGTCGCAAGATTTACCATAGCTCAAACTCTTCTACTAACATATAATGTTACTATTGGTGAGATTGGCAAAGGTTATGATGTAGGTGATATTATTGTCATCACAGGTAATAAATTGGGTGGAGAATTGGGAACCAATGATCTCACTATCACGGTTTCTGCTGTTAATGCAGACGGCGGCATTACTGGATTTACATATACCGGCCTTTCATATAATGGAGTCAAAACATTTGTGTTAAATGACTCTAATATTCCTGTTGGAACCATTGACAAGATACTGTATAGATAGTATACTTGTAGTATGACTCTTGTCGTTGATAAATTTCGAACACTGCTCCCACCTCGTGCTAAATCGAGCCCATCAGGATGGACATCATTCAATGCACCCTGCTGTCAACATCGAGGGCATAGTCCTGATACTCGCAAACGTGCCGGCATAAGATTTGACGGTGATGGTGTAATCTATAACTGTTTCAATTGCAAATTTACCACAGGGTGGCAACCTGGTAGCACCATAGGCGAAAAGATGAAAACGCTGTGCAGATGGTTAGGCGCCAGCGAAGACACTATTAAAGAACTAGTGTTCGAAGCCATGAGAACAGAAGGCGATGATTACCGCCCAGAACACCAGGAAATCAAGCTAGAATTCACAGACAAACAATTACCAGAGGGTGCAATGCCTTTGTTAGAATGGCTAGATGCTAAATTAACTACTGAAGAAGAGCAAAAGTTAGTAGAAGTTGTTGAATATGTAGTTAGTAGAGGATACGATCCCACTAGCGAAAACTTCTACTGGAGTCCCGCACCAGGATATGTTGATAGAGTAATTATTCCCTTTAGGTGGCAAGGACGTATTGTAGGTAATACTGCAAGAAAAGTAACTGCCGGAAAACCTAAATATCTATCAGATCAGCATCCTCATTTTGTTTTCAATTTTGATCAACAAAAAGAAAATCAGAAGTATATATTTGTGTGTGAAGGCCCGTTTGATGCCTTGGCCATTGACGGTGTAGCCCTTCTTACCAACGAGATTGCCGAACAACAAAGTAGAATAATTAACAGTCTAGGTGCAGAAGTTATTGTGATCCCAGACCAAGATCGAGCAGGATTGGTGTTGTATGATCGTGCAGCAGAACTTGGTTGGTCAGTGGCTATACCAAATTGGGATGCCGATGTCAAAGATGTAGCAGATGCAGTATATCGTTATGGGAAGTTATTTGTGCTTGTAGATGCAATAAAAACAGCACAACAAGGACAGATTAAAATTAACATGGCCAAGAAACAACAAGAACATAAATTAGAAAGGTTAGAAAATGTTTAAAAAAATTATAGATTTTCTGCTCTACCCTTGGAACAGATATCAAGAACACCGAAGATTCAAACGTAGATTAAAAGAGCTACGTAAACGTGATCCTTTTATCTACAAATGATTACCTGGGGAATTTCTGCCGCTAGTCACAACGCTGCATTAGCAGTGTTTGAAGACGACAAATTGATTTTCGCTAGTGAAAGCGAAAGATTCAGCGGAATAAAAAACGATGCCGATCTAGATCAAAAACTAGTAGATCATGCACGAACGTTTGGCGAGCCTGATCTTGTGTGTTGGTATGAACGTCCTTGGTTAAAAACCCTAAGACAGCTCACTGCCGGGCAAGGATGGCAGAATAATAATGTAAAAGATTATCTTAGAAAGTTTAACATTCGAGCACCAATCAAAACTTTTGGACATCATCAAACACATGCCGCCGCAGGATATTATACCAGCGAATTTGACAATGCCTGTGTGCTAGTAATCGATGCCATTGGTGAATTTGAATGCCTAACACAATGGGATGCTGTTGGTAATAACTTACATAAACGGTATAGTCTAGAATATCCAAATAGTCTAGGATTGTTTTATTCCGCAATGACACAACGCTGCGGACTAAAACCCAACGAAGAAGAATATATCTTAATGGGCATGGCAGCATTGGGAAATCCAAAAAGATTTCTCAGAGATCTACTAGATGATTTTGTTAGTTTACCCAATGACGATTATGAGCATGTTTACAGGATCAAACAAAATCTACATCGTGGATGCACATGGTGGCGACCTGAATTAACAACACAGCAAGATTTTTACGATATAGCAGCAGCCACACAAGCTGTGTATGAAATGGCATTTGAGAGAGCGTTGCAGCAGGCCGTAAGATCTAGTTCAAGTAGAAATCTAGTGTTGATGGGCGGTTGCGCTCTAAACTGTGCAGCTAATCCCATAGCCTACAAATATTTTGATCGAGTTTGGATCATGCCTGCACCCGGCGACAGTGGCAGCAGTATTGGTGCAGTATTGGCACATAAGAAAAAACACATAGAATGGACTGGTCCGTATTTGGGATATGACATGGGGTATATCTCCAGCAACGAAGATATCGTGACACATTTACTCGAATACAAGATGTGTGGTCTTGCTCGAGGCCCTGCAGAGTTTGGGCCCAGAGCGTTGGGTAACCGCAGTTTGATAGCCGATCCACGTGGTTCGGAAATCAAGGTCGCAATTAACCAGATAAAGCATCGTGAGCAGTTCAGACCCTTCGCTCCTGCAATATTAGAAGAATTCGCAAATCAGTACTTTAAAATGCCAACAGAATCAACGACTTACATGCAATATATTTCGCCTTGTTTGAAATCTGAGTCTTTTCCGGCCATAGTGCATCTAGACAATACCAGCCGTGTGCAGACGGTTAATAAGACTGATAATCCTCAGTTCCGCGCCTTGTTAGAGCTTTGGTATGCAAAGACTGGTTGTCCTATGTTGTTGAATACCAGCCTAAACATCAAAGGCAAGCCTATGGTTAATGATGCTGCTGATGCAGAAAGCTGGACCCAACTGCATGGTTTACCTGTGTTCAACTAGAGTGTATAATATAATATATGATAAAAACATACGATTACGAAGTGCAAAAATTATATCTTGAACTCATGCTGGCAGATGCAGAAGTATTTGTTCGATGTCAAGGTATTTTTGATCACAGCCTGTTTGATCGCAAACTACAAGATGCAGCAGAATTCATAAATGAATATGCCAAGGGCTATAATGTATTGCCAGACTATGAAATGGTCAATGCCACCTGTAGAACTGAACTTAAACGACCCGACGATCTCAAAGATGGTCATATGGATTGGTTCATGGACGAATTCGAAAAGTTCACTCAACACAAGGCATTAGAACGTGCTATTATTGAAAGTGCTGATTTATTAGAAAAACATGACTACGGAGCAGTAGAAGTATTGATCAAAGAAGCTGTGCAGATTGGTCTTGCTCGAGACATGGGCACAGACTATTTTGCTGATCCCCGTGGAAGATTGATGGGCATCAAAGACAAAAACGGTCAAGTGAGCACAGGATGGCCCTGTATGGATCGTAAACTGTTTGGCGGAATGAATCGAGGAGAGTTGAACATCTTTGCAGGCGGGTCAGGTGCAGGTAAATCCTTATTCTTGGCTAATCTAGGCGTGAACTGGGCATTGGCAGGATTAAATGTGGTATACCTAACTCTTGAACTTTCAGAAGCACTAGTTAGTATGCGTATTGATGCAATGATCACCGGAACGTCAACCAAGGATATTTTCAAAGAGCTAGATGATGTTGAAATGAAAGTTAAAATGATTGGCAAGAAGTCAGGTATGTTGCAGATCAAATACATGCCTAGCGGCAAGACTGCCAACGACATTCGTGCATATTTGAAAGAATATGAAATCAAAGTAGGCAAGAAAGTCGATGTGCTGTTGGTTGATTATTTGGACTTGTTGATGCCAGTGAGCAAGAAAATTAGTCCAGCAGACTTGTTTATCAAAGACAAGTATGTGTCAGAAGAACTTCGTAACCTAGCAGTAGAAAAGAACTGTGTATTTGTCACCGCGGCACAGTTGAATCGAGGCGCTGTTGAAGAAGTTGAATTTGATCACAGTCACATTTCAGGCGGTTTGTCAAAGATTCAAACTGCGGATAACGTGTTTGGTATCTTTACAAGCCGTGCCATGCGTGAGCGTGGTCGTTATCAAATACAGTTAATGAAGACACGCTCATCGAGTGGCGTGGGCATGAAGATTGATCTAGAGTTTAATCTTGAAAGTCTGCGAATCAGTGATCTTCCAGAAGATGAACAAGAAAGTCACAACGGCGCAGGACGCGGTGGATCCAGCATTATTGAACAGATCAAACGCAAGACCGAACTTACTTCACGTGAAGAGCCCGGTGACAGCAAACCTAGTTGGGAACGTGCTGAACCCAAAGACGGATTCAGCCTAGATAAACCCAAGGTGCGAGCACAGGTAGAAAGCACCAAACTACGTGAAATATTAAACAGCATGAACACAGATGAAGAGTAGTAGGTTTGAACTTTATCATTGGCACACACGCAACGGTAAAGATATAATAGAAGTAGACTGGCCCAAAGTACATAAAACTGTAGGAGTAGATCTAATAAATTGGATCAATAAACAGCCCAAAGAAAAATGTCAGTTAGTTGTAGATAAACTCAACGACGATTTCAAGCTCGTAGCAGAATTCTACGATCAGCAAACACTATTAGCTTATCACTTAATGTGGGCTAAATAATGGATGCGAGCAAAAGAGTTTATCAATGAGACTACAAAACCCTTACGTAAAAGTGCTAAGGCTAGTATCAGCAGTCTCCGTAAAAACACATATCTAGACAACAATAATAATCCCTATCTAGCCTATAGAATGGGTGTGGCTATGGCTGGCAGTCCAGGATCCACGATGGATCAGGAAGGTCCTCTAGGCAGTAACTTTATCACGGTGGACTATTCAGAAGGCGACGCAGCAATTCGACGCAGCGCCGAAAAACTAATGGGTGCACCTAGTCAAGAAGTCACTGGTAAAGGCTCAGAAGAAACAAACAATGTTAATACACAGAGCACAGTAGCTGTGGTTAAACGTAATCGCTACGGAGTTTGATATGCGACTGCGAGAATTTTCCCAAACAGATTTTGTCACGGTAAACTCAGAGCTGAATCCCAAGCTATGGCAAGGCGGGAGACTGGACGGTGAAGTTCGTCTTAAACTCTTGCAGATTGCTCGTGCATTTGTGGATTTTGTGGGTGTAGATCTAGATGTCAAAGACTACACCATAACTGGATCAAATGCCAATTATACCTGGAGCAAATACAGCGACCTTGATCTACATGTGATCATTGAAGGTGAAGTCTCAGATGCACAAAGAGAGCTGTTTTCAGCAAAAAAGGCACTGTGGGCAGAATACCATGATATCACTGTCAAAGGCCTGCCTGTGGAATGTTATGTGCAAGGTGAATCAGAAACACATCACAGCACAGGTGTCTACAGCGTGGTCAATAACACATGGATTCTCAAGCCTCAGAAGACAGAACCTGATCTAGACGATCAAGCAGTGGAAGCTAAAAAAGACAGCATGCTCTCGCAGATAGAACAGGCTCTGCTGTCAAAAGATCTCGACAAGCTGAGAACCGTCAAAGACAAGATTACTACCATGCGCCGAGCTGGGCTTGATCGTGCTGGGGAATACTCGGTGGAAAATGTGGTGTTTAAGATCCTGCGCAATCTAGGACTGATAGATCAAATCACAGACAAGATCCGTGAATTGGAAGATCAAGAACTCAGTTTAGAACAGCAGACTAATATACTCGACTAAATATCCCTGCGTGTGAGGCGATCTGAGCTAGGCCTAAATCAACCCAAAGGAGATTTAGATGGCCAGAATCAAAAAGCAGGAAGCAGCCCCTGTAGAAAACAAAACGGATCACGACACGATTCGTGAGCTGCAAGAAGAACTAAAATTCCTACGTATAGAGCGCGAAAGCCGTTCTCAGGATCCTGATCAGATCCGCAGACAGCAAGAACTGGTTGCTCGTAATACTCGACGTGCCTGGGATTCAGAAGCTCTGGTACAGTTCAATGTAGCCCAGGTACAAGTAGCACGATCGATTGTCGAAGAAAATGTTACTGATGCTATGCAGAGCTATACCATCAATGCTGGCGGCAATCGTGAGCTGATTATGCGTACCACAGACGATGTCTATCGTAATCGCATGATGATGTTGACACAGCTACAACCACAGAATCCACAACAGGCATTGTTCCAGGATTCGATGATTACCAAAACTAAACTGGATTATCTACATCATCGTAATCATGTCAATCAAGAAATGGTAGAGATCATCAAAGAAATGGCAGCAGCTATCCGTGCTATTGGAGATGTGTCAGAGCGTTTCTATGCTGTCAACGAGCTGATGGTAGAACACTGTGATGACATCAGCAACGAGAATGCAGTCTGGTTTGATGGCGAACTAGATCGCACGATGAAGGCATCTACCGCAGACGGTAATGCAGAGCGTGTAACCGCATCGGAAACTGAAACCGATATTCTACTCAAAGCAGCAGAAATCAACAAGTTAGAAATCCGTGCTCTAGCAGGACTAGCAGACAGCCTAGGTGATCATCTACAAGAATGCCAGGATCACGGCAATGAACTCCGAGACGAAGTTATTAATCTCAGAGAAAAAGTAGACGGTACACAGAAGCGCATTGCTAATCGTATCGCTCCCGGGAAATGATTTTTCCAGATAAACCTAGACCGCCTTGGACTAAGAGCCAGCCCTTAAAGCTGGCGCAGCAACGTCCAGAACCTCAACCTGCGACAGTAGAAAAATCACAGCGTCCTAGAGGATATTGGCGTGAGCGTATAGAGTTTGCTGTGATAGTCATCGGCATGTATTTTTGGATACAATTTTGGACTCAGTATCAATAGTTTTCAATCCTAGAACCACGGACTTGATCTTGCCTCATCGACGGTGGAGTAGGATCAAGAGAATCAGGTCAGGATTGAGATCTATACGGCGCTGTTATCCTTGGATTAGATTTACAGAAACCAGACAACATAATATCATTACTGTGGTTTTTGAAACTGGGTCGATGTTGACCCAGTTTGCTCTGATATGGCGTTCAACGTGGCCCGATTGGCACAGGCTGGACTAGTCTTTTCTATCGCCGAACAACTGCAAGAGATTTAGGAACAGGTTGATAAAGTCCATGTAAAGGGTCAATGCACCCGATACTTCTACCGCATCACTGGTATCCACTGAAACCATTTCACGTATCTTTTGTGTGTCGTAGGCAGTTAGTCCAAGGAAGATGACAATTGCCAATGCTGAGATCACCATCTGCATGACTGTGCTACCAATAAAGATATTAACAATGCTGGCAATGATGATGGCTATCAAACCCACAAACATGAACTTGCCCATGCTGTCTAGATTCTGTTTGGTAAAGTATCCATATCCGCTCATCACGGCAAACAAGACGGCTGCTCCCATGAATGCACTAACAATGCTGCCCATGGTAAACACTGCAAAAATCATTGCAAAGCTCAAGCCCATCAAGGCCGCAAAACCATGTAGGCATAACTGCGCTACACCTTTGCTGGGATTGTTACCTAGCACATAGCTGACGCCAAATATGGCGGCCAGGGGTGCAAAGATCACGATCCATTTTAGCACACCTGTGAAGAAGAATTGCAGCAGCTCAGGTGTGGTGCCCACCCAAAAACTCACCAACATTGATACTATGACTGCTAGACTCATGTGTCCGTAGACACGGCCCATGGCTGCGTTGACTTGTTCTGCTGAGCGGTAACTTAATACGTCCCCGCCTGTGTAATTTGTTCCGAACATTTTGAACTCCTTTGTGGTTGCTGTATATTTAATTATACTGTATAATATACTAACAGTCAACATGTGATTTTGACAAAAACCGCCAAATCACACCGATATCAATAAATACGCATATAATAGGAACCACCCATCATGCTACACATCATCACAGACCTTAGAGATAACCTGCTTGATCTAATCAAAGACGATCCAGTAAGACCCGAACTGCCTGCAGAGTTTCGAGTCAACAACAATTCTCGAATTTTTGTGCTGAGGGATGATCAAACACAACAACCCCTAGCAGTGACCTGTGTGAAGTTTCTCAGTGAGATTCCGCAGGATGTCGATGATCTAGCAGATCTTGCAGTAAACACCAATACTGCTGTGTTCTATACCATATGGTCATATGCTGCAGGTGCAGGGCGTAGATTGATTCAAGAAGCACAGCGGGAAATCCAACGTGAGCAGCCTGAGATCAATACCTATGTGACTCTGAGTCCCAAGACTGAAATGGCTCGTAGATTCCACTTGAAAAACGGTGCAGAAGTTTTTAGAGAAAACGCTGATACAGTGAACTATCTCTACAGATAATCAACTGCGAACTGATGGGGTATACAGTTTTACAAAGCCCTGCCACGTTTCACCGGTTCTAGCTGTCATTCGTTGCGCCAACTGCGCAGCCATGTCTTCGGCTAACACACGTTGACGCTGCGTGAATCTGTCGCCAGTGAGATCTTGATTTTTCACAGTTTGCCCGGTAATCATGTTGCGGGCCATGGGTAATAGGAATTGTTCGCTCATACAGATATTTATCTTCTAGAATCAACTATACAGGTCATTTGATATTCAACCATTTTAGATCGCTTCTACTGCCAATCTCCCCTCGAACAAACACATTAAATGCTAGACTGACGCGAGTGTGATCGTTGTTTGTTGGTATAACACCGTGACACAACGACGACGGGAATATAACAATGTCTCCTGTGCCCACAGGAACCCACCAAGTTTCTGAATTAAACGGATTATAACTAGTTGATCCTAGGTCAATGGCCACGTATCGATCTTTGAAAAAATGAATCTTGTCCATGTCTTTTTTGGCATGGATATAAAACACTCCGCTCAAAATGCTGTTGCTGTGAGCATGCCTATGGTGCTGTTGACCTTTGTTGGTAAAATTCAACCAGCTCAGTGTGATGTAAGGTTCCACAGTATCCGGCACAGCAAGGATGTTTTTCATGTAGAACTTGGTCTTGTCTAAACAAAACTGTTTTAACGCTGCAAATTCAGGACGTTCTAAAATTTCAGAACTAATGCTGGTGGTGTTTTCAGCATTGCCTCTTGTTTGGGACTGAAGTTTAGAAAACGATGCCTGCTCAGCATCAGTGAAATCTTTGCCTAGATTATCTTGTAAAACTGCTGTGGGGAATAAATTTAAAATTTCCATTAACGATCCTTGCTACGCTTAATTATCCATAGGGATCAAGGTGGAGATTATTCCTTGCGAAGCGCAGCGCAAAATTTTTTTTGTGCAAAGCACACAGCGCAAGATTTTTTACAGTCTATGTTTTGGGCTCTACCTGCTCTATGTGCCCGCCCAAAGCACGACGATATATTTCAGCACAGCTCAGCAGATTAAATGAAATAATCGCACCACTGGGCAATATCAAATTATAGCGCATGAGTTATTTACGTGACCAGCTATATACACATATGCTAACTCTGATTGCCAGCACAGGTGAATACAACACCACAGTGGAAATACAAGGTCCCATGGGTGTGATACGCATACACGATCTAGTATGGTGTCCCCAAGATAGACCGGACATACTGTCAATATACTACTGGGAATCATGGGCAGTCATACAAGGTGCATATCACTGCTGCTTTAGTTTACCTGGTAAAGTTGCGCTGCTTGAACCATATGAGCCACGGTGTTAGGTGTGCTAGAAACATCACAAACCACATCACTGCCATTTCATAGGGCCAAGAACTGCATATGTGCATGGGATTGAAGATGCTGTATATAAACCCTAGAAAGAACAAGGGAGCGGGTGACAGTGATAGAAAGTGATAGATGTTAGGCATCTTGTATTTACAGCTGAAATGGGTCTATGCACCTAAAAAAATCCTGCGCAGTTTTTTAAATGGCCCCTCGTAGTATGCTCATGGTGATCTCTGTATCAGCAATCTTATACACATTGTAGCACTCTCGCCTAATGGGTTTTTGACTGGGTCGGCTTCTACGGCCACCTGCATCACTGGATAATGGCTGTAACTGTAGTTGATTGCTGGCATCATAGAGTTTTAAGACACGGGCTAGGATGATTCTATTGTGTTCAGTGACTAGGCAATGATCTCCGGGTGAGAGATGATGGCCTGCAAGGTCTCTGTGTTGTAAGGAATGATTCATAGTAGAAAAAGAGTTTGAAGTTGAAAAAAACCAGCTGCGTAAAAAATTTGGGTGAGTTACTTATCATTTCAGGGTGGTGATTTGCTACCACTACTGTTGCTATTATACAACACTACATGCATAACCGGCCACCCCACCATGACCACCACCTGACCTCTCAACACCTCGGCGATTGTCCCGGACCGCAGCTTCGAAGATGTCCGCAACATATCTTCTGAGCTGAACCTTCCCAATTGGGGATCTGATCGAACAGGCTCTGACCCCTCCTCAGATTGGGATCCCAAGGCGCATCCCTGCGATCGTGTGTAGCGCAGCCCGTTACTGTGCTAGCGGCTACTAATATGCTGCAGATAAGCAGTGATATCTTCATCAATGTCCTCTATGGTATCTAGTTGTGCTGCTGTCATTAGCTCACGCATGGTCACAGCACGTTGTTTATATGCGGCGGGCATGGCGTTGACCAATACCTCTACTGCTTCTACTGTGTCACAGTTCCACAACAGTGTGCAGATCTGCACGTCTTGTTTGGATAAGCCTTCTAGCCGGATCATGCTACACCTCGCAGGTATTCAATCATGTTGGCCCAAGTGTTTGCAGGAACCTCTATACGTGAAGCCGGGACAGCTACACGAGTCTTCAGTGACTGTGTATACTTGCCCACTACTACCAATGACTGTTTTTGCATTTGATGCTTTCTTCGTTGTGAATGGATTGGGTTTTACTGGTTCAAACTTACGGCCTCTCTTGTCAAATCCTTTGATGGGATTCTTGAAGTAGAAGGCTTCGGTTTCGCCCTGTTTGATATACGATACTAGATTCGTGCCATCTACAAGGTATATGTGGGCGGGGAACTGGCCCCCTGTGATCTCTCTCAGTGCTTCCATGTTAGTCGAAGTAGTGTGCGTTACGGAAACCCAATGTGCCCGCATACATGCCTAGGAGGCCCAACACTGCCAACAACAATGAACCTGTGAGTTGCTCTGCATCTACGCTGGCCTCTACACCACCTACTGCACCCAGGGTGAGCAAGAGTCCTGCGATGAATACGAACATTGCTTGATTAGTTGTCATTGTGTTTCCTTGTGTGTTTGTGTATGTGTTAATTATAGCGTCTTTTGGATAACCTGTCAACCACTAGGGTTAATCCAACCTACTTCCCGCATAGGCCTCAAAGCCATACTTCTCAAACACACCGGCTGCTGCTCTAGCACCTGCTTCCAGCGTGTCCACGTTCTGGCATCCAAACTTGGATGGATTCCACATCTCTAAGCCGCCTGAGTATGAAGGACGGATCCCGGCGGCCTTCAAGGCCCGGCCCAACTTGGTGTTGCCCTTGACACCGTAGATCTTCACCCAGGCAAAGCCGCATGCGAATTGATCCCTGCCGCCCAGCTCTTGGCGAAAGTATTGATCAGCTGCGGCGTGGGCAGCGAATTCAGCTTCGGCTACGATCATGGGGATCTGCTCTGG